TTATTTAAAGAATATTAGTGCCATTAATACCGCTTGACCTATAAATCCTAAACCAATAGTAATAATATTAAGTATATCTTTTTTGATAACTGCTTTTATAAAGAACATAGTTAATGCTCCCCATAAAATTAGTACTACATCAATCGGAGGAGTGTTATCGGTTAACCCCATCATTAAACCTAACATTGTAGGTATTGTAGCGCCATGTAACGCTATGACACCTACCCATTCTACTGTATCTGATGATACTCTAGCGATTGAGTTTGTAAAATCACTAAATTGGGTTTTAAAAAAATCAACTACTTTCATATAGATTCCATTAATCATTAGTTTATAATCAGTTTTAATTTCGGTATTATTTTCCATTAGCTACGATCCTGATAAAATACATGGGCACCTATTTTAGCTACTTGCTGATAACGCCAATTAGGTGATATAGTGTCAGCATGAAAGTAAATAGCATCTTTTACGCTGTCTAGTCTAAAATCTTCTAACATTACTTTTTTAGCCACTTCAAAACTTTCAGCATAAGCTACTGAGTTAGTAGGTGTTACATGATTTCTACTAGAACAATACCAGCTAAACTGACAAACTACTTGTTTCATAAAAATGTTTTTTTCATGTACCACAGCACACACTGTATCAGGGAAATCCTCATGTGCTACTCTGTTCATAGTAACTTGTGCTACAGCCACTTTTCCTTCAAAAGGCTCGCCTCTTGCTTCTCTGTAGATATTCAAAGCCATACAGGCTAGCTCTTCTTCTATATGCCCTGCGGTAGGGTGATCATATTCAGATAAAGTGCTTACTTGGGTCTTGTATTCGTTTATTTTGAAATTGCTAATACTAGCCACAAATATACAAGCTAGGATAATACCCAATACGCTTGATAGTGCTCTTAATACATTTTCCATGTTAATCTCCATGTTATGAGTTAATACATTTATACATTATCATTAATACTTATCAAAATCAATAAAAAAGGATTATTAATTTACCCAACAGTCACAATTGCATTCTATTACTTTATCAATTGCTTCTTGGATAGTTGGACTAGCTGGCAGCATCGTGCTGCTTGTATACTGGGTGTCTAATTGCGGAGGAATAGCTGGGTTAACTTGTATAGGGACTGCAATTATATATGGTTCAGAAATGGGTACTCCTTCTCCTGAAATAGAAGTTCCTCCGATACCAGTTCCTCCGATACCAACTCCTCCAATAGAGGGCTGTATTTGAGGACCTACAGGTACTAACGTACTTACTACGGGATTGAGTTGATTTTCTATTATAGGAATAATATCACCGAACGCAACTTCATTAGTTTGATTAAATTGACCATTAGCAAATACACCATTTGGTATAGGATATATCAGTTCTCCGGTCTGACAATCTATTGTGTTAGCCCATGCTGGTATAGTAGTAGATACTGGGCCTATTCCGGGATTAGGAAGAACACCATTCGTGGTCAACTGTTTTAGTTGTTCATCTGACATAGCATCAGGTATAGTATTATCTAACGTGATTCCCGCTAGTTGTAGTCTTACATTATTTCTACTTTCTCGCATTAATGCTATCAAACTTTGTCCACCAGCAGTACAAAGATTTGCTATAGCTTCCAATGATTGCGCTGTCATGTGCGGTCTAGTATCTTGTGCGAATTCCGGAACCGAATCAGTAAACGCAGATTGAGTTCCTGGATACGGATTAGCAAAGTAATCTTTGCGTACTACGCTGCTTGAATCAGGCTCTATTACTTCTACCGGCGGGATTGCTATATATCTAGCACGTTGCTCTCTAGCCAGTTGATCACCGCAGATGTTCCAGTACGTGTTGAGAATTCTACTTTCTATGGGATTAGATGCTTGTATCGCTTCTATTTCAGTATTTGCTTGATCAATATACGCTTGTACCACACCGTTCATAGGCGACGGCCAACCTGTCGTGCCTGAGGCAGTGTTAGTTCCACCGGTTGCCACACTTCCGTTTGCTTGTACTGCTAACGTAGCAGTAGGTGGATATTCAATCGTAATAGTAGGTATAGTTACTGAAGAAGAACCTGCGGATGTTAATGTTATTGATGTAACACGACCAAATGTTCCTGTACCGTTAGAGCCTGCGTCACTATCGTTAGTGCCGATAGTACACACAGCCGTTGCTCCTGATCCGCCTGAAATAGTTATAGCAGGAGCAGGTGCACTACCTCTTCCATAGCCGCCACCGTCTCCGGTAAGAGTAACTCCAGTAACAGTGTAGTAAGTTGTGAATATGCCAGGTGGATCCTCAACTACTGATGTAGAATACTGAACAGTTACTTGAGCACCTTCCCATGTTATAGCTAAAAAGTTTTCTCGGTAAATGTTTTGTAGTTTAGTAGTTTGTAATTGATCAATTCTGTTTCTTACTAGAGACCCGGGATAAGGAAGTCCCGTCATGCACCCAAAAAAGTCAGACATAGTGTAAGTACCGTGTACTCCACTTCCTAAAGCTGTTCGTAATAACCCTGCATCTGCTAAAGTTTCATCTGTGGGTTTGTTAGTACCATTCACTTGCTGTAAACCAGTGTCAATTTCTAACGATCTAACCGCCTGGGCAAAGGTTTGAAAATCACAAAATCGGATATTTCTTATTTGTTGCATTGAGTATGCGAACGCACCTGCTGCTACTGCATCTGCTTGGGGTATAATATTATATAAGTACGAACCGAAACCTTCCGAAGGTGCTGTATAGTTAGTACCTTCAACTAAAGTTTCATTGATTATAGCGATACTTAACGGAAGCTGCGTTCCTATTTGTTCTATGATAGCAGGAGAAGTTAATTGTGCATTTAAACCTTGATTTGCGTATAACAAATAATAAGTTTTACTATTAGTAGGTCCGGGGCTAATATTATAAACGGGAACAGTTAATGTTTCATAGCTATTCGGAAACAATTTTTTAACGCTTAGTAAATCAGCTAAAGTTTGAATTCCTGGTGTGACGCACTGTAGTAATGCTAATACATCTCTCAACGGCTCATCAGTTATCAATAAAAAACTGCCGTATATTAATTGTTGAGTTCTTAATGATATCGTATCTACTTCCCCGAATGCTATATTGTTTATTTCAGTGCTTGACAATCCTACTGATAGCAAAGCATATACTAATTCTTCATTAAGTGCGCTGTTGTTACATAAAACTTGCAATAAATTTGATGGTAATCCAAAAGCATCTATTGTGTTTAGGTCTATAGCTTTTCCTAAATTAACTAAGTCTGCTCCAAAGTCTTTTGTAGCTAAACTAACTCCTGCGATTTCAGCCGTGATAAGGTCGTTCATATTGCTATATACTCCCTCTAAGAAAGTTTTAGAGTTGTGCATAGCATATATACTTTTGTTAGTACTTTCCATAAACGCTTGAGCACTTAGAAAAGAAGTTAAAAATTCTTTATATTCAGGAGTAGTTTGATTAACTACTCCGCCATTCCAATTAAATTCATTCCATGCTTGTAGTGTATATAATCTAACGTGACCCCATTGTGTTATAGATGTATTTGGATTGGTAGCGGCTACACCAGTATACGGTAACCATGATGCTTGTTGTCCTTGACCAGTGTTGCCGGTTAATGCATATCCACTGTTAGCGGGCCCAGGCAAAGAAGGTGCTACTCCTTTTTGTGCTCCATAGTTTTCTGCTAGAGTAGTCCAAGTGCCTGAAGGGTCTTCTACTTCATATGTTGGTGGTTTAGTGTTGGCTAACGAAGGAATAGAGTTTGCTCCTACGTTTATTAGGTTATCATAAGTATCAGTTGATGATGTTCTACTAACCAAATTTCGCACATAAGCATCATTAATCCCCCAAGTGTGTAATCTTAGTACAGTGTCTTGTACTAAATTCCCAAAAACATAATCATTATTTGTTTTAGAAATTCCTGCTACATTGGTAACAACAGAGTTTATGCCCATGCCCTGATTGTTCAGTATAGCACCCTGAAGATTTACCCCTAACGGACTTTGTTTTCCTGTTAAACTCATGATGTAAGTACGTTAGGGCTACCAGTAATCATTTTGTGACCACAAGAAGATATTGAGCCTAATCTTGCTACAGGTCTACCTTCAACAAATACTGTTGGACTACCGGTAATTATTTTTGATACAGCATGTCTGGGCCCCTTAATATGAGGTGTAAGCATATTACCCATGAGTGCTACTGGTAAAAAATTAACATACACTGTTCTAGAGGTTGCTATAACTTTTCCTAAACCTGTATTTATATCACCCATTTTGCAAATCGGTTTCATAACGTAATCCTTATCCTACTAAAATTTTCTTTTCTGGTACTTTTATTCCAGAAACTGCTTCTGAATATTTGGTTTTAATATTATATTCTGTTTCGCATATAATTGCAATGCTATTTCTATTTAGCGTAAATTCTCCGCTTGGATTTGCAGTAAACACACTAGGTACTAATCCCATACCCTGAGGCCCGGGTGCTACCGATACTGGCTCTGAAATGATCAGATATTCAGGTGTTACTTTTTTAACTCTAGTAATCAATTCTTCTCCTGAGTTTAACTTGATTGAAAAAATCTCATTTTCTTTAATATTCATAAATTTCCTTAGTTGTTAAGTTTTTGTCTTAGTTCAGTAAATCCGCCCACATATTGATCGTCTAGAAAAATCTGTGGGACTGCTCTTGCTGTAGGAACTGCTTCTAACAGTTGTTCTTTAGTCCATTCAGCACCTATCTTTCTTTCTTCAAATACTATTCCCTTCATGGTTAGTAACTGCTTTGCTTGATCGCAATAACTACAGTTTGACTTACTCCATATAATTGCTTTTTGCATTATGATATCCTTAAGGCAACGGGCCAGATACCGGGAATGTCACATCGAGAGGAGCTTCAGTTAACATAGTAGTACCGTCAGGAATAGACCCGCCTCTAAGATTTTCATTGATAGGACCATAACAATCGGCAATCTGAACTCCATTGATTACTTTACCTAAAACACAATCCATTGAAAACATATTACTGCTATTTGCTTCTTTGCTACTAATGTATAATCTTGGAGTAGCTGTTTGTACACTCCAAGTAGGGGCCATGGGAACTTGACCGAGCGGGGCAAACAAAGACCATACATGTCCTGATTCTAAAGGTTCGCATGAACCCTGCATATTACCACCGAGTACATCTGCAACAGCAGATCCGGTCATTACTGGACATTGAGCTACAGCTTCATTAAACTCAGCCGTACCAGTAGGTGTATTTACTGTAATAGTTTTTCCTGTCGGGGTAGCACCTGAAGCTCCGCAGAACGCAAATTGTCCTGTACATACTTCGTATCTAGCGGCTTGTGCAGTTACGCTAAAAAATATTAAAAATAAAATCATAAGTTGTTTTTTCATTTAAATCTCCGGTTAAGTGTGATACTTGTATTTATAGTGTTGTTACTTGGATATTGCGTATGTTCCAGTATGAGCCAGTGTTATTACACAATGCACCCCAGCCATCAGAACCATTCCACCATGGACTATTACCAGGGCCTTCTGGACTGTACCCTTGCCAAAACGAAATCTCAATCCAGTAACCGTTTTGCATAGTAGTAACTAAATCAGACAGATCAGGTGTTTGACTGCCATTAGCGCCATAGCCATCACCGGTATCATATACTACGATACTAATAGAACCTTGTTCATAGGTCATAACCATTCTAGGTATATCATATGTAAAAGTTGCAATAATATCAAATGGCTTAGACATATCAATACTAGTAATATCATGTAATCCTACTGTAGGACTATTCTTCATATTTGCAGCATTAAAGTTAGAATCAGTTAACGCAGGCGCTGCATATGCATATTCAAAACGCTCAGGAGCTGAACTTCCACCATTGCCTAAATGCAATGTTGTTTGAAACAACTTGTTGCCGTTTGTTTCCATAAGATCAATTTCTCTGCAATTTCGTTCAGGATGCGAATCGGCACCTGTACCAGCGTCACAATATGATCCAGTATGATCTGCGGTTGCTTTAGGCTGTGTTTGTGGATCGTTTGGATTTTGTATAAAGTATACAGACGCATTTACATAATCATTTGTCAGATTGCTCAAATCCACAGTGGCTCTAAATTCAGTAATATTAGCATAACTTTGCGTAGATACTACTCTACCTGCTTGACATTGATCTCCTGATCCAAAAAATACAGAGTTACCACTAATAGTGGGTTCACCTTTATCAGTGCAACTCTGACTGTAATCTAAGTCAAATGTGGGTGTTTCAGTTTTTGGACCAGTACTTTGTTCTAACGAGTTTGGCTGACAGGCTACTAATACTGCCGTGATGCCTAACATAACTAACATTTTATTCATTATATTTTCCTTTTATAAATCGGGTAATTCATCATAGTTTACGTCATTAGACATAATTCCTATAACATAGTTTGTGCTTTCGTTTTCTTGTAGTGCAGTTTGTTTGTTACTTGTTGACGAGTGCTTATTAAACCAAGGAATTGGAGTAGACTTAGGAGCACTAGACTGATACTTAATACCTATTTCTTTTAACGCATTCATAGCAGTATAATCTACGAACTCTTTTAAAATATTAGCATTGAGGCCAATAACCGGGCCTTTCTTAAACAAGTAATCCGCCCATGCTTTTTCTTCTCTGATCACATCCATATAAAGAGCATAAACTTCTTGTTCGCATTCTTGTTTAGCTTGAGCAAATCTTGGATCTTCTTTTACTACTTGGTTAATGATATAAGCAGTCCAATCTTTGTGTAAAATTTCATCTTGTAAGATCAAGCTAATAATGTTTCCATTACCAATAAAAATCTTGTTCTCAACCATTGCTAATGAAGTAGCAAAAGATACCATAAATCTAAATGCTTCTAATGCATAGCTGGCGTTTAGTGCCATCCAAATAGCTTTGATATGTTCTTTTTCGTCAATCTTGTGACCTAGCTCTTTTTTACAGTTAAGCACATGTAGCTTGTCATAGTATTGACCTACGCTTGACGCCATATCAATAATTTCTTGCGTGTCATGAATAGTGTTAAAAACGTCTTTTGGTACATTGTAAATATTACGAATAATATGACTATAACTTCTGCTATGAATATTTGTCTCAAAAAAAGTCCAATTGTAAACTAATGCTTCTAGTTCAGGTAGTGAAATAACAGGAGTAAAGATTTGACTGGGTCCTCTGCCTTGTAAACTATCAAGTGCAGTTTGTCTTAAAACATTGCTAGTAAAAATATGTTTGACCGCGTCACTGGCATCTTTGAAATCTTGTGCATCTTTCGTTAGTGAAACTTCTTCGGGGATCCAAAAGAAGCCTCTAGCAGTTTCTTCCAGCTTGGCAATTTTGGGATACTTAAATTCTTCAAATCTTTGAATAGTTACCGGACCTGCGGGATCTAAAAACATCTTTCTTGACAAGTAATCTGTTTTTGTTTCTAAGTTATACTGTTGTTTTGACATTTATCAATCCCCGAAATGTTGTTTAAGTGCGTCAAGTTTGTCTTGATATTCTACTAATTGTTGAATTTCTTTTTCAATAGCACTCATAAGATCAGTGTGATCGTGAATAGCTAAAGGATTAGCTAACATAATCTCTATATTCATTTTATGCTTTTCAATATGTCCTACAAAATGTGCTTCTAGTGCTTTTAAAATTTTCTGTTTCATTTAATAATCCTTATAATTTGCATGATTCGCAATCACTTTCTTCATCGTAATTAACGGGTTCTAACATCTGGGGTAATTCTTCTGCATCAGCTTTAGATCCTGCTTTATTAATCAAGCTGTAATAAAGTGTCTTTCCGCCCCAGTAATAAAACAACATCAAGTTTGCAGCAATCATTGTTGTAGGTACTTTTCTGTCTGCAAAGTGTGCTGGGTTATAAAACGTGTTAGTACTTATGCTTTGATCCACATAAGCTTGTAAGACTGCTGCTGTTTTTAAGTAGTCAACGCAATTAGTTTGATCCCACATTAACTGATACTTGTTTTTCAATCTGTGATATTCTGGAACAACTTGAATAAAACTACCTGCTTTAGATTCTTTTACTGTAATCAAACTCATGGGCATTTCAATACCATTAGTACTATTGATTACAACAGACGAACTTTCTACTGGAGCAATTGCCATTAGAGTAGCATTTCTAACACCATATGTTTTCATTTGTTCTCTAAGTGCTTCCCAATCTAATTCGGGAGTAAAGTCTGCTAATTCGTTAACACCTTTAGCTCTACGTTCCCAGGGAAATATACCTTGACCATACCAAGTTTTATCTGAATCTACACACTTGCCTCGTTCTTTAGCAAGTTCTACAGTTGCTTCAGTTAGATAAAATGCTTGATGTTCCATCCAGCTTTTAACTTCTTGTAAAGAGTCTTGTTCACCATAATTAAAACTACGTTTAGCGTGCCAATATGCTAAATTAGTAACACCAATACCAAGAGGTTGAATTTCATCATTGCTTAATTTAGACTGAATAGACAAGAAATCCTGATAGTCAAGAATATTACATAAACTACGCTGAAGAATTCTACATGCTCTGCGCATATCTTCTGGATTTCTAAATGCTCCCCAATTAATTGAGCCCAAGGTGCATAAGGCGATTCGGCCCTTATCATCATCTAATCGTTTAAATGACTTAGTAGGCAACAAGATTTCTTGACAAAGATTAGATTGATAAATCGTATGATAACTGGTATCAAACGGTCCTTGATTTTGTACGTTGTCAATAAAGGTTAAATAAATTCTACCAGTGTCTGTGCGTTCTTTAAGAATACCACTTTTGAATACATCTTCAGCATTCATTGTTTTTTTACGCAAGTCTTTACGCTTTTCATACGTTACATACAGTTCTTCAAACTTTTTAGTATCGCTGTAAAAAGTTTCATAAAGATCAGGTACTTCGTTGGGGTCAAAGAATGTAATATTTTCTTTGTTCTTAAATCGTCTCCAAAAGAATGCTGATAAGACTACATTGTAATCCATGTGTCTTACGCGAGTTTCTTCTGTGCCTTGATTGTTTTTCAGTACAATAAGATCGTCAAACTGATAGTGCCAAATCGGATATGTGATAGTGGCGGAAGCATTTCTGATTCCTCCCTGTGAACAGGATCTAAGATCACCAAACCATTTTTTCAAGAAAGGAATCATACCAGTGTGCATGACTTCACCTCCTCTGATCGGAGAACCTAAAGGTCTAAGTCTACCAATTTCTAACCCAATGCCTGCGCGTTTGCTAGCATACTTGGCCATCATTTCACCAGAAGCAAAAATACTGTCAAGATCATCGTCTGTTTTAATCAATACGCAACTACTAAACTGCTTAGTTGGAGTGCCTAATCCTGCTAATACTGGAGTAGCTAGTGTAAACAAGCCGTCACTAGAAGCGTTATAGTATTCACGAATGTATCGCATTCTTGCTGAGTTGGGTTCTTCTTTGTGAAATACTGTAGCTGCTGCGATCATGTATCTGATCTGAGGTGTTTCGTATATTTCTTTTGTAGCGCGGTTTTTTACTAAGTACTTTTCAATCAATTGTTCAATGGCGGCATAAGAATACTGTTCATCTTTCTCATGATCAATAATATCATTCATCTTATTCCAATCATCTTCTGTATACCATTCTAATAATTCTGGTGTATACAACCCAGTGGCTACATTCTTTTTTACAATTTCAAAAAGGTGGGGAGGTTGATATTGACCAAAAACATCTTTTCTTAGCATTGATAAACGTTGCTTACCAGCTACATACTGATAGTTTGTGTGCCCAACGTCTGGGTTATTTTCTACATCAATTAAGTCTACGATAGCTCTTAGTGTTATTTCATCAATGTCGCTTGTTGTAATACCATCAAAAAAGTGCGGCTGCGCTTTGATTTCAATCATTGATTGACTTACATCTGCTGTTCCTTTGCATATAGTAGCTATTTGCTGTTGCCATTTTTCAATGGTCAAGGGCTCTGTGTTCCCTGATCTTTTAGTAACGTAAATCTTCATAGTGTTCCTGTTTTTTGAATGATGGGTGTTATGTCATAGTGTCTAACTACAGTGAAGTCGCTGAGTTTATTATTTACTACAGTGCCGGGCCAGTAATTAAGTACATATTTTGCGCTATCAACCATGACTAATACCACAGATACACTATTATAATCAATAGCATCTACTAAGTCAATGTCGGTTATTCCCAATAAAATTAAAGTATAAATTATGCCCAATGCTCTAGCATATGGGCAATACATATTATCATCTAATAACTGCCATGGATCAGGCCATGATTTTATATCTGCTGGATGTAAATAATGTGTTGTTTCTGGACACTGTTGCCAAAACTTATCTACTTCAACACATTTTTCGTGCAGTGGCAAATGTATTAGGTCAGTTCTTAGGTTGTTCCAAGCTCTAAGTCTAGTGTAAAATTCAAGTTGAAAAGCATTCATATCATATTACTTATCTTGATATAAGTTACCCTATATAAGAAGTGTTTATGCTGATTGTTAAACTTCCGGAAAAAGGCAATTTTGTATAAACTTTTGGACAGTATCTGGATCATAACCTAAACTTTCCATTACACGAGGAGTATGCGGATTTTGCTTTTGATTAATACAATAATTGTTTTGTTGTTGTGTATAGTCTTGATCACTTGTAGCATAGTTAGTTTTCATCCATTCAATATATGAAATCAAATTATTTTTAGATAGCTCAAGTACTTCAGAAAGTTCGTCAATATCTTTAATATTACCTGCTGCAACCATCCAAGGACTAAATATTTTTTTAGCCCATTCAGGCAGTTCACGCTGTTTTGACCATGAATATTTTTTTACTTCTCCAGCAAATAATTCACTAAGAGGATGAGAAGAGTTGTTATTAGTACAAGGACTAAAGTCATGAAATGCTCCTGTAACTTTATTAGGACCCGCAATTAGATCAAACCCGTATATAGGTGCATCTGAGTCAGTATGAGGAAAAACACATAAATGCATCATTAGCAATTTACGATCTTCTCGTTTGTCTACTATGTCTAAGTGGGCCCGCCTAATATACTTAGAAGTATAAACCAAATTGTCCCAAGGAAACTCATGTACTTCGTCAGATCGGTCTAATGTATTTAGTATAGTTTGAAATTCACTTGCGTGTTGTAACAATTTATCAAATATTAAACTCATTAGTAAGTTCCTCAAAAAGATATATCGCATATTGAAATGCTATTCGTGCTTCGGGTCCAAGATCATCGCTAAGCATCATACGTGTTTTATCAATCAATGCTTTTCGCTCAACAAACTCGTACATTTTTCCCTTACCCGGAACTTTAGTTTTTAAAATTTGCCCGCCGTATAAATCACCAAAGTGTCTGGTATATAAGTGAGCAAGTATCTTACCTTTATCAAGTTGATTAAGATAATCAACATACCTGCAAGTAGATTCAAATATTACGTAATGATTTGCTCCTAGTTGCTTTAATTCTGCTAAATCTTCACGAATTAGTTCTGTTCTCTTTATATGAACTATGCCATCAATAAGTATGCCACTGTTTTCTGCTAAATTTTCAATTGCATTATAAATAGGTTCTAGGTTAGTTAAGTAACATGCATATTCGGTGTTAGATATATTACCTGAAAGAAGTCGTTGAGCAAATGGATTTTTTTCTGCTATTTCGTGTAAATCTTTAGTTTGTTCTTTTAACGTCATGTTACATTTTTCTCTATGTATTTTCAGTGTTCTTTTCGTATAGTTATCTTCGTATATCGTTTGATACTTTCTTTTCTAGTGCCCTAATACTTATAGCTAGAGTCTGTTACGTAAAAGCAGGCCCCATAGTCCAACAAACAGCAGAATACCTAACACCTTCCGTCACTGGAAGAACACGATGTTCTAGTATAGACGGAAATACAATAACTGTGCCGCGTGTTTTAGGTGGTGCTATTTTAACTCCTCTAATCTCCAAATCTCCTCCTTCGTATTCTGAAGCATCATTTAATAGAATAGAACAACTTAGCTTACGTTGAAACCCCTCAGTATCAGGTAATTGAGCGTCAATATGCCAGTCATAGTGACCATCTTTTGCGTACCGTCCTATTTGCACTTGTTGAGGGTAATCAATTTGAAATTTCCAACCTGCTAGTTTATTAGCAAGATGAGTATAGTAAAAAGCAACTGCTGCAATAGGAGAAGTGTATTCTTCCCATAAAACTTGCGTGATTCGGACTGAAGGATCTGCCGGGACTCCGGTCTCTCGTACTCGTGCTTCGTCAGCTTTATCCCAGTCAAGCCGGTTAAGTGCATACTCGCAAAAAGCTTTGTCTAATACACCGTCCCATGCCCAGTAAGCATCGTTAAACATTTAAAATCTCCGGTAAAAAGTTACGTCTTAGTTAAACAACCAAACACTAGTTGATTGTTTTTTATTTAGTAATAATGAAACCGTGATTTAATTTTTATTACTCAGGATCAATCATATTAATGTTAAAACTTACCATAATCCGATTATCCTGGGACTTGTTGATCTCAGTCATATGAGGAAGCCAAGAAGGAAAAATAATCATTTGCCCTTCTTCCACTACATGAGTGTGTATAGTAGGCACTGTAGGAAAATCATTATAGTGACGAGTGTACATAGTTTTAGCCACAGCAGAAGGATCTTTAAATAAAAGGTTACCCGCTTTCTCAGGTACTTTTGCATAAAACACTCCACTCAACATTGAATTTGAATGAATATGCTCTGGTATATACGTGCCCGGTGGATATATCGTAACCCAGCTATTAACAAACGACATAACACCGGTTGTATTATTTACACTGGCGATCATTGCATTAGCAAAGTCATATAAAAAAGTCATTACATCTTTCCAGTCAGGATCGTCCAAAAGAGACTGTGAACTAAAAGATGTAACTCCGTATTGATTAAAATCTTCCTGAGAAGAAGATGATCTTCCGTAATTCCATCCTTCAGACACTAGTTTTGCATCGTGTGCATTCTCTCTAAACTGTAACGCCAGCGCACAAATTTTTTCACGAATATCAATATCGTGACTATTTCCAATAAGTAGTGGTGTTGCAAAAATTCCACTTAAAAAAGTACTCATGAATTACCCTTGGTTGGTTCAGTAGGCCAAATAACATCACTGTCCGACTGTGCTGTGCTATAAACCGATGTAAGGTCTCGCAAAGCTTGACGGTAATTTGCCCATTCTTCTTTTTTCTCCGCAGATAAAGGACTATCTACTGCTAGAGTCCAGTCACATGCTGCTAGTAAATAACTGCGGCGCCTTCTAATAAACTGATCAATAAGCTCTTCTTGTGTAAACTCACGAACAGACGCCCGATTTCTGACTACTCCGTCTGTATCCATGTAATAATCAGTTGTGTGAATGGTCACTGCATTTGGTGCGTCTTTGAAACGTTCAAATTTTGCATATCCAAATTCTTTTAAAACATTATCGTCCAAATAAGCTACTTCCAGTACGTCTTTGAGATTGTCTCCTGACATTGGATGATTCATTGGATTATTATTTTCATCTAATTTAATATAAAACATTTAACTCTCCTAAATTAAGCCGGGCCGCTAGGTGTAACGTCTGCGGTATTTGTACTAGGGAATGCTCGGCCGGATCCCCATATAATACGTACTGCGCCTAGTCCGCCATTTCCAGATGAAGATGGCCAACTAGTGCCCGGACCGCCACCGCCACCACCGTAATCTCCGCCTTGAATGTTGTCTGAACTTTGTCCCGAGCCGCTGAATGGATTTTCACCATACATTCCGTTACCGCCACCACTAAAGCCCGTGCCGCCGCTTCCGTAACTACTTACGTTGGTGTAGCCAGTAAACGGATTGTAGAATGCATTACCTGAACTAGGATAACTGGTTTCGCCTAGAACGCCTGTTCCTCCGCCTGAGCCAGTACCGTAAGTAGAACTATAAGAGGATCCGCCATAAGCGCCGCGAACTGTAGGGTAATTCCAAGTCTCATTAACATCACCGCCTCTTCCAGAATATCCCCCGGCGCCGCCGCCACCTGACCAGGAACTGTTAGCCTGTCCACCTGGTCCGCCTCCGTCACCTACATAACCACCGCCGGTATTACCTCGAACATTAGGGCCGGTAGCATAACTACCAGAGCCAGAATTGTTACCGCCACCGTATCCTGAAACAGTAGCTAAAGAGATAAAGTAAGAGTCACCGCCTTTCAGTTGTGTAGCGCCACTACTACTAGTACTAATTCCCCTTCCGCCAACTACTACAGTGTACGCAGTACCGGGAACAACTGTAATATTGTTTTTCCATCCTAATCCAGCTCCGCCGCCAGCTGGATTAGCCCAGTTGTCTTGGCCGGCTCCGCCGCCACCTATAGCTACTACAGAAACAGAAGTAACTGATGTTGGTGCTGTCCATGAGTAAGTACCAGAAGAGTTATATAAGTTTTGACCTTGAATCAACCCTAAGTAATAAGTCCAAGTAAAGGCCTTAACAGCAACATAAATTCCGTTAGTAGCTGTTACTGTAAAGGTATACGGACCGGCAAATCCTGTAGGACTTGCCGGGGCAGTTCCTGAAAGCACTCCAGCAGAGCTTAGTGACGCCCATGATGGAAGAGTTCCTCCAGTGAGCGTATGTACTACCGTACCGGATGATGCCGTTGCTTGTGTAGCAGTAGATGTAAAAGCTGAAGACGGAGTAACTGCTGAAGGCAAAACAGTTGAACTAAACACTGGATAAGCAGGATTGACAACTGTTGAAATAGTTTCAGTGAGAGTACCAGTACTCTCAGCACCAACTGCATTAATAGTATACGAGTATGACCCGGTTGATACGGATGAACCTATAGTCAGTACACCAGTAGAGGAGTTTATTGATATACCAGAAGGAACTGTGCCAGATAGCGACCAAGTCGCAGGAGTTAGAATCGTGTTTGAAAAAATAGAATAACTATATGTAGCAGCCGTACCCGTTCTTGCAAATGTTGAACTGGCTCCAACAATCTCATTTAAACTAAGAGCGGACCATGTAGGAATAGAACCATTACTAAGCAGGTACTTACCAGTTTCACCTACTGCCGTTGGAATAGCTTGCGGAACTCGGTTATCAACATATGCTTGTTGTGTTGCTATTTCTGCTTGCACGAAACCTGAAACCGCAAACTCAGTGGGAACGGCTAAGTTAGTTGGGGAGGCGCCGCCCATAGTAACATCAGAAGAAAACTCATTAATTGTTTCCCCTAACTGAGCACCGATAGAACCAAGTTGTAACGATGTTAATCCTGATAAATTGAACGCATTTGCGTTTAGTGTTGCTGTACCCGTACCCTGATCAACTGTAAAGTATTCACCTACTCTAAAGTTACCGTCTTGGTCTGTAGATACATAATAAACACGACCCGGGAATATTTCTTCAACCTCTTGACCTTGGGCAGGCGGTTGAAGTGGAGTGTTAGGATAGTTAGTAGTAGCTATACCGCCCGTTCCTATGCTTAAAAAGTCGTGTCCTGTTAATCGGATCTGTGAATACTTATAGCGTATTGTTACTACTGTGCCGTCTGGAGACGCATCTGGTTTTTCTTGAGCTAATGCTATAATCATAATGCTTGAGCTATTAACATAAGTACCGGATACTGACTGAATAACATATGAAAACGCATCGCCTGTTAATTGTATACTTGCTCCCGGTAATGGTTCAGCACTTAGACCGTTCATTACGAGTAATACACCTTTTTGACCAGTAACACCGCTAGCGTTATTAACAATAGTTAGAGTATTCCCTGTTCCGTCAGTAATATCTTCTCCTTGCACAAATACAGGTGATCCACCTGTATATTTTATATAAAGTTTAGCGGCGTTAGCCTGTCTATTAGTGATAATTGCAGTGGCGCCGGATGTTACTCCAGTGGCTGTTAATCCCGCCGTGAACCCTGTAGTGATAGGGTCAGTAGTAACAGTAAGTTGTGTACCATAAAGAGCACCTAACAGAGGTACTTCAGTAGTATCAAACCCGCGAGCAGCGACACCCCAAACACCGTATGAGTTATTACCATTTAGTGCTCGTATAATTCCGCCGCCCGATGTAGCGTATCCAAAATAACAAAAATATGTAAAGCAAGAAACTATTTCAGCTTTACCTTGATTTCTAACATAATATCCTATACCCAAATCATTAATAATAGTAAATGCATGGAAAAGCATTGACTTGTTACCGGATGCATGAGCAGATCCGTCTACATAACCACCAACACCGCCGGGGGATATTGCAGAGCATTCTACAATGTAAGGTGACTTACTAGTAACCGGGGACGCAGGATTAAATCCAACAAACACCCCTTTAATAACAGAAGTAGTAATGTCAGCTGGTGTAGATCCAGCAACCCAGCCGGTCATACCAGTAAATGTCATGCAGTTTAATATAGACGCATTAGACATTTGCCACATCATGGATTGATTGTTTGGTGTAACTCCGTCAGCAGCTAAACCAGCTGCTGGAGTAACAATAACAGTACGTTGATTATCACCTACAATAGCAGTGTTAGGAGGTACAACAATAGGAAGCGCAGCTTCTTGGTATGTACCAGTCTTGACAAAGATTGTAGACATTTGTCCAACAGTAACAGCGGCAACAGCAGCTTGTATACTAGCAAACGGTAATGCTAAACTAGTACCTGGGTTACTATCATTTCCGTCCGGAGAAACATAAAATACATTAGGTGATCCAGTAGCATTGATCCAGTCAATTGTGGCACCATCAGCATTTACTGTTAAAGAATATCCTTCTTCACCTACACCTATGATAGGAAGTACATCATCAGCACCTTGTGCAAAGAACTCCCATTTGCCAGCAACAAATTCAGTATTAAAGTTACCTCCAGAAGTAAAATCTTCTGTAGCAATATAAGATGATCCTACATTGCGAACAATATCATTAGTCAAATATGGAGTAGCAGAAGTCCATTCATTTCTCCAGCGAATACCGCCGTTAAATATTTCCCATTTACCAGCAGCTAAATCAGTTGCAAACACTCCTGAATTATTTTGTATTAAGCATGAGTAAGTATTTCCGCCGTATACAACAATATCATAAGGAAGATATAATGTTGCAGTAGTCCAGGGGCCGCGATTGCGTAAACCTGAAACAAACAAAGACCATTTACCGGCAGCTAAGTCAGTTGCAAACACCCCTGAAGTGTTTTGTATTTCACATGCATAGCTATTAGCACCAAACTGTACTAAATCATTTACATAATAAAGAGTTGCGGTTGCCCATGCACCTCTGTTATCAAACGATTCTATAAATAGAGTCCAATAAGTTGCATTTGTTGGTATATTACCAGTAGTGTTGGCTATAGCAACATAAAGATTTGCACCATATGCTACAATATTGCCCGGGACATAAGCTGTAGCGCCATTATATACGCCTTCAGGAGAAATACCCTCAACAAAAGGATCCCAATATGTTGCGTTTGTTGGTAAGTTATTATTAGTAGTACCTTTAGCAATATATGTTGAGGGACCGTAAGTAACTACGTCATTTGCTTGATAAGTTGTGACACTGCTGTATTCCCCCTCAAATTGAATGCCTTCAACGAATTGAGACCAAACAAGCGGGAACAAATCTGGCTGTTTGTTAAGGTTGTCATCAAGAGCAACATATACAGTAGAACCATATGCAACTGCATCGCCAATGTAATATTGTGTTGCACTGTTCCAAGTACCAAGAAAGTTAATACCTTCTACCATTAAAGCCCAGTAGGCTGGATCAGTAGGCTCGTTGCCGTTAGTTTTTACAACATTTATATAAACATAAACATTACCGCCGTAGCGCACTACGTCATTTAATTCATACTGAGTTACAGAGCTATATGTACCGGCCCAATAAAATCGTAATTTTCCTAAATCAATTAGTTGACTCATATTACACTAACCTCATAAGTAAATGACCGTTAGTACCCCAAAGAAACTCAATAGTATCTTTAGACCAAATCCATTGTTTATAATCATTTTTATCAATTATGTAAGGTACTGGTAATGAAACTGGAAGATCACCGTCCAACACTTCTATATCTAAATTTCCGTCGTCTGGTGTAAGCCTGAAACCGTAAAATACTTTATCGGCTAAGTCAGTACCGGTATAAAATCCGCCCATTATGATACTCCTTGTAAAATTGAAAACATCACATCAATACTAGCCGCTACCTTCGCTGATACTACTAACTTATCACCGGTTAATAACACTAATTTGTTGCCTTGCATTAATGCAGAGGGGTCACCTGCTTCTATACGATTATCTTTGTATATAAAAGTATCAGTTGATGCTCTGCGTGTTTTTATTGTAATAGGTACAGTACTAGATAATAAATTGCTAACACTACATCCTATTACGATTGATTTAGATGGTGCAGTATAAACTTCTACGTCGGTTGTACCTACGTTGTTTGCTATTGCATTAGTGAATGTTGTTGGCATATTTGTTTCTCAAATGTTACTTATATCTATTATTTATTTATCTTTATTTATCTTACATCTCTAATTCGTTAGTGAGTTTTATAAAATTTTATATCACTAATATTGTGTATTTCCTAGTTGTGCTACTAATGCCCTTATTTGTTCTTCCAATTCAGCAACTCGCTGAGATGACCGATTTAATCCTGCTTCATCTAATCCTCCACCACCAAAAACGATTGCAGCCGTAATAGGATCTAAATCAAAAGTAGGTGCTGGGCCAGTTGCCCCTGTTAATCCAGTAGCACCAGTTGGTCCAGTAGCACCAGTTGGTCCGGTAGCGCCGGGTTCAATACTAATTAATATGTTCCAAACGACACCGGTATATTCCCATGTGTTTCCGTTAGGATCTATATATTGTTGCCCTACTGTAGGATTGTCTGGAAAATTTAACGCCATAATAAGAGTCTCTCTTTGTCTTTATATTTATCAACTATATGTAGCATTCAAAGTATACCATTGAGTAGTAGTAGTAGATATAAAATCTAGTCTTGCGCCGGCTGGTTGAGAGTACGCAGCATTAGCTGATTGTGAATTTATTATACCGCCGGATTCTGGATAAACTAATAACGAATTAGCACTCGTATTTAAGATTGTTATTCTCATGCCGGCAATAGCGTTTGGTAATCTAACTCCTTCACTTGAAGCTACAGTTGATACTACATTAAATTGTGTTGTAAGCCCGGTTGCATTTGATTGTACAGTGCCTGCCGCTGAAATTCCTGTTCCCACTGATGCAATAGAATAAGAAGAAGATGTTATATTTGCAACGCTAATATTGCCTGTAACCGTTAATACTGAAGTTGTTTTGTTGAAAGTTAAATTAGCACTACCATTTGCAGTGCTGGCATCATTGAACACTATTTGAGTGTTGCTACCCGCTATCGGTCCAGTAGCACCTGTTGCTCCGGTTGGTCCTACGTCACTAATGTTAATTACACCCTGCATTGCTGAGTGAAATTGACATATATAATATAAAGTGCTAGGTGCATCATAAGGAACTGCAAACGTTATAGTTCCGACAGCAGTGCCGTTATTTGTTACTCCGTTAGAATAAGCATTGCCTGTACCAGTAACTGGTGTAGTTTTTATCCAAAATGGATGACCGCTTGCATTTACCGAAAATACATATGTAAATCCTCGTAACAAATACAGTGCAGGGTTATTTGAACCATCAATTGTAAATGCACTAGCTCCACTATTTGTTACATTATACGTCCTGGATCCGGATAATCCAGTAGCGCCGGTAGCTCCGTCTACTCCATTGAGTCCAGTTGCACCGGTAGCACCTGTAGCCCCGCCGGGGCTACCTGCAGGTCCGCTAGCGCCGGTAGCTCCGTCTACTCCATTGAGTCCAGTTGCACCGGTAGCACCTCCCGGAGTTCCTTGAATGCCGGTAGCACCTATTAATCCGGTAGCACCAGTGGCACCCACACCGGTAGCACCAGTAATACCTGTAGCACCCGAGGCACCTACTTCACCTGTTAAGCCAGTAGCACCAGTAGCGCCTGATCCGGTGGCACCTGTTTCTCCTTGAACACCGGTAGCACCAGTGGCACCTATGCCGGTAGCACCGGTAGCACCAGTGGCACCTACGCCGGTAGCACCCGAGGCACCTACTTCACCTGTTAAGCCAGTAGCACCAGTAGCGCCTGTTCCAGTGGCACCTGTTTCTCCTTGAACACCGGTAGCACCAGTGGCACCTACGCCGGTAGCCCCGGTAGCACCTCCTGGAGTTCCTTGAATGCCGGTAGCACCTATTAATCCGGTAGCACCAGTTGCGCCTGATCCAGTAGCACCAGTTGGGCCTGTAGCACCCGAGGCACCTACTTCACCTGTTAAGCCAGTAGCACCGGTTGCGCCTGATCCAGTGGCACCAGTTGGGCCTGTAGCACCCGAGGCACCTACTTCACCTGTTAAGCCAGTAGCACCAGTTGCGCCTGATCCAGTAGCACCAGTAATACCTGTAGCACCCGAGGCACCAGTAGCACCTGTTATACCAGTAGCACCTGTTATACCAGTAGCGCCTATTGTAGCAGTTAAACTAGCAAATAAAACCCACTGCGTTGAATTACCGTCATCATATCTTATGTAGCTATTACCATCCTCGCTATCCCACCAAAGTAGCCCATTAACCGGAGATCCGGGAGGAGTAGTACTGATCGTAACAATAGCATTTCCACCTCCGGCGGTTGGATCAACCCACGATAAGTTACCTGATCCATTTGTAGATAAAACTTGATTAGCATTACCGCCTAATATATGAAGATTAGAAACATTACCTAAAGATACATTTGATCCAGTAAAGGTAACATTCCCATTGGCAGTAATAGCAGCTGCCGCTACATTAGAATTTATATCTATTACAGCTACGCTATTAGGTCCTACCGAGAAGCCTTGTATAGAATTTAATTTTGTTTCTGCCATTTACTCCATACCTTAGCCATATTTAATACGTACTTCGCAATCACATATTTTAACACATAAGCTATCATTAGATAGTCCTATATTGTGTTGTCCATATCGTTGAATTAGCACTACTAGGTGAAACTTGAAGTGCTACGTTACTACCTACAATGTTGACAGCTAATACACCGGTTAATCCGCCTAAGTTTACAGTAGCAAATGTTGCATAATCAACACTTGTTCCGTTTGAAACTGCTTGAACAGTAGCTACACTATATTTACCTCCGGTAGCATCTACCCCTTTTACTAAGAATTCTATTCCAGTAATTCCTGAAACTGCGTAAGTAGAAATAGTCTGATTGGCTGATATTGATGTTGTTGTTACAGTATCCCATCCTATATCAGTATTACCTAAATCTATTCTAGTAGCGATATTAGCAATGCTAGCAGATAAGTTATTTGTTATAGTAACGTTATTTGCAGTCACACTACCCGTGATGTTTGCATATCCAGTAATATTAGCACCGGTGCTAGTTACTACAAGTGTAGTGTTACCATTAGCGGTTAAATTAACATTACTGTTATTATCAACCGTTACATTACTTGTGCCATTTATCAATACACCGGTAAAGAAGTTCGCAGTTGCTAAGTTACCTAAGTTCGCGTTAGCGACTATAATATTTCCAGTAAAATTAGCTGTATTACCAGATAAAGCTAAGTTAACAGTTAAGTTACTTGTTACAACATTACTTGCAAAGTTTGCAAAGTTTGCAGTTAATAAATTGCCTGCATTTGTGTTTAAAGCAGCTATGTTACCTGTAAAGTTTGCTGTATTACCTGCAAGTTCTAAGTTAACTGTTGCATTACTTGTAATGAGGTTAGCACTTACATTTGCATTTGCTGTGTTCAACCAATTGTTGGATGTAATGTTGTTTGACGTTGTGTTTCCGCCGACAGTCAAGAAGTTACTTACATCTGAATTATTGCTATAGATGTTAGCATTACTGTCAATGTTACCACTGACCTGAACATTACCGCCTACTGTTAAATCAAGAGTAATATTTGCAATGTTACCAATACTCAAGTTATTAGCTGTGACATTACCGTTGCTTTGATTATTCCATGACAAACTGCTAAATGTTGCATCGCCCAAATTTGGTGTAGTCAAGTTTGCACTTGATTTAACAACAATATTGCCGCCAACAATGTCTGTTGTTACTCCGTCAACGTTTGCACTGATAATTGTACCAGTAATAGCAATACCGTTACCCGCAGTGAAACTACCTGCTGCGCTAAACTGACTGAATAATATATTTGTGTAACCAAATAGTATCTCACTAACCGGTGTAGTTAGTACATAAGAACTACCGGCATAACTAGTACCTTGTTGAACAAAGAAGTAGTCTCCATAACCTAGTGCCGATGTGTCTACTGGGCTATATGTATCTTCGGCTGTTGCTCTTGTTAGTACCCACGCTGTTGAACCATCGCCCACAGTTGTTACAGTATAGACGCCGTTTTCAGACTGGTTTGTTTGGCCTTGAACAAGAACTCTATTTGTTGATGCTAGTGCGATGCTATCAATACTGATTGCCGCATTCGCGCCAGCGTTTGTTAATGTTGCACCAACACCAGTGTTTGCTCTTGCAGTTTGTGATAAGCCAGTGCCGTTAGTCAATGTTGTGACTTCAGCACCGAAATATCCTGCTTTCACTGTGATAGTGTCGGGTGCTGGTATGCTGAATACAAAGTATGAATCGTTGTTGATTATACCATTGAAACTGTTATCCCATGCAAGTTCGTCATCTACACTCAAACCGTGAGCAGCACTAAACTGTATTGTTGTGCCGCCGGTAATTGCGATTGTAGTCAATACGCTGCCACCGTTTGCGTAAGTAGCGTTCAGGTTAGTTACGCTTGTTGTACGAACTGCTGTGTGTATTGTTAAACCTTGTGCTGTGCTATCAACATATTCTTTAGTTGCTGCGTCATTTGGATTGACTGGAGCAGCAACTTGTGTGATGTTCTTTAAACTAACATTGATTGTACCAGTGCCCGCAGGTACAAGAATGATATTTTCATTTGTGCCAGATGCAGTGATTGTCAAACTACCGTTTGAAGTGATATTTGATGTCAATACACTACCTAGTTTTGCTTCACCGGTTACATTTGCATTTCCGCCATTCAAGAAACCATTTGCGCTTATGTTACCATTAGCAAGCATGTTGCCTGATGTTGATTGTATATTACCTACAACTAATAATGTATTACCAGAGAATGTTGCAACGTTTGCGACACCGTTTGTACTGATTTCTACGTTTGAGTTGCTGTATACTTTTACGTTACTATTGCCGTTAGCTAAAGCACCCGTAAAGTTTGCGGCAATAACATTACCACTGAAGTTTGCTGTATTACCAGCAAGTTCTAAGTTAACCGTTATATTACTTGTAGTTACATTACTTGCAAAGTTTGCAAAGTTTGCAGTTAATAAATTGCCTGCATTTGTGTTTAAAGCAGCTATGTTACCTGTAAAGTTTGCTGTATTACCTGCAAGTTCTAAGTTAACTGTTGCATTACTTGTAGTTACATTACTTGCAATGTTAGCAAAATTAGCAGTTGCTATGTTGCCTAAATTTGCATTATTAAACTGACTATTACCCAAAACAGTAAACTGTTGTGTAGTATCATTATAAGTTAGATTTGCACTTGCTGCAAAATTATCATTGATATTGAATTGAATTTCATTGTTGCTGCCTGCAGCTTCTTGCATGTCCCATGGCACGCCGTTTGCATACAATAGATTATCAGTACGTAAATTACCAACGTTGGCTGTGTTTGCAACCGATAACCAACTATCCATTGTAACATTGCCATCAAAGTTTGCAGTATTAGCCTGAAATTCTAAGTTGACAGTAACATTGCCGGTTGAATTTATGTAGCCTGCTACGTTCATACCGGTATCAGTAACAATAACTACGTTAGAAGTTCCCGTAACGCTAATAGAAACATTACCGTTAGCTGCTACTTTTACGTTACTATTTCCATTTTGAATGCTAGTAGCATCAATGCCAGTTAGCTGTGATCCGTTACCTATAAAATAATTTGCAGTTAAATTACCATCAGCGTTACGCACTGCTACTGTATTAGCAGTATTACTTGTAGAAGAATCATAACCATCAAGCAAGTCAGCGTTTAAGTTTGTTACTTTAGTTGTGGATGTAACTGTTATTGGTGCAGTACCTACTGCAACATTTGATGTTAATGTGCTTGCAGTCACTCCGGTAGCGTTTAAGTTTCCTGCTACAGTAAGTAAGTTAGTAGCTGGGTCAAATGTTAGGTTAGCACTAGCACTAAAATTGTTATTATTGTTAAACTGAATTTGATTATTTGAGCCTGCTGCTTCTTGTAAATCCCACGGTACACCATTGGCGTAATAAAGATTATTTGTTAGTACGCCCCAACTAGCGTTAGCATTTGATATAACCAAATTGCCAGTAAGAGTAGCATTAGACGCAGTGATATCACCGTTTGCTAATATTATATTAAGTGCGGGTATTTCGCCTACTGAAAACCCGGCTACTGAATTAAATGGTTTTAATGCCATAGTATTTTCCTATTTTATTCCTTATAATATCACGGTGCTAATATCGTGATTAACATTTTATATACCGTATTGTTTGAAGTATCAGGCGTTACACTTAAATCTAAAGATGGCGGATTTATTACATCTCCTGGATTATATTCAACAATAAAAGTCCCGACTCCTCCGTTAACATATAGTCCGGCATATTCGTTATATTGAACAATGCCTGCATAATAAACAGACGAAATCTTTACTGCTTGTCTTTTTTGTCCTACTGAGTCTGTTCCTATAATTTCAAAATCTACACCAGAAACTTCTGACACCGGAATAGAATACAACACTTGTTTAATCGGTGATGCTGTTACTGCAAAATATACTGATGAAGTACCGAACTTGTAAGCACCTGAACCAACTTGGAAAGTGTTAGCAATCATCAGACCGCCTATTTGCACTGTGTTAGTTGTATCATTGTAAGTAAAGAATGCATTACCCGCAAACTCGTTATTTTTATTATACTGAATATTTGTATTAGCGCCACCGGGAGATGATGTGTTTCCACCGCCGCCTTGGGGCACCCATGATAAAATACCCAATCCGTCTGTTGATAGTACGTATCCGTTTAGTCCCCCGGAAATTCGTATATTAGCTACTGATCCCAAATTAATGTTTGCAGAATTAGAAAAATTCACATTTCCGTTAGCAGTTAAATTTCCTGTTATAGTAGCAGTATTTGATACACGCAAAATACCGACATTAGCATTACCTGAAGTTTGAAACCCGCTTGCACTTACTGTTTGTGATGTTGCTATGTTTCCTGTTACTGATAAATTTACTAATGTTCCAACTGAGGTAATATTAGGCTGTGCTGAAACTGCTACGGTGTTTGCTACATTAGCTTGTACGTTTGTTAGGTAACTACCATCTCCAAAAAATAATCCATTAGCAGTTATATTTCCTGTTGCAATGATATTACCATAATTGGTTGCATTGTTTGCAGTTAAATTTTGTATAGCCAAGTTTCCAGTTAAGTTAACTGCATTTGACACATTGTTAAATGTAAACGCAGTAGTGCCTGAAAAATTTCCATTATTGTTGAACTGAATACTTGTATTGGATCCACCGGGGGCGCCGGCACCAGCTCCGGGAATTTGCCAAGAAACATTTCCGGTACCGTCAGTAGTTAAAACATACCCGGGAATTCCACCACTTATTTGTATATTTGATACTGACCCTAAATTTACATTAGATTGAAAACCTGCATTGCCCGACACAGTTAACTGAGTTAATGTCCCCACTTGTGTTATATTAGATTGCGTTGGCTGTATAACAAAGTTAGCATTGTTAGGTAATATACCTGTTAACTGCGATCCGTCGCCTATAAAGAAGTTAGCAGTAACGGTTTCAGCAGAAACATTAGTTATGTTTGCATTTGCTGATGATACAGTGTCTACAGTAAGAGTATTAGTAACTTTATTATAAGTAAAACCTGAATCACCACCGAAAACACCAGCATCATTAAACTGGACTTGTGAGTTAGCACCACCTGGGTTGCCGTTGCCTCCATTACCACCTTGTGCAGGAGACCAAGTTAATCCACCGCTACCGTCTGTTTGTAAAAAGTATCCGTTTTCTCCGCCAGTAATAGAAACAGTATTAACATTACCCAAAGATAAAATATTACCATTCCAAGTAACATTGGGTATTCCACCAAAAGCTCCGTTATTATTGAACTGTAACTGAGTATTATTTCCGCCGGCATTGGAAGAAAATAAAACACCATTAGCATATCTGTACGTATTAGCATAAACTGTGTTTGCAGTAACGTTTGAAGTAGGGGCATTTACGTTAGTTACTACGTTGCCAGTAGAATCTATAACCTGTTTAGGCGGTATTCCTGTTGAATATCCGCTTATTGAATTAAAAAGTTCTGATGCCATGAAAATATTCCATTATCTGATATAGTATTTATCTAAAACTTTTATTCTGAGTGCTCTAATTAAGCACCCTAAATATCTTTTTTATTGATAAATAAAAGATGTTAACAAAACAAAAACCCCGCCCCAGATGCAAACATTGTAAGCTATCTTTAGCTAAAAAAAATGGCAAAAGTAAGTATGGATTTCAACTATGGCACAAATTTTGTAGTGATTGTGCTAAAGCAATTTATAACGACAAATACAAACATATATTAGATAAAAAACTAATTTGTGAGCATTGCGGATTCGTAGCAAAAGATAAATGTCAACTTGATTTGGTTTACAAAGACGCAGATAAAAATAACAAAGATACAACCAATTTATTAACACTATGCGCTAATTGCAGCAGATTACATAGAAAACAATCAAAATCAGATAAAAAATCTATATTAAATGTTACAGTAGACAGTGATAGCTTTAGGATATAACATATTGTTTACCGAGCATTTCAAAACCCCAAGCTCTTTCTTCACAAGAGTAACAAATACCGCATTGGCCCACTTCAAGTTGAGTACAGGTATGCGTATAGGGTATAATATTTTCACAACCTAACTTATAATAGATATCTAGTATTTGTGGTTTATGTAAGAACAAAAATGGTGAATTATAATGATACCCTTGAGTTTGATATCCATAATCTATTTTCAATGGATAAGTATAAGTTTTTAATTCAGGAGGAGCCATACGATTAATACCCATGAATATAATCATATTGTTGGGATCGTAATCTCTAATTTCTTTTATAGGCGTTGGTCCAATATTTCCAGTTAAGTCTGGAATAGGATCATTTTTTATGTTGTTAATATGTGTTAGCTTAACATTAAAATGCTTTTCTACTTGTTCAATAACTTGTGTTGCATAATAAGTTGGACCATCGCTTTTTTCTATAGTAAAACAAACTACTTCTATTTCATGTAACTTGTCAATACTTTTCAACTCACTTAATATCAAACACAAAAGAGCAGTAGAATCTAATCCACCTGATACGTAAACACCAATTCTTTTTACATGAGCAGATATTGTATTATTAACTATATAAAATGGACCCTTCTTTTTAAAAAGAGTGAAGTCAAGTTCAGTTTGTAAATTTTCAGGACCTAATAATAATTTCATTCTTCGTTATCTTCGTCATCGTCATCATCAGTACCGTCATATATTGCAGTATGATCTAATACTTCGTTAACTAGTTCTTCTGTTTCCCAACCCGCTTCACGCAAGATATGAACACAATACACAAATAGAGTAAACACTGTCATACCATAATCATAGTTAAACAGTTTGCCTTCTTTTTTCAGTAAGTTTTTTAATGCTTTTTCTGCTTCACGATCACACACTTCTAAGTCAAATGCATAAAAAGTGCCATCTTCTAATACTTCAACTACTTGACTGTCTTTAGCTATCATAACGAGTACCTCTTCTCTATTATTTAGCTAGGTTTTTTCTTTACAGTTGTTTCCGTGCCAGCGTGTATAATTACTAGGTCCAGTTTTAATTCCACAATGCTCACAAACTTTCTTAAGGTCGGCTCTTCTATTAGGATTATTGTAAGAAAACTCTTCTCTCATTCTTTCAGCAACTTTATCACCAAATCCTTCCGGTTTAGATTTTCCTTTATTAGCAACTGATCGTTTTAACTTCTCTTCTTCGCTCATAGGACCGTTTGATTTACCTTTATGTGCGGTACTTTTCTTTAACCTAGTCTCTTCAGAATCTTTTCTTCCAGTAACTTTCGCAATTCTCTTTAGCTGACCTTCTGCTTGTTTGACAGGGTCTATCTTTCTATTTCTAGTTCTTTCTCTTTGTCTTTCTAGTTCATCGCCTTCTAGTTTTCTGCCTTTGTTCCAAGCAGGTTTTCCTTTCATTGTTTCAGAATGTATTCTAGCGTGTTCTATTCTATAGTGTTCATATACTCTAGAGGTTATCTTTGTTTCGTAACGCTGCTGACTATCATTTTGTGCTCTCATACCTTGTAGCGCATAGATCATTTTACTTCTAGCTTGTCCTTCAGTCATCTTTACCAAAAGCCAATGACAGATAAAATGTTCTCTAGCGGTTAGATATGTAAGATTATCTTTGTCATCGGTTCCACCCAATGATCGTGGAATAATATGATGTAGTTCTTTATATGTATTCAACTCTCTGTTCAGAGTTGGTGTTATGATTTGATAGTAAAGCTTTGTATATTTTGTGTTGTTGAACATAATTTCACCTTTCAGTGATATTATTTATCATACCTAGATAAAAAGCAATAAGAAAGGGCGCCTAAGCGCCCTTTCTGTTTTTGAATTACATTCAAAAAATCACTGAAAAGTGAGATTTTATTGGAATGTTAAGTTCTGGACCGCAATTTCCCCAACGTAATCCGCCGCATTACCAAACGAGGATGCAGTGTTCGTCAATTCAATATAACCATATCTGGTCATAAAGCTAACTACTGGTTCGAAAGTACTTGGATCAAGTACAACACCGCTGCTCATCAATGGAATGTATGGGCAGTAGAATGCTGCTGCGTCAGTTTCGCTTGAACCTTTATATCCAACCAATACCGGAGTAGTGTCTGGAGCATAAGAGTCAACGAATACGCGCATTGCACCGTTTAAAGTACCAACAAACTTAGTGTTAGTTGGAGCTTCAAAAGTTCCTTCAGTAGTACGTGCGAATGCTGAAGTAGTTGCAGACTGTAGAACAGTCAATGCTGCTGAAGATACAACAGCCCAGTTACCAGCACCACGACGGGTACGCTGTGCAATCAAGTTTGCAACGCGGTTGATCAACACAGCTAAAGCAGCGTGTTCGTCACCAACGTAAGTAGCAGTACCTGATACAGTAGCTTGGTTGTAAGTGAACTCAGTTGAAGCAAGAGTACGCAATGACAATAGAATTTCCTGATCTATTTCAGCGGTGATTTCTTGTGCAAGAGCAGCCATGATCTCTGCTTCTACATCAATACCATGCTGTGACTGTGCGTCCTGAGCAGCTTCAAAAGTCCAACGTGCTTGCAACTTACGTGACTTAGCTTCAACAGCTTGTCTTAAGATTTGCACGGAAATTTGCTTACCGCCGTTACCTTCTAAAGTAGCAGTGTTAGCACCAGTGTACTGATCAGTAGTAGTTGCAGCATTAGTTACACGAGAATAAGCCTGTGCAATTTTGAACGGGCTTAGTGCTTCTTCACCAGCAGTAACAGAAGTTGATGCTGCTGAAGTATCAGTCAATGACTGAGCGTAACGTACACGTAACGTGTGGATCTGACCAACGGGACCAGTCATTGGTTGTACACCAACTAGTTCGTTAGCAATAACAGTTGGCATTACACGACGGATAACCGGTAGAATTACGCGGTTAAGAGTAGCAATGTTGCCTGCAGTTGTTGTACCAGCTGAAGATTCAGCAAGTAGTTGCTTCTTGGTGTTTTCTAAGATAACACCCATTGTTGATTTGCGAGTGCCTTTCAAGCCTTCTAACAGGGCCTCTTTGGTCTCGTCCCAACGGCTTTCTAAGAGTATTTTTGACATGTGATATTTTCTCCTGATCTATGTCTATTAAAGCCCTGCCAAACGCTTGATGTCAATAACATTGTCTTTATCAGACATATCAACTTCTTTATTGTTTTTGGCAGATTTATTACCTGTTACTTCTACTAGACTTTCAGTAATTACAGATTTCCCTGTTCTTGACTGATTACCTGTGTTCAGTACTGCGGGTAAATATTTGTCGAAAGCGACTTTCAATTTTGATGTTTGTACGCTTTCTAGTAAAGATTTCATTACTTGAGCCTTTTCTTCGTTTAAAGTAGATACTAAATCATCTAGTACTTTAGAACGTTGAGTAGATTCTTTGATAATGCGAACTTCACGATCCCTTGTTTCAATTAGTTTTTGTGCTTGTTGAAGTTTTTCAAAAGACTCGGCTAATTTTGTATCCTTTTCAATCAATGAATTCATAAGCTTTTTAGTTTCTACTTTATCGTTAAGATAAGTTACAGAGAACTCGCCAGCAAATGCTTCATAAATTTTTCTACCAAAGTTATTTTCTTTGGCAAGTTTAATGTCTTCTTTAAGTTGTGACATTTCACCTTTGATGTGTGTAGTAACAATCGCGTTAATTTTCTTAGCACTTTCAGCAACAAACTTAGCTTTAAGTTTTTCTAATTGAGCACGACCTTCTGCAACCAACTTAACCTTAGCTTCAACAACTGATTGCTTGTCTTGTGCAAACTCTTTAATTTCTTTAGCAAGAGCATGTACAATAAACTTTTCAATCTTTTGTTGATTTTCCATTTGCACTTTACGATCTGTTCTTAATTCTTTTAACTCTTCAGCCAATTTTTGAACCATAAAGTTATTGAATTTTTGTGCAGATTCGCTTAGTTGCTGTCTGGCTTTAACGCGGTCTTCGTTCATTGCTTGTCTTTCTTGATAGAATTCTTTAATTTCTTCAGAAAGACTTTCAGTTACCATTTTATCAAGGGCTTCAACCATAACACTTCTATCGTGTTCATACTTGTTTGCAAACTCATCTCTAAGTTCTGCGCGTACTTGTTCTTTGGCTTCATGTAACTTAGCTTCCCAGGCTTCATTAATCTGCTGCCCAATATCTTCGTTAATTAATCCGCTTTCTAACAATGGTTTGATAGCGTCTAGCATATCTATTCCCCTTCTCTTATTGCCTGTTTATACTCTAGTGCTTGAGTTAACACAAAGTAGGAATTCCTACTTTGATAAATTCTTTATAATTTTAAGTTTTTAATAAACTTTGTAATATCTTTTTGCAAAGAAGCACGAAACTTCTTTACTTCTAACGACTCTTGTAAACCTTCTTTGATGTAACTACCGTTCTTATAATTCATTAATGATTCGTAAATAGCTTTTGGATAAGCATCAGGTGCTGAAGGTTGTGCTACGATATCTACAGTAATGATTTCAAAGTCACTAACATGACCATTCATATCGTTAACGTTGCCTGAACCTCTTGATGATACACCTAACTTTACTCCTGCTTCTAGCATAGTTTTAATAAGCTGACCCATTGGAGTAGGAAGAATCTTTAATTTACCAGTACCGTTAGAACCATCTACATTCATACTAGTAATACAATGACTAACACGATCTAAGTTGATTTTTAAATCATCTGGATGATCAACTTCTCCGCAAATAGAAATACCGCTTTTAAGTTGTTCTTGTATAGTTTGTACTGCTTTGTATATTTCATTCTTTGGATATACTCTTCCATTTGCGTTTCTTACATCGCCTTGGATGAATATACCTTCCATGTACATATTTTTAGCTTTGTTTCCAAATGCATCTGTACCTTCTTCTAGCATAACATTAGTTTTAGCTAGTGAAGGGTTTAAATATTCTTGTAGTACTGATTTATTATGCATATTATACTTCTCAGTTTAAGGGGACCTTACGATCCCCTTTTTTGCTGTTACTGAGTAACAAAGCCATTTGTCTCAGATTTTTTACTTAGCAACTGGACTACGGTCGTTTGATGAACCGTCTTTAGTTACTGGCTTAGGAGCAGCACTCAAATCTTGCTTTTTCTGTCCAGGAGCATTTTTAAAACTTCCTGCGCCTTTTAAATCTTTAGTAGTTGGTGCTGTACGACCTGTTTCAGTAGTAGTACTTGCTGCTACTGGCTTACTTGCCATTCCGCGCTGACCTGAGTTTGCAGCTACAGTTGACTTAGTTTGTACACCATTGTCACCGTGAGTTACAGATACTTTTTGAAGTTGTACTGCTTCCATAACTTCTTCAGAATCTTCTTCAGCATCTACTTCTACTTCTTCAGCATCATCCATGTCAGCGTCGCCGCCCATGATTGATTCAAATTCTGCCATTAGCTGGTCTAGTTTGTCTTCAATTCTGATTACAGCATCTTCTACTTCTTCACCTGATTCTTCGTCACCGAAATCCTCATCGTTTAAGTCAAAAGAGTCATCAGCGTCAGCCATGTCCATTTCATCGTCCATTGCTTCTACATCTTCTTCATCTTCCATCATACCATGTTCTTCAGATTGAATTTCGTCTAAAAGATCACCTACTTCACCGCCCATGCCTTCGTCATACATGTCGTCATCCATCATTTCTTCTTCCATGATAGATTCATAAATTTCGCGGGATTTTTCTACTACGATATCATGAAATAAATCACTAGCTTGTTCTGTATTTTCGTTGATGATAAGATCAATCAACTTTTCAAATTTTTTGTTATCCATTATTAGTCTCCTGAATAGAATGGCTTTGTCTTATAGTTATTTAGACTATAGTATAAAAAACTAGTCATTAAGTGTGTATTTTTTACATTTTTGACAAGATTTATGAAAAATTCACAATCTTATTAGATACTTGGAACACCATCTTCTGCTTTTGCTCCATACTGCTTTCTTACTTTTTTCAAATGTTGTTGGCGTTCATACTGTCTAACGTCAAGCATTTTACGTAATTTTCTGATTTGTTTAAGTGTTAATTTAGTTTTTCTAGAAGCTTTCCAGGTAGGTTTAGAGTTGTCTTGATCAACATCTTGCATTCCCGCAACGGGCGTATCAAACATTTCTAGTAACTTCATTAGAATTTCCTTTATATGCTATTTATCTTTTAGCCCGCCGGAGGAGTTGTTGGTAGTATTCCACCAGCTTCTCCTCCACCTACCGGACCAGCTACCTCAGGTCCCAATTCGGCGCCTGCTTCTTCACCTGCTTCTATTGAATCGGCAGTAGTTTGATCAGTTTGAAAGTCTCCGGTTGAAACACCCACGTTACGTAAGTCACTACCTGCAGGATCGCTATATACTTCTTCTTGATTTTCTTCTTCCCAAAGCTTTTCGTTTTTAGCAATTTCTTCTTCACTCAAGCCCAAGAATCTTTCTAATGCAAAACGCTTAGATATATAAGGCACTGCTTCCATTGTAGTAAATGTACTAACTCTAGCTGAGTCTAGTTCACTTTGACGATAAGCAGCAAAGTTCTGAGGTGGATTGAATCTTAACGTGAATAATCCTGAGTCAATGTTGAAACCTCTCCATCTCATGAACAGTTTAAATTCTTCATCAAGATTCATTGACATGTAATTTTGTAATCTTTCACAGTACTGATTGAATCTAAATTCTTGAATCATTGCAGTACCTACTCTACCATCACTTAATGGAGTAGTATTATCATCAGGACCAGTTGGTAGATATGAACTTGGTACTCTTAAACCACGAGCAAGTCTGTTATTAAAATAACGCAAGTCATCAATTTCACCTAAGTTTTGTCCACCAGGTAATACTTCAACTGAAGAACCTCTACCATCAGCAGTTACCGGAAAGAAGTAATCCTCGTTCATACTTAGTGGATTATATGTAGCATCTACTACTGATCCTCCACCGTGTGCTGAAGGGATTCTTCGTTGATGAATTTCATTTTTAATTCTTTCTACAAAAGCCATAGCCAAATGACTTGGCATATTACCAACGTCAATTTTGAACATTCTACGTTCAGGAGCGCGTTGAACACGATAGATAAGAACCGCATCTTCAAGCAATTCTTTTTGCTTGTAGACTTTAAAAATGTTTTCTAAAATTGATTGACCAAAAGGCCAAAATCTGTCTAATCCCTCAGTTAAGCTAAGATGTACAATATGTTTAGCATCAATAGCACTTTCACTTTGTCCTAAAGTAAATCTTGAACCAGTAGTATTGTAAGGCATTGCAGGAACCGTATATCCTCCTCCAGCACCACCGCCACCTGTTCCTCCCGATCCAGTAGCAGGATTAGCAGCAAAGTCTGTATTAGTCTTTTGGGCTACGGTTAAGTTTTGTAAATTGATATTAATATCTTTGATTACATATTGTTCTGGTTGTTTACCTTCACTTTCGTTTACAATAACTTTGACTACTTTAGTCATGTCTATCCAATAAAGCTTAAAGTTTTCTGGATCTCTTACAAATACTTGATCACCGTATTTTAGCGTGTTTCTAAAAATCTTAAATATTCTAGTATCAAATTGATTAAGTTTACACCATTGTTGTAACTGAGTTTTAATCATTTCTATTTCGTGCGGTGTGGGTTCTTCAGTAAATTCTACATCAAAAGGAGTTTTATTGTGTTCATTACGTTGAGTAGAAAACTCTGAAATGATATCTAAACATGCGTTAACTTCAGCATCAACATCCATCATTTCATATTGATTGTAACGTTCTATTCTATTTGGATGTCCAGTATATACTTCAGGTAATCTTGACATGTAGTTTTTATAGCCCATGTCATGATTATTCCACCCGCCGGTAGATGATCCGTTTTGTCCAGGTGAACCATTCCAGGCGCCTAGATTGCTATTCACACCAGAAATCGGACTAGATATACCGCTTTTGTTTAAAAATTTCTTTTTATATGACATAATTAATCTACTTAGTTAATAGTGTATTTAGTTTATTATACAGTATTACTTAATATTCTTTCTTGAATATAATTACTTTCACCCAATTTAGAAATCATGTTGTCTAATTTAGAATTTAATGTTTCTACTAATAACATGTTTGATCTGTACAAGTCGGCTAATCTTGATTGTGAGTCATTGTTAATTTCAGTTGGTTGATTGTCCGGAGTAGTAGCTAATCTAGAAAGTATTGAGTCCGAATTAATAGGTTGTATTAACTCAGTTCCATGTAACTTTCCTAAGTATCCGGTTTCAGGGCCTGATGCTATACCGCCGGTAGCTGCTGATATCGTTGCTGAGTCTAACATGTTTGTAACTCTTGGCCCTCTTCCGCCTACCTGATCATACCATCTACTATTTCGTAAATTATCAGCAGCAGAACCTATATCTCCTTCATTAAGTTGGTTAGATAAGTTAGGCCACCCACTTAGCCAATTTGGACCCATATTAAATGTTAAGTCTGTTAATGCTGTTTGCCCTAATCCATCTAACTGATTAAATCTAGGTATGCTCTGTGCCGCCGTTTTATGATGCATGTAATCTTGATCAAACATATCCATTACTTCATCATGACTAAATCTTCTGTTCATTTCAGGCGGCAAATTACTACCGATTAAATGCCCCACTCCAACAGTCCAATTACCTAAAGTATCTTGATATGGTTCATATCTTATACCTTCATTGTTTATTATAAAATCTTTTGCTTGTTGGTCAGATACATTAGTTCCTGTATTTCTTGCTATACTAACCTGAGGAGCAGATGTAGAAGAAGTTATTCCTGTATCTGTTGTTGTACTAACTTGCGGAGCAGGTGTAGTAGAAGTTATTCCTGTATCTGTTGCTGTACTAACTTGCGGAGCAGGTGTAGTTTGAGAATTTGTATTTTCAGAGTCAGGTGATCTAACTGCTATACTTAATGATCCAAATGCTTCTATTAGTAAATCAGTAGTAGATACTAAATCATCAAACGAGTTTGTTAGTGTAGGTATTTTACCTACAGTTGTATCATCACCGGTTAATTGAGATAATGATTGAGCTAAATCCTGTGTCGCGGTACCAAAAGCAGAAGATATGTTTCCGGTAACTGCTTCTTCTTCTTGAGTTTCAGTATCACTACTTCCGCTAAATTCTTTCCAAATTTGGTATACAGCCCAGGCTGTAGATGCATTAAGACCTAAGTTAATTAACGCCATAATCCAACCAGGGCCCGGCACAACTAGTAAACCTGCTGACAAAGCCAATTTTCCAGCTACTCTAGGTCCTAATTTAGTGCTTACCTTTTGAAGGAATTGACTGAATCTTGAGGATCCTGCCTGTGTCGGACTTGGTGTTGATGGCGGAGTATAATTTGAATTAGACACAGTTTGCCATGTAGGTCTTATTTGTCCCGATCTCATTACTTGTTGACGAATTGTAGAACTGGTTGAAGTACCGGCAGCAGCAGCAGTACCGGCAGCAGCAGCAGTACCGGCGGCAGCAGTACCGGCGGGTGTTCCCCCTAACACTCGTCTCGCAAGACTAGTTACTATTTTTGGTGCTAAGATTACACCTAAGGCTCCAATTACTGCTGCTCCTAATCCAGAAATACCCGCACCTGATACTTCATTATTGCGTTCTTCTTTAGATACACCTGTTATTATCTCATAAAGAGCATTACCTGTTTCAAGTGTTTTTGATGCAAAGTTAGTCAGACTTGGAAGTACATTTGCACTAATAGTAGATACTACTTCTCTAAAGTTTCTACCCAATTCTTCCAATTCTGATTGCAAATTCATTACTGGATCTGTTGTGCCATCTGCTGATTCTGTTATCTTTGCGAATGCTGCCGTAATCAAAGCTAATCTTTCTTCTTCAGTTTGTCTTCTAGTTACAGCAGATGCTCCCAATCTTTCAACTGAACTTCCATATACTTCTAAATATTCTGGTCCTAAAAGTGCTGCAAGACCGTTACTATTGTCTACTATTGCATCGGATGAAACTTGTAAATCTTTTGTGAAATTTGCAACAAGTACCGCAGCTTCTTCTAACGATCCCTCAAAGTTAAATAACTCACGAACATTTCCCACAAATGACAATCCAGCTTGATTAAAACCCATTTCTATAGAAGCTATACCTTCAGTAAAAGCCATGCCTTGTGTTGCTAAGGATGTCATCGCATCAGCAGCTTGTTTGACACCCATTTTTTCAGGACTAATACTAGTTGCTGTTATCATTAATACTTGATTCACAAGTTTCATACGATTGATGTCAGCTTCTCTTGTTGCTATTTCTTCCTGACTTAATGTAGATTTTTTTGCTGATAACTCCTCCTCCATTCTTATTAGTTCTATATCTCTATCTGTCATTAACGCTTGAAAGTTAGCATGTTGTTGTTGAAATTCCATAGCTTTTTGTTGCTGCTCTAACGTATCTCCTGATAAAGTACTTAAAGCATACAAAACATCTCTATATTGAAGTGAGGCTTCTTGTAATTTTTTTTGTCCGCTCTCACTTCTATCCAAAGATATACCACTTCGTAACAAACTACTAGCATAATGACCTTGATATTCAGCTAGTTGTGTTTGAGATATACCCAACATTCTATACTTTTTAAGTTGATCTTCTCCTACATGAACAAAACTAGCAAAAGCTTCTACACCTCCCGCAACTCCTCCACCAAGTGCTACTAAGGTGCTACCTTGCTTTTTTACTATATCACCAAAAACTTGTAAATCATCACCTGAAAATCTTGATTCTCTTCCTAAACGCTCTAGCTCAGTGGCTGTTAATCCTGCTGCTCCCCCTATAGTAGCAACAGAATCAAATGTTTTTATGATAGTTCCAGTGTACTTTACTAAGCTATCTGCAAATATTTCTGCTGCTTTGGTAGCAAATTCAATGGACTTAACAAATATAGGCGACGCATTTGACGCACTGGCTAAACCTGACGCTAATGTGCCGGCGCCACTTACTACACCCTTAACTACAGGAGAAAATTTAGTTATATCGTTTGACACGTTTAATAACGTGGATCCAAGACTCATGAAGCTAGTAGTAAGAGTTTTTGTTAGCTCATCCAGCTTTTTTTGAGTATCAGTAAGATTTTTTAATTTAACAGTTAAATCTTTAATTTGGTCATCAAGCTGGGTGGATACTTGGCCAGTTGTACGGATCTCTTGAACTCTTTTTATATTAGCATCGGCTAATTGTTGAGTAAATTCATTAATTTGATCTTGTAATTCATCTAAATTTAAAGCCATTTTTTTTATTCCGGTTATTTTTGGTACATAAATATACTAACACTATTTAGTGTTAATGAATAACTCCAAAATATGAGGATATCAAATGAGTACATCTAATAACCCACTAAAGCAATACTTTAGAAGACCAGCTATCTATATCAAGCTACCATCCAAGGGTAAATATTATACTCCTGATGTTTTAAATTATCCAGAAACAGAAGAAATACCTGTTTATCCTATGACAGCGATTGATGAAATTACTACAAAAACACCCGATGCATTGTTTAACGGTAATGTAATAGTTGATCTTATAAAAAGTTGTATACCTGATATCAAAGATCCATGGAAAATAAACAATATTGATTTAGACACTATATTGATTGGAATCAAAGTAGCTTCTACTGGAAATAGTTTAGAACTAGATTCACAGTGCCCTGCTTGCCAGAATAAAGCAACTTATGCAATTGATCTAAATTTTGTACTAAGTGGGCTAACGTCACCTGACTATGAAGAAAAATTAGAAGTTCTTGAACTAAAGTTAAAGTTTAATCCTTTGGATTATAATGACATCAATCAAGCTAATTTAGCACAATTTGATTTACAAAGGTTGCTATTGTCCGTTGAACAAGAAAAAGATGCTTCAATAAAAGAACAAAAATCTCAAGAAGGGTTAAAAACTATTACAGAGTTATCAATTAAACTTATAGCTAAAACTATAGAATATGTTGAAACTCCTGATGGGCATAGAGTAGATAATAAAGAGTTTATTGAAGACTTTTTAAGAAACTGTTCTAGAGATACTTTTAATGCAATCAAAGAGCATAACGCTAACTTAAAAGAAAAAACTAACTTAAAACCTTTGGCATTACAATGCGGTGAATGTAATCACCAATATCAACAACCATTTACGTTGAATGTATCCGATTTTTTCGGATGAGGCTCCTTAGTTTAGCCCCTGAGGATATAAAGAGCCTGATTGACCAGCTAGAAAAAGAATGTATTGAGATAAAAAGACAAGCACTTTCTTTTTCATGGTATTCTAGGGGCGGACTGTCATATACAGACGCCCTTAATTTATCTGCACCGGAAAGAAAATTAGTAAGTGAACTAATTGAATCCAACTTAGAAACAACAAAGAAATCTAAACTTCCATTCTTTTAATCTATATTAAAAGTTGTCCTTACGGACAACTGATACACTCATTCGTATTCGCTTTGCTCATACTCATTTCGGTATCATATTGATTAAATTATATCTGGGGTTTAAATCATTGCAGTCTTGAAGCCATGGTAGTGCTAAACAGCACTACCACTGGTTAAGATTCCTTGCGGCCTCTCGCCTTTGCCATCTGTTCCCCGTTAGAGTTAGCCGTTTAGCTACCTAACGCCACCGGTTGCTCTGTAAGGTTTGCTGGGACTGTAGTTGAAGACTAATAGTGAACAAATCACTATCGCTTCAGCAACGCATGTTCTATATCCGCAAGATAGAATAAAATATAGACTCATTCAGGGTTCGCACACATAACGAGAGCCCTGTCGGTGTTCCGTACAATCAATTACTACTAGATTGTACGCTTACTCCAGAATCCAACGGCAATAGCACTATGCTAGCAGTCTCAAGGAGAGTCGGGCTATCCCGACTAAACGAATTGTTAATAATTATGACTTGGTGTCGGGTTGAGAATTAGAGTTTGAATATACTTTAAGAAGGTCTTTATTATGATTAAAAAAATGATCAAAGTCAACGAGAATCCAATCACCCTGATTTTTAGATGTATAGTACATAAACTGGTCAGTAACCCATGTGTACTTAGTTTGAACAGCGATAAACTTACCTTTGCGATTGATCTTAACAAACAAAATGTTTAGATCGTCTTTATCTGCTACTGCCATTAACTGTTCTAACCATCCATCAAGTTGTTTACAGCTACCTGCTAGAACTTGATGAAACGGGAAGTCTCCATAAGATTTACATTCACAATTGAAGTTAACCCATGAATCTGGAGCAGCTATATCACCTTTAAAAGACTTTACTTGGTTCGTGTCAAGAGATTCTTTTCTTACAGAATTCTTTCCACCAACATAAGCTCCTGAATTAGGGATTCTATGAAAGCTGGATTGATATAAGTCGCTAAGATATATAGCGACTGTTCTTTCCCAAGAATTACCTTTTGCTTTTTGTGGTGATGTCATATCATTAATTATCGTGTTTCAAACTGTCCAATTTATTTTCATACATCTTCACTGCTAGTAGCAAAGGTTGTAAATCCGTTTTCTTTAACTACTCGCAGTACGCTAGTTACACGATTGACTAGATCATCTTTATGACTAATCAACCAAATAGATTTATTTCTAGTTCTGTTCATATCTTTTAATACTGACAATGAGTTTTCAACACCAACACTATCAGTACCGTTGTCTAACAATTCGTCAATAAACAATACATTGATTGGAGAGTACAAGTTTTCCCATACATCGCGGAACGCCCAAGACAATGCTAATATCAGTCTGTTCATTTCTCCGCGGCTAAGATTATGAAAATCTAACTCTCTACCAAGTTCAGTAATCTCTACACTCAAGTCATTTTTGAACACAACTTGATGAGGCAATCCAATCTTGTCAAGATAATGTGTCAATCTGCTGTTAAGATACGACAAGTTCTGATCAATAATCTTTTTACGAACAAATGAGTCTTTACTGGTTAACAATTCAACCAAGAACTTCAAATGATCAGCTTTTTTACTAAGTTCATTGATCGTATCAAATTTGATTTCTTGTAGTGCATCTTTTTTCATGTCTGCAATTTGATCAATATAAGGGTCAATTTCGTTAGCTTTCTTTTCTAATTGTTCTAGCAAATTGCTAACTTTACTTTTATGCTCAATAGCTTCTTGTTCAGTATCGTAATGAGTTTTGGGCATAGTACCTAAAGTTTCAACAACATGTTCACTAACTTGTTCTTGATATGGATCAGTTTCATTTTGCTTAGCTTGAATCATGTTTAAGATACTTTCTAGTTCAGAGTTATGCTTAAACGCTTCTGCTTCAGTATCGTAATAAGTGTTAGGTTCCAAACCCAATTCAAAAATAGAATTTTTATTTTTTTCTAATTCATTTTGGGTTTGGGCAACATCTCCTTGTGCTGATGCTAACAAAGCTTCTTTCTGACCTAAAACTTCATCATGCTTTGTATCATGTAAATCTTGTCCACAAGCATAGCATTTATGATCTTTAAGAGTTTCAACTTCTTTTAATAGTTTGTCTACTAGCTTTTCTTCTTTGGCTAGTGTAGTTTGTAATGAAACAATTGTTTTGTTTAAAAGAGCTAGTTCTGCTTTTTTCTTTTGATGGCTAGTTAAATCTTTGTGTGCTTGTAGTTCAGCACTAATATCAATATGACTTAGTTGGTCGTAGGATTTTAAAAGAACAGCAATTTCACTTTCGTTCTTTTCTTTCCAAGCAGTTTGTCTAGCAAGTAATGCTTCATAAGCATCTTGTTTTTTCTTACGCTCAAAATACAAAGCCAATTCTTTATGGGTTAGTAATTCTTGCTCAATATTGATTTTACTAAGATCATCATATGTAACAGCCAAATTAGTTACATCTTCATCATGCTTAGCTGTCCAAAGTTTTTGTCTGCGTATCAAACTGTCTATTTGTTCTTGTACACGCTTATTGGCTTCTTCAATAGCTTTTACTTTAAATTCTTCTAACTGTACTTGATCTTTTGTTTCTTTAGCCAAGATTTTTAGCTTTTCAGCTTTTTCGGATAGCAGTGTGATACCCATTAACTGTTCAATAATGTCACGCTGATCTGCTGCTTTCATAGACAAAAACGGTTCAGTATAAGTATTCAAAGCAATAATATGTTTAAACATATCATTGCTCATACCTATAATTTTTTCTATTTGTACCTGAGTTTCTTTATTTTCACCCTGTGCAGAGTCTTCACTGTCTTTTACTGCTTCTCCGCCTATGTAAAATTTCAAAAGATTGGGCTTTCTACCGCGCTCTATTTTATACTCAGTACCATTAACATTAAAGTCAAGAGTAACTAACATACCCTTTCCATTTGTACGGTTAATTAAATTATCTTTTCTGATGTTATTAATTGGAGAACCAAACATTGCGTAAGATACTGCTTGAATCATTGTTGTTTTACCAACACCATTTCTGGCACCATCGCCCCCTAAGTCTAAGTTTTCGCCCAGAATAAGTGTTAAGTCTTTGTTATCAAAGTTTACTGCTTGGGTAACATTTCCAACAGAAAGAAAATTTCTAATTGTTAAATTCTTTAGTACGATCATAGATTTTTGTATAACTCTAATAGGGTCTTTGTATCATAAAAATCACTTTCAATGTTAGTGATTTCTTGTAAAATAATTTGATCCACTGACTCAAATTTTAGTTCAGTTTGCGCATTGTCTTGTGAAACACTGTCACCCTTCATTGGGATCAAAGTCATTTCTCTTAAATTATATTGAGGAATCAATGTTTCTCTGATAAAGTTAGCTTCTTCATATGAAATATCAATATCAAGATGTACTCTAACATGTGAGCGAGATAATAGCAAACCATCAGGGTTATCTAAGATTTCACTTAGCTTATACACTCTAAATGTAGGTTGTTTAGGCCAAGCATGAAACTCAGGTTCTTGATCCCATTCTAGAATCATCATTCCCCTAGCATCATCACCAGCATCTGCATAGTTGTGAGGGAATGCATTTCCAATATACCAAATGTTTTTTCTAGCTTGTCGCTTGTGAAAATGCCCTGAGAATACTTTTTCAAACCCACTTACATGAGTATCACTAACTTCTCCGTGATCTGGCATCAGCACGGCCGCATTCATAAAAAAGTTGGGTAGTTCAAAATGTCCAAACAAATACTTGCCCTTCATTTTAGAAAGCTTTTTAAAGTCATCTCCGATCAACCAAGGAGCAATAACAACATCTTCATGCTTGAACCAATCGTTAACAATTATAATATTGGGTAGATGTTTAGCCCATTCTACTGAGCTAATATCTCTACGATCTCTGTAGTATAAATCGTGGTTGCCTGGAATAAAGTAGACTTTTTCAAACGCATCGTTCATTTTCTCTAATGCTTTTAAGCCAAACTGTAGCGTTTGAATGTTGATACTTGCTCTATGATGATTCCAATCACCCAAGAAAAAACAAGTTTCACAACCCTCTTGCTTAGCTTTTTGAATGAACCATTCAACAAAGTCTAAACAATCTTGATTGTGAATTGTGCTGTTGCTCTTATTTCCAAAGTGAATATCGGTAAAAACTGCTGCTTTTTTAAATAAATTATTAGTCATAAACCGTAGTATAGTATGTTAATAGAAAGAGATCAACTAGAAAGGTAATATTACCCTTGATAATCTTTATCAGAGTTTTCACCCTGTCTAGTCCAACTTGGGGCTAACCCATTAGCTTCTAATATATCATCTCTAATGTGTTGTACTCGTTTTTCGGTATTTAAAACTCTACAAAAAGAATTGGTAATAGCAGCAGTGTAATAAGCAAATGGATTAGCTGATTTCGCTTCATTGAATCTTAAGCCAACATAAGTTAGTTGTAAAATGGCTGCACCACGCATTTCATCATTATAAGTATATCCGCGCCAGTTAAACTTCATAGCATACTTTTCGCAAAGCATAATATACATTCTAGCTAACTTGTCAGTAATCTTTCCGTGCTCTTTGGAAAACTCTCCGGTTTGTAAGTCACCTTTCCAATGCGACTTGCCCACGCATATAAAGCTGTTGTTTTCATCTAATTTAAAATGCTGAAATGGGGGAAAGTTTACCTTTACATGTACCATATCGTCTACTTCAACTTTTGTTACCGGATCTTCTAAGTCAGCAAAAGCGTCTAAACCTTCATGATCGTCAAACAAAATTAAGTCTTTGGCTGATTTTTTTACTACTGTTTTTCTAGGTTGTTTAACTGCAACAGGAATATGATCCCAAGTCATAACTCTAAATACGAGATCAGTTTGTTGTATACTTTCAGGAAGAATCTTTTCACCTAGCTCATGTGATAGTCTTGCTGCTCTAACTTCTTTTGCTTGTTGAATTTGTTCAGGTAAATAAGCATGATCTAAACTTTGTTCTATGCTTTCTGTGGGTTTGTCAATAATCAAATCATATCTATGATAGTCTTTGTTTGTAAATGCGCAATATGATGTTTTGCTTTCGTGTATTTGTTTTAAAATATCTTTGTTATTTAAATAATTAACTTTCTTTGGTGTAGCTGTTATAGTTGTAATCATAATACCTCTTAGTAATTGTAGAAGTTAAACTATATACAAATCATGCACTTATATCAAGTACAAAGGGAAAATTTGGCGATTTTTTGAATGATAAATACAATGAGATACTATTTATCATAGGAATTAATCAATGGCAATAAGTCCGTTTACACAAAGTCTAATAAGAAAAGGTCTTGGCAAGCTTGCCGGCTTGCCTGGGGATATAACTCGCACACAAGAATCTGCAACTAACAATCAATTTGAACAGGCGCAGAATGACTGGAGAGTGCGACTAAGCCTAGCGCCGGATGCAACATATTTATATAAAGCATCAAAGCCAGGTATACTTAAACCCCTTAACGGCACTAAAGGTGTGATATTCCCTTACACACCACAAATTCAGGTAAGTTATGCTGCAAACTATGAACCTACAGAACCTGTTCATTCTAATTATAAAATTTATCAGTACAGAAACAGTAGTGTAGATCAAATTTCAATAACTGCTACCTTTACAGCGCAAGATACTGAAGAAGCCAACTATATGTTAGCAGTTATACACTTTTTTAAATCAGTTACTAAAATGTTTTATGGTCGAGATCAAATGCCAGTGAACGGTACTCCTCCCCCGTTGTGTTTTCTATCAGGGTTAGGCACTTATCAGTTCAATAATCATCCTATAGTAATTACTAGTTTTAACTATAGTCTACCTGATAAAGTAGATTATATAAGGGCGCAACTTGAGTCTCCGTCCCCGGTTCCAAATAACGAGCCACCAACCGGTGCTCAAGAAGGAACACAAGCAAAAGAGCCCACAATAATACAGCGAATAGCCAGACTAGGGTTAACTTTATTGCCCGGCGGAGAAGCACCACCTACAGTATTCTCTCCGCCGAGACCGGGTAAATTTACTGACGCAACATATGTTCCTACACAGATACAAATACAGTTAACAGCATATCCAGTTGTTTCTAGAAATGACATCAGAGACAAATTTAGTTTAGAACAATATGCTAACGGTAGTTTAACTACAAAAGGTATATGGTAATGTCAAATAGTATATATCCTGCAACAAGTCCTTATTATCTGACAGATATTAATGATGATAAGTATCTAGATACATTGAGGTACAGACCTATACCTAAGTTAGCTTCTGATGTATTATATATTATACCTCAAGTTTATGAATTTAGGCCTGATATGCTAGCCTATGACTTATATAGTGATTCTAGATTATGGTGGGTATTTGCTGAACGCAATCCCAACAAACTAGGTTACGATCCATATTTTGACTTTGTTGCAGGTATATCAATTTATATACCTAAAATGAGCACATTAAAACAGGTGTTAGGCATTTAAGATGACAAATACAGTAAATGATGATTCATCTGATGAATTTAGATTTTATAATGTTACACCTCCTAATATTGAAAATAAACCAGGTAGAAGAACTAAAAATCCTTTAGGTTATTATTCTAGTTATAATTATCAAATTGGCTTATACTTAGTAACACCAACCGGAATGGATTTGTTTAGGTCAACTAATGCAAAAGACGGTACTATTTTGAATGACACTAATACCGCTTACTTAGTAGCACAAAACGGCGGCATAAACAATACTACTTCTAATACAGCACCGGGATTTGAACTAGATTATTATATAGATGACTTAGTAATAAAAAATAAAACCGGTGCAACAAATCATACATTTACTAATGTAACTAATATTTCATTTAAGATTATAGAACCATATGGATTTTCTTTTATAAGCAATTTAAAAAAAGCTAGAGATAGTTTTGCTGTTGCTACTTCATTTCCTAATAATCCCACACGAATGCCTTTTGTGTTAAGTGTTGGGTTTTTAGGGTATGATAAGAATGGAAACTTAATGTCGGGTAATCAACAATATGATGATGTATCGCTAGATTTTAATAATGATAGTAACAGACTTTTTAATAGGTATTACTTTTTAACTATTACAAACATAAAATTTAAAATTGACGGAAAAGCAACTGTTTATGATATTATAGCAAGCCCTATAGATCAAAACACCGGATTCGGCACAAAAAAAGGATTTATAAATAATGCTGTTTCTATTTCTGCAAGTACAGTAGGGGAATCGTTACAACAACTAATAGACGGTCTTAATAATGAGCAACTTAGATTAGAATATAATAATGACATAAAGCCAACTCTTTATAGGCTAGAATACCATGGATTTCCGGATTCACCAAATTCAACAGATAATCCTATAGCAAAAGCATCTATAGTTAATGATAGTGATATAGAGAAACTTAGAACATCAGGTAGTGGTGCTCTGACTGTCAATCAGGTAAATGAACGCCAGGGAGCAGCATATGATCCTACTAAAAAAGAGTTTACTTTTGAAAAAATTTCTATAATGCAAGGAATAAGTCAAATAATAAAACAAAGCAGTTATCTGACAGATGCGTTAAGACAAATACAAACTACCGATCTTGAACCTGATCCAACTAAACGCGACAGAAGGATTATATCAAATTCTAGTAAAAGCTTTTCTTGGTATACATTAAGCGCCCGTGTTTCTGGTGGTATATGGGATCCTAAAATAAAAGACTATGCTTATATCATAACATACGTACTACAAAAGTATGATACCCCTGTTATTATTAATCCGTTAGCTAATCCTGGCATAGGATATTATGGACCTAGTAAACGATACGAATACTGGTATACTGGTCAAAATTCTGAAGTGCTTGAATACGAACAGCGATTGGATAACAATTATTTTATGATAATATTTAATCCAAATAATCTTCCGGATATAAATGAAAATTCAGGTCCAGGTATAGCACCAGAAACTCCTCGTATTCTTGGTACTCAATCGGTTAATGGAGATAACACCGGGGCCCCTACAGATACGAACCTTGCTGCTGAAAACAGTGTATTAACTGATTTATCTGATCCTAAAAGTTTTGCTGAGGCAAAGATAACAATATTAGGCGACCCGGACTTTTTAATGGAAGACACAATAGATAGCCCTAATCAAGTTTACAATCAATTTTATGGAGCAAACAACTTTACTATTAGTGCTAACGGCGGACAAGTTTTTATAGAATTAGATTTTAGAGAAGCAAAAGATTATAATTACAATACAGGCACTCTTTCTATTAATGATCAAATTAGATTTTGGAACTATCCGGAAACAGCTAATATTAAAGGAATAAGTTATCAAGTAGTAAACGTAGACAGTACTTTTTCAGGAGGAGTATTCAAACAAGTGTTAACATGTAAAATGACTTACCAGTTTACTGACTCTACTATAGGTCCTAAAACTACCGGAACAGGTCCCACTACAACAAACAGTAATGTAACTACGTCCAATACTGGATTTATTAAGAACTTAGTAACTAATATAGTACCACAAATTAATCCAGTTCCTGCTGAATCTACTATACAAATACCGTTTAGACTCGGTACAACATCAACAACAGATGATTAAAGGTTAAAAAAATGGCTGAAAACGTATTCAAACCTAGAGGAACATTGAACGCATATAAACCTGACTCAGGTGGAGCATTTATCAGGTCTTCTCCTGTGTTTGGTATAGTAAAAGATAATATTGACCCTGTCAGGGCAGGTAGGCTTAAAGTTTACATATCCGGTTTAAACAGTTTAGATCCAGAGAATTCTTCTGGTTGGGTAACTGTGAGATATATGACTAACTTTTTTGGAAGTGTTAGACCAACTTCAAGTAGTGAGGGTTCTGGAGATTTTAAACACAATCCATCGTCATATGGTGAGTGGCACGCCCCTCCCGATATAGGAACTACTGTAATTTGTGTTTTTGTTAACGGGGATGTAAACTATGGTTTTTACATAGGGTGCGTACCGGACCCAGAAACTTTACATATGGTTCCTGCTATTGGTGCAACTTTTACCGATCAACAAGAAAATGTATCATTCAATAATGATAGCGAGGGTTCTACTTACGGAGGGGCGCCCAGACTACCTACTACAAATATGAATACAAATAACCAAGCTGAATCTAACAAGCCGGGTTTTATAACTGCAACCAAACCAGTACATAGTTATACAGCGGCTATCATGGAACAGCAAGGTATAATAAGAGATCCAGTGAGAGGTCCGATATCATCAAGCGCACAACGAGAAACTTCTAGTAGAGTGGGATGGGGAGTAAGCACACCCGGTAGACCTATATATGAAGGAGGTTTTGATGATGAAACAATTGCTGAAAATATAAAAAATAACCCAACAAACATTGATCAAAAATTACGAGTGATATCTAGACGCGGCGGACATTCTATTGTAATGGATGACGGTGATGTTATAGGTAGAGATCAGTTAGTCCGAATAAGAACAGCAAAAGGTCATCAAATACTTATGAGTGATGACGGACAAACATTAATGGTTCTACACTCCAACGGACAATCGTATATAGAATTAGGTAAAGAAGGTACAGTAGACATTTACTCTACAAATTCCATTAACTTAAGAACTCACGGTGATCTAAATTTACACGCTGACAATGACTTGAATATACACGCGGCTAAAAATTTAAATATTCATGCAGAAAACATGAATATAGCCACTGATAAATCATTAACACAATCTATAGGTATGAACTTAATAACTTCTGCTTTAGGAATGGTTACAACTAAAGTTTTAGGAGCAATGAGTCTTCAAGCTACCGGTATAGCTTCATTCTCAAGTACTGCATTAACTTTTATAAACGGAGGACTAATAAATTTAAACACAGGTAAATCTCCTATTATTCCTTTAGATGCAGCACCTACTCCTTTAATAGCGCACACTGATACTCTTTTTGATAATCAAAAGGGATTTACCGCAGCGCCTGGTAAGTTGATGAGTGTAACATCTAGGGCACCTGCTCACGCGCCATGGGCTCATGCAGGTCAAGGAGTAGACATAAAGGTTGATCTAAGTTCTTCTTCACAACTACCTCAGGGTCCTAGTTCAGCTTTATCTAATGTAGTACAAGCAGGACTTAGAACAGGTGCTGTGCCGGCAAGACTAGCAACTGCATTGTCCTCGCCTACTGCCGGAGCCATTAGCAAATCTTTAAACAGTTCAGCTACTACTGCACTAATAGGTGCTACTGCTCAGCAAGCAGCTTCAGGACCTCTATCTTCGGCTATACAACGAGGAGCATCCGTAGTAAATGTGGGTTCGTCAAGAATCGCTGCGATAGGAGCATTTGCACAAAGCCCGGCGCAACTAGCAAGTGCTGGTGTCTTGAAACCGGGATCAGATAGGCTAATTAATTCATTAGTAAGTTCAGGGGCTAATATTACGCAGGCTATGCCAAGTACATTGTTTACTGGTAACTCTGGTGCAGAGAATTTAAGTACCTATACTAGACAAATACAATCTCAAACTAACACGGTTGTTACAACACTGCGACAATCACAAACAGCGTTAACTAATACGGGTGTAATTACAGGAAGAGAAACATCAGGTCAAATAGCAGGAGTGGTTTTTTCAGGTGTTAACTCTGGTTTAAGTAACACAGTAACTACAGTAAGAACTGTAGTTAATAAAAATACTACTGATTCTTCTGTACTAAGAGACATAGGTTTAGCTACCGCATCTGTGACAGAAGCAACAAACACAATAGAAGGCTTCGGCGGAATTTCACAAGCAGTAAATGCGATGTCTATATCACCAAGTATTAGTGGCCCGATAGCAAGTAATACCGGTATTGTGGGCTCTACATTTTCTGCAATAAACTTGTCATTCCCTTCTTTCAGAGCTGGAGTAGCTACTAATTTAGGTACTTCGGTTAGTAGTCAGCAAATAGTTTCTGATTCACTTTCTAATGTAGTAGGGCAAGCTAGCGCAGATGTTATTAGTAAATTAAATCCCGTTAGTTCGTTAGGTGCTCAAGCATTACAGGGATTCACTGGCACTTCACTCTTGGAATCTACTAATATAGCTAGCGGGATAATCAATATGCCCGGTGGATTGAAATCAATTGCATCTTTTACTGATAAAGCATTACCAAATTTAACTAGCATTCCCGGATCTGGTCAAATATCGTCATTAGTCACTGGATCTTTTAGCTCTGCAATGAATAATTTACCTCTTCCAAAATTACCAGGTGACTTGAGCAGTTTAACTAGCGGATTATCAGGTGGACTAGGCGGTATAACCGGTAGCTTAACAGGCGGATTAGGAGGTATAACTAGTAGCTTAACAGGTGGACTAGGAGGTATAACTAGTAGCTTAACAGGTGGACTAGGAGGTATAACTAGTGGATTATCAGGTGGACTAGCAAAATCTCTTTCAGGATTGCCGATAGGATCTATTGCTGGTGCAATGTCTGCTATTTCTGCTGTAAAATCATTGTTTGGCGGCAAAGGAAAATCTAGAACATTATCAGTTGCAGTAAACACTACTAACAGAGAATCTATCAATCAGAAAACAGTTTCATTGTTAGGAGATCCAGGAATACCTAATCCAACTTTTACTGGAGAAGTTTCTAGACAGGCTGTACAAAGCTTAACTGATATAAGACGAGTGGACAGAGAAATAATTGATCTTAGAGAAAAGATACAGGGTGTAAATATACAAATATTAAGGGTAAAACAAACAGAGGGTATAGCTGTATTAACAGAAGAGCAAAATTCTCCAGCCGGCGATCCCGAAGTTAAACGTAAAAAAGATGAAGTACAAGCAAAACTTGATGCACTATTTGCTAAGAAAAGAGACTATCAAGCAAGAATAGACGCAATAAGTAACCAACAATAAAAGAATAAATACATCATGCCAACATACATCGGATTCAGTACAATAAATGCAGACAAACCAAAAACTACTAACGCTAGGCCCGGTAGTGATGCCGGCACCGGCGGTATAACTGATCCTATCGTATTTGGTAAAAAGTTTAGAATGGTGGATAGTCAACTAGTTATTCAAGACTTTATAAATGCACTTAATATACCCTTAGGACAAAAAGTAGGACAACCAGGATATGGAACTACTCTTTGGAGTTTTGTATTTGAGCCTAATAATTTTGATACGCAGCAGCAGTTAGAAACTGAAGTCAGAAGAGTTGCTAGTTTAGATCCAAGACTTCAACTTAACTATGTAAATATTTATCCTCGTGACAACGGTATACTAATAGAAGTAGAAATGGCAGTAACTCCATTCAATCAAGCATTAGTTTTAAATGTATTTTTTAATCAAGATACTAGTGTAGCCTCTAGAATTTAATAAATCATAAAACTCTCGGTTTTTCAAAATGATAAATATAGTATATATTAACCGAGACTTATTATGGCAACATCATCTAGACAAAGCGGACTTTTTGGAGTCAATGACTGGAAGCAGATTTACCAGACATTCAGAGAAGCGGATTTTAGAAGCTATGACTATGAAACTCTTAGAAAGAGTTTTATAGACTATTTGCAATTATATTATCCTGAAACTTTTAACGACTATATTGAAAGTTCAGAGTTTATTGCTCTGCTTGACGTTATGGCTTATATGGGTCAGGGTCTTGCTTTTAGAAACGACTTAAACTCTCGTGAAAACTTTATTGACACTGCTGAACGCAGAGACTCAGTAATCAAGTTAGCAAACTTAGTAAGCTATACTCCTAAAAGAAACTTAGCCGCTCAAGGTTATTTGAAAGTTACTAGTATCCAAACTACACAAAATCTTTTAGACATCAATGGTGTTAATTTAAATAATATACCTATACTTTGGAATGACCCAGCAAATCCAAATTGGTTAGAACAATTCAACACTATTATCAATGCTACTCTAGTTGATACTCAACGCATAGGTAGACCGGGTAATTCTACTGACATAGTGAATGTAACAACAAACGAATATTCAATAAAAATTCCTGATAATAGTTTGCCCATTGCTCCGTTTACTTCTTCAGTAGATGGACAGAACATGAGTTTTGAGTTAGTATCTGTAACTAGTTTAGGTGAAGATTATATATACGAAATTCCACCTGACCCTAGTAGTAGATTTAACATTTTATATCGTAATGACAAGTTGGGATACGGTAGTCCTGAAACTGGATTCTTTTTCTACTTCAAACAAGGGACACTACAAAACTTTGATTTTAATTTAGAACAACAAATATCAAATCAAACAGTAGATATAGGTAGTATTCAAGGTGTTAATAATACAGACACGTGGTTATATCAGTTAAACAATAACAATGGTGATAGAACACTTTGGAGAAAAGTTGACAACGTTTATGCAGACGCATACCTACAAACAGAGTTTTCTGACAAAAAAATATTTTCAGTAAATTCTAGATTTAACGATCAAGTTACTTATATTTTCGGTGATGGCGTATTTTCTGAAGTACCGGTAGGATTATTTAGAGCATATGTACGTTCTAGTAACGCTCAAACATATGTAATTGACCCGTCAGAAATGCAAGGCATTACGGTAGCGTTTACTTATGTGAATCGTCAAGGAAGAAATGAAACACTAACATTGGGATTAGAGTTACCACTTGCTGTATCTAACGCGCAAGTTAGAGAGCCTTTATCAGAAATTAAACAACGAGCACCTACTCGTTATTACACGCAAAACAGAATGGTAAACGGTGAAGACTACAACAACTTCCCTTATACTCTTTATAGTTCTATTATAAAAAGTAAAGCAATTAATCGTAGTTCAGTGGGTATTTCTAAAAACTTTGACTTATTAGACCCAACAGGAAAATATTCAAGTACTAATTCGTTTGGTTCAGATGGTGCTCTTTATCAAAACGATACTGACGGATTTTTAGAACTTACTATAGATAACATAAGTGATATTATTGCATTCTTTAATAATACACTTGCGTCTGTTCTTGCAGAAAATAAAGCTAATCAGTATTACATTCAGAATTATCCTAGATATACTATTACAAATACACAAGTAGCTCCTAACAACACTTGGGTATATTGGCAAACTAGTTCAGTAGATGCTTCTAGTGAATCAGGATATTTTTATAACATATCTGGTAGTAATAATACTCCCGCTTCGTTGGGAACCTTTACTACTACTAATGCAAAGTATGTTACTACTGGATCAATTTTAAGATTTCGTGCACCGTCAGGATTTTACTATGATGCCAACAATAGATTGGTAGCAGGGATCCCCGCAAATTCTGAACAATATTTTATTTGGACTACTGTATTAAACGTTATAGGAGACGGTAGTAATAACGGCGAAGGTGGTTTCGCTAATGGAACAGGACCCGTAACACTAAACGGATATGTTCCTTCAGGATCAATATTAGTTAGCGTTATACCTGTTTTTGACAACTCATTATCTGCTACTTTAATTAATGAGTGTGTAGTTCGTATGGAACTTGAACAGAATTTTACATTAGTATTCAATAACGCCCTTACTATAAATCAAGAAAGATGGACTATTAGACCTATAACCGACGAGAATTATTTTGTTAAATTTCAAAGTATGGGATCAGGTAGATATACTGTTACACTTAAGTCATTAACTTATTACTTTGGTAGTGTTGCGGATACTAGATTTACGTTTGCACGAGATGAGTTAGTATACGATCCGTTTACTGGAAAAATTATTCAAGACTTTATTAATGTTTTACAAGTAAATTCTCAGCCTAATTCTTCACAAAGTTTAGGTAAAGATGTAAAAGTTAATATTTTAGGACAAACTGTTCAATCCGACGGTTATGTAGATGATTTCCAAGTTGAAATTGCGGCTACTGATGTTAATAACAGTCAGTTAATCTTAAATCCAGATTTCTTTCAGCAAATTACTGGTTACGATAATACGGGTTCAAATATAGGAATATATGTTTTCTTTAGATTAATTCAAGATGCTATTAATTTATCAAGAGAAGTTATTGTTCCTTCTACTGACGTTGTGTATCAATTTGCTACTAAAACTCAAGTAGAAGTTGTAAAATATGATTATCCTCTAGGACAATTATTTTATGCATATACAGAGAATAAGTTTTACAAATCAGTACAAGATCAAACGGTAACTATACCTTCATATGTATTAGTAGAACAACTTGAATACTCAGTAAAACCGGGTAGACAAGGATTGTCTTTTCAATACAGACATAATTCTAATAATACTACTAGAATAGATCCAGCTACTACTAATATTATTGATCTTTATGTAGTTACGCAATCTTATTATACTGCGTATCAAAATTGGATTCAAGATTCAACTAACACAATACCTATGCCAGATATGCCAACGATCAATCAACTAAATCAAGAGTACTCACAAGTTCAGAATTTCAAAATGTTGTCGGATTCTGTGGTGTTAAATAGTGTTGTATTCAAACCGTTATTTGGTCCTAAAGCAGAACCTGCGCTAAGAGCCACAATAAAGGTAATTAAACAAAGTAAAACTAATGCTAGTGATAGTGAAATCAGAAGTGCAGTATTAACAGCAATGAATGAGTATTTTAATATTAACAATTGGAATTTTGGAGATACGTTCTTTTTCTCAGAACTAAGTGCATATCTACATGCTGAATGCGGAGAATTAATAAGTTCTGCTGTATTAGTACCAAATGATCCTAGCAAGCGTTTTGGTGATTTATACGAAATAAAGTGCATGCCTTATGAGATTTTTGCAAATGGGGCAGTAGCAAATGATGTATTGGTAGTAGCGGCATTAACTCCCGCTGAGTTACAAATTGGTAGGTAATCATTAAAAATGACAAGAATAAGAACTCTTAATTTTCTTCCCGAAATTTTTCAAACAAAAACCAACACTGAGTTTTTGTCAGCAACACTAGACCAGCTAGTAAATCCTCCTATCACAAAAAAGATACAAGGATATATTGGTAGTAAAGTAGGTTATGGTGTTAATGCTAATGATTATTATGTAACAGAACCAAATAAAACAAGAACAGACTATCAACTAGATCCCGGTGTTGTATTTACAAAAACTAATCAGTCAACTGCTCAAGATTTTATTAGCTATCCCGGTATTTTAGATGCACTAGAATTGCAGGGAGGAATTACTAATAATAATTCAAGACTGTTTGAAAGTCAGATTTATTCATGGGATTCATTTACTGATTTTGACAAAATAGTAAATTACAATCAATATTACTGGATACCTACTGGTCCTCCCGCAGTAACTGTGTCTTCTGCACTAGTCTATTCAACCAATGATTATATAGTTACTGATTTAGCTAATGGTTATAATATAAGAGAACTGGGAGCTTCTGCTGGCAGTACCAATCCTACTATCACTTTATTAAGAGGTGGTTCGTATAGATTTACAGTAAATCAGCCATCACAGTTTTGGATACAAGGAGAACCCGGTGTATCAGGATTCAGTCCTACTCAACCTAATTTGCCGGTACGAGATGTATATGGTGTTAGTAATAACGGAGCTACTCAGGGTGTAGTTACTTTTACAGTACCTAGTAAAGATGCACAAGATGAGTTTATATTCCCCGGTAACAACTTAGTTGATGTGATAAGCACACTACCATTTGAAGATGTCAACGGTGCTCCGTTGTCAGCATTAGGGTCAATTGATAGTATTACTTCATTGAACAACTTACGTGTTATGTTTTATGACACAGGTGTAGTTAATGAGATTGGTTATATTTCTGCATACTACGATGAAACTTCATTTGATACGAATGATAATGCATTAGTAGCTCCTTTAGTAGTTACAATAGGAAGTTCTAATTCATCAACTGATAGATTTACTTTATCAACTGGAAATACTAGTCAGCTAGTAGTTAACAATACTATTACATTTAACAATCCAGTATTTGGTGGAGTAACAGCAGGTACAATTTATTATATTAAAAGTGTAGACAGTTCTACGGAATTTACTATTTCTGATACATTAGGTGGAGCAACTTTTCCGCTTACTACTGATAGCGGAACAATGACCGCTAACGCAAATCAAGGATTGTATGAAGAAGGGTTCTATACAACAGTTAGTGAAAACTTTTACAGAATTACTTATGTAGTAGATCCCTCAGATCCTACAAATCCAATTATAAGATTAATACCAGACGGTTTAATACCAACTGAACAAAAAATAACAGCTACGTACGGCTCAACTTGGATTGACAGACAATTTTATAGAAATACGCTAGGTGTTGTTTCTTTAGTACCTTATATTACTGCACCGCTTGATCAGCTTTACTATCAAGATGGTACTTCTGCAAACAAAGTAGGTATTATTAGAATAATTGAAAATAATACCACGAATACTATAAATGTAGAAACTGATATTTTAGGTAAAAAGAATTACACTTCAACAAATGGTGTTGTGTTTACTAATGGACTAAAAGTAGAATTTGACGGTGACGTTATCCCGTCAAGATACTTATCCGGACAATATTACGTAGAAGGTGTAGGTTCGGCAATAGAACTAATTTCAGTTGAAACATTAGTATCACCTGAAGATTTTACTACAAGTACCTTTGTCCCGTTTGATACTACTCCGTTTGATTTATCAAACTTTGATAGTGATTTGTTTATACCAACAGATTTAGATTATATTACTATTGCTAGAAACGCAATAAACAAAAATGCTTGGTCTAGAAGCAACAGATGGTTTCATTCGCAAGTAATTAATCAAACTGCGATTTATAATAATAATCCATCAATAGTTACTGAATTCGCTAAAGCAGAAAATAAAGCAAGAAGACCTATTATTGAATTTTATCCTAATTTAGGATTATTCAACTCAGGTACTCGTGGCAAAGATGCAGTAGATTTCATTGATCAAAGAACAACTGATGCACTATCGCAAATTGCAGGATTAAACAATTATTTTCCTGATGTAGAAGTATATACAGAAAATACAGTATCTATAGCATCTGTTGTAGGAACATCAACTACTATTACTATTCCTACTGCTGATATTGTAGGAACGTTCCAAGTTGGGCAGTATATTAGTGATTACTTAGATATTTTACCTAACAACACACAAATTACAAATATAACCATAGCAGGTAATAACACTGTATTAACAGTGTCTTGGGCCGTATCACAATCTGTTGGCTCAGCTACTAGTGTAGCCGTTATTGCAACAGACACTACAGTTAATAATTACTCTATATTCTCTGGAGCAAGAATTATATTTGCAGCAGACACGGATGTGAATGTACGCAATAAAATATATGTTGTTGCACTTTCTCAATTATCCCCATCATCAGTACCGGTTATTACATTAACTGAAGCTCAGGATGGTTTGTGTGAAGAAAATGATCAAGCAGTTATTACTAGAGGATATAATAATCAAGGTAATACTTATTATTTTAGTAACGATAATTGGATCACAGCACAAGAAAAAGTTACTGTAAATCAAGCACCGTTATTTGATGTATTTGATGAAAACGGTATAAGTTTTAGCGATCCAACAATTTATCAAGGTACTTCTTTTGCCGGCTGTACATTATTTTCTTATGGCATAGGCTCTGGAACCGATGATCCTATTTTAGGATTTCCTATAAGATACAGTGCTATTGATAATGTAGGTGATATTAGTTTTGATGTTTCGTTAAACACTGATACATTTGATTATGTTACTGGAACTACTCCTATAACTCAAAAAGTTAACACAGGTTATGTGTTTAATTATGATGACAGAACTGAATATACTAGAGAATTAGGTTGGCAAACCGCGGTAGCACCTAGTGCGCAGTATCAAGTATTTCAATTTACATATCTAAAGGATAATCCTAGTACAACATTTGTATGCGACATTGCTGCTATATCTGAAGTAGAAGGTCAAGATTCTTGGACTAGTGTACAGGTGTACATAAACAATGCTTGCCAGTGCGTAAGTGAATATTCATACACTATTACTGCAAATTCTACGATCATTGAATTATTAGACGTTTCTGAATTGGATAGTGATACACCAATTGAAGTTTTAATATTAAGTAACCAAGTTAGTAATCAAGCATATTATACAATACCTGTTAACTTAAGTAACAATCCATTTAACCAAGACTTAGAAACAGTTAACGTTGGTGATATTAGATTACAATACAGAGACATTTATGTAAATGCTCCCGGTATGTTAGGTCAAGTATTTGGATCAAACAATTATAGAGACTTAGGTAACTTAGTTCCATATGGAACTAACATAATTCAAAATAGTGCTTCTTTAGTATTACCCGGCACATTCTTGCGTAAAACAAATCACAACTTGTTTGATGCGTTACAATTTAATAGCAACGAATACACTAAGTTTAAAAATCTATTAGTAGATACTATTAATAATGCAGAATATGTACAACGATACACGCCTTCAGAAATACTAGATCAAGCTATTGATATTATTACTGCGGCTAAAAGTGAGTCACAAGCGTTCTTTTGGAGCGACATGTTACCTGCTAAGTCACCATTAAGAAGCAACACTTATACTTTTGCAAACAATTTAGATACAAGCATTTATCCCTTAACTACAACATATAACTTTGCTACTGCTAACTATAATGGTGTTATTGTTTATTTGTCAAGAATAATAAGCGGTGTAACTATACAGAAACAATTGATTATTAATCAAGACTATGTTATAAGTCAAGATGCCCCGTCACTAACTGTTACGTTAGACTTGATTGCGGGTGACAAGATTACTATTAAAGAATATAATCAAACTTATGGTAGTTATGTTCCTAACACACCAACAAAATTAGGTTTATATCCTGCTTATACTCCTCAAGTAGTGTTAGACACTGCTTATACTCAACCAACATATTTTATTAAAGGACACGATGGTTCTTATAATAAGTTATACGGATCTTATAACACTAATTTGGGTGTTCTAGAAGACTTTAGAGATCAGGGCTTATTAGAATTTGAAACAAGAATTTATAACAACTTAAAATTAAGCAGCACTGTACCTATTCAAACATATGAAGTGCTACCGGGATTCTTTAGAGATACCGACTATACATATAGCGAATTCTTGCAAATGTATAGTGAAAGTTTCTTAAACTGGGTAGGGCAAAACAGATTAAATTACAAAACTCAGGTTTTTTCTAAAGTAAATGAATTTACTTACAATTACACCAATGCAGCTAACAAATTAACTAATACACCGATTGAGCAAGGTTATTGGAGAGGTGTGTATCAATACTTTTATGATACTACAACCCCTAATGCTACGCCATGGGAAATGTTAGGTTTTACTGATCAACCAACTTGGTGGACAGAAAGATATGGTCCTGCGCCTTATACTAGTGATAACTTAATTCTTTGGAATGATTTAGAACAGGGTGTAATTTGGAATGACGGAGTACCTATTACAGTTGAAACAGTTGCTCGTCCTGGCTTAACTAATATCATTCCAGTAGACAGTGCAGGTAATTTAGTTTCTCCGTTTGTTGCAATAGTAGGAAACTACAACCCTAATACATTCCAAAGAGATTGGAAAGTGGGTGATGATGCCCCGGTTGAATTAAGCTATCGTAGAAGCTCAGCATATCCTTTTGATCTGATGAGAATATTTGCATTAATGAAACCTGCTAACTTCTTTAACTTGGGAGTAGATGTAGACAACTACAAATATAACTTAGAGTTTAATCAATACTTGGTAAACAACAGAAGTCATTTAGTAATAAGTGATGTTGAAATCTATGGTTCAGGTACTGCAAAAACAAGTTATATTAACTGGATAGTTGATTACGAAAAGCAAATAGGAATAAATGCTACTGAAAATATTACTAACTTACTTGATAACCTTGATGTAAGATTAATTTATCGTTTGGCTGGGTATAGCGATAAAAACTTGCTAAAGTTCTATGTAGAAAAAGGAACTCCAAACAGTAGAAACGCATCATTGTTAATTCCAGACGAAAGTTATTCATTGCTTCTTTATGATAATCAACCGTTTGATAGAATTGTATACTCAGGAGTTGTAATACAAATAACACAGGATGGTTATACTGTATTTGGTAATTCACAAACTAATGCATACTTTAAAGTATTGAAGCCAGTAAACAATGGTAAATACAATAACATTCAAGTTGAAGATGCTCAGGTAAAAGTTGCAGTTGATTATACTGCTAACGAATTATTAATTCCTTATGGTGCTAAGTTTTATAGCGAACAAGAAGTAGCACAGTTCTTGTCTAGTTACGGTGCATATCTAACTTCACAAGGTATGATATTCAACGATGTCTTAGGTGGAATAGAAGTTAACTGGGATCAAATGATCAGTGAATTCTTATACTGGTCACAAACTGGCTGGGAAGTAGGAAGTATTCTTTTATTAAATCCATCTGCTCAAACATTGAAAATTGACAAAGAAAGTTCAATTGTTCAACCGCTTACTGTACAAAATACTAATTTTGTATTGAATCAAAACTTGTATCCAATACAAGCAAAAGACTTAAGCGTGTTTAGAAACGGTACTGAGTTTAGTGTTACCGCACTTAATCAAGGTGACACTGTTTCTTATGGACAGTTTAATTTAAGTAACTTTGAACATGCTGTGGTATTTGATAATACTACATTGTTTAATGATACTATATACAATTTAATTACTGGGTTAAGACAAAACAGAATATATGTAAGAGGAACTAAAACCGCTGAATGGAACGGAACTATTACCGCTTCAGGATTTATATTAAATCAAGACAACATAAAAGAATGGTCAAGAGCAGTCAAGTACACTAAAGGATCAATTGTACTTTATAAAAACAAATACTGGACTGCATTAAAAGTAATTGAGCCTAGCAATATTTTCAATGAAAGAGATTGGAAAGAAACCGATTACGATCAAATTCAAAAAGGATTATTACCTAACTCTTCAACTAGATCATATGAAAGTGCGTTATATTATGACACTAACAAAGCTAACTTAGAAAACGATGCAGACCTATTAGGATTCTCACTGATAGGTTACAGACCTCGTGACTACATGGCATTAGTAGACTTAACTGATATTACTCAGATTAACGTTTATCAAAACTTGATTAAAAACAAAGGTACTCGTAATGCGATAGAAGCATTTAGAGGAGCTACCTTACCGCAAGGTGGTATTGAATATGAAGTCTATGAAAACTGGGCTATTAAAAGCGGTGAGTTTGGTGGACTATTAAACAAAAACTTTGTAGATTTTAAAATCAACGAACAATATCTAACAGGTAATCCATCAATTGTTAGCTTGACTAACGGTGTTTATACTCCGGGTTCTCAACAAGAAGTGCCTATATATAGTTTGTTCAATTATGCTAGACCTATTGACTCTCCTAATATTTTAAGTACTATTGATCCTTCTACTCCAACACAAGTATATCCTGATGCTGGATATGTAAACTTTGATGATGTTAAAATGTCTTCTTATTTCTATTCAGGGTTACCAGTAGCAAGAGATAAAAATAATGAGCCTGTACTTATTAATGATTTTTATGTAAGAGACTACGCTTGGTTAGCTAACTATCTAGGAAACTGGGATGTATTAGCTTGGACATCTGTTGGTAGAGTAATAGCAGTAAGAAGTAATCTAAACAATACTGCTACAATAACATTTGCTCAACCTCACGGTTTAGTAAGACTGCAACCTCTGTCTATTATAAACTATGCAACAAACGTAGACGGATATTACATAGTAGCTAACATAGTTAACTTGAATGAAGTGATTATTAACTTACCGGTAGCTACTGAAATTGCAAGCACTGGTCAAGGTATTGGTTTAACATTCCAATCACAAAGAGTAAGCAATCCTGCTAGTATTAATAACCTACCGCTACTGGATACAGAGTTTGTAAAAAATACTGTATGGGTAGACGAAAGCACTGACGGTAGTTGGGCTGTATATAGAAAGAGTTTGAACTATCAGTATAATAATGAAGTAACAAAAACTAACAGCACTACATTTGGTAGCGCAGTTGCGTACACTGATCAAGCAGGGTATTTAATAAGCGATGCTAGTGCAGGCGAAGTTTATCGTTACGCTCAAGATTCTGCTAACAATTACTTTATCGTAGAAACACTAACCGGCGGAACATCATTTGGTTCTAAGATCGTTTATGCAGGAAACACTTATGTAATTTCTGAACCTACTACTGCTTCAGAAGTTCATGTATATGTAATTAATGATAGTCAGTTGTCAGACGATTTTGTTCTTTATCAAACAATCGCTGCACCCGGCGGAGTAACAGATTGGGGTAGCGAACTAGCTATTTCCGGAGACCAAAATTGGTTATATATTTCTGATATTGCAAACGATAAGGTACATGTTTATCAGAAACAAAACATATTGCTTAATGCAGGATATTTTGTTTCCGGACAAACTTATGTTATCACTGACTTAGGTACTACTGACTTTACATTAATTGGTGCGATTGAAAGCAAAGTAGGTATCACGTTTGTTGCAACAGGAGTAGGTACCGGCACCGGTGCAGCAACTCAGATCACTTACAAAGCGTCAACAATAATCAACGGAGTAGCTTTAAGCTTAGTATCATCAACTGATAAGTTTAGCAAGTCTATTACTACAAACTACTATGGTGATGTGATGGTAGTGGGCGCTCCTGATAAAGACTATGATGGCAACATTGCTAACTGGGGAAGTGCTTTTGCATTTTCTAGAGCAGTTCAAAATATTGAAGTTCAGTTTAATACAATAGGACAAACTTTCCAATTAGCATGGACACCTATAACAGTATCACGAACAGTAAGTGCTACTAATGCCACAGGAAACTTGATCACATTAAACAGTGTATCTGGAATAGCAGTTAATGATCCTATTATCTTTAGCGGTACTGGTTTACTTGGTACCGGTATTCAAGGAAATAGTGTTTACTACATAAGAAGTATTGCAGGATCTGATATAACAATAAAAACTTCAAGATCATCTATTACTCCTGAGGCAATATCTACCGTAGGATCTGTTTCTAACGTAACTGCTACCGTGCAAACCTCACCATTATACGTATCTAGAAACGGCGTAATAGTTCAAGATAACAACTATGGTGTGATAGGTAGTACGTTCGTTTACTCAGGTACATTGACAGCAGGTGATATTATCACAGTAAGCGATAGTAAGTTTACTTACGCGCAGACCTTTACATCAAATTATAATAATAGAGTAGGCACTCAGTTTGGTTATTCACTTGATACTATTCAATCAGGTTCTGAAATATTAATAGGATCTCCTTTTGAAATTAGTGACGAAAACCAAGAAGGTGCTGTTTATAGATTTACAAATGCTGGAGCAAAATTTGGTTTAGTAACTGGAGTAAACGAATGTAATGTTACTGCTGTTCGTCCTTTACTAATTAACGGATACTTTGTTAACGTGCCAATAGGAAACGCAACAGTTGTAGCTAATGCTATTAATTCTGCTAATATTACTAACATTCAAGCAGCGGCTACTGTAGATAATAAACTAATGATTCAAGTTATTAATACTGATCTAACTCAGGTTAATCAGAAACTAATAATAACAGCGGTTGATACCACTACATTAACTGAACTAGGTATTGAAATATATACTAACACACAAGTTATTAACTGCCCGCATGAATTTGGACCTACTCAGTTTGGATCAGTAGTTCAATTCAACGAATATGATTCTGTAGTGATTAGCGCACCAGTAGCTACTCGTTATGAAGGTACTACGTTTGATTTTATTGATGACGAAGATTTTACAAACGATACTATTTTTGACAACAACGCTACACAGTTTATAGATACTGCACCAAATGCCGGCGCAGTTTATATGTTTGATTACATTTCAAACTATAACGAGAACTTAACTAATATCGGTGAGTTTGTTTATGCACAGTCTGTAAACAGCAAAGACATAGTATACGGTTTCAATCCACTTTATGGCACTGCTTTAGATTTCAACAGCAATGTAGTAATGATAGGCACACCTAACTTCTTACCAGACTCAGTAGACGGTCAAGTAACTATTTACGAAAATGAATCAGGTATTAAAGACTGGTCAATATACAGAAATTCTGCGCCTATAGTAAACATTGATAGCATCCAGAATGCACAACTCTTTAGTGCTGAAACAAATAACACATTGATAAATCTTGATTACATTGATCCATTACAGGGTAAACTATTAGGATCTGTAAGACAAAACATAAACTATGTTACTTCAATTGACCCTGCTAATTATAACAGTGATGAGATTTTTGATCCTCAGTCAGGGTTAATTTGGGGCCCTGAAAAAGTTGGTAAAGTATGGTTTGATACTACTAATGTTCGTTTTGTAAATTACCATCAAAATGACTTAGTATACAACAGCAAATATTGGGGAACAGTATTTCCTGGTAGTGATGTTGCTGTTTATACTTGGGTAGTAAGTAATGTTTCTCCTAGAGATTATCAAGGCCCCGGCACACCAAAAGATAGCACTAGATATACTGTTTCTAGTATAATAGATTCTTCTAATATAGTTACTCCTGTTTATTATTTCTGGGTAAGAAATTCAAATATAATCTTTAGAGAAGAAGGAAAAACATTATCTGATACAATACTTGAATCTTACATCAGCAATCCTAAGAATTCTGGTATCGCATTTTTTGCTCCGCTAAGAGATAATTCATTTGCTCTTTATAACTGTGCTGAATATATTAATGCAAATGATAGCGTATTCCATATAGGGTATGCTAATGGTACAAATGATGATGAAGCACACTCAGAATATACATTAATTAAAGAAGATTTTGCTGATGACTTTTTACCTGGACTACCTAAATTAGGAAGCAACGCAGAACCTATAGGTCTTTATGATAGACTGTTAGACAGTTTGGCTGGAGTAGATGAAGAAGGAAGCGTAGTACCTAACCCGTACTTACCAAAAGCAGTTCAGTCTGGTGTATTAGCTAGACCAAGACAAAGTTTCTTTTACAATCGTTACCTAGCATTAAAGAATTACTTAACATATGCTAATGAAGTATTAGCTCAGTATCCGATCAGTGAAATTAGACCTGACATATCTTTATTGTTTGCTCAAGGAGAATTTTACAATACACCAGACTACTGGCAGTATATTAACTGGTGGACAACTGGATACGACAACAACACTAAGTCAGCTATACAAGTTCCATTGTACGCCGATCTGTCTACCTTATCTGTAGCAACAGACACTATTGTTACTGTAGAAAACAATGGTAGCGGTAAGTTTGAAGTTTACAGATATGATGGAAACAGCATTTGGACTCGTATCGGTTTAGAAAATGGAACTATTGAATTTAACTTGACTCTTTGGGATTATGCTGAAGCAAGACTTGGATTTGGTGATAACTTCTTTGATACTAGTTCATATGATGAATATCCAAGTGAAGAAACTAGATATATCATTCGCGCATTGAACGAACAAATTTATATTGATGAATTATTGTTGTTTAGAAACAAAGGATTGATATTATTATTTGACTACATTCAAAGTGAAAGTACTGAATCTCAAAACTATTTACCTTGGTTAAACAAAACTTCATTAGTAGATGTGGCTCATACTATAAGAGAATTGAAACCAATAGAAGTGTTTCAAACTGATAATCAAGACTTTTTAGCAGGATACATTAACGAAGTTAAACCTTATCATGTGGTTGTAAAAGAGTTTGTATTTAAGTATACAGGAATAGACACATTTGATGGTAATATTACAGACTTTGATTTGCCTGCTCAGTATGATAAATCAGTAAATCAGTTTATTACTCCTTCATTAGTATATTCTAATCCTAATCAAGATAATGAATACGTAGATACTGACGATATTTGGCAAACTGCTCCATACACACAATGGTTTCAAAATAAGGGAGTAAGCTTAACCGGTGAAAGTAATTATGAGATCACTACATTAGTTTCTTACATGACTTTGGGTTCATCGTTTATGTTTGTAGACAATGCTCAAGGATTCCCAATCAATGGTACAATTAGAATAGGTAACGAAGAAATAGCTTACTCTTCAGTTGACAGAGCACTTAACTTAGTTTCAGGACTACAAAGAGGACTAAACGGAACAGCTATTTCTCAACATTTCCCTAATGAAAAAATCTTTATTGATTTACCTGAAGTAATTGTTCTAAATGGAGGAAAAGGTTATGTTGATCCTCCTAGAGTAACTGCATACGTTGATCTTGATTTGTATCCTGCTCCTACTACAGAAGCAGTATTTGAAGCAGTAATGAGTTTAGATTCAGTTTTAAGTATTAACGTAATAGATCCTGGTCAGGGATATATGGTTCTTCCTGAAATTAGAATAGATCCTTCAGTAGTAATATCATTTACTAATGCTGATATTAACTCAACATTACACACAATAAGAGTTTATGGTCCTAACTTAGCTACCGGAGACTTAGTACTGTTTAAACAAAGTGATGCTGGGGTCGGTCGTTTAGCTAATAATCAATGGTACTATATCAATGTATTAGAAACAACACCAACTGCTATAGTTGCGTTTTACTCTAACTACAGTGACGCTATAAATGATACAAACAGAATACAAATATCTGATATCGGAACAGATGATCAGTTAACTATTAGTTTAGGAGCAAAAGCCTCTGCGATCACTTCTGCGTCTCCTATTAGAGAAAATAATATCACACTAAGATTTGATAGAACAACTTATACTTCACAAGTACAAGATTGGAGAGCAGGCACATATTACGGATCATTCTTTGCTGGTAGTTATTTTAATAGCGAAAGTGTTTCTAGCTCGTCAATGCAATTAGAAAGTGTATTACCTCCTATCTCATCAGTATTAGCAAGTGCTCAAGGTGTTGCGTTTGAAATCACAGATGTTGACAATGATAGACAGCTAACTTGGTCTTCATTAGAACGTAACGTAGGCAACACGATATTAGCTACTAATGCAATTAGATTGATACCTCTAGATGATGGTTCTGCTAATCCAAATGCTTCAGGATCAACAATAGGTTTCTATGAAGGCATGCCTGTTAAGTTTGTTGGTGCGGTTGCTGGTGGATTACAAGAAAATATTACTTATTATGTTAAAACAATTATTAATGATACAGACTTTACTGTATCATTAACCGAAGGTGGCGGCACAGTAACTTTAACTAACGCAACTATTCCTGCAGCTGGATTAAAATGTTTAGCAGGCGAAGTAGTAGATACTGCTGTATTAACTGTTAACTATCCCGGCATACTTGAAGTAACAGCTACCCAAGCAGGTACTAATGCGTTAACTGTTCCTATGAGTTTAATAGGTACAGGAGGAACTGAAGGATTTTATACTAACTTGCCTGTATTCTTTACTAAGTATAGTGTAACTGAGCCTGTGTTTGGTGGGGTAATTGAAAATGACGTATATTACATAACAACTGTTATTAATAGTCAAACGTTTACTATTTCAGAAACACAAGATCCATTATCAACTACTGCAACTGCAACCACTGCATCTAATAATAGAGTAACTGTTTCTTCAACTGATGATTTTAGTGTTAACGATCCTATTATATTTACTGGAACTACATTTGGTAACATTATTGCCGGCACAACATATTATGTAAGTGAAATAGTTAACACAACACAAATGACTATTTCTACTTTGATTAACGGTGGTGTGTTTGTATTATCTAACGGTGCAGGTAGTATGCTGTTAACCAGTCAAGCTAACACATTAACATTGTCTACTGCAACCGGTTCTATGACAATGAATGTATCTTTACCAGTAAGCCCTGGACAAGTAAATGGTCAGCTGTTTACTTTGTATAGTACGTCTGAACAATATCCAAACGTTTCTGGAACAAACAGTTCGTTAATTGAAAGAACAATGACGGCTACAATAGCTACTTTAGATAGAATTACTATTGACTCATCTACTGGAAACACCGACGATTTTTATGTTAATATGCCAGTACAATTTGATACTACTATAGGCGGACTAACAGCAGCAACTACATATTACATAACTGATTACGGTATAGTAGAAATAGATGCTATTAGTACATCATCAAGTAATTTAATAACCTGTGATACTACTGAGTCATTATATGTAGGCATGCCTATCATATTCTCAGGTCAAGGACTAGGTGGTATTACAATAGGAGTAGAATATTTTGTAGAAAGTATCAATATTGATGGAATTAGATTCACTATATCTGATACTGACGGAGGAAGTGTAAAAATACTTACAAATGATTCAGGATCAATGTTAGGAACTGGAGAAGAGTATATAACAGTATCCGCTAGTAGCGGTGGATCCGATGTAACTTTATCTAACACAGTAAGTGATTTTGATATGACTCAAGAAATCATAATTGATGCAATATTTGATGTAAGCTATATATTAGGCGGATATAGAGCATTAGTAAGTACAGCAGGAGAAGGTTACGCGGTTAATAACACTATCGTTATACCGGGTGCTGATATCGGCGGAGCAACACCTGCTAATAATTTAACTTTAACGGTAAACACTATAGATGAGACTGACGGAGGAATCATTGATGTAATTTGTTCAGGTATAGTAGCAGGAACATCTGATCAATATTACTTAAAAGTAATATCTCCAAATCAGTTTGAAGTTTACTCTAATCCTTTAATGACTGTACCGGTAACCGGAATTGGATTTGATTTTGTAGGATTCACTACTACAACTGCAACAAACATTACAGCATCAAATGATAGAGTAACGGTTACAAGTTCAGCTAACTTTAGCGTAAATGATCCTGTTGTATTTACGGGCACTATTTTCTCATCACAAATTACATTAGGACAAACATATTACATCGTTGATAAGCCAACAGCAACTACTGTAAGACTGACTACTGAACCCGGCGGATCAGTTATTAACTTTACTACTGATACTACCGGCTCAATGTCAATGACTAAAGCAGGCAGTTTTGCATTATTGCCGGAACCATTCTACTTTAATCAGTCTATTGTTAAATTTAACAACAGAGTATATGTGTGTGTTGTAAGTAATAATGATGACGACTTTATATTTGGTAAGTGGGAATTACTAGATTCAGGTGACCGCAGACTTAACGCTATGGACCGAGTAGTAGGATATTATCAGCCTACTGTGAATATGCCGGGTGTTGACTTAACTCAGTTGTTTGAGGGAGTTACTTATCCTAATAGTACATATTTAGGCAATCCTTTTGCTCCTGCCCAGCAGTACGAACTAGATACTATTTTACAGACACAAGCGTTTTATCCAACTGATATTGATGTTGCGTCTGTAGTTTGGAACGGTACTAATTATTTGGCTGCTGCTAGTGCACCAAACTATTCTGCGGTGTTAGGCAGCGAAACCGGCGAATCTTGGGCAGTTGCTAAACTTACTAATGCGGGTATAGGATTAACTGATATCATACAAGCTAATAACATATATGTTATGTCTTCCACTAACTCGGCTACTCCTATACTTAGAAGTAACGACGGGATAGTGTGGACTACAACAGGCACTGTTACAAGTGAAATAGGCCCTCAACCAATAAGCATTGCTGCGCTATCATTACAGTCAGTAGCTTACAGAAACAATCTTTTCGTTGCAGTAGGAGAAGGTATTGTTTCAAGTAGCGACACTTACGATTGGACTCAACGATTAGCGTTTACTGAGTATGATAATACACTATACGGAGTTAGTGCAGTAAACGTTGCTGCATTTACTGGATTTGTTGCAGTAGGTAAAGGTGAAGTACCTGAATATTCTACTGGGTTAACTCAAATAGTAGATACTAATTTAATATACTACAGCGCAAACGGAATAAATTGGACCGGTGTAAACTTTATCCCATCAGCTGGTGTAAACACAAGCACACCTAATGGATTTAATGGCGTTGCCGCTAACGGAAACAATATCGTAGCAGTTGGTGAAAATGGTGTTATATATTACAGCGAAAACGGTGCAAGTTGGTTGGGCGTAAATGAAGTAACAGTACTAAGTGTAAACTCTGCTACTGAACAATTAATTTTAACTAACACTGCTGGATTTGCTGTAAACGATGTGATTAGATTCACTGATAGTTTTAGTTCTATTACTGCTGGAATTAGTTATTATATAAAAACTATCGTATCTTCAACTCAAGTTGAAATATCTACAAGCTTAGGCGGCACAGTTCTAAATCTTACTGATGGAAGCATTCCGTTTAGAACTAGAATGTATTCATATCCTACTACTGCAACACTGAATGATGTAGTATACGGTGATGGAGTGTTTATTGCGGTAGGTGACACAGGAACAATTAGAACATCTACTAATGCAATTACTTGGACTACGGTTGCCTCAGGTACTACAGAAAAATTAAAAGGAATTTCTCATAAAGAAACCGGTTCGTTTATTGCAGTAGGAGAAAATGACACTGTATTGTTAACTGATGATTATGGTGTTACTTGGACAGTATCAACACTGTTTGTGGTAGCTCCTCCAATCTATGATATTCAAGGTGATGCATTTACAGCAGGTTACGCTCCTGAAGAATTGGTTGCAGGTATGGTAACTGACAATCTTGCAATGACAGTAAACACACGTCCTGGAACAAACTGGCCTGCTACTGAATATGCTCACACTGGTTATAATATAGTATCTTTAGAACTAAATCCAGTATCGTCAACTCAAACAGTGTATAGCTTTGATGGTGCTGCTCAGTACCCAACTGAAATATTTGTAGCTGTGATCAATGGTACTACTGGATTGTCTACTACGATTTATGAAGGTACTGATTATGCAATTGACTGGATAAACAATATAATTACATTAACTACATCTATCGCATTTACCCCTGTTAGTGATACTCTACGAATTGATGTATACGAAACAGGTAACGGTGATCAACTAGTTAAATCTAATTCTAAGACTGATCCTATCAGACTTAATACTGATACTGGCTTTAATGAAATTTATCTAAACTGCAATTATTCAGGTGTTATATATTCTGGCAGTGGTGTAATACGCCCTGAAACATATTCAGTAGAAGTATTTGCTACTGCTACTGAATCCGTGACTAACAGAATATTGTGTGACAGTGTTCAACAGTTTGTTATAAATGAACCTATTAGATTCCAAGGAGTAGTATTTGGCAATATTGTAGAAGATCAGCAGTATTATGTAAAATCTATTAGTCCCGCAACTAATACTATTACTATTTCTGATAGCATTAACGGAATAACCGGAGTTGCAGGTTCTATATATGTGTTAACTGATGCTACTGGATTAATGTTAGTAAACATTGAAATAGGTAGTGGTTTGGTTTGGACAGATCCTATTGTCACTTATAATGGAACTAAATTAGTAATAGGTAATACTAATACTGCTGTTAAAACTAAGTCAAGCAACAACGCAGTGGTAACTGTATCTACAAATGGATTAATAGCTAACTCTCCCGTAACGTTTGGTGAGGGTATATTTACAGGAAGCAATATTGATCCTCTTACTACATACTATATAAAAACTATCATAGATAGCAACGAGTTTACTATTTCTGAAACACCAAGCGGTTCTGTAAAAGTATTGGGTAATGCAAGTGGTAGATCAATGTACATAACAAACGACTATGCTATAGGATTAGCAAGCAATGGAATTTCAGCTAAATTAGTATTTGCTGCTCCGTACGACAACTCTACTGATTATCTGTCATATACAATATTTGGAGAAACATTCCCGGCACAATATGGATACACGCTACCAGAAACACAAATACTTTCTGGAGATGGTATAGAAGATACATTTGCGCTAAACAACTTTGTAGGCGGTGATAATCCTGGTAATGCTATTGTAGAAGTTGACGGTATTAGATTGTCACCATTAGGTGATTATACTATAGATCCTGCTTTAGATGAAATTATATTTAACTCAGCACCTACTAATGGTAGTACTATAGCAGTTACTACGTTTAATGATACTCAACAGCAGTATTTGAATACTCAGGTTATAGGTGACGGAATCTCAACTGCACCGGTAGTAAACGCTATTCAAAGTATATCTAATGAAATAACATTACCACTAGCTGTTACTCGTGCTACTGCTACTACTGCGGGCGTACCTAATGAAATAACAGTAGACAGCACTTCAGGATTTGTACTCAACGCTACTGTAGAATTTAAAGGTATTTCGTTTGGCGGGATAGCAACTGACGGAACTGTGTACTTTGTTGATAGTATTGTAAGTAGCACTGTGTTTACTATCAAAAACGAAAACGGAACTCAAATAGTAACCACACTAGGTACAGGTACTATACAAGTTACAGTAGGCGGAAAACCTGCTGTTAGAGTAACAACTGCTGCGGCTAACGGACTAAGTGAAAATGACTTAGTAAGAATAGATGGTACGTTAGGATCAATCCAACTTAATAACAATACTTACTATGCTAAGATAATTGATTCAACAACATTTGATTTATACGAATCAGGGATTCCAGGATATGCAGGTTATAATCCTGCATTCGGTGCTGTAAACTACCCGATTACTACTATTTCTTCTTATACAGGTGAAGGATATGTTTGGTTAGTAGATTCTTATTACTTAGTAACTCAAATTGCTACCGCTACAACTACATCAACTAACTTGATTACAGTAACTTCTACTAGTCAGTTAGTAGTAAATACGCCGGTAATATTTACCGGTTCTGTACTAGATGGTTTAGTAGCGGGAACAACATACTATATACGTGCGATAGTTAGTGCAACACAGTTTACTGTTTCTGCTACACGAGGTGGAAGTTCAGTAGCTCTTAGTAATGATTCAGGGTCAATGAATGTAACTCAGTGGGAACACGTAAATACTGATCGTTTATGGGTAACAGTAAATGGTGAACGTGTACCTTCTACTAGCCTGAGATTAAATGCTGATAATAATTTAAGTATATTAACTTCTATAGATTCAAGTGACGTAGTAATCATAACAAGTATGATGCCATATGCTACTCCTGATGAAGAAATATATTTGAACTTTGTTGATACTATTAATGAAGCAAGTGTGTACAGAGCAAATACCGGTACTAGAACTTGGTTAACACAACCTATCTATGACTTGAGTACTGTAATTTATGTAGATGACGTTACTCGCTTAACCAATACTATTGTTCAGTCAGTGACCACTCCTGCAGCAGTTTCTGGTAATTACAACTTTGGGTTAACAGCAGATAAGAGATTAATTACTAACGTTACAGTATACAACAATAGCACAAACGAGTTTATTTCTAGCGATAATTACCGAGTTGTGATAGAAGAGTTATCACCGATATTAAAAATAACAGCAGGTAGTTACATTAATGTAGGAAATCAATTAACAATTACTACTTTAGAAGGTAATTTGATTTATGTAAACGGTGAGCAAATCAGATTTGGATCAGTAGATTTAACTAACAACACATTAAGTAACTTAGAACGAGGAGTTAATGGAACAGGAAAGCAATCACTGATACTAACTTATACTGAAGTTTTTGGGTTATTATCAAAGAATAGACTGTCAGATGTTTATTATAACCAAACTTGGAACCCAATAGATGACGCAATATTTAATACAGTCGACGGTGATCCATTACAGATAAGTGAAACTGTGTCTGCTGAATTCTTAAATACGGATATTTTATAATGATAAATAAAGACATGAATGAACTTAATGAACTTGAACAATCAAATAAAAAAGAAACTGAATCTTCTAAAAAACCAAATGAAGTGGGCGGATTCTATTTTTCATCAAGTATAAAAATTTTTGATCCAAATACTAAAGAAGTTATGGTTCAGCAAAGAGGAGATAATTGATGTCTATCATTACTTTATCGTATAAAGTAGAAGGCTTTTTAAAGGTTTACGACCCCAATAACGGGGAAGTATTTGTTGACAAACATAACGCTATTAACTACGAAACCATGTCTGAAGCTATTGCCGATACACTTAGCAGCAGAGGCTATGGAGAAATTTATCAAATGGCATTTGGTAATGGAGGGGCATCAGTAGACTCTACTGGAGTAATTACTTATTTACCTCCTAATGTTACTGGACAAAATGCAGCACTTTATAATCAAACTTATGCAAAAATAGTAGATGATACTAGTGTGTTTAACTTAGACCCAACTAGAAATAAGATGACGGTTTTTCATACTACGGGAAAAGTTTATACAGACATTTTAGTTCAATGCTTGTTAGATTATGGTGAACCAGCCGGTCAAGCAGCGTTTGATAATAGTACACAAACTGATTCTAGTTATGTTTTTGATGAGTTGGGTTTGCTGGCTAATTACGGTACGGATAGTAATGGAGATGTTATAACTAGATTATTAACACACGTTATTTTTCACCCAGTACAAAAATCACTAAACAGACAGATTCAGATAGATTATACGGTTCGTATACAGTCTTTGACTAATATGGTTACTATCTAAGATAAATAAAGAATAAGCGGAGTTATATAAGATTATGGCATATACAATTGTAAAATCAGATGGTACTGTATTAACAACCATTGCTGATGGAACTATCAACACTACGAGTACTTCACTAGCACTGCCTGGTAGAAACTATGCAGGATATGGACAATCTCAAGATACAAATTTTGTTCATGTTACTGAAAATTTTGCAGATACTACTCCTCCTCCAAACCCTCTAAGAGGGCAACTTTGGTATAGCACTAATAACAGTACTCTTTATGTATGTCCTACAGACGGTGAAGCAAATGCTCTTGCTTGGTTAGCATTGACTGCTACTGCAAGCGGTGGTAATACAACTTTCGGTGCAGTTACAGTTACCGGTAACGTAACAGCAAATAATATTACAGCAGTTAATACAATTTCTGCTAATGCTTTTTCTGCTGGATATTTAACTATTTCAGCAAACGCAAATATAGCAGATGCAAATATAACTACTGCTAATATTGGCACACTTCAAACTACTGTAATAACAACAGGAGCAACCTCTACTCCGGGTACACTAACCGGTACTTGGACAGTTAATGGTTCAGCCAGCGGTAATGCTCTTGTATTAAACGGAAACTTGTTTATAAGCAACTCGTCAGGTTCTAATATCTTTGGCATAAAAACCGACAAGTATATGTATGCTAACGGTGACATTATTTCGTTTGCAGGTTCTTACGCTAACGCTAACGTAGCAGCTTATTTACCTACATATGGCGGAAATATATTAACTGTACAAACTACTGCAACTGTTCTAACAACAGGAGCAAATACAACTCCCGGAACAGTAACAGGTAACTGGACTTTATCTGCTGGTTCTAGACTAAATGCTACATATGCTGACTTAGCAGAACGTTTTTCTGCGGATGATATTTATGATGCAGGTACAGTAGTAGAAATCGGCGGAACACAAGAAATTACTGCGGTTAAATATGAACTTTCTGAAGATGTATTTGGAGTAGTATCTAATACTGCGGCTTATCTTATGAATGCAGGTGCAGGAAATGATAACTCTCATCCTCCTATCGCAGTGTCTGGTAGAGTAGACGTTAAAGTTACAGGGATAATCAAGAAAGGACAGCGTTTAGTAAGTGCCGGCAATGGTATTGCTAGGGCTGCATTACCTGGTGAAGCTACTGCGTTTAATACGATAGGTAGAGCATTAGCAGATAAGAATACGGATGATTTAGGTACGGTAGAAGCTATCGTAATGATACGATAATAGGGAATAACAAATGAGTTACGCACAATTTGGATTAATAGAAGCAACAGACTTTAACGCATTAGTAGGTGGTAATCCAACTGCAACTGCTAATACGCTAAATGCAACTTGGGCTACTGGTAGCGGAACTGCAGGTTATGGACAAACTGCTGTAGCTAACGTTACTGCTGGTAATACTGTAGCCGCAAGTAGTTGGAATTCACTTGTAACAAACACTGCTAACGTAGCAACACACCAGGGGTCTTCTATAACCAGTGTTACTGCTCCTACAGCCGGAGCAACTGTAACTTTCTTATCTGCTGTTCCTACTAACTTACAAACAATCTATACAAACAGATTAAACGCTGCTACTCAGTCAGGTACTACTTCAAATGCTGTGACAAGAGGTACTACTTGGTCTACTGCATTAACATTTACTCACACTGCTACGTTTGCAAATGGGGACGCTGCTAGATTCTTTTTTAACTCGGGTGGTCAGTTAAAAATGACTGTATCACATGCTGATAACACAGCAGGTATTAACTTATTGTTCAATAACTTGGCTTCTAACGTAGGTACTGTAGTGTTAAGTGCTCCTAGTTCGGGTACTGCAAACATTGCAGGAACAAATTTTAATGGCATCCAAAAAGTCGGCGGAGGTGGAAGCTCACCTACTATTTCACCGAATAACGGGTACTATGCGTTAACTACTTCAAACGCTAACGTCTTTACTCAAACCGCATCTACCGGTCCTTCAGGTTATTTAAGTTCTTTTATTCGCTTTATCGTACAATCAAACGGAACACAGGGATCAAACGGTGATGCCGGCTCTGTCATTACAATTAGCACTGTTTGGGACGAAGTTCCTGATGGTTTAGTAGTAGGTACAGGTTCTACTACTACACTAACTGTTACCCCACCTGAAGTAACTAATATCGCTAATACTTGGGGAACCATTACGTTAGCAGGATCAGTAACAGGATCATAATAATTTAACACACGATCAGTATTCATCTAAATACTCGTAGGAGAACACAAGATGAATACTGATACGTTAATTTCAGATGTAAAAGCACGTTTCGCACACAACTCAGCCAAAGCATACCTTAAAGAAAAATACGAAGCTAAACTTATTGTAGCAGATCAAGGTGGACTTTGGAAAGCAGATCAACAAACGATTTCTACACTAAATTCTTTTTCCGGTTTAAAAAATCTAATTTTAATAGACACTTTTGGAAATCCGTTACGGGTAGAAAGAGAAGAACTATTGAAAAAATTAAAAGAAGTTTATTTAACAGTAACATTTGAATGGTATCAAGAATGGCAGGAGTTAGAATCTAAGCGATGACTCGTGGTGCTATTCTTTTCGCGTTCAACTCTGACAAGTATGATTATTACAAAATGGCAGTTGCTACTGCTAAACGTATCAATCATTTTTTAAACTTACCTGTTACAGTAGTTACTGATAAAGATTCCGTTCGTGAATCTGATTATCAATTTGATAAAACTATTATTACTGTGCCCGATAAAAATAATAAACGAGATTGGGGTCAGTGGATTAACAAGGGTAGATATAAAGCATATGAGTTTAGTCCCTATGATGAAACACTTTTGCTAGACACGGATTATATGGTTAACTCTGATAAGCTATTAAAGACTTTTGATTTTTCTAAAGACTTTTGTTGTCATGATCATACAGAGTTTTTTATGCAACCAAACTTACCTCAAGAAATGCTAAGTCCTTTTAGTTTTGAAACTCTTTGGGCTACTGCTGTTATGTTTAAAAAGACAACAAAGTCGGAACAAATATTTGAATCGTTAAAAATGGTTCAACATAACTTTGAACATTATGCTAACATACACGGTTTCATTTCAACTACATTCAGAAATGATTATGCTCTTACATTAGCATTGCGTTTAGTAAATGGACATATCTTACAGCAAGATAATATTATTCCATGGAGCTTGATGCATGTAGGAAAGAATACTCCTATATCTAAAAATTCTAATGAGTTTTTAGATACTGAGTTTACTATAATGTATGATAACTGGCAACGCGGTAAAATAAGAAAAGAATATATTACAATCAAAGATATGGACTTTCATGTAATGGTAAAAGAAGACTTTATGGAGTTAATAAAGTGAATATATTTGAGTTATTAGATGCTAATTCTTTTATAGGTAATAGTATATTTCCGTTTTATTTCATAAAAGATAACATTGTAATTACTAACGGTAAATGTGGTTCAAAAACGTTACACACTGTCAGTGACCGCACCTGGCGTACTACTAGTATCACTAGTACAGAATTTTTATCTAAAGTTGATCAGGGATACAAAGTACATTTTGTTGTACGAGACCCTCTGGCACGCTTTAGATCGGGAATACTAGAAGACTGGCGTGTTAACACACATTATTTAAATCATTTTTATGATGCAGATCGTATTGACGTAAACTCTTTTGTCTTGTATCGTCTTTCTGTAATAAATTCTGCACTAGACTATAGTCAGGAGTATCACATAAGTAATTGGCTAACAAGAATCACAGATGTTATTCAGCACATCCCAAAGAATAAAACTTATCAAATCTGGAAGCTAGAAGAACTACAATATATGTTATCATCTTTAGATATCTCTTATACACATATAACCGATAAAAAAGATAAGTCGTGTATTAAATTTCTTGAAAAATATGATAACTTACCTAAAATAACAGTAGACATGATACAAGAATATTTGAAAAGTGAAATACAGATATATAATAAATTAATTGAGTTACGAGAACGAATATGAACCGAGGCTTTGTAATTTTAGCACAAAATACCGACAAAGTTGATTATGTTAAGTGTGCCGCTGCATTAGCAAAAAGTATTAAAAGAGTAATGCCCGACGAATCTGTAACATTAGTAACAATGGATTTGGTTGTAAGTGATTACGCAAAATACTTCAATCACATAGTAGAGCTACCGTACGGTGAATTAGAACCAGATAGTGATTGGAAGTTATCAAATGATTGGCAAGTATACCTAGCCTCTCCGTACGAATATACAATCAAATTAGAAGCAGATATGTATATACCAAAAGATATTACATATTGGTGGGATATTTTAAAAGAACGTGACTTGGTTGTATCTACTACGATAAGAAACTACAAGCAAGAAATTTCAGATGTACGAGTATACAGACGATTTATTGATGACAATTGTTTACCTGATTGTTATAACGCTATCACTTACTTCAAGAAGTCTGACTTAGCTAAGCGTTTTTTTGGTATAGTTCTTGATGTATTTGATAATTGGGATCAGTATCGCGCTATTTTAAAATGTAAAACCAATGAACTAGTAACTACTGATTGGGCATATGCAATCGCAAGTCACGTATTGGGTGTTGAAAATACAACGTTACCTACGTTTAAAGATATGAGTATGATACACATGAAACAGTTTATAAACGGTACGTATACAGAAGATTGGACAGATACTTTTGTTTATGAAGTATTACCTAATCAAATTAGAGTACAAACAGTGCCGCAAATGTATCCATTTCACTATCATAAAAAAGCATTTGCTGATAGGCTATTGAAATAACTATGCAAAAACAAAATGAAGAAGGATACATTGTTTTATTTGAAGCTCCTAAGATAAGTACTCCTGAGTTTAGATTATACTATGATGAAAAAGGTAAAGTTATTTGTTACACATGTGAAAAGCTGCCCGGCAACTTTATTATTGTAGATAATAGTACGTTCGCACAAGCAAGACCTGATGTTCGCGTAGTAGACGGAAGAATAACAACTGTTGTTTCTAACGCAGTAGTTTCTAAATTAATGCCATGCGACACAGGAAAGCTGTGCGCTGCTGAAGATATTAGCATAGTAGTATCTAAGAACCACAAAATTGCAACGACAAATTGGAAAATGATAACATATGAACTCTAACGATATAATTGATATAGCTGATCTTGATGTAATTTATTTAAGTTTTGACGAGCCGGCCAAAGAAGAATTTTGGCTAAAGATAAAGAACATGGTGCCCTGGGCCAAGCGAGTAGACGGCGTGAAGGGCAGTGATGCTGCACACAAAGCAGCAGGCGAAATGAGTGACACTGATAGATTTATTTTGATTGACGGTGACAACTTACCCGAAGAATCTTTCTTTAACTTACAACTTGACTTTACTGGCAAAGATGATAAATTTAAGAATGCTCAGTTTAGATGGAAAGCTATAAACGCTATAAACGGATTAAGATACGGCAACGGTGGTATTAGTTCTTGGACAAAAGAATACGTTGCTAATATGAAGACGCATGAAAATCAAACTGAAGGTGATGTATCACGCATAGTAGATTTTTGTATGGATGCTGACAGTTCATATTACGCTATGTGGGATTCTTATTCTACTACATATCCAAACTACACACCTTTTCAAGCCTGGCGAGCTGGCTTTAGAGAAGGTGTCAAAATGTCACTAGACAGGGGTAGAAAGCCAACAGTTGATGAATTCAAAGAAACTGTTGCTATGAGAAACGTAGACAACTTGACTATATGGCATAACGTGGGCGCAGATGTTACCAACGGTATGTGGGCTATATATGGTGCTAGGTTAGGAACGTATATGACAATGCTTACAGATTGGGATCATACCACAGTACAATGGTTTGATAATATAGCCGCACTTTGGGAAGAACATAAAGACAGTGATCCTGCTTTAAAAATAATAACACTAGGTTTTAGTTTACATGATAAACTAGGCTTACCAGTAGACACGTTAAATAAAGAACAAAGTAAGTTTTTCAAAAGACACTACAAGCGAGATTTCAGAAATCAAGGCACACTAGTCACTGAAATGGAAGTAATCAGACGAATTGAGGGTTGGTAAGTATGACTTCATTTGAAGAAGTTCAGTGGAATTTGAACTCACAGGGTAACATAGATCGCAATAATAGAGATAACATACTTGAAGTACGAGATTTATTGAACGAAACTGGAAGTGGATTTTGTTTGGCTAAATTTACTCAAGTCACTTTACATTTAGGTACTGGGTTAGTACATTCTTGTCATCATCCAAAAACTCATAAAATACCGCTAGAAGAGTTAGAAAATAATCCCAATGCATTATTTAATACTACGCATTTAAAAAAAGCAAGACATGAAATGATGTCCGATAAAAAACCCACAGAATGTGAATACTGCTGGCGAGTGGAAGACACTGGTGAGATTAGTGACCGATACTTGAAAAGTATGGAGCCATGGGCACTAGAAAACCACGATACTATAATTAGTACTGATCCCAGTGATGATTTTTTCCCTACGTACTTAGAAGTAGATTTCAGTAATGTGTGTAATTTTAAATGTATATATTGCGGCCCGGAGTACAGTTCTAAATGGGCAGATGAACTAAGGCGTTTAGGTCCTCTTAAAGTTTTGGAGAATACTAAACATGAACAATGGATACAAGGGTATCAAGAAGGTTTAGAGAACCTAACGTATAAAAACAACGAATGTAATCCTTATATTGATGCTTTTTGGAATTGGTTCCCTCAAGCATATACTAAACTTAAAACATATCGTATTACCGGTGGGGAGCCATTACTAAGTAAAGAAACATACAGAAGCATCGACTGGTTAATAGAAAATCCGAATATAGAATTAGAATTTAATATAAACACTAATCTGTGTGCCCCTGAAGCACTTTGGGATAAATTTGTAAATAAGATAGAACAGTTAGTTAAAAACAAATCGGTAAAAAAGTTTACAGTATATACTAGCCTGGACGCATGGGGGAAGCAGGCAGAATATTTGCGACCTGGATTAGATATAGAGTTATTTAAACAACGATATATACAACTTCTAGATATTGGTAATATAAGAGTAACTACTATGTGTACTTTTAACCTACTAAGCTTAACGACATTTATAGATTTGCTGAAATGGCAATTAGAGTTAAAGAAAAGGTATAATCCTGATAGTGCAGGTACGGTATGGGAATTAGAAACGGGGTTTGTTATACCAGACTCCGGAGATTCATTTGTCACTAGGAATGCAAAAAATCCAGACCATATGAACGTAGTCGGAATAGATACTCCATACTTACGATATCCTGAAGTATTAGATGCGCAATATGCTACTCCGGATTTGATACAGAAGTATCTGATACCGGCTATGAATTTTATGTCAGGAAACATGGCCGGTACTATATGGGGTTCCTTTCAAGGATTTGAACCATATGAGATTGAAAAATTTAAAAGAGTGTGTTTGCAAATAATGCATTTCCAAAAGACATTACAATCAGACCCTAACAAAACTGCTCTGATCTATGCTAAATTTCATGACTACATAAATGAAATAGATACCAGAAATGAATCAGATTTTTTAGAAGTGTTTCCTGAATATAGAGATTTTTATATAATGTGTAAAAATAAAAGAGAAAATTTGATTGTGAGATCATCATGATTAAAAATATAGCTCTATGTGTGTTCGGTAATACACCAATCAAGAATGATATAAGTCTCAGTGAAAAGGATTATCGTATAGAAACTTTTGCTGTATCTGATAAATGTCAATATACTAGTATGTGGCTTACCGCTAATCAAAAACGACAGTATGAAATATATCATAAAAATAATTTTGATATTTGTATTGCGCTACAATGTGAAGACGTACATTTGTTAAACAATTTAAATTTTAAACATGAAATAGATAATAAAATCTACTATTTAAATAACGTTTTTTATGATAACAGCTATAAAAAAGGGATATCTCCTAGTGGATTTTATGCAAATTCACTAGTTTTTGATAGGTTATGTGAATTCATCTTTAATAAGATTGATTCTAGTTGGGACATGACCGATGCTACTAGATTCTTCTATCATATAAAAAGTATAAAAATACCAATGGTGCATATAACCAGATGAAAATAGCTGTTTGTTTAAGCGGGCAATCTAGGACTGCGGAATTTACATTAAAGTCTATACAAAATTATTTCAGTGGAGATTATGAAACTGATTATTTCTGTCATGCTTGGGATTATAACACATGGAAAATGAAGAAAGATTTTGTTTATTGGTCAGAAGACGAGCTAGTTAACAGAGATGATCTACAAATAGTATTGAATAAATATGATCCTAAATTAACATTAATAGAAAGCAAGCAGGACTGCCCAACCGAGGGCCCATGGCATAGTTTATTTTATAGTATGATGATGGCAAACAATTTGAAAAAACAATACGAAATAAGGAATAATTTTAGATATGATTGCGTAGTTAGAGCTAGATATGATTCAATATTTGACCCTGCATCTAATTTTATTTTTAAGCAACCAAACCATACACTAGATTTATATATAAATCATGCAGATAGAATGAAAACGGAGTTCAACCGAACAAACTTATCAGATGTGTTTTTTTACGGATCATCATATTGCATAGATGTAGTTACTGACGTTTATCGTCATATTATTAGTACGACTGATGATTTATCATATTTAGGCCCCGGGGTAATACTGCACGACTATTGCAATAAATATAACATCGTGTATATGAAAAACAGCAATGCTGGTGAAGTTGTTTATAGAAAAGAATGTATACCGGCAGATTCTATAATCAAATACGGAGATATATGTATGAACCATATGAGGTATTATCAGGTATGATAGAATATTTTTACATATCCGGAGACTCATTTGCATTTGGGCAAGAATTAGGATATCCTAGATTACAAACTCGTGATGTATACGATTTCACGTTATACCATAGAAAGAAATGTTATTCGGGTATCATGGCTGATACTATCCCGGGATTAAAACAATATGTCAATAAAGCATTACCGGGAGGATCAAATGAAAGAGCCTATAGAAAAACAATAACAAATATAACACAGGCATTAGAAAAATACGCACCTGAAAAAATATTTGTTAATATAAGTTTGACACATGCATATAGAAGAGAATTTTATATAGACACAAACTGGTTCCCGTTCATGTATACATTTCCTCCGGGCGATAAATCTTCTGATTTGTATAAATTGTGGGAGTTATTTATTAACATAGTAAAAGATAATAAAGGAATATACATGAGTGATATGTTACATGTTCTCGGTTTGCAACATTTCTTAATGAAAAATAAAATACCGTATTTATTAACATCATCTATGGGTAATAAATACGAGAAAATGATAACTACAGAAAGTGTGCCAGCCAGCGTAGTTAATCAAATATACAAACCTAGATATTATGATGACATATCGTTCGCCCAATTCACGCACATGCATGGATTTGAGATAGGGCCTAGATTACATCCTCTAGAAAAAGCGCATAAGGCTTGGGCACATCATTTATTGGATCATATAAATAAAAATGAGCTTTTCTCTAACAAAGATTTACTGTGACAAAAATAGCTGTGTTAATCTCCGGTGCTTTTAGAGAGTTTGAGATTGCACACAAATCTTGGAAGTTTTTAGACAATCCTGACGTAGATGTTTATTTTTCAACTTGGGAAACTACAAAACAACACAATGATAAATTGAACATTCATGTCGATGAAACCGTAACTGAATATAATATTAGACGACTTATACCTAATTGTAAAGGTGTTGATATAGGAAGTGCTATAACATGTAATATAGCATGTAAAAATAATAATCATAGAATGATTAATAGATGGATGGCAGGAATAGCACTTGTTAAAGTATCAAACATAAAATATGATGTATGTCTGATTATTAGACCGGATTTGTATTTTAAATATGATGTTAATGTTGCGCATTTTTTTGAATGGTTAAATGAAATAAATGAAATGAATGAAGATCGTATATACACATTCACTACCGAATCTGTAGTACATATGTGGATACAGGATCAGATGATAATAGGAAAGTATGAAAGTATTATTAAATTAATAAATCTTCCTGTAAGCGAATTACATAATACGGTAGATATACATGTTTGGTTAGCAAAAAAAATATCTAAAATCTTTAAATATGCACCGAAAACAATAAAAGGGGTAGGAAAACAGATTTGTATTGTTAGGCCCAATTCTAGAAACAAACCGCATATTGATTTTGAAATAGCTAGCAAAGATTCTGACAAATGGTATAGATCACTAAATTCTCAAGATACGATTATAAAAGAGTTTTCTGGACTTTCTGGAAGTAAAGTGCTAATGATTAAAAGTCTTAATGATTTTATTATACGAAAAATAGATAATATAGAAAGAAATTATGAAAAATTAATATTATTGAATCAGAATAACTTTTTAGTTCCTAAAATTATAGATAAAGAAGAAAATGTTCTTGACATGGAATATATATCTGGATACGACATGAAAACTTTTATAAAGTTAGATAATATTCATAAATTTGTAAATTTTGTTATTGATACCATGAACAGATTTAAAAATATAAATACTCAAGAAAAGAATTATACATTAATATATAAAAATCAGTTAGATTGTTTCAAGAACGATAATAAATTACCCTTTACTATCACCGAACTTTTAAATAAATTGCCTAAAATTCTACCATCTGGTTTCTGCCACGGCGACTTTACATTAAACAACATTATATATAAGGAACCCAACTTTTACATGATAGACCCTGATTCCAATGCATATAATTCCTGGATATTTGATATAGTTAAGTTGCGACATGATCTTGACGGTAAATGGTTTATTAGACACGAAAATAAAAATGAATTCAATTTGAAATTATCTGCAATCAAACAAGAACTTGTTATTGCGTTTCCTGAAGCATTTAATGACTATCTTTATATTCTAATATTATTACGGGTATATAAATATTCACAGAAGGGAACAATTGAACAAAAAATGTTATTAGAGGAAATGAACAGAGTATGGAAATAATAGTGCCGGCAGTGCCGGCAACTGAGTTAGTAACTCGGTTTCCCGAGGACAAACCTAAATTTATGTTATATGATTATGCAGGCAAAAGTATGCTCTTCAGAGCGGTTGAACCTTATTTGACCAAATATAAAATACATATAGGTGTTCTTGCCGAACACGAACAGAAGTTTAATATAAAAGATTTTATACAACATGAATTCGGAAATTTAATAAATTTAGTAATAGTACCTGACCAAACTTCGGGACCGGCCGACACCGTTGATGCAATAATAGAACTTGCACAAATTTCCATGGCTAGTCCTATACTAGTAAAAGATTGTGATAGTTTTTTCAAGCATGAAATAGTTGAAGGACATTATTTATGTGTCTCTACCTTTAATAAAAAATTAACGGTAAATAGTCCTGTTAATAAAAGTTATGTATCATTCAATGATACTGGATTTGTGCAAAAAATATCAGAAAAACGGGTATTATCTGATACTTATTGTACAGGGGGTTATAAGTTCCAACAGGCACATTATTTCAGAACAGCGGTGCAGGATATAAAATATTCTAATTTACAAGAAAACAATGAAATATTTATTAGTGATGTTGTACGATATATGTTGTCAGCTAATCAACCTTTTTTTATAGTAGATACAACTGATTATATTGATATAAGTACGATGTATGATTGGTTAGAACATAATAATAAACCTGTTGTATTCTGTGATATTGACGGAACTATTATTAAACATCAACAACGTTACGGGGTTGATAATTACGACAGTGTGCCGGTACCTCTCAATAATAATGTCGGTACTGTTTTGAAAATGCAGGATCAGGGATCTCAGATAATCTTTACAACCTCTAGACCTGAATCTGTTAGAGATATTACACATCAGATGTTAAAGTCTCTGGGTTTTAACGACTTTCAACTATTAATGAATTTAAATGATTCTGCGCGAATATTGATCAACGATTATAATGAGTTAAACCCATATCCAGGAGCAACTGCTATTAACATACGAAGAAATTCAGATAATTTGGGTGATTTCTTCTGAAGGCTATAGCAAATTTTTTCTTCACGAGGAATTACAATGTCTAAATTAGTTAAAAAACCATGGGGCCATGAATCATGGATAGAAGATGGTACCAGAACCCCCTATGCTGTAAAAAATATATTATTCTTAGCAGGAAACCGTACTAGCTTGCAAGTACATAAGTACAAATGTGAAACTAATTGTATTATCAAAGGTACGGGTAAATTGTATCGCAGTAAAACTATATTTGATATAGATATGTTTTTAGAAAAAGGAATGACTATAGGCCAGGTAAATGAATACGAAGAAACGTTTGAAGTGATAGAACTCTCTCCGGGAGTAACATTTACTATAACACCGGGTATTGTCCATAGAGTTGTTGCTGTTACTGATTTAGAGTTTATAGAAACCAGTACTACTGAGTTAGATGATGTTTATAGATTACAAGACGATGCAGGAAGAACACACGGTAGGATTATAAGTGAACATGAATAACATTACTGTTATTATCCCTACTGCTGGATTGGGATCACGATTGGGAGTTATATCTCAATTTATAAACAAAAGTTTAGTATCATATAAACATAAACCAGTGTTATCACATATTATAGAACAGTTCCCCAAAGACACTAAGTTTATTATCCCTATTGGATACAACAAACAACAAGTAAAAGACTTTTGCGAATTAACGTACAGTGATAGAAATATTGAATTTGTTGATATAGAACATTATAAACAATCTTGGACAGGCCCGGGCTACACAATAACACAGTGTTTAGATAAAATTAATAGTTCGTTCTTTTATATTCCATGTGACACCTATTTTAATGAAAATATATTGGGTGAGTATAATGAGGATACTTACTTTGTAAAACAAGTTGATCAAAAATTGCATCAAGAATATACTACTTTTAATGTAAAAGATGATAGGATAAAAGAGTATAAATTTAAACAAAATACTGATAGTTCTTGGTCTTCATTTACTGGAGTAATGTTTATAAAAGATTTTGATTCTTTCAAGAAAAGATTGTTAACGCGAGACAGTCCTGAAATAATTTATACTATTTTATTAAATAGCAAAGTTAAAAACTTAGATTCTTGGTTAGATTTTGGCAACTTAAATATTTACCAAAATGAAGTTAAAAAGACCGAACATTATGATTTTACTAAAACAGATGAAGTTACATACATTGTTAATAACAAAGTAGTAAAATGTTGGAAAGATCCTGAAGTATCTATTAAAAAATATAAAAAGTATTTAACTAACCCCAATGCTTACCCTCGTAATGTTAAGCAACAAGGGCAATTTTTAGTGTATGATTATTGCCCGGGTTCTACTTTATATGTAAAAAATGATCCAAATGTTTTTTCTGATTTCCTTGAATGGTTAGACAAAAAAGTATGGATAAAAAAACACGCTGATATTAATTCAGATGCGCTAAACTTCTATAAAGACAAAACATTAAAAAGAATAAAAATGTTTATAGAAAAAAACAAAAATTTACCAGAAGTGACTCATGTTAATGATGTTCCGGTAAAAGACTACACACATTATATACAAAATATAAATTTTGATATGCTATGCAACGATATTATACCTTCGTATACTCACGGCGATTTACAATTTGATAATACTATTATTACTGATACCAATGAATTTATTGTTATAGACTGGAGACATGAATTCGGTACTTCTGTTGAAGTAGGAGATTTGTACTATGATTTGGCAAAGTTATATGGTGGATTTGTAATAGATTATAGTAAGATTAAAAACAATACTTTTGAGATAACCAAAAAAGGTACTAAAGTTTATCTAGATGTACCTCACTGTGACGATTATGAATACTATATATCCAAACTACTAGAATATATAAGAGATAAAAACTATAATGAACATAAAGTAAAGTTACTTGTTCCTATTATATTTTGGAACATGTCGCCCTTACATACTAAACCCTTTGATGAGTTTTTATGGTATTTAGGTATTCTTATGTTTTCTAAATTAGAATTAAATGAAACGATTCATTAGTCTTAGCAAATATCCAAGTTCTAACGGAAAATATTTTTACACTAATTTCTTTAAGCTTTACAACATAGAAGCTGAATATGTTCCCTTACCGGCTACTGATGAAAATTTTGAAGATCAAATAAGAGCAGCAATAGATCAGGGCGTTAGTGGTATAAGTGTAAGTATGCCATTTAAGCAGCAAGCAAGTTTGATGCTTAATTATTGTGACTCTTCGGTCAGCAACTACAACTCATGTAATACAATTGTTATTAAAGACAAAAAGCTATACGGGTATAATACCGACATTGAAGGCGTTATCCAAACATCTACTAAAATACAATCAAAGTCAGTTGCTATACTAGGCGACGGATCAATGGCTAGCATGTATAGTAAATATTTATCCAACAGAGACATCACTATAAATATGTATAGTCGCAGATTGCAAAACTGGGACGATAGACATGATAACAATGCTGAAGTAGTTATAAACTGCACCGGTATAGGAACGGTTGATGATGAAAGTCCTTTGCTTAGTTTAAAAAACAAGAAACTAGTAATAGACTTAGCAATAAAAAAGAAAGAATTATACAAACAATGTCTAAACAACGATGTAGAATACATAAGTGGGTCAGAGTTTTACAAACATCAATTTTTAAAACAATTTATGTTATATACCGGTGTACTAGTAAACGAACTAGAATTTGACAAAATAGAAGCTGAAAAAAATGATTACTAAGTTAGTTTTGGATATAGACGGGGTATTAACTACCGGTCACTTAATATATAGTAAAGAAGGAAAAATATATAAAGTATTTGGTCCACATGATAGTGATGGCTTAAAGATAATTAAAAATTATATAAAAGACATACAGTTTATAACGGCTGACAAGGTTGGCTGGGATATCACCTATGCTAGAATTGTAACTGATTGGAAGTTTAGCTCAGAACAGTTGCATCTTGTTCCTGAAGGACATCGTATGGAATGGTTCATAGATAATTGTAATCTAGATGAGACTGCGTTTATAGGTGACGGTTATCACGATGCTCCTATTCTTGAAAAAGTTAAGATAGGTATAGCACCCTCAAGTGCTAGAAAAGAAGCAAAACAAGCGGCTAAATTTATCACTGAAAGCGCGGCTGGATCTGGTGCAGTTCTTGACGCTTGTTTGTATTTAAAGGATGTTATTATTAATGAACATAAGTAAATTTAAACTAGGTCTAGGACCTATGAGTAAAGATATAGTAAATCTTTGCTTAGAATATAGTAAGATTCACGATTATCCTATCATGTTAATAGCTAGTAGAAATCAAGTAGATTTTGATTCTGGCTATGCGTTTACTACTGAATCTTTTGTTGAGTATGTTAAACAAAATAAAAATTATGATCCTAACCGAGTATTGATTTGTAGAGATCATTGCGGACCTTACTTTAGTGATGATGATAAACGCTTAACTTTAGATTATGCAGTAAATAGATGCTTAAAAACTATAGAAACTGATATAGAGTCAGGATTTGATTTAATTCATATAGACGTAAGTAGAGTAAGTCAAGATATGCAAGAATCAGTAGCAATCAAGCTATTTGATTATGCATTGTCACTTAATCCTGATATCATGTTTGAATTTGGTAGTGAAGATAATACTAATACTGGATTAGATGAAAGTATTGCTAACTTAGACAAGCAATTAGTGTTTGTTCAAAAATATAAAAATAATTTAAAATTCTTTGTTACGCAAACCGGAAGTTTAACTAAACACACTCAAGTTGGAACATTTGATCCAATTGTGAATAAAGTAACTTCAGAAAAGATACACTCATATGGATTGATGTTCAAAGAACATAACGCTGATTATTTGTTAGAAAGCGATTTATTGTATAGAACAAAAGCAAATGTAGATGCAGTTAATATAGCTCCTCAATTGGGATCTATACAATCCACTGTATTATACCAACTAAGAGATCATTGTTCGGCAGAATTTGCTGTCTTTTTTATTTCAGTAATTAATAGTGATTATTGGAAAAGGTGGGTGTTATCAGAATCAGATTCTGATAATTTTACTAAATTTAGAGTTGCTGCTCATTATTGCTATAATTATAGTGAGGGTAAAAAACTTATGGCTATATTAAACGAAACTGAAGAATTTAAAAATAATCTAAGAACTGAGATTTTTTCACTGTTGAGTATATACAAAAAGGGATTAGAATCGTCATATCAAGATGAAAGAGAACAACGATTAAAAGCGAGATTGGAAGAACTTAGAAAACGAGATCCATTTATTTACCAATGATTATTTTAGGAATTAGTGCAGGGTTTCATGATGCTGCGGTTACTGTGTTACAAGACGGTAACATCGTCTTTGCCGCACACAGCGAACGATACAGTAAAATAAAAAATGATTGTTTCTTGAATCAAGAAATCATTAATGCAGCACTTGCGTTCGGCAAGCCCGATCAAATTGTTTTACACGAAAAGAACTTTTTCAAAAAGCTAAGACATATAAGGGCAGGCTCGTGGCAAGCTCTAAAAGAACCTAGTACGAAAGAATGGATTGAACAATTTTATCCTCAATTAGCAGGAATACCTATAAAAGAATATTGGCATCATGAAACACATGCGGCAGCAGGCGTGTTAACTAGTGACTTTGATGAATGTGCCATTATGGTTATAGATGCCATAGGCGAATTTGATACTGCTACGATATGGCATTGGAAAGATAATAAGCTTACTAAAAAGCATAGCGTAAAGTACCCTAGTAGTCTTGGCTTATTCTACAGTGCTATGACACACAGAGTTGGCTTAAAGCCAATGGAAGATGAGTACATTCTTATGGGCATGGCTGCTTATGGCTCTAAGGATGCCGCTACTTTCCTCAGCTACAAAATGTCACATGATTTCTTTAGCTACCCTGAACCTTTTCATAATCCTAGAAAAGCATTAAAAATGAAAAAGAACTTACATAGAGGTATATCAAAAGACATGTACACTGAGTATACTGATTATGATATTGCTAGAGCAGCACAAATGGAAGTAGAAAAAAGAATTATGGCTTATGCACTGTATGCTAAAGAACTTACTAATTCAAATAATTTAGTTTTCATGGGAGGTGTAGCTCTTAACTGTGTAGCAAATAGTGAATTGTTCAGATGGTATGAAAACATTCATATCATGCCAAACCCAGGTGACGCAGGTAGTTCTCTTGGTGCAGCAGCACTAGAGCATTTTAACAGAACTGGTAATAAAGTTAATTGGCAAACTCCTTACTTAGGTTATGATATTAAGGGCGAGTATCCTATACAAAAAGCACTTGAGAGTTTAGAGCGTGGTGAAATATTTGGTATAGCAAACGGTAAGGCAGAGTTTGGACCTAGAGCGTTAGGCAATCGTAGTTTGATGGCTGATCCAAGAGGCAATGAAATAAAAGACAGAGTAAACGCTATTAAGCATAGACAAAAGTTTAGACCATTTGCACCTGTTATCATGGAAGAGTTTGTACACGAATACTTTGAAATGCCCAACAATACAGTATCACCTTATATGCAGTTTGTTGCTAAGTGCAAAAAGCCCACTAAGTTTCCTGCTATTATACACGCAGACGGTACAAGCAGAGTGCAAACTGTTAACTACGAACAGCATCCTGGTTTATATACTTTGTTAAAAGAGTTTTACAAAAAGACTGGGTGTCCTATTCTGTTAAACACTAGTTTGAATATCAAAGGTCAGCCTATTGTAAATGATGAACAAGACGCTATTGCTTTCTCACAAAAGTATAATTTACCTGTCTACACCAAAGATTAATTTCAACAGTAAGTATTAACTTCTAAATAGTTTCATGATTAGAGACGTATTTTACTACAACAAAAAACCCAATGTTCATCCGAGAGAAAAGTTTGCTGAGTCATTAGAAGACGCTAGACAACAAGCAACTACTGAACATTTCTGGATAATCAACGAATATGGTGATTATAAAAACTTTGACTGGGATTGGGACTTTGAGTTCTTACCTGACGAAGATGTATGGGCGCAAGATCATAATAATGTTTGGCCTAGCCAACATCAAAAAGATTCAGGAACTTGGTTGTGTCCTAAAGATCACAAAGGATACACAGTATACCGTGCTGATGTTGACCCAGTTAACAGAAAAAATGAAATTACTGAGTGCTGGAAAGTATTAGACGATATTGATCAAACAAAGTTTGATTTTTCATGGCACCCTGATCCTACTGATCCTCCTTATATCTATGTATGGGGTAACAAGTGGGTATCAGCAGAACTAAAATCAACTATTGAATATCATGTAGAGGGTGCTACTGACGTAAAGTTTATGACAAGATTAGTTGAACTTGTTGAACAAAAATCACGATGGAAAGAATTAGAACTTATAGATAAAAACAAGTTTGACTTTACTTGGAGACCTGATCCCACTGAACCGCCGTTTATATATAAATGGGGTTGTAAGTATTTTCCGGTAGAAGAAAAGCACGTACTTGAATATCATGTACCTGATGCCACAGAAATAAAATATATGGATCAAGTAATTGAACTATTACCTGAGTGGGATCGGTGGAAAGAACTAGAACTTATTGACAAGTCTACTTTTGATTTTACTTGGCGTCCTGATCCAACAGAACCATCCTTCATTTACAAATGGGGTTGTAAATATTTTCCAGTAGAAGAAAAGCACGTACTTGAGTATCACGTACCTGATGCCACAGAAATCAAATATATGGATCAAGTAATTAATCTAGTACCTGAGTGGGATCGGTGGAAAGAAATTGAATTAATAGACAAAACTAAATTTGACTTTACTTGGCGCCCCGATCCTAAGGAACCGCCGTTTATATATAAGTGGGCTTCTAAGTACTATTCTATGTTTGAAAGACACGTACTTGAATATCATGCACCAGGTGCTACTGAAGTAAAATACATGGATGAAGTAGTTGAATTAGAATCACAATGGGATAGATGGAAAGAAATTGAGTTAATAGACAAAACTAAATTTGATTTTACTTGGCGTCCTGATTTACACGAGCCACCATTCATATATAAGTGGGGCTGTAAGTATTTTCCAGTAGAAGAAAAGCATGTGTTAGAATATCGCGTACCTGATGCTACAGAAATCAAATATATGGATCAAGTAATTGAACTATTACCTGAATGGGATCGTTGGAAAATAAATTATTCCATTGATAAATCTACTTTTGATTTTTCTTGGAGACCTGATCCAAAAGACCCTCCGTATATTTATGTGTTTGGTAATAAGCAATACTCTGCTGAAAAGATGCCTACAGTAGAATACTACTGCGCTGGGGCTAATCAAATCAAATATATGGATCAAGTAATTGAACTTTTACCGGAATGGGATCGTTGGAAAGAATTAGAACTTATTGATAAGTCTACTTTTGATTTTTCTTGGCATCCTGAGCCTACTGAACCTCCTTTTATATACCGATGGGGTTGTAAGTATTTTCCAGTAGAAGAAAAACATGTACTTGAATATCACGTACCTGATGCTACTGATATTAAATTTATGGATGAATTAGTTGAGCTAGTACCTGAATGGGATCGGTGGAAAGAACTAGAACTAGTAGATAAAAATAAATTTGACTTTACTTGGAGACCTGATCCAAAAGAACCCCCATTCATATATAAGTGGGGCTGTAAATACTTTCCAGTAGAAGAAAAACATGTACTTGAATATCGCGTACCTGAAGCTACTGAAATCAAGTTCATGGATGAGTTAGTAGAACTGTTTCCTGAATGGGATAAGTGGAAAATTATACATCCAGTAAATAAAAACAAATTTGACTTTACGTGGAGACCTGATCCAAAAGAACCTCCGTATATCTACGTATTTGGTAATAAGCAATATTCTGCTGAAAAAATGCCTACAATAGAATATCATGTTTCAGAAGCAACAGAAAGAAAATATATTGACGATATCAAAGCAATATTAATGCCTAACTTTAACAATTGGCAAATACCCAGTGACTTTGACAAAGACACATTTGATTTTACTTGGCATCCTGATCCTCATTCACCTTCGTACATATACCAGTTTGGTAGTATTGCAGACAAAAACGATGGTCCTAGATATGTCACACCTGATAACACAGGCGACATTGTGTATCTAGAGATTGGAATACAAGTAAAAAAATATCAAATAGAAACTACATTAGATAATTTAGTGAAACAACATTCTACAGAAGTATTTTGGGCAACTAGAAAAAATATTAATTATCAAGATTTTGATTTTACTTGGAGACCAGACTTAGTAGACGGATCGTGGGAGTCAACTTATGTAAGCGTATTTGGTTCAGTGGACAGTGAATTAACACACACGTATTTTGTTAATGCAAAATCATACATAAGAGGGAACACTCAGTTAAAGTTTATTGAAACTACTGGGCTAGATGAAAAAGCATTGTCTAAACTGTTCGTAAAGCCTGATATGTTTTTTGTAGATAGGTACAATCAAAATGCTACCTCAAAATATGAACAGTTGAAAGAAAGATTCCCTACGATACAAAAAGTTCGTTATATAAGTTCTTGGGTTGACACTATCAATCGTTGTGCAAACAAAGCTACTACAGAATTGTTTTGGATTCTAGACAGTGAATTAGATTACACAAACTTTGACTTTAATTATTATCCTAACCCCTGGCAAATGAAAATGTTAACAGTGTTTGGTACTCAATGGTCACGTTGGGGTACTACGTTTTTAGTAAACAAAGAAACATTCCCTGAAGATACTAAGTATGTAAAAATCATTGAACACCTTTCTATAGTAAACTTTGTTAAAGACAGAAAAGCAAAAGCTACTCAATGTCAACATGATATTGTATTGATAGATCATGGAAATAAAGAAGCTAATCAAGTTGCAGAATTTTTAGCACTAAAAACTAATTTAGATACAACACTAAAAACTAATTTAGATACAACACTAAAAGCTAATTTAACTACGATAAAATACGACGGTAGTTATTTAAGAACTTTTAAAAACTTGTTAACTAATATGATTACAAAGAAAGAACATTATCTTTGGTTGTGCAGTTCAGTATGTGATTACACTAACTTTGACTTTACATATATCAGTGATCCTTTTGCACGAGATCAGCTACATGTGTTCCCTAGCGAAAAACAAAAGTTCGGTGATACATTCTTATTAGATGTAAACAAAACAAAACTACAATTAGAAAGTATTGCAAGTTTAGAAGATTACGAAAAGATAAACTTCAATCAAACTATGCGAGTTGATCGTTTGCTAGAACCAATTATTATCGTTCATGATGACACACATGCAACTGCTATACCCACAGAGTTTGACTTTCCATATGTAACAATGATTAGCAGCACAGATGAAAATATTCAAACTTTAAACGATGAACCAATGAATCTTTGGTCACCTAGAACTAAAACAATTATAGTTGCTAGCGAAGGTGCTACAAAAATTATAGTGCCTCAAGAAGCCAAAGAGTATGTAAAAAGAGAGTTGTACGATTATCCATATATCAAAAAAGTAGATCGTATAGCAAAGTCTAAGCCTATTGATATCGTATTCTTGAGCAATGGAGAACAAGATGCTGAAGAAAACTACGAGCACTTGCTAAAAGTAACTCACAAACTTTCTAATCGTGTAGTAAGAGTAGATGGTATAAATGGTAGAGTACAAGCTTATCATGCTGCACTAGAAGCAAGTAACACTCCATGGGCGTTTACAGTTTTCGCCAAGCTAAAAGTAAATGACAAGTTTGATTGGGCATGGCAACCCGATAGAATGCAAGTTGCTAAGCATTATATCTTTTATGCTGAAAACCCGGTGAATGGTTTAGTCTATGGTCACCAAGCAATGATTGCTTATCAAAAGTCATTGGTACTAAACAATATAGGTAAAGGCTTAGACTTTACACTAGACGATGAACACGAAGTAGTAGAAGAAATATCAGGTACGGCTATGTTTAACACTGATGCGTTTGCTACTTGGCGTACTGCGTTTAGAGAAGTAATAAAACTAAAAGCCGCTACTGACTCAATCAGCAAGCAGCGTTTAGATACTTGGCTAACAAAAGCTGAAGGCAACTTTGCTGACTACTGTTTGAAAGGTGCAAAAGACGCTAGCGACTATTATAATGAAGTTGAGGGTGAGTTTAACAAACTAAAACTAAGCTACGAATGGGCATGGTTAAAAGCTAGATTTGATAACTAGCATTTTGGGTAAATTCACCCTAAAAATGTCTTGCTATTTCTACAATATATTGTTACTATGCGTATCACTTTGATAAATAGTGTGCGAAAGAGTAACAGTTACTCTTTTCGTTAGTTACAGCATGGTGTTGTAACTAATTCAATTTTAAATAACCTCATAAAGGAAAAGGAACAAAAAAATGTCTTTCACAAGAAGAATCAAGTACGGCAATGTAATGGCTACAAGAAAACTTAAAAAGAGTGTATCACTTGAGCGAATAGAAATGGTTTTATTTCTATGCGTGGCAACGGTTTCGATGTTTGCAATGAATGTAGCAATTACGAGCATGTAATGATTGTTAACTTACCTGGATATCACTCCAAAAGTATTGACACATGCAAGTGGGTAGTAGATAATTTCAGTAATAAGATCAGTGAAAATGAAACTATCAAAGCTTGGGTAGAAGCTTCTAACGAAGTTCTAGAGGCTTCTCAACCAGCTAAATAGAATAATAAGGGAGTTTTATGATATTATGTATCTGTAATAACATTAGAGAACAAGATATCAAAAGACAACCTGAGTTAGCAAAACTAATTGGAAGTTGTTGTGGTAGATGCTTGATAAAACAAGCTGATACTAAAACATCAAGCAGCTTTTATGACGCTGCTAAAAAAGAAATTCGTTGAAGCATGAGATAGGAAGTTTGTACCCGGGTTCGAACCCCGGCATCTCCACCAAAAGAGTATTACATCGTTCCGCCTGTTGACCGCGATGGTAAATTACTGAAAGGGGATTAGGTAGTTCTTTATAGTACTCTTTTGATGGGGATGATTTGGATTCGCCAAACAACTGAAGGTATGTGGAGAATAGGTGAACGCAGAACACCTTTAAGGACTGGGAGTTTCTCGGTTAAAGAAGCAAAAAAGTAAACGCAAACGATGAGTTCGCACTTGAAGATATTCGCCTAGCGGCGTAAGCTTCACGGGGCTGGTTACCTTGTTATCAAACAACTAAGAGGGGAGCTTTATGCTCCCTTTCTTTTTATCTATACTAAATAGTAGTATGGTATTAATAACAGAATTAACAGATTTCAGTCTATCAGATGCAGTTAAGTTTCACGATGAACTTAACCCTGCTCTTTGGAACGATGACCAATTAGATCCAGAAGTTAGAGAACAACTAATAGTAATAGCAAAAGATTTCTTACAAGAACTTGGTGTTAGTCAATTAGATGTAGATGATATTACGATATCGGGGTCTAACGCAGCATTTAGCTATACACCGCATTCTGATTTAGATTTACACATTTTAGTTGATTTTAGCAATCTATCCAATGATGAAGTTTATCAAGAACTTTTTACTGCTAAAAAAACATTGTATAACGATTCTCATGATATTACTGTTCATGGTGTTCCTGTAGAATTATATGTACAAGATGTAAAGAAACCAGTGCGGTCATTAGGCGAATATAGTGTATTGAATAACGAATGGATACACTTTCCTAAGAAAAGCAAAGCTAATCTAGATCATAAAGAAACTAAAGCTAAATTTGAAAAGTTGGCTAAGCTAATAGAATTAACACTTAAATCAAAAGACTTAGATAAAGTAAATGATGCGATATCTTTAGTAAAACGCTATCGGCAAGCAGGATTAGACAAAGGTGGAGAATTTTCACCTGAAAACTTGTCATATAAAGCATTAAGAACACAAGGTGGCATTACTGCATTATACTCATTAAGAGATAAACTACATAGTAAGTCTCTTAGTATAGAAGAAGCTGATCAGTTAGACAAACCCACATTAACAGTACACGAACTAGCAAAAAAGCATTCAGTACCTGTTAACCAACTAATACAACAATTGAACAAAGGAATACGAGTTGAGTTAGAACATACTACCAATAAACAAGTAGCTAAAGAAATCGCGTTAGATCATTTAAAAGAATTTCCTAACTACTATGATAGATTAGCTAAAGCCGAAACAAATGAGTCTGCATCAGGTTACATTCCAAGTGAAAAAGAAAAAAATGATCCAAGGTTTAAAACAGCCTTGACAGTGGATATAAAACCTGATACACTTAGAAAGAACGCTAAAGCTTTTGGATTTAAAGTATCACGCGCTGGCATTCCTCCACTACTAAGAAAGTAAACATGAAAACTATATTGATTATGGGACTCCCGGGATCAGGAAAAACATTTTTGGCTGCTGCTCTAAAGAAAGCATTAGAAGATAAACAGTATCAAGTTGAATGGTTTAACGCTGATCAAGTAAGAGAACAGTTTAACGATTGGGACTTTACCCCAATTGGTAGACACAGACAAATGAATAGGATGAAGCTATTAGCTGACAAAGCCAAAAGAAATGGATCTTATGTAATTTGTGACTTTGTGTGTCCAACTAAACAGTTACGCACAGATTTTAATGCTGACTTTATAGTTTGGATGGACACGATTGATGAAGGAAGATTTGAAGATACTAATCAAGTATTTGAAAGGCTTGACAACACAGAATATAATGCTATCATACCCGAGTATGAATGGTGGAACACACTACACGCCAAAGACTGGGCTGAAGAAATTATTAGGCGCTTGAATACTAATGACTGAATTTACAACCGCAGTAGAAGCACAAAAACTTGTAGATGCTCTTTCCAAACGACTGAAAGAGCTAAACTACAACCCAGACTTAAAAAAGATGATCAAGAACCTAGATCACTTAGTAACCGAATTATCCAAAGCTGAAGTAGTTGCTAGAACCAACCGATCTCCCGGTATTGCTCAAAGACCTAAGGAAGAGCTAGCCAAAGCTATTGATTATGCTGACAAAATGCTCTTATTAGCTATACTTTGTCAATAAAATCAACAACTTAGTAACCTATTGATTTTATTAAAGAAAATATTTTAAACTATTTCTACCCAAAGGCTTGACATTCTGCCCAATTGTGCTATACTAATCATACAGTCAACAAACAGGAGCTAAAGTAATATGTCAATTCAAATGCTTGAAACTGAACACAAAAGCGCAGGTCGTTATGCTTTCTTTGCTGCTCGTGATGCTGCTTTCAAAAGCGCCGTCAATGCTTCACGTTTTTCTAATCAACTCAAGCTTAAAGCTGAGCGTATGAAGCTTGTACTTGAAATGATCTATGCAAGTGATGAAGTTACAATCACTTACTGCAAAAAGTGGGCCCGCGTAAAAGTACACAATGCGCGACCCCGTGATCGCAAGCTGATCAAAGAATGGGAATCTAATTGGGCCCAAGACAGTATTGTAAAAGCTGTTACTGATCAGGGTATCATTTATCGCGTAGCTGAATAAAAAGGCTTGACTTCTTACCCAAATCTGCTATACTAACATCATACAGTAAATAAACAGGAGCTTGAAAATGAACTCAGTAAAAGAAATTCGCAGTGCAATTATCAATAGTAATTTGACTAATGATGACATTAACGACCTTGCTCAAGCTATCAATTATGCTAGAGCCCAACTGCGCACTCAAGTAAAGCGGTCTTTAATTGTAGGTGACACTGTTTCGTTTAAAGATCGGCATGGTGTTTATGTTGGTACACTGACTAAGGTAGCAATCAAGTTTGCTACTGTCAAAACTAATCAAGGTAACTGGCGTGTTCCCATGAACATGTTGGAAGCTGTATAACAACATCGTCTAAATGATTACCCAAATAATGCGAAAGTAGTTGACATTAGTTAGTTACTTTCGTAAACTATAACTTCTCGCAATACTTTATTTTGTAATATAACAATTAGGAGCATTTATGACTCGCACCACAGACAGCTTGACAGTAACTTCAGTACAGCTTCGCCGAGCACTTCTCAAAGCATTCAAAGTAAAACGCCCTGTTTTTATATGGGGCCCGCCCGGCGTCGGTAAGTCGGAAGTAGTAGCTGACATTACTGAAGAAATGGGCGGCTTGATGATTGACCTTCGTATGGCTCAAATGGAACCTACTGACATTCGCGGTATTCCATTCTTCAACAAAGACCTTAATAAGATGGATTGGGCTGAACCAATTGATCTTCCTGATCAAGAACTTGCTAGTCAGTATCCTCTGATCGTACTCTTTCTTGACGAAATGAACTCGGCTCCTCCCGCAGTGCAGGCAGCTGGTTATCAGTTGATTCTTAACCGCAGAGTAGGTAAGTATCGTTTGCCTGATAACGTAGTAATCGTAGCAGCAGGTAACCGCGACAGTGACAAAGGTGTTACTTATCGTATGCCCATGCCGCTTGCTAATCGTTTCATTCACCTTGAAATGCGCCCCGACTTTAACGCTTGGCAGAACTGGGCTGTTAACAAAGGCATTCACAAAGACGTAGTTGGTTACTTGTCATTTGCAAAAAATGACATGTATGACTTTAACGCTAAGTCTTCTTCACGAGCATTTGCTACCCCGCGTTCATGGGTGTTTGTAAGCCAGTTGCTTGATGATAATGACACTGACACCGACACACTAGAACACTTGATTGCGGGTTCTGTGGGTGAGGGTCTTGCTATTAAGTTTATGGCTCACCGCAAAGTAGCTGCGCGTATGCCTAACCCGGCAGATATTCTTAATGGTAAGGTAACTGATCTTGCTATAAAAGAAATCTCAGCTATGTACTCGCTGACAACAGCAATGTGCTACGAACTGAAAGAAGCACATGAAAACAAAGTTGATAGCAAAAAGTTTCACAACATGGCTCAGTATTTCTTTGACTACATGATGAATAACTTTGAAACTGAGTTGGTTGTAATGGGTGCTAAAGTTGCTTTGAAAACTTTCAAACTTCCAATTGAACCCTCACAGTTGAAAAACTTTGACGAGTTTCACAAGAAGTATGGTAAGTATATCATCAACGCTGATGATTAAGGTTTACTGTGGTGGTACGCTTTAGGGGAGGAAACTCCCCTTCTTTTTACTTGACAATAGTAAGCAAAGTAATATATAATAGCATTATCGTAAATCAAAAATACAGGTATAAATTATGAATTACCCAATCTATATGTCTGATACACTCCCCGGTACTAAGGGTAAGAAAAAGCGTTCAGCTAAACTTGAAAAACTTGTAGGTCCAACTGATCCCAAAATTGATGTACTTGCTCGTGATCGGTTGATTAGTTCTCGTGTGTCTCTTTTGCTCAAGCATTCATTTTTTGGTAATCTCGCAACTCGCTTGCAACTTATCAATGCTGACGATTGGTGCTCAACTGCTGCTACTGACGGCTTCAAGTTTTACTACAACTCTCGTTTTATCATGATGCTAAAGCCTAAAGAAGTTATATTTTTAGTTGCACATGAAGTACTACACGTAGTTTATGATCACATGGGCCGTCGTGGTAATCGTGATCCTCAACTATTCAATATTGCAAATGACTACTGCGTAAACGCTGACCTCAAAAAGCACAAAGTGGGCGAGTTTATCACTACAGTAGATTGCTTGTATGAACCCAAGTATGAAGGTTGGTCTAGCGAAAAGATTTATGATGATCTGATGAAAAACATTCAAAAACTTGACCTTGACAAGTTGATTGACAAAATGATTGACGATCACTTGGATGGAGACGGTGACGGCGAAGGTGAAGGTGATGATAAAGAAGGCAAAGGCAAACGTCCAACCATGTCTGAAGCCGAACGTGAACAAATGCGTAAAGATATTAGAGACGCTATTCTCAATGCAGCACAACAAGCAGGCTCCGGCGAACTTCCTGCAGGTGTAGAGCGTTTGGTAAAAGAACTTACTGACCCGGTAATGAACTGGCGAGAACTGATTCAGACTGCATTAACTTCTGCTATCAAAAGTGATTACACTTGGATGCGTCCGTCGCGTAGATCATGGCACATGGATGCTATTATGCCAGGTACTAACCCCGGTGAAGAAATTGACGTAGATATCTACATTGACTTGTCCGGATCTATTTCTAACAAGCAGGGCATGGCATTTTTGTCAGAAGTAATGGGCATGATGGATATGTTTGATGGCTATCGTGTTCATGTATCATGCTTTGATACTGAAGTATATAACACTCAGGAATTTACTTCTGAAAACATGGACACTGTTGAAGATTACCAACTTAAAGGTGGCGGCGGTACTGACTTTACTTGTATCTTTAAACATCTTAAAGAAGAAAACAGAGTGCCCAACAAACTGATTGTATTCACAGATGGCTATCCTTTTGGTTCATGGGGTGATGCTGAATACTGTGATACACTATGGATCATTCACGGTGATCCTAATCCGAACCCGCCCTTTGGCAATTTTGCGATTTATGATGACCACAGAATCTCCCAAGCAGCCTGAGGTAATATTTGAATCCCCTGACAGGGGACACACAGTGTACGCCCGCACTATAGGAAGTACCGAGCGTACATTGGTTCATAGCAAATATCCACTGTGGGTTAGTCGTTGGTCTGATTGGCAAGATATTCTAAAAGCTGCCGAAACTAATCCAGCACTTGATGATTTAATAAAAAAGCGGAAATGGTATATGAACTCACAAAATAAAACACATCATTTTTTGGCAATGTGGTGTAATGAAGGATTGGAATGTATCTATGATGTTGCTGCCGCCAAACAGGAAATTGAAAACTGGGAAAAGGAAACTATTTTTTCTATCTTAAAGGAAGAAAACTACGCCGGTCCAAAACCAAATCCTATTCCATTAAATCAAATGATTCTTAGAGCCAGAATGAACTCTCAAAGATCGTATGAAATTTATGAATTTAATTCCGCATTAGACATAGACGGAGTAAAGGAATTATTTAAAACTGACCCTCAAATTGTTGTTGATTGGATTAGAAAAAATGGTTACAAAACTTATAGTGATTACGTTGATGAAAAAGCTAGGGTTGTTATACGATGAAATATATTGGTACAAGTTTAGGAAGATGTTTGCGCAGCATACTCAAGGGTGAAGTGTCCGAGGATCAAGTTTTCTTGATAGTAACAGGTACTATGTCTCACACTATAGATGATTTTCTTTTAATCATCAAACAGTACCATTACGAACGTTACGGTGAGTATGACATTTCACAATGGACTTATGAGGAAGCAAAAGAATTAGGTATTCGGTTATGGAACAACGGAAAAATACACCAGCCTAGAAACTTTAAAACTAATCCGTTTTTCCGTGGCGGTGATAAACTTTGGATTGAAATATTTCCTCCTCACTTGTTGCAAGAACCTGCGGCAAAAGATTTGTGGGATAAGTTAACTGTAATTGCTAGGTTGTATGAATGACAGAATTAAATGTTTACACATGGTTTAGTAACAGAGAATTAAATTATATACCTGCACACTTTGTAGTAGTAGATACTTTAATTACTCAAGAGTCCAAACAATGGATTCTTGAAAAGCTAACTGGTAGATTTTGTTTAGTAGAGATTCCCAACTATACCGATTTAAATATAGCATCTAATCCGTGGGCATTTGGATATTCTCCTGCTTTTGAAAATCCTCAAGAAGCTACCTATTTCCAACTTATGTGGAACTAGGTAAAAATTTTCACACACTGTTTCTTTATTGTAAATACGATATACAAGGAGAAACTATATGAGTTTTTTAAGACACATCGGTAAACATAACGAAAGAAAGATTGCTATTATTTTTAGAGAAGTACCAGGTGAACCTCACATGTGTTTGGTTGCATACCCTGAAGTGCTTAACAGACATATTCATGATCCATTGATGAAATGTATTGAAAGTGATATCGGACAAAGCAGTGAAAACTTAGCTGATGCACTTAATCGCACTTACACTATTGATGGTAAAATCATTCTTCAAGCACTACACGCTGAAGGCCAATTAAAGAAAGTTAATACAGAACAAGTAATAGTTACTCCTGCTCCTAATACTAGAATTAAGCTAAACGAGTTGAATAAAATTCTGGATGAAATGAAGCAGGGTGAGGCTGCGGTAAAGCGGTTAGCAGAACTTGACTCAAGCACTGGGTTGCAAGATCCTGCTGATGTTGCTCGTAGAATGCGCAACAATAAAGAACCTGTTGTTTCACAATCAACTGATGTATTAGGTGACCACCAAATAGCAAATAACTTGCGTACTCAAGCTGAAAGAATGGCAACTGAAGCTAAAGGACTTTTAGCTGAATCTGAAAGAATGATGAGCGAAGCTAATCAGATGCTAGGTGTTTCAGTAGAAAAAAAGACAACTAGAAAAACTAAAGCAGCTACTACTGTTGCTCCGGTAGAACAACCTAAAGTTGTTGCTAAAACACGAGTAAAGAAACCAAAAGTTGAAGCCTAATGTCACCTGATTTTAGTAAAAAGTGGTCACATATTTTAGAAGATGTTGATAAACGTGCTATACCTATAGAGTTTATCAGAAAGTTAGTAATAAAACTTGAAAAAAGAAAACAGCATACTATTAATATTGAAAAGATGCTAAAGCAGGGTTTAGAACCTGAAGATGTTGAAGATACTGTTAGTACTAAGTTATTAGAACTTGATGACCAAGTTGTAAGTATTGAGTTTGTACTAAACGTAGATACTATTGCAGAAATAGTACAACCAGAAACAGATAAATTATTAAACGGTCTTTGATGAAATTAATATTAGCATGTGATCCACAGGGCGGAATCGGTAAAGATAATACTTTACCGTGGCCTATGTTAGAAGGCGACTTGCCTAGATTTAAAAAACTTACCACTGACCAAGTAATAGTAATGGGTAGAAATACATGGTTAAGCTTACCTAAGAAACCTCTCACTAATAGACTTAACTTTGTTGTTACTAGTCATCAATTAGAATTACCACCTGGCGCTGTTGCAGTAAAAGACTTATCACATTTCAACCATTTTAAAAATGCTTGGTTAATAGGTGGTGCTAGTCTAGTAAACTCTAGTTGGGATTACATAGACGAAATTTATTTGTCTTTAACAAATGACCATTATGATTGTGATTGTTTTGTTGATCTAGTATACTTAGAACACAATTATACTCGCGTTCATATAGAACATCACAAAGATCATAGCTACGAGGTTTGGAAAAGAAAAGATGGAACAGTATCACAATTTACTTAAAGACATTCTTGAAAACGGCGAGGAACGTAGCGATAGAACAAACACAGGAACTATATCAGTATTTGGTCGTCAGCTACGTTTTGATCTTAGAACAACTTTCCCTGCAATCACTACAAAAAAGCTAGCATGGCGAGCATGTGTAGCTGAATTACTTTGGTTCTTAGAAGGATCAAGTGACGAACGAAGACTTTCCGAGATAACACACGGCACACGCGATCCTTCTAAATCAACAATATGGACTGGTAATGCCGAGTCACCTTACTGGAAACCTAGAGCCAAGTTTGAAGGCGACTTGGGTAGAGTGTATGGTGTACAGTGGCGACAGTGGGATACGCACACTACTAGTATATGTCAAGCAGAACCTGTTTTTATTGACCAACTTAAACAAGTTATTGAAAACATCAAAAAAGATCCATATGGTCGTAGACACATCGTTAGCGCATGGAATGTTGCTGAACTAAATAAAATGGCATTGCCGCCCTGTCATGTTATGTTTCAGTTTTATGTAGGCACTGATGGAACACTAAGTTGTCATATGTATCAGCGGTCCGCAGACATCTTTTTAGGTGTCCCGTTCAATATCGCAAGCTATGCGTTACTTACGCACATGATTGCGCATGTAACTGGATTAAAAGCTAAAGAACTGATTATTAGCTTTGGTGATACACATATCTATCAAGATCACGTAGAACAAGTTAAAGAACAATTATCAAGAGAAGCATATCCTGAACCTACTCTTTGGCTTAACCCTGCGATAAAAAATATTGATCATTTTACAATGGATGACATTAAACTAAATAACTATCAGTCACATGATGCTATTAAAGCACCAATGGCAGTATGAAAAAAGTAGAAGTTATATCGTTTGATATTAGTAACGATTTTAACTATCCGAATATTGCCGAAAAAACAATAAAGATATGGTTTGAAACTGAAGAAGGAAAGTTTATAAAACAACATAGCCAAACTCCTATCCAGATAAGAGTTATGAACGACCCTAATACCTTCAATGAGAAAGTAGAACTTTGGGCCACATTAGAAGAAAAAATTGAAACATTTTGGAGATTAAAATTTAAATGAGAACAATAACAACAATATTAGCGTTACTTTTAAGCACAACAATTTATGCCAACCCTATTGATGATAATTGCCCTGATCATGCTCATCCTGCAGGCGCCCCGGTGTCAGCAATCACTGAGTCACAGTATGTTTGTCACTTAAACTATGCTGTTCATTTTAGGTTTGACACTAAAACCGCAGAGTATGTAACTTATCGTATAGACCCTGAAGATATTACAGGAACAGCAAAGCGTAAAGATAACTTTAGAGATGATCCTGTTATTCCCAGTGAACATGATGTTACTTTAGCTGATTACGCAGGCAAGCCATATGACAGAGGACATTTAAGTGCCGCTGCTGATAACACAGCAAGCGAAGAACAAATGTCACAAAGCTTTTATCTAAGTAATATGGTTCCGCAGAATCCAAATCAAAACAGAGGTGCTTGGCGTATATTAGAAGATCGTATTAGAAACTTAGCAAAAACAGGTATGAATTTATATGTTACTGTAGGTACTGTGTATAATCCCGGCTATGAAGTAATAGGCAATGGATTAGGCATACCTCAATATATTTGGAAAGTTGTTGTAGATAGTAATTCTAATACAGCAGTAGCATTTTTATTCCCTAATGAGCCAGTTAGAACACAAGACATATCTGCTACGGTAACTACAATTGAGAATATTGAAAAAATGACTGGGTTGAATTTTCATCCTAAGTTAACTGATGCAGCACAGTTAGAAAGCACAGGCATTGATACTACGGTGTGGACATTACTTCAATGAGAATATTAGTCACTGGCGGGTTAGGTTTAATTGGACATAACATAGTTAACAAACTAGAAAGTTTGGGACACGAAATAACTATCGTAGATAATAAAACTAGTTATGGTTTAATACCTGCCGATGAACTAAATTACTTGATGAATGAACGCATTAAGAAAATAAAAACTAAAGATATATTTAACGCAGATATTACTGATTATTATGCGCTAGATGAAATAATCAATGACGACAAACCAGAAATCATTATTCATCTTGCTAGCTTTCCTAGACAAAAAGTAGTTAACGTAAATCCTCGTGCTGGTAGTAGAACAATGAGCGAGGGTTTAATTAACTTACTTGAACTTGCTAAAAAGCATAAAGTAAGACGATTTGTTTATATTAGTAGTTCTATGGTATATGGAGACTTTACAGACGATGTAACTGAAGATGCTATATGTAAACCTCAAGGTCAATATGGTATAATGAAGCTAGCAGGTGAATGGTTAGTAAAAGACTATACTCGTAGCTGTAACTTAGAACATACTATCATCAGACCAAGTGCAGTATACGGTCCTCTTGACGTTGAAGACAGAGTAATATCAAAGTTTATTCTAAGCGCATTACGCGGTCAAACACTAAAAGTAAACGGGGTAAATGAAACCCTTGACTTTACATATGTAGATGATGCTGCTGAGGGTATAGTAGCTGCTACATTAAGTGAAAACGCTATCAACAAAACTTACAACATTACAAAAAGCCACAGCAGAACTTTAAAGTATGCAGCAGAACTAGCAGTCAAATTAGCTGGTAAAGGCTCAATTGAGATTAAAGATAAAGACGCTGACTTTCCTAGCAGAGGCTCACTTAATATAGCGGCTGCTAGAAATGACTTTAACTTTGATCCTAAAGTTGATGTTGAAGAAGGCTTTAAGATTTATTACGATTGGATTATAAATTCTCCTTATTGGTCTAAGAAACTTTGATTAAACATTTTGGTTTAGATCGTCAGTATCTAAATTTAAAACATGAACTTTTATCAGCCACAGATGACGTACTAAAATCTGGTATCTTTTGCGACGGTAGTTATACTAATAGACTAGAAAATTGGTTAGTCAACAGAACCAAATGTGAATACGCAGTAGTTGTTCACAGCGGAACTCAAGCATTAGAAATCATTGCAAAGTATCTTTGCTACACTAGCTTAGACTTAACTATCCCCCTGCATATCCGTATACCTAATCTTACATACAGAGCTACACTAAATGCGTTTGTTAACAATAACGCATATACTAAAAACTATGATATAGAAATCGTAGATACTGATTCACATGGTATAATGTTGCAACCAGAACGAGAAAGTATAAACACATACAATTGCTATGTAGGTTTATATGGAGCACCTACTCCAGACTTATTAACTTCTCAAGATATAGTAGATGGTGCGCAACACTGGTTGATAGCTAATGGTAATGTAGGATTGGGTATGGCAATTAGTTTTGACCCTACAAAAAACTTACCTGCTTCGGGAAACGGTGGTGCAATCGTAACTAACAGCGAAGAGTTGTACAAGTTTGCAAAATCTTATAAAGATAACGGTAAGCACTTTGCACAAGAAATCTTTGTAGCAGGTACTAACAGTAAAATGAGTGAAATAGATTGTGCTCATGTACTAGCAAGATCGCTACATATAGATCAGTGGCAGATACGTAGACAAAAGATCAGAAAGTATTATATTAAAGAGTTTGAAAATCTTCCAATCAAATGTTTGAGTAAGAAATTTTATCGTCACGCAGATCAAAAATTCGTAATTGCTACAGACGATAGAGACTTATTAAGATTTCATTTACTCAAGCATAAGATAGAAGTCAAGGTTCATTATGAACAAACTATTTCTGAGTTACCTGCAACTAAGTTCTTGTGTGAAAATACATTAGACTTTTTAACAGCTAGTGCAATGTTATCTAGATCCGTTTTAAGTTTACCCATTTATCCTGAACTGTTAGACAGCGAAGTTGAGTATATAGCCACCATGGTAAAAGCCTTCTATGATAAATAGAAGACTATGTTTGCATATTTAAAAATACTACCCATTGTACTATTACTTGCCGGCGCTGGTTATGCAGCGCATTGGTTTATTGTTAACCAACTTAATACCCAAATAACTCAGTTACAATCTGATGTAAGGCAGTATCAAGCACAAAATGTAGCGTTACAATCCGCAGCAGAAATAAACGAACAAACTATCAGATCATTAGAAGAAAATAGTCAGCGCCAAGTAGAGCAAATGACTAACCTAACTTCAGCTAATCAGCAACTACAATCAGAAAAAGATGAATACTTAAGTATATTTCGCAGGCATGATCTACAAAGGTTAGCACTAGCTAGACCTGGATTGATTGAACCTAGACTTAATAATGGAACACAAGAAGTGTTTAGACAAATGGAAGAAGATTCTAAAGAGGTAGATCAATTAAATGAATAAAATCATGCTAATTGCTTTATTGTTTCTACTGCCGGGTTGTAGTTTTTTACGTCCTAGCACTCCTGAACCTTTACCGCTGCCCCCTGTAAAAATAATTACAGAAACAGTACAACTAGAAATATATCAACCACCTCTTCCGCCCGAAATACAATTAGACGATGTTCAATGGTTTGTATTAACTGAATCTAATCTACAAGACAAGATTTCAGAAGTAAAAAGTTTTACTGGAGCAGACTTTGTTGTGTTTGGTATGACTCCTCAAAGCTATGAAAACATGGCATACAACTTTCAAGAAATGCGTAGATATATTAGACAGCAAACTGAAATTATAAAATATTACCGTGAAGCTACCAAACCAAAAGGTCCTTCAGGTTGGTTAGAAGAAAATCAAGAAAGACAAAGTAATCAATTAGAAATAGAACAATCAAATAACGAAACTACAGAACCCACTGTTCCTGAACCAGTAGAAGATCGCGGATTTTTTAGACGTTTATTACCAAATATAGGAAACTAATATGAAAAATATATTAATTATCACAGCACTATTATTACTGTCAGGGTGCAGTACATTTAATTATTTTTTAGTAGCAAAGTATGATACTAATGAATATGAACTAATCAATTGGATAAGAACCACTGCTGAACTGTCAGTAGAAACGTGCGATAACAATGAAGTATCAAAGGAAAACTTTGTTACTTTGTATAGAAGTTCTTTAGAGTTTAAGAATTTCACTCAATATCTAAGACGAAATCAAGATACACATGAATTATCTAATGATTTATATCAATTAATAGACCAAGGTGTAGAATTATATGCTACTAATGATCAAGTATCACAAACTTTTTGTGAGCTTAGTTTAGAACAAATAATTGCATCAGCCGAAACAATTCAACAAGTATTAGGAGATAAACCACGATGAACATTAACGATTTAGAAAAGAAATTTAATGACATTCAAAAACTTCATGAGTCAGGAAAGTTATCAGATAAAGAATATGCTACGCTTATTAATGGATTAAATCTTGAATCTGCAATTTCTAATAATACAAAAGATTTACAGAAAAAACAAGATTTGTATGATGCTATGATTAAAGCTTCTAAAGTAGCTAAAGCTATTCTGTAACAGATAAATATATAATAACATTGGATTAATATCATGGCTACACAAGAAATTATTAATATAGGCACGTTACCAAACGATGGTGAAGGTGATCCGTTACGAGTTGCGTTTGGAAAGATTAACAATAACTTTTCTAATCTATTTGCAACTTCTACTAATACACTAGAATCAATTACATCAGGAACTAGCGCAAATCAAGTAATTTGGCAAACACCGGTAGCTGAATTTACTCAAGGTCAATTTCAAATTAGAACAGGAAATCCTAGTAATAACGATAGTCAAGATATTTTAATTTCTGCTCAAATATTAAACAATTTAACACAAGTAAAGTGGACAGGATACGCTACAACATTTAACGGAAATGCATTAGCTACTTATGATATGAACGTATCTAGTGGCAATGTTAGGATAGTAACTACGCCTCTTGCTAATGTAGTGATGCAACACTTTATAGCATCTACTGTAACTTATGTAGATGTTAATGACGCAGCTTTATTAATAGAATTGGATGGTTTTGTTGCTGGTTCTGTTATGAGTACTGAAAGTGATTTAGACGTTACTACGGAATAATATGAGAGCTAAAGAATTTGTAACTGAAAGTAAAATAGGGAAATTGTCTAAAAGGCAAAGTAATCCTACTAGGGGATTACATGTATTTGCTAATTCTAATTATGATAGAACTTATGACTTAAACCGAGTAATGATGGCAGCAGCATGTACTGACGGCAACATCGTACCTGCAATGGACGGTGAAAGCTGGGCAGGAAAGTTTAATACTGCACACGCATATACTAAAGAAGAAGAAGCCATGCTAAAAATAGCATATAAAGCAGCAGGTATAAAATTCAAAGATTTAAATCACGGTGATTTAAATAGTGACGAACTTGATTCCACTAACACACAAAGTACTTTAAAACCTTTCAAGGGATACAAAAAGTGAGAGCAAAAGAGTTAATAAATGAACGAGCTAGTTCTGTAGTTTATCATTATACTTCTTTTCTCCCAGCTAGAAATATACTTAGCACTGGTAATTTTGAATTAACTAGCGCAATGGGATCTCTTGAGCAACAATATGCTCCCAAAGGTTATCCATACTTTTTAAGTACAACTAGAACTAGACACGGTGGCTATCATACAAATAGTTTAGGTAGGCACGGTGTGTTGTTTGTATTAAATGGTGATTGGTATAACAGACACTATAAAGCCTCTTCAGTTGATTATTATCAAGATCGTAATTCAATGAGCACAGCAGCAAGTGGAAGAAGCAGTGAAGCTGAAGATAGAATTTTTAGTAAAGAACCTACAATGAGTATAGGTGGTGTAAAAGAAATTCATGTATTAGTCGGTGAAGGCACTACTTCGGCAACTGATTCAGTTAAAGCTAGAGCTAGACAAATTTTAATACTAGCAAAAAAACAAAATATCCCTGCTTATTTTTATACTGATGTAACTGCTTGGTTAAATTTTGACAAAAGAAATTTAGGTGATGTTTCTTTACTAACCGGCAAAGAAGATATTAGCAAAGTAAACTTGGCAAATAAATCCACATATAAAGGATACTTATATCCGTGGATAGAAGTAATGTCTGCAAAAAACAAAAATCAGTTAGGCACCAAGGCTAGAGAAATTTGGTATAACTTGGTGTTTACTGATATCAATAGATTGGATGACTCTATTAGAGGTTTAGCTAATTCAATGAGTAATGCTAGAAAACCTAATTCTGGAATAGATCGTGATCATGTAGTAAAACTTATTGACTTTATGAATAAAAACAAATTAACTACTGTATCTCAGTTAGTACAGTTTTTAGCTAAAAAATGGCAAGGCATTTACAATACAGAGCGAGATGCTAAGAAAAATAATTCATATACTGATTTTTAGAATAAGTAATGTTAATCACATATAGGATTTTTTATGAAAAACATGATTGACATTAACAACACTTTGGATTTACTCAAACTTAAATTATACAACGAGTACTTGTATCAAGCGCACATATATGATGAAGGCGACAGTGAGTTTCATAAACAACTTACTAAACAAGTAGTAGAAACTTATATTGATCCTCTTGAATTATCTAAAGATGCTCATATCTTAGATTTAGGATGCGGGCCTGGTTATTTCTTAGATGAAATGAAAACTCGTGAATATACAAATACAATAGGTGTTACATTAAGTCCAGGTGATATTGAAATTTGTGAAAAGAAAGGGCATACTATAAAAAAGTATGACTTGTCTTTCTTACCACAAACAGGTGGATATTATGATGAAAGTGTTGACTTTATCTTTTTACGACATGCTCTTGAACATTCTCCGTATCCTATCTTTTCGCTAATGGAATACAATCGTATTCTAAAGCAAGGCAGCAAGATTTATATTGAAGTTCCTGCTCCTGATTGTGATCGTAAGCATGAAATGAATTTGAATCATTATAGTATTTTAGGTCATAATCAACTAGCTGCGTTATTGATTAGAGCAGGATTTACTATTGACAAGTTTAATAACTTAGAATTTGATTTAGGTATTCCTAATCAAGAAACTGGTGAAACACAAACAATGCGTGAAAAGTATTACTGTATTGTGGCTACCAAATCAAAACCCCTAGACATTAGATAAATGGCATTTTTAGTTCACAATTTACCTTTAATTCCCGTTATGGTTAGAAAAGAATATCTTTATGATGGTGAAAAAGGCTTAGGTGAATACATTCCGGGAGTTTGGGTGTCAGTAAAAAGTATAGAAGGTAAAGCTTTGTATTTTGAAACCTTGCTTACTGAATACGGAGCTTTATATGATAAATTACCTATTAGTGCTTTTGTTTGGAAAACAGATTTGGATTATGATCTTAGTTTAGATACTTTACAACTATGGGATTGTTTTGACTACCATATAACTGTTATTAAAAAACCTTTGTTAAGCAGGTGTGAAATCTTTGGTAAAGATCGTAAAATGCATCCTGGTGAATATGTTTTCACTATAGATACATGTCATCCAGATCGTACTATATTAAATCAAAATTTTTCCGAGCACGATCCTGAGCATAAAAGTTTTAACATTATAAAACTAGATAATGGGCAGTTTGCTGCACAGCCAAACAATAGAATTATTTGGCATGATTCAAGTTTGGTGTTAGCAAACAAGAAAACACCTGATTTCAAAGCATGTTCTAAAAACTACAAAGTAGAAACTTCACCTAAGTGGAATGTAGCTCATTCAGACGAATGGCAATACAAAACAAGTCAAGAAGAAACTGATAAAGATTAGTACGAAGTATAAGATAAATACTCTTAGTTAATATAAGAGTATTTAATTATGGCCGTACCGAATCCCTCAGAAGTAGCACCCTGGTACTTACGTAATATTACCCAAGCACTTGCACTAGACGAGACTACGGGTAATGTTTATGTCAGAACTGGATTTACTGGAAACATCGTTATTGACGGAAACGTAAACATTCCCGGAAATGTTGACGCACATGTTTCACAAATCGGAACAAGCGGTGAATTGACAGTTCCTTGGATGCCTGTTAGTTTAGACGGCAATAGTAATGTCACTATATCAGGCGGCAATGTCAACGCCGTAGTCACTGGTACTGTAACAGTAAGCACTATATCATCTAATGTTACTATAGTAGATGGCGGCGGCAGTATTACAGTAGATGGTAATGTTGGTATAACAGGTAATGTTAACATTGGTACAATGCCAAATGTTAACGCAAATATTACAGGTGGCAATGTCTCTGTATCAGGTAATGTTAATATTGGCACAATGCCAGCAATTACAGGTAATGTTAATGCAAACGTCACAGGTGGTAATGTAACTGTAACTCAAGGTACTAGCCCTTGGGTCGTATCAGGAAATGTCAATGCGATAGTCACAGGCGGCAACGCTAATGTAGCAATCACTGGAACTAACCTAGATGCATTTGGTCGTTTAAGAGTGAGTGAACCCTACACATTATTTGACAGCCAAAATCGTTACATTGACGGTGACCAATTTAGTAATATCACTGCTACCGGCGGTAATGTAGTTTATGTTCAAAACGAAAGTTCATTTAATTTAAATGTTTCTTCTACTAGTGGTAGTAGTGTAATTAGACAATCTAAAACTGTTCAAGCATATCAACCTGGCAAAAGTTTATTAACAATGAACACATTTGCAATGGCTACTCTTAAGGCTAACCTAAGGCAGCGAGTTGGTTATTTTACAACTGATAATGGTGTATATTTTGAAGCAGTAGGTACTACACTTAATCTTGTTATTCGTAGTAGCACAACAGGAGTAGTAGTTGAAGAAAGAATTGCACAAGCATCATGGAATGGAAATACCTTATTGTCAGGTATTGTGTTGGATCCGACGTTGACGCAAATATTTTGGTGCGACATTGAATGGTTGGGCGTAGGTAACGTTCGTGCAGGTTTTGTAATCAACGGTCAATTTATCGTATGTCATACATTCCAACACGCTAATCAGCCAGGAAACACAACTGTTTATATGACGACTGCTACATTAAACCCGCGATATGAAATAACAAATACTGACTCAACCAGTGGCAATAGTACAATGAAACAAATTTGTAGCACTGTTATCAGTGAAGGTGGCTATACGCCAAGCACTACAGTTGGATATGTTACTAACAATACATCTCCTACAAGAGTAGGTTCGGCAAATACAGTAATCTCATTATGTTCAATAAGATTAAATCCTGCATATCCGGACGCGGTTGTGGTTCCTGCTCAACTTGATTTGTTATCACTTGATGTTCGGTATGGTCAGTTTCAATTAATTGAAAACGCAACTATTGCAAATGCCTCATTTAGTAATGTGGTAGGATCAGTAGTTCAAAGTGCTATACATACTGATACTATAACAGATGGTAAAGTTGTTTATGCAGGATTATCTAGTAGCCGTGATGAAGTAGAAATTAGTGAAGATGTTAAGAAACGAATTCAATTATGGAGATATGCTAACGGTACACCCAGCACACTAACACTTGCCGTAGCGTACACAGCTACTAATGCAGATTTATTGTGGAAACTAGGCTGGGAAGAACTTACTAACTAAATTGTGAGTACATAAATACTATATGTCTAAAAATCAGCAAACTTTTGTTAAAGATCCATATGTAAAAACTCACTTTGCTACTCAGCAAGAACTTGATGACTTTATAGCTTGTTGCGATCCGCAAACAGGCTACGCATATTTCATGAGTCATTTCTTTTATATTCAACATCCTACTAAAGGTAGCATGTTGTATCAGCCATGGGATTATCAAGTAGAACTAGCAAAAAACTATCACGACTTTAGATTCTCTGTGAATCTTTTATCTAGACAGTTAGGTAAAACAACTACCGCAGCTGGATACTTGTTATGGTATGCAATGTTTATACCAGACTCTACTATTTTGATTGCAGCACACAAATATGCAGGCGCTCAAGAAATCATGCAGCGTATTAGATATGCGTATGAAAACTGTCCCATGCATATTAAAGCAGGTGTCACCACTTATAACAAAGGTTCACTTGACTTTGAAAACGGATCAAGAATTGTTTCAGCAACTACTACCGAAAACACAGGTCGTGGTATGTCTATCACACTTTTATATCTTGACGAGTTTGCCTTCGTAAGACCATCAATCGCTGAATTATTCTGGACTTCTATTACACCAACACTAGCAACTGGTGGTAAAGCAATTATTACGTCTACACCTAACTCTGATGAAGATCAGTTTGCACTCATTTGGAAAGGTGCTAACAAGTGTGAAGACGCATACGGAAACGCAACTGATGTAGGTGTAAACGGATTTAAAGCATTTAAAGCAGATTGGCGCAGACACCCAGAACGTGATCAGATTTGGGCTGATAAAATGCGAGCGCAGTTGGGCGATGACAGATTTCGCAGAGAAATGGGACTTGAATTTTTAATCGCAGACGAAACATTAATAAATCCCAGCACATTGATAGAACTATCTGGTATAGAACCTATTAACAGAATGGGACAAGTTAGATGGTATGAAGAGCCAAAAAAAGGAAATATTTACGCAGTCGGATTGGATCCGTCGCTGGGTACTGGTAGTGATCCAGCTGCTATACAAATATTTGAAGCAAATACTACTAAACAAATAGGCGAATGGAAACATAATAAAACAGATATTCCTAGCCAAATAAAACTGTTAGCACAAATAAACAAATATATCGTTGACAAAACAAACGAACCTAACAATATCTATTACTCATTAGAAAATAATTCTATCGGTGAAGCAGCGTTAGTATCATTAAATGAATATGGTGAAGCAAATATTCCGGGCATATTTATGAGTGAACCGGGAAAGAAACGCAAAGGATTTAACACTACTAATAAATCAAAATTAGCCGCTTGCGCAAAGTTTAAAACATTAGTAGAAAGTAAAAAGATGAAGATAAACAGTCGTAGTTTGATATCAGAACTAAAAGCGTTTATTGCTCACGGTGGTAGTTATGCCGCTAAAGTAGGTGATAATGATGACTTAGTAATGTCTACACTTTTAGTAGTTAGAATATTACAGCAACTAAGCGATTATCATTATGATTTAGAATCTCAAATGCGTGATCACGACAGCGACATTGCGCCATTACCTTTCTTTGCTGTTATCAGTTAATAAAGATAAATACTCTATTAGTTTAGGAACAATAAAATGGCCATTGACCAAGAATCTTTTAATACAGACCTTTATAAACTTTTAAGAACTAGAGGTTATAAACCAGTTCCAAAAGACGCTAAAAACCAACGCACTCAGCCTCAGGCAGCAGAAGTATTTAACTTTACTTTTACAAAAGATGGTAAAGATTATGGTGATGCTTGGGTTACTATAGATGATGCACAAAAAGTAATTTTATATTATGACAACGAACAAGAAGAAAGCCCATCTGGTAAAAGTCCTGGATTAGATTATGACGATTCTTGGTCTGGATTAAAAAGACATTTAAAGCAATGGTCCATGAACAAACAACTTTCATTTGAATTAAGAAACAAAGACGAATTAGGTGACGATATGGCACAACGAGATTATGTTAAAAAGAAAGAAAAGATGAATGAAGGTTACCATTCAATGGGTAACAAAGCAAGTTATAACGACAACATACCTGCTGTTAAGATTATCTTACAACACAATCGTAAGATAGAAGAAGGGGAGCAGCGTTATAGAAACATTGCTAAAATCTTTTTAGAAAACCAAGAAGGTGAAAGATTTTTAGCACCAACTACTCGCCCGGGTATAGCACAAATATATGCTAGACATATTGCTGAAGGCGGTGTACCAAATGATGAACGTTGGAATCACGTTAAAGCACTGTGCGAAGAATACAGCAAAATGGCTGGCTTTGTTCGCGCAACTAAAAACAAACAGTTTAATGAATCTGCACAATCATTAGTAAATGAAGGCATTAATCATTATCAATCATTGCGTGAAACACTAGGTAAGTTACGCGGTCATAGAGGGTACAATATGTACTTTGAATCGTGGACTCCTGCATTGATGGAAGATGATACAGATGGTACACAGATTAATGAACTGTTTGTTCAAGAAACCGTAGACCCAAGAATTGAAAGTGTAATGCCAATCTTATCAAGACTACATACTAAAATAAGAGAAACTCCAGTGAAAGAAGTTAAAGAATTAGAAGAATGGGCAGAAAGTATTTCAACTATAATTGAAACTGAACAGCAATCCTCGTCAAAACTGAAAGTAGGCGATGATGTAATATGTGATTACACAGGTAAACCAATGCACGTAACATATGTCCATTCTAGTGGTAAAGTTAAGTTGGCAAATGAAAAGGGAGAACCGCAGCCCAACTATCGCAATCCAGAAAATCTAAAAAAGATTACTTCTGATATTGGCGAAGGTGAAGAAATTTCAGAAATCGCCCCTGTAGTTGGAGCCATTGCCGGTCGTGCATTAGCAGGCGCTGGCAGGGTTGGTCAGACAGTTGGGTCTGTTGTAGGTCAGGGAATAGCAGGAGCACTATCTGGGAATGACGAAGTTGAAGAAGACTTAGATGCTGATCAAAAGCGTGTAGGCCAACTTGGACCAACTGAAAAAGTAGGTAAAGCGGGTGCTGTTGGTAAATTGGTTGGTGCAAATGAAGCAGTAGCACACGATTCTACTGAAGAATCAGTTATCATGGATATCGTAAATGGTAACATAGACGCATACCAAGTTATGAACCATCCCAAAACAAAACCACAACAAAACGTCGCCGACATATTACAACAGATGTATGATGACGTTACTACTGACCACCCCCTACACTCCGACGATGACTTTGAAAAGATTCTAAACATAGTGGTTGATCGTCTAGCCGACGAGTATGATCCCTATCCAATGTCCGAATCCATCAACGAAAATGCTCAAGATTCTGTAGCAAACGCACTGTATACCAGAGTAACTCGCGTTAGAACTGATTTACTTAACAAATATGGAATAGGAGCTATTAACGATGCTATAGACGAAATTAGTTCACGTTTTGCCGGAGAAGAATTAGACGAAATCGGTTCAAGTGATGTAAGTGGCTGGATAAGAGAAATGGAACAAATACTAGCAAGTAGTTCTAGTATGAATGAAGGTCAAGACGATCTAGACATGATAAAACGATTGATCAAGTAAAAGGGTAAACTAGTTGTTCAAAAACCGCACTTTATTGTGCGGTTTCCTTTTACTGGGTATAAATACTATTGACATATTCACCGACAAGTAGTATTATTGTTTATGTTAGTTAGATAAAGGTATCTAACGAATATTGAAAGACCCAAAGACCATCTTAGGCACTTAAAGGAGACCAACTCATGGCATCGTTAGCAGACATTCGTGCTCGTATCGCAGCACAAGAAAACAAATCAAACAACAAATCATCCGGCCCATCTGACAATTCAATTTATCCTCATTGGAATATTACTGAAGGTACAACAGCTACTATCAGATTTTTACCTGATGGTGATTCAAAAAATGAATTCTTTTGGATAGAAAAACAAGTTATCAAACTTCCATTCAATGGTGTAAAAGGTGACTCTAACGCAAAACAAGTTACAGTAACTATTCCATGTATGGAAATGTATGGTGAATCTTGCCCTATTCTAGCAGAAGTTCGTCCTTGGTATAAAGACGAATCATTAAAAGAAATGGCAAACAAGTACTGGAAAAAGCGTTCTTATCTTTTTCAAGGTTTTGTTCGTCAAAATCCAATGGGTGATGATACTACTCCCGCAAATCCTATTCGTAGATTTATTATTTCTCCACAATTGATCCCTATCATCAAAACTGGTTTGATGGATCCTGAAATGGAAGAACTGCCAACACACGCTACTCGCGGTTTAGACTTTGTTATTCGCAAGACTAGCAAAGGTGGTTACGCAGACTACTCTACTTCTAACTGGGCACGTAAAGAAACTGCTCTTACTGAAGCAGAGCAAGCAGCTATTGATGCACACGGCTTGTTTAACTTGTCAGAGTTTCTTCCAAAGAAGCCTACACAAGCAGAAGTGGCTATCATGAAAGAAATGTTTGAAGCATCAGTAGATGGTCTTCCCTTTGATAACGAAAAGTGGGGTACATACTTCAGACCTTATGGATTAGAAGCTCCTGCAAGTTCTTCTAGTACACCTGCTGCACCTGCTGCAACTAACACTTCAGCATCAGCAAGCACAAATGATGATCTTCCGTTTGAACCTGACGAACCTGTAGTAGTTCCTACTACTGCAATGTCAAGTGACAAGGCACAGGATATTCTAGCTAAAATTCGCGCTCGTCAGAATCAGGCTTAATACCCTATAAAGAGGGGAGAAATCCCCTCTTCTTTTTAGGAGAATAATTATGACCATGCCTGATCAAAGATATCACGCATTAAAGCAGTCTAGAAAATTTATAGAAGAGTTATGCGACCCTGGTAAAACTCCAAGAGTACCTAGTGCGGTTAGAGATCGTGCTAGAAGTTTACTAAAACATTTTCCTCTTGATTCAGAGTTAAATTATATCGCAGAAGCTTGTCCTGAATATCTTGATAATAGTTCAAAGACTGCTAAAATAAGAGTATTAAAATAAGAGGAATATATGGGTAAGATTACAAAAATTAATGAAAATTTTTCACTAAATTATAATAGCCGCGAAGCAGACAGCGGTGATACTGTTATGGATTGCAGTATTAGCTTTGATAATCCCAAAGACGATAGCACAATAATTCATAGACTGAATACATGGCTTAAAGCTATCGGTCGTTCGGATATTGAAGTCGCTCCTAAGGAACATCCTAAGGGAGTAAAGTAATATGACAAAACCGTTTGATCTTTCTAAGTTTAGAAAAGACATTACAAAATCTATTGATGGTTTAAGCATTGGTTTCAATGACCCTACTGATTGGGTCAGCACCGGAAACTATGCCTTAAACTATCTGATATCTAGCGACTTTAATAAAGGTGTTCCGCTAGGTAAAGTTACAGTATTTGCAGGTGAATCAGGTTCAGGTAAATCTTATATCTGCTCTGGTAACTTAATTCGTCATGCACAAGAACAGGGAATTTACGTTGTGCTAATTGATAGTGAAAACGCACTTGACGAATCTTGGCTTCATGCACTTGGAGTAGACACCAGTGAACAAAAGCTGTTGAAACTTAATATGGCCATGATTGATGACGTAGCTAAAACTATTTCAGAATTCATGAAGTCATACAAAACACTTGCACCAGACGACAAGCCCAAAGTGCTTTTTATTATTGACTCACTTGGTATGTTGATGACTCCAACTGACGTAAATCAGTTTGAATCCGGTGACATGAAAGGTGACATGGGTCGCAAGCCCAAAGCACTAACTTCACTTGTTCGTAACTGTGTTAACATGTTTGGTTCACAAAACGTTGGATTAGTAGCAACTAACCATACTTACCAATCGCAAGACATGTTTGATCCAGATGATAAAATTTCAGGTGGTCAAGGATTCGTATATGCATCTTCTATAGTAGTAGCTATGAAAAAGCTAAAACTAAAAGAAGACGAAGACGGTAACAAGATCACTGAAGTAAGAGGTATCAGATCAGCATGTAAGATCATGAAAACTCGTTATGCTAAGCCGTTTGAAAGTGTGCAGATTAAAATCCCATACGAAACAGGTATGAACCCTTATAGCGGTCTTCTTGACATGATTGAAGCAAAAGCTATGGTAACTAAAGAAGGTAACTCGTTAGTATATAAGTCTAATGATGGTACTATCATCAAAAAGTTTCGCAAAGGTTGGGAACGAAATGACGATGGATGTTTAGATATCGTTATGAGTGAGTTTTTAACTCGTGCTGAAAAAACTGACCCAGAAGAAGTTATTGAAATACAAGAAGAACAATAAATATAACTTTTAAAGGAGCCATTATGAATTTAGATATTGTTACTGAAATTTGGGCAGCAATGAAGCCATTGTTTGCAACTTCTGATAGACCTGAAGCAGCCGAAACATTTGTAAATGTTTTGATTGACAATGATTTTGATCCTAAAGACTTGAAAAAAGCATTTAAAAAAGATGGAAACATTGTTAATGCTCTTGGTCTATATGAAGTAGACGATCTTGACTTGGAAGTAGAAGAAGACGAGTATGGCTACGATGATTATGACGACAACGATGATGAGGATGAAGACAACTATTAATGACTTGGTATAATCGTGTAACTAATGATCTTTCTCAACTACCTGATTTTATTTCATATTATGAAAATCAGTTAGCACAGGCAAAGAAAGAAGTAACGATCTACGGCAATGTTGAAAAGAACATTGCCGCATTACCCGGCATAACTGAGTTACGTTTTAATCATTTACAAGAAGTTGAAGCAGTACTTAATTACCTTAATATTCAACTACGAAAAATACGTAGGAAACATTTTCAAAAATACTTAGAAGCTTACAATCGTGCATTAACTTCACGAGATGCAGAAAAGTATACCGATGGTGAAGATGAAGTAATTGAGTACGAATTAATAATAAACGAAGTAGCTTTATTGAGAAATAAGTTTTTAGGTATACTTAAGGGCTTAGAAGCCAAACAATGGCAAATGGGTCACATCGTAAAACTAAGAACGGCTGGTATGGAAGATATCAGTATTGGATGATTGTAAATGTGCCTGCTTTAGTTTCAACTAAAGCAGTGCAACTTTCACACCAGTCTCCATCATTCATGTAAACTACTCCGTCAAAATTCTTGATAGTCGCATGATGAATGTGACCGCAGATTACACCATCGTATCCTTTCTTTTTACAATACGTTGACATTTCTTGTTCAAAGTCACCTATGTATGTAGCAGCCGCTTTTGCTTTCTTTTTTAAAAATTTAGCTAAACTCCACGGCGGTCTGTTAAATATTTTTCTCACACCATTTACCAATCGGTTAAGATATATTAAACCATCGTATGCTATATCACCCAAATGCATGACAAATCTGCCGCTGCGCGTTCTCATTAAATGATCAAATATATCACCATGAGTAACTAAGTATCGTTTACCATCAGTACCTATGTGGTCTATTCTGTTATATACTGGTACATTACCTATTTTAACATCAGGTATTGATCTAAGAAACTCGTCATGATTACCGGTAATGTATATAATTTCGGTTGTCTTAGATAACTTGATAAGTTTTTTTAGTATTATATTATGTTTGTTAGGCCAATACCACTTTTTCTGCAATCTCCAACCGTCTATTATATCTCCTACTAAGTACAATTTTTCTGTTTGTAGATTTGATAAAAAAGACAAAAGCTTTTCAGAGTTGCAGTGTTTAGAACCCAGGTGTAAGTCTGATATAAAAACTGATTTATAACCAGTATTTGTTTCCATCTAAGTTCTTCCAATAAGATTCATTATTTCTGTTAATAAAGTTTTTTATCAAATACCAAGTCATACCAAAGTATCCCATCTTTTTAAATCTTCTACTATCTTGACCAAAATAATGATTGGCTATCTTAAACTTTTTAACATCATATTTTTTAGATAAATGAAAATCTTCTGATGTAGGATACTTTTCAGGAAAGCCTCCCAACTCATAGAACTTTTCAGTACGAGTTAACATATACGCACCAACTGCAAAAGGTATAAAGTTAGACATTATTTTATTAACAATATTAAAAATGCTAAAACTAACCTTAGCAACGTGATCATTATCATAGCACTTTATATTTAACCCAATCAAATCTAAGTTTTCTTTTTCTAATAGTGCTATCGTGTCGCTAATAACCAAATTATTAAAAAACCTAACATCACTATCTATGAATAAGATATAGGGAGTAGTTACAAGATCGGCTCCATTGTTTTTGGCTTTGGACACGGGACCTCCCTCTATAACTACTACATCTAAGTCCTTTTTGTTTTCTTCTATAACTTGTCTAGTATTATCAGTTGATATGTCAGCTATAATTATTCTAACATCATGAATACCTATTTGCTCATGTAATGAATTTAGCAGGTGAGCTATATATTTTTCTTCATTTTTGCAAGGTATTACTATGGTTAGTTTATCTTTTAACATTATATTTCGTACCCTAATGTGATACCGAAAGTTCTTGGCGCGTTAAAGTTACCATAAGTACCCAACACATTGTCATTTGATGGATCACTTCTAAAAACAAAATGACCATCTAACATATTTCTTACCCACAATTGTAAGCTTAGACTTTCAGCATTAATAAAGTTATTTATAGATACGCTTGCATTTACGATAAATGATCCGTCATTTGGTAAATCAAATTCAGAAAATGAATATGAAGGATCAGACTTATTCGCACTCAAATGTGTTTCTACTGTAAACTTGTCAAGTGCTAATGTATGATTTGCTCCCAAGTTCCAAACATTTTCAGGTGTATATACAATAAACACTGGTTGAGGTAAGTTTTTAAACGGATTAATTGTAGCAGGTACTGATGTAGTTGTATACGTATACGCTGCTGTTACTTCTAAATTTTCAGTTACTAAGAATGTTCCATCAAGTTCGATACCTTGAATTTCAGTAATCCCCGGAGCATTCATAGTTTCTAATGTGTGTCTAGAAGACTTAGAAACAGGATCAAATACTACTTGACTAAAGTCAACTTGACTACCAGTTCTTTCCATCGTGTAAGCAGCAAAGTTAATTCTAGCACGATCTAATTGCGCTTTTACACCTAACTCATATGAAATATTATCTTCAGGTCCAAATGAGCGATAAGTTGCTGAACGTGAACTAGCACCACCAGAACGATAACCAGTAGCGTATTTCACATAAGCATTGATACCATCAGTAACATCAAACGCAACGATTGCTAAAGGATTAAATCTTTTAGAAATTTCTATGAAAGAGTACGGTGATGGGTTATTTCTTAAAAGATACAACTCGCCTGATTTATCGTCTTTAGTATATCTTCCGCCTAATGTTATATGTAGTCTTTCAAAATTAATAGGGGTATAAGTAGCCTGTGAAAACACTGCGCTACTAACAGCAGTGGCTCTACTACCTCTATCTATAAATCTTTTACCTGGTTGAGTTGGGGTAAGATCATTTATAGTATAACCAGTTAGAGTAAAGTTCCAAGTATTAGTTGAAGGAGTGGCTGCTTCTTCATATGCGTCTTCAGTAAAGTAGTATAAACCAGCTACGTAATCAATAGTATCAGTGCTTCCTACTAACTGAAACTCTTGACTAAATTGTGTTTGATGAAGTTCAGAAACACTATATCTACTGAATACACTGTTTGCTTTAGCTACTGGAATTCTGTGAGCACCGCCAGCATTATCCCACTGTGTAGAATCTACCCAACGCTTAGCTGTGATTGATCTAAACTCTAAGTTGTCTGTTACATCCCAAATAATATTAAAACTTTGACCACCTACATCAGCTACGCTAGGTTGTTGCGGAACACCAATATCACCTTTTTTCATGATACTAGAACCGTTTACAACTACCATAGGAGGAAGAGGAGTTACATTTGGCAAATTCATGGGATTGTAATTAAGCAATTGACTATAAAAGGGACTGTTCGCATCCATACTTACATCATATGAATAATCAAAAGTAAAGTTATCAGTTTCTAATCTGTTAGCTATTTTAAATCCCTTTCTTTCAAAAAAGTTCCAACCAGTTTCACCGGCTAATGGATTTTTAGTAGTAGCATCTTGATACTGAGTGATCCCATCTATCTTGGTCATTACATTAAAGAATGTAGGTAAGTTAATATGAAAGTCTATATTATTACTATTATAGTTACCTGCTCCCGTATTCATTCTAAAGTCAAATTCGCCAGTGGGTTTTTTTGTTACCATACTTAACGCACCACCTTCTGTGTTTCTACCAAAGAGTGTACCTTGAGGTCCTTTTAGTACTTCAATTCTTTCTAAGTCTAGCAATGCTGCGTTCAATCCATGTTGTCTACCTAAGTATACTCCATCTATGTAAACACCTACTCCTTGTTCACGCGCTGGTTGATTAGCATCAAGAGGAACAATACCCCTAATACCAATAGTAACAGCAGATTGTCTAGATTCAAATGGAGCTATGTTTAATCCAGGAACAGAACCATCAGCCAAGTCCATTAAGCTTTGTACGTGTCTTTCTTGTAAATTCTTTGAGCTTACTACTGACATTGATATGGGTGTATCAATTAAGTTTGTTTCTCTTTTGGTAGCTGTAACTACTATTTCTTCTAGCGAGGGTTGTGCCTGGGTTGATAAAGAAATGGCACTTATAAAAAGTGCCGTGAAAAGTTTATTGAGTTTATTCATTTATATTATCCTTGACTGTTATAATTTTGTCACACATATTTATTAAATACTATGTTAAAATTATGTGACAGGCCTGTCAAGATTTGATTAATTTTTTACCATAAATTATACTTCTAATAATGATCCTGTACTATCAGCAAACTGATCTAAGTGTACACCAGTCTTTTCTAACATTGTGTGTATCAAACGAGCATGGGAAGTATCTTGAGCATAAGCTAAGTGCTGATTACCTTTAATGCCACCTGCACGACCAATTAGCACTGACGGTAGTGGATCGTTATTATGTCTGTCTGAATTGCTCATGTTAGAACCAAATAAGATCACGGTATCGTCAAGTAAACCCATATCTTTTAGTCTAAGAGCAAATTTAGCAGCGCGTTCAGTTTGCCAACGCTGTAGTCTTACTAATTGTTCGTACTTGGCTTCATTTTCTTGATGATGGCTAAGTGGATGAAACGCTTCCTCAATGCCCAAGTTGCTGAACACTCTCATACTGGCTTCTTTAACTGTGCGCATACTCACGATACGAGTTTGTCCTGTTTGTAATGCTAATGCCATCATTTCATACTGAATATCTAATAGTGCTTCAAAATCGTCGGGCGGACCAATAGGAGCTTCTGGTAAATCAGTAAGACCACTAGCACTGCTTTCTAACCCTGATATGCGCTTTTCAATATCGCGTACACTGCTCAAATACTCTTCCACTTTAAGTTTGTCGTTGTTATCCAGTTTCTTATTTAGTGATTTAGTACTCTCCATTACATAGTCTAACAAGCTATTTTTCTGTGTTAGAATGTTCATGCGATCTTGATAGTTGTCACCTTCCCCGAACATGGTATAATATACCTTTCTGGGATTGCCTTCAAGCGGTAATGCTTGATTGTTAGAACGATAGCTAAGTGATCCGCCGGGTTCGCCGCATAATTCTAACGAACTCAGAGGTGTATTTGTAAAGTGCTTAGCTGCAATCTGATCAGCACTTAAACCTTGTTCACCTGTTCTTTGGTCTGGTGCTACACAAGTTAACCAAGTTTCTTCAATGATACTATGAGGATTGGAACTTTCACCTCCTTTGTTTCTCAATCCGCTTACTACAGTAACATAGTCTCTAAGAGGTTCTAATGGTTTTAGTATGGGTGAAAACTCAAAGTCTTTACCTGTTTGTTGAGGAGTCCAATATTTCATTACAGCACCGTGAGGAAAGTAAATGAAAGCTAACTTAGGATCAGCAATAGGAGCTGCGGTAACAGTAGGTATCATAGCATCTAACATGGGCAGTGTTAAGCTGAAACCTGCACCTTTTAATAATGTTCTACGAGATAACGGTTTGTTTTTTAAAAACATTTTACACTCCTCTTTATATGTATTTAATAAAGAGGGTGTGCAACAAATGTTCAAGTTTACTCAACCGTATTTAAAGGATTCGCTAAAATTTCCTGCATTTTCTTTTCTAAATCTTCGCGGACCGTTCTTAAAGTAGTATCTAACTCTTTAACTCTATCATTAAGTTCTTTTTCCATTTCATACACATCGTTTCTTAAATCACGCTGGGTAGTTGCGGTATTTTCGTCAATAGTTCTAACCAATGATTCTTGATCACGCATACTTTGTCTGATATCATTTATTTGAGTGCGTTGTTCGGCTAACAATTGATTAGTAGTAGCAAACTGTTGATCTATGGCTGTTTTAAACTCGTTCATTTGTGTTTGCTGTACTGCTAACTGTTGTTCTATGCCTGACATATCAGGAGCAATATAACTTGTGACAGCTTCTTCAGCATCCAACAAACGCTGATACACTTCAAATCCTCCCCAAAGTGCTCCGCCTAATGCACTTAAAATAGGTATCAACAATAGCAGTTTACTACCGCTTAAACTCATTCCGGCAAATTCTACTTGTGCTGTTTTGTTTTCTTCATCACTCATGATGTTATTACCTCAAAATTTAAATTATTCTTATTATCATACCTAATAGGATAAAAATAGTCGTTAAAAGAAATCCTATAAAAAACGCATCAATCCAAAACTTTTTACTTATAGCATTTGCTCTTGCTTTTTCTATTCTAGCTTCTCTGATATGTCTTCTTTCTCTCAGCATATCTTCATAAAACTGAGCTTGACCAGAATAGATAAGAAATTCGCGCAACTCTTTTTCTATTTTTGCTGCTTTATGTTTGGCTGCAGTAATTTCTAAGGCTTGAGCTTCTACACTTTTGCCTGCGAATATTTTTTTGAATAAAGGGGCATTTTCATTATATTGTGATGCTTCAGATATGGTTTCTTTTGCATCAAAAAATTTGCCAAAATAACCCGCAACATCTTCTATCTCTCTTCCTGCTTCAACTGCTTTCTTTATACCATTGAAAGCAGAAACAGCCATATTGAGTGCTATACCTATTTCCAACATAACTTTACCCCTATTTTATTTTAGCTTCTTGACATATAAGCACTAGAACCAAAGAATGTTGCTACTACACCTGCTTGTGCGATATAAAACATGCTTAACAAGTTATCTAACGCAGTAAGTCTTTCTACGCTTAAAAATGGTAAGAATAGTGCAATAGTAAAAAACACCATAGAACCCATAGCTACCCAAGCCATTTGTCTTAACTGATCTTCTTTTCTGTCTTTGTTTTCTAATTCTGCTAAACGTTCTGCTTTAGCAATTTCTTCATCGGAAACTATTCCGTCGCCGTCAGCATCATATTGGTTATATTCTGAATTGTCTTGTAATTTTTTTACCATGTTTATTATCTCCCGTATTGTAATGACATTAGTTCTTGGTGTCTTTGATCCTGCGCACCAAATATTTGATTGGAACTAGATACTGCTGGTACACGGTTGTTTGTATACATGCCTCTATCTAAATACCAATTACTCTGATCAACAAGCATTCCGCCATACTGATCAAATCCTTGTTTATATCCTATTAACTGTAATGCTATTGCTTGAGACTCTGGATCCATAGATCCTATTCTTATCTCTGCTTGACTTTCTATCTCTTCTGTACTCATAGTTTCTATCGTATTTTCTACTTTGGCTGTTTGTACTTGTTCGTCTTGTGTAGGCGGCTTAATTTCAAATCTACTAAAATCAGGAACTGGAGTATTCAGTATTTCTGTTATTGTTCCTCCCAATGCTAATACTTGTTGCATAGAATTATTATTGAATGTAGAAGTAGCAGTGGTTACAACATCCAAACTAACTTCACTCATCAATGTTATATCATCAAAACTGTCATTTGTTGTTTCTTCATTATTATTTGTTTCTTCTTGTGCTACAATATTTCCTACACTTGTTTCTTCTTCCTCACTAACTTGTTCGGTAGCAGCAACTACTGTTTCTGTATTATTTTCTTGTACCGTGTTATCGGAAAGAAGTGTTTCAATATTTGTTTCACTGACGTTACTCGAAGGTGAAACAGCAATAATTGTTTCTAGTTCTTCTTCTATATTATCGTCAACAATCAGCGTGTCATCAACTGTGGTTTCTATATCTTCTACTTGCTTTTCATCTTGATCTGCAATTTCTGCAATCAATGAATCAGAGCTAACGCTTTGTTCTGTTAATTGTGTAACTTCAACTCTTATAATATTTTCTTGTTTAACCGGTTCGGCAATATCATCTGTTTTAATGATTGAAATATTTGTTGAGGTAATAGTTTCAACAATCTGGTTTTCCATAATTGTATTACTATCATACTGACTTAAAGAATCAATAGATTCATCGTCTGTGTTGTTAAGTATTCCAATTAATTTCAACAACGACAATACCGACTCCCCGTCTGATAAGTCCTCATCTAAAAATTCTTCATCCGCTATTAAGTCCTCATCTAACAGTTCTTCATCATCTAAAAATTCTTCATCTGCTATGAATTCATCTTCAAAGAATTCCTCTTCTAAGTCTTCGTATAGTTCTTCTTCACTATATTCATCATACATCTCATCTTCAAAAACTTCATCTAAATTCATATCAATTTCTGACATAAAATTTTCCAAGTATCCAGGGCAATCTATACTTGATAATGGATCACCATTACATTGTAATTCTAATAATGCTTCTTGAAATCCAGCACAAGAAGTTGATGACAGTGGATCTTCATAACAAGGATCTATCCCATAATTCAATCTAAAATTAATGTTCCTTACTTCGGGCCCATAAAATCCTGCCCAACCATTTGTGTCTCTACCTACAAATCCAACTTTCACCTCATCCAAATCATTTATTTGATACGGGTTTGTAAAAGTTTCTGAATAATTGAAGTTTGTCCAATTGAATCTATAATTTAAATCATAGTTGTAGGATTCTACTAAACTATTATTGTTATAAAACTTTGCATACGCTGTTAAGTAATCAAGTTGCCCGTTATCCCAACCATTACCATTCTTAGCAATAAAGTTAAAGCTAAACCCGTTAACAATAATGCCACTACCAGCAGCACTCAATGCTTGTGCTATATCAACGGGTTGATAAATGTCAGTTAAGCCATACGAAAAATTAATCAAACTGGGATTATTAAACGCACCTACAGCAGGCAATGGTCCACAGTATCCAGGACCACCAGGAGACCAGCACGTAAGTTGTTCTCCTACTGATCCAGCGTTTACCCAACCAGTATAGTCAATTAAGTTTGGTGTGTAATCTTGACTGTGAGCCATAGAAGAAACGACTAACAACACAAGTAATAAAAACTGCTTCATCTACTTCTCGGCATATTGGGAGTACTGGCTACATCACGATCTCGTCTTTCATTGTATCCAGGCACTTCTTCTCTGTTCAGTTCCCAAGATATAGAAGCATCGGATCCAATCTTACCTTCATAAGGGCAAGGAGTTCCTGCCATTTTCATAGCAGTCCATACTCGTTCGTCTTGGCACATTAGTGATACAGCAGCAACACGCATACCCATATCGTAAAGAGTTTTGCTTAGTTTTATTCGTTCACAATTTTCATCTGTAATGCTTTTACCAGTAGATAAACCAAATATTTGTGTTTGTACTGCTCCACTGATGCCTGTTGTACACAAGTCTTGTGAGTAACTGCTACCGATACTAGGTGCTATCGCACTAGGAGGCGGTGAGTTAATTTCTTGTTCAATACGCTGAGTGCTTTCGTTTCTTGTTACGTTTTCATTATAGTTGTTGTTGGTGTTATCTGATACAGTTAAGTTTTGATTTGTGTTGGTATTTGTGTTTACACTTGTTTGGTTTATATTATTGTCGCTTGTGCTTACACTTTGATTGACATTTAAATTTTCATTAACGCTATTGCTAGTGTTAACATTATTAGAGTTACTAGTGACCACACTACTGTTATTATTTGTGTTTACATTGGTGCTTGTATTAACGTTATTATTATTATTGGTAGCAGTGCTAGTATTAACGTTATTGTTGGTATTAACGGATGTGCTTGTATTAATATTAGTATTTAAATTTGTATTATCACTGACGCTAACGTTGTTATTATTGTTCGTGTTAACCGATGTGCTTGTGTTTATATTATTATTGGTAGCAGTGCTAGTACTGGTGTTTATATTGTTATTGGTGTTTGCACTTACACTATTGTTTGTATTGTTATTAGTATTTACAGATGTATTTGTGTTTACGTTGGTGCTTGTATTAACGTTATTATTATTATTGGTAGCGGTGCTGGTGTTTATATTAGTATTCAAGTTGGTACTGTCACTCGTGCTAACATTATTATTATTGTTTGTTGCAGTACTGGTACTAGTGTTTATATTAGTATTCAGATTGGTACTGTCACTAGTACTTACATTATTATTATTGTTTGTAGCAGTACTGGTGTTTACATTGGTATTGGTATTATCACTAGTAATAACATTGTTATTGGTGTTATTGGTTGTGGTTGTAGTTGCGTTAGTAGTATTTATGGTCGTAGTATCCTGTCCAAATACAGGCATACTAAAAACACAGAATACTATGGCACTTGTTATTATTTTTAGTGTGCTCATTTTATTCTCCGGCTATATCTTAAAGACTAGCTATTGTTATTATTGTAGTAATATTTAGTGTTTACCCGAAATTACAAAATATGTATATATTACGATGAGTTATATGTAAGTTGTTGATTTTATTAGTTAAATTAAGGCTTGACATTTTATTCAAATCGTATATACTAGCACTATATATAGACAACAAAGAGGTGATTAAAATGCGTAACGATTTTGTACATGGTGTTATGATTAGTGCAGTAGTAACAGGCTTGTTTCTTGCTGTAATTTTTGATGTTAGTAACATGCCAATGCACGGAGAAATTAAAACTGCTCTTGAGACTTGCAAAGCAGATTTGCCAAGAAATCAAGAATGTGAAATTGTAATTACTGCTCAAGTAGTAACAGAAATAGAGTAACATGAAAACTTATATAACTTCAGATTTACATTTTGGACACAAGTCCATAGCAACTTTTTGTCCGAAAACTCGCGGGCATTGGGATACGCGCAACGACCCTGACACTATGAATCGTGACATGATCCAAATGTGGAATCAGACTGTAAACCCTGAAGATATCGTATACATTCTAGGTGACGTAGCATTTTGCTCGGCTGCTGAAGCTGTACAGATCATGCGTCAACTAAACGGTACCAAGATACTGGTTGAGGGCAACCACGATAGGAAAAACCTGCGTGATCCTGTTTTCCGAGCATGTTTCAAAGAAGTTCACAAGTATCATGATATCGTCTATCAGGATACTATGGTAGTAATGTTTCACTATCCTATCGCCGAATGGGATCAGATGCATCGTGGCTCGGTCCACTTTCATGGTCACTTACACGGTAATGTGTCTGGTATGGAACAGTATCGCTGCCGAGACATGGGCTTTGATGCTACTGGCAAGATCGTGACGCTGATGGAAGACGCTATCACTGCCGCTAAACTGGGTCAAATTAAAGGTCATCATTAACCTCAATAAAATCAATAACTTAGCTGGTTCGGTAAGTTATTGATTTTGTTCATATTTTATTTTTAACAAAAGGTTTGACATTCTTGCCCAATCTGTTATAATAGTTATATAAATTGATTAAAGAACATTTCGGAGTTGAATGATGAATATCGTAGAACGCGCAAGAGTTTTCGCTACTGCTGCTCATGCCGCTGTTGGTCAGAAACGCAAGTACACAGGTGAGGACTATATAGTTCACCCCACTGAAGTAGCTGGGATCGTGCGTGATGCTGGCGGCACTGATGCTCAAATTGCCGCTGCATATCTGCATGATGTAGTAGAAGATACTGGGGTGACTATTGAGCAGATTGAAAGAGAGTTTGGCACAGAGATAACAGAACTGGTTAGCTACCTGACAGATGTTAGCAAGCCCTCAGATGGCAATCGCAAGGTGCGTAAAACTATTGATCGCAAGCACACTGCTAAAGCACCTGCTGCTGCTAAAACTGTTAAGCTGGCTGACCTGATCAGCAACACGCAAAGCATTGTCAAATATGATATGAACTTTGCTGAAACTTATCTGGAAGAAAAGATGGAACTGCTGAGTGTCCTACAACATGGCGGCGACCCTGTACTGTGGAAGCAAGCACATACCCTGTGTAAAGAAGGTAAGCGAATCGTACAAGAACATCGTGTTCAACAAGCCCTGGAAAAGATGGAGAACGTATAATGGGTAATACAGTTAAGCCAACTCAAGAACATATCCAGCGGGCAAGAAATGGCATAATGATTCAGTACAATGCTATGTTTGATGCTGAGACTCGGAACAAAATGGCTGAACTGGGCATTGATAAGTTTATTGACTACCAGGCAGAGCGTATCGCACACGAACAGGCATACACAATGTTCTACGCTAGCTGTTTGCATCCTAAAAGTGAATAAGAGGACAAAAGGCTAAGATTCTTTTTCGTAAGAAGGCTTGACTTTATACCCAAATACTGTATAATAGCTTTATAGTAAACAAACAGGAACAATGATGAAAAATCTTATTTTGGTTCGCGGCATCCCCGGCTCGGGTAAGACTACCCTTGCTAGAAACTTGTGCAATCTGCTAGACAACGTAATGGCAAGACACTACGAAGCCGATATGTACTTTGAGGATGCTCAGGGTAACTACAACTTTGATGCCGAGCGACTGGTCTTAGCACATGGTTGGTGTTTACGTAAAACTCGTGAAGCTTTGGAAGAGAATCGCACTGTAATAGTAAGCAATACTTTTACTACTAAGCGCGAACTGAAGCCTTACTTCAACCTTGCAAAAGAGTTTTTTATTGTGCCAGTTGTATACTTGGCTCAGAATCAGTTTCCTAATGTGCATAATGTACCTGCTGAAAAGCTGGAGCAGATGCGCAACCGTTTTCAGTATGATATTCAGGAACTTTTCGAGGCAAACAATGAATGCTAATTTTACTATCCTGTCCAACTCATCTGAAGTAATCGTTCTTAGGGATCTAGGTCCCTGGGATACTTACAAAACGATTACTAATGATGCTGAAGCCGTAGTCAAGTATTTGTTTAAGTCAGGCCAAGCAACCGGGACAAAACAGATTGTATACTTTGACAGTGACGGCGAAAATACCAAGTTGAATCATGATGGCATAGGTAACTTTACTGGGTTCAGTAGCTAAGTTATTGATTCTTAAAGAAATCTATTTTTATCAAAAGGCTTGACTTCTTACCCAAATCTGCTATAATAGTTATATAAATTGATGAAACGGGAGATAAAAAGATGTCAGACGATCAAGTAGTATTATGTTCACGATGCCAACAAGGAGAAGCCCAGTCTCCGCACACTTGCCCTTACGCAGAAGAAATAGCCGACGACCGTGAAACTCTGTGTACTTGTTGCCAGGAATGTGAAACTCAATGCTGTCAGGATATATAAAATGGGTCGGTTAGAACTGAAAGCTTTTGTAGAACAGAATCCAGACTTAGTAACTATGCGCGAGTCCACGCGCTATCCTGGCTTGTTTGTATTAAAGTACAAGCGGCGGGTATTCTTTGACGCACTTTGGAACGAGTATCTGGAAGAGTGCCGAGGCACCGTAATTGATCGTGACTTCAACGTGATCGTGCGGCCATTCACAAAAATCTATAACCACGGTATTGAAGATCGTGCTCCTGTGTTCCAGCCCAACGATGTAGTTTTGGCTTATGATAAAGTCAACGGCTTCATGGCATCAGTGACTACTTATAAGGACGAGTTGCTAGTATCTACTACTGGTTCACTGGACTCTGACTTTGCTGTAATGGCAGAACGGATGATTTTAGATACGGCTGATGTGTTTGTGATAAAGCATTTTTGTCAGAACGGCAAAGTGACATTGCTGTTTGAAGTAGTGCATCCGTCAGATCCACATATCATTCCTGAACAAGCAGGATTGTATTACCTGGGATATCGTATCAACGACTGGTACTCTGATATGCGTCATATGGCATACGAAACAATTGCATGTGATCTGATCAGAAAGGCACGATGGATGAAGGTTAATCCTGTACCCAGCTATATGGTAACTACTGTAGCTGAATTGGAAAAGTCTATGTTGACTTCACGTAGAGAAGGTGTGGTGTTTTATCATATGGACGGTCGTGCTGCAAAGATCAAGACAAAGTACTATTTGGCACAAAAGTTTGTAGCTCGTAACCCTCGCACTGATAAGCTGTTGACACAGGCAGCATATGAGATTTTAGACGAGGAATACTATCCTTTGCTTAACGAGATTCGTGCTAAAATTGACGAATTCACTACACTGGATGAACAAGCGCGATTGGCATGGTGCCGTAACTTTTTGGAGAATATGTAATGAAATTTACAATTGAAATAGACTGCGAACCAGCGGCTGATGTGTTAAGTGAATACTTCGGCACTACACTACCAGAAGAGTATCTGGTTTCTATAATCAAAAAGTCAGGCATACTGATTGGTGAGTTGGCTGATGGTAGCATTAGGGACACTGCTGCTCGTGACTATCTGATTAATCATTTGGTTGAAAGTTTGGGCGGTGACAGACGAGAATGGCCAATGTACAGTACACCGCAAGCTGAAGCAACTGCTTTTTATGAATGGTTCGCGGCGGCAATAGTTGGCGTGGGCGGAACATTTGATACAGGTGCTTGATTTTTCAAGCGTTTTATTTATATAAAAGGCTTGACTTCTTGCCCATTTCTGCTATAATAGTATTATAAAGTTGATTAACGGAGAGATAAGACATGACTAAGCTTTTCGCTGAAATGAATGATCAAGAGCGTAACGAAGTTCGTATGTATGGCTGCTCAGTATCCGATATGCGCGAAACTGTAGAACGTGAAATATTCAGTGGCATCTCATCTTTTCACCGAGATGCTGCTATGATTGCTATGAGCATTATGTCAGACTGTCAGGCAATGCTGAACAGTGATAACGGCGGCACATACGATCTTATGACTGTGGAAGATGTTCGCCAAGCACTAAATCGTGCTAAGTGGATTCTGTCAACTTATGTAAAGGACCCAGTATGACAATTGAAGAACAAATTGCGGAAGCTATTCGTCTTACAGAAGAAAGCAATCTCCGTATTGAAAAACTTGAGATAGTGGCTCAACAGTTAATAGACCATATATCGTTATTAACTAAAACTACACATACACACTGCCGATGATGATGAAAATTAAAAGATCATGGCGATGGTATTTGGTGTTTATTCCCATGTTACTTATTGCGATAAGTGTTTGTGTGTTGTTTGTCATTCGCCAACTTTTAGAATTAGTTTGGAATTGTACCGCTTGGATAGAAAAAATGATACATAAATATTTAGGCGACCCTCTTAACAAATTTTCAGAAAAAGATTAATAATGGAAATATCAGCAAGACGACAATGTGAAAGCAACAACTCAGTTAAACACTGGGAGTGGATGTTTCCTGCCGATGTGACTTTATATACCACAGAAATGCCTAAAATTAACACGATGGAAAAGTATGGATTGCATCTTGGCTACAAGTTTGAAACTTGCATCTTTTGTAAAGATGGTAGCGATGTGTTAGAGCGTTACGACACTTGGGAAGAAGCAATCGCGGGACATATGAAGCATACTAAAGATAATAATCTCAGGTTCATAGGTGAAGTTTTTATACCTGAAATGGGGAGGACTTCAATACCATGAATGATTGTGAAGAATGGGAAATTTTAACTGATATGGTAGGTGTATGATGAATATTGATTATAAAGAGTTGGTTGATGGTGCTATTGACGAAATAGACGCTGCTTTATTTAGTGGTGACACGTTTCACGATGAAGAAGCAATTGAAGACTTTAGACGCATGATGGAACGTTGGGAAAGACGATTGGTGGAAATTAAATCTATTCTGGACGAGATTCTGGACAAGGAGCAAGCATGATTACAGCAACACAAGCAAGAGAAAAAACAGATAACTCAGCAGCTAAAATTGAAAGAGTTTTGGAATTTATATCTCAACAGATAGATAGTGCTGCTATGTCGGGTCAGCATCATATTTACTTAGATGAAGCACTTGGCAACTATGGGTACATATCAATATTCCCTTCTAGTAAACCTGTAAGCAATCTTGAGGGTGCTCATAAAATTATTTGTAATAAGTTGTCTGAAAATGGATATGTTCTCAGAATGGTAAAACATAATTCTGATATACAATATTTTAAAACAATATACAGCCTTCTTGATGAAGAAGACCCTGATAATAAGTTTAGTATCACGGTATATTGGTAAGTTATTGATTTTATTAAAGAAATCTTTTTATATAAAAAGGCTTGACTTTCTACCCATTTCTGCTATAATAGTTATATAAATTGATGAAACGGGAGATAAATATCTCAGATAAATATCTCAGATAAATATCTGTATGAGAACAGTCAATACCTTTTTTAGTCTAGCACCAGCACCCATGTTCTTATTGGGGGCAATACTCAGCTATGCACTCACACATCACAGTATGTGTGGCGGATTTACACTAGAGATGCCCACGATGTGGTTGGTTATGGCTATCGCACATGTAAGTCCTTGGCTCATGTGGTGGCAACAGAGACGCTTTCAAAGATTCCAAACACGCCCTGATAAACAGCAGTGATAGTGTCCGTCTAGTACTGCTAGTATATCTAGATAGAGATCCCATAATCTATCCGGATATTGCTCATAGTATCCTGCATCAATCCAACCTATGTCATATGCCCGTACTGTACCATGTGGACCTTGTATATACAAGTTTGATACCATTCCGTGATCAGACAGACCCAGTGCTTGTTGAGCATACTGTAGCTGATCATTGATGTGTGTCCATTGCATACAGTATTTAGCTGTATACATGTAGTAGGTCCTGAAATCTTAGCACAACACAACTGTGTACCGCTTACTGAACAAGAAGCCTACTCTAAGATTGCTATGGCAGGTGACGGTTATCCCGACTTCTAAAAAGACTTGACTTCTCGCCCAAATAGTGTATAATAGCTTTATAGTCAACGAATAAGGAGCAATAACATGAAAACCGCATTTATCCTATTATCACTGAGCTTAATGGTTGCTTGTTCACCTGCTGATGATCGGGTCAGAGACAGTGCTGGTAGAATAGAGACATCTCTCCCGGAAGTTTGTTTAAATGGAGTAGTTTACTACTATCATGGACACGGGGTAGACTACCATGGTTGGGGCTTCGCACCAAAATTCAAGCCTGACTCAACCGTAGAAACTTGTGAATAAGGCTTGACTTTAGTTCCAAATCTGTTATAATAATCACATATTCACTGAACAAAGGAATCTTAAATGATCCTCACTAAGCAAGTTGAAAACGAAGCGATTTTGAGCAATGTTGGTGCTACTACCGACTTCAAGATCAAAGCTACTGCAAAATCTTTCCGCATTCTAGCTGACGGCTTGTACGCCAACAAGATTCGCGCAATCGTGCGTGAGCTTTCTTGTAACGCATACGACAGTCACGTTGCTGCAGGTAAAACCGAAACTCCGTTTGACGTACATCTGCCCAACTCACTTGAATCTTACTTTTCAATCCGCGACTATGGCGTGGGTTTGAGTGATAATGAAGTAACCAACATCTTTACTACTTTCTTTGAAAGTACCAAGACTGGCAGCAATGACTTTGTTGGTGCACTGGGTCTGGGTTCAAAGTCTCCCTTCAGCTATACCGATAACTTTACGGTAACCGCAATCAAAGATGGCATCAAAGGCGTTTACACCGCGTTTATTAACGAGCATGGTGTACCCAGTATTGCACTCATGGCACAAGAAGAAACTACTGACCCCGCTGGTGTAGAAATTAGGTTTGCTGTAGAAAATCAGTATGACTTTAATGACTTCTGCCAAGAAGCTATTTTTGTGTATCGCACCTTCAAGCACAAGCCTGTTGTTTCTGGTAACAGCAGGTTCAAGTTTGATAACTTTGAGTATGAAACTCGTGATGTTGTTCCAGGTGTGCATCTAGTAAAAGGCTTGAACAACAGTGTTGCTATCATGGGTAACATTGGTTATCCGATTCGCATCCCTGACAGTAACCAAACACTAGGTGATTTGCGTAGTCTGCTCAACTGCGGATTGGTAATGGAATTTGCAATCGGCGAACTGGACTTTCAGGCATCGCGTGAAGGTTTGAGCTACATTCCTATGACAGTAGAAGCAATCAAGCGAAAGCTTGAACAGTTGCGTGACCAACTTACAGTACATATAGCTACTGAAGCTGACAAGATTAAAAACTTGTGGGAACGTACTTATTTCTTGGTCAACAAGTCTCAGTCTAATATGTGGCGTGATGCAGTATATCAGTATATTCAGAACACAAATTTTGACATGTTTCAAAATAATGGTGGGTATTCCTTGTATCCGCAAGCCTTTAAGATCAAAGTAAGTGATTTGGCATCACGGTACAACATTACTGTTAAAGCGTTTGATTCTGACTATAGAAGCAGGTGTTCTACTGAGAATTCAGATAGTGTTTACAATACAGAAACGCGGGAATACGAAGCTGTTTGGAGTTTTACTCCTTACGAAAAACTCAACTTTGTAATTCAGGATACCAAAACAGGTGCTTATGAACGTGCAAAGTATCATTGGAAAAACAAGAATATTACTCATCAAAGAGTGTATGTACTTTCTCCTACTGACAAGACTAAAGCAATGGATACTGCTGCGTTTTTTACAGCAATCAGGAATCCACCCCAAGCACAAATTTGTCTTGCAAGTACACTTGATGAAAAGCCGCGCAAAGCAGGTATGGCTAAGAACGTTAGCATTATGCACTTGGAGCGTAGGGGCGGCAGAAGTAACAGTGAGGACATGGTTTGGCGCGCCAATGGCAAGCTAAACGATTTTAGCAAAACTGAAACTCACTACTACTTGCCCATCAAAGGCTTTGGATCTTTGGGTAAAGTTGATAACGTAAAAGCATTGCGTCAATATATGAACGATGCAAACATCAGGGTTGAGGTTTTTGGTGTGCGTAAAGCAGACTTAGCAGAAGTAGAATCCATGACAAACTGGGTTCATCTGGACACGTATGTTGAACAGGAACTGAAGAAATTCGGTAATGAACAGATAATGGGTTTGATCAAATCAGCTATTGACTTTGGTGAAGTTTACAAGTACAATGTGTTTAGTAAAGTGAATGCTGACAGCCCGTATCTCAAGCTGCACACAGAATTCAAAGATGTTAAGAAAGTAGATAGTAAAGTTCAATATGCAGTCCAATGGTTATGTAATCAATACAAGGTTCAAACAAACACAAATATTGACGTTACAGCAACCGTTGCTAAGTACAAACAAGAAGTGACCGAGCTTAACAATCGTTATCCTCTTGCGCAATACATTCGTTATGCCCCTGATCAGGAAGTAGCGAATTACATTAACATGATCGACAATATTATTAACAACCAGAAAGGTGAATAAAATGGCATACCCCTATATCGTACAAGGGTCGCAAGTAACAGTAGTAATTGGCTCTAAGCCGCACGTGGTAAGCAGGGCGCACCCCATGTATCAGCGTGTGGTTGATGCTATCAAAGCAAACGATTGGGAAACTGTAGACAGCATTATTGATCCCAAACAGGTAATCTTGGAATACGGTAATGGCAACATTGCTGTTCAAGGTGATACTATGTACTGGAAAGGCGAAGAGTTCCATAACTCATTAGCTACTCGCATGATCCGTATGCTGCAAGACGGTTTTGATGTCAAGCCCATGGTAGCGTTCATGGAGAACTTGATGCAGAACCCTAGCAAGCGGGCTGTGACTGAACTTTATGGCTTCTTGGAAAAGAACAGTTTGCCGATTACTCCCGACGGCTCATTCTTGGCTTACAAGAAAATTCGTCAGGACTATACTGACTGTCACACTGGCAAAATGAATAACTCAGTGGGTCAGGTAGTAGAAATGGAACGCAACCGAGTGGATGACGATCAGAACCAAACTTGTTCTACTGGCTTGCACTTTTGCTCACGCGATTACTTGAACCACTTTGGTGGTGCGCGTATCGTGATCGTTAAGATCAACCCCCGTGATGTTGTGTCAATTCCTAACGACTACAACGATTCAAAAGGTCGTGCATGTTGTTACGAAGTAGTGGACGAGATTGACAAGGACAAGGCTGACGAAGCTTTTGCTAAGTCGGTTCAGGAAGCTGCTGTACGTGAAGCAAGTGTACTGACTGATGCCGAGCGAGTAGAAGTAGCCCGCTTGATTCAGGAAGTGTTGAATCAGCGTAAAGCACAGGCTCTAGCTACTACTGAGTAATTAACAAACCCCAAAGAAATCAGCAACTTACAGAATCAGATGTTTTTAGTAAGTTGTTGATTTCAATGGGGTTTCTTTTTGGCTGTTATTGCTTGAGCATGTTGACTATGATCTCTGGTTAAGATTTCACGCAGGTAACGTAAGTTATTGATTCTTTGTTAAAATTATGTTTGTAAATCAGTAACTTAGCTCAGTGGTTTTATAAAATATTTTTAAAAAAGCTTGACAATACTCAATTTATCTAATACTATATAGAAACTATAACTTTACTTCAATAAGGAATGTCATGAAAGCTAACAAAATGCTTGAAAAAGATTCTAACAACATCACCCGTAACCAAGAGCGGGTTCTCGCTAAGAAAGTAGCAAAACAAGCAAAGGTAGACCCTTATAAGTTTAAATGGAATCACCAACCTAAGGATCCTGATATTCTTTATCCTGAAAATGAAATGAAACGGTCTGTTGGTTCACACAATGAAATATCTTTTGCAGATCGGGTGAAAGAAATAGAAAAGGATCCTAGGTTCGATTCTCTTATTCGCAGAATTAAAAAGAAGTTTGAAGGTAAATTGAAAATGTCTGATCGTCCTGACTTCAAACTAGTACCTATCAGTAAAATTGTGATTGACTTAGATATTCAGCGGGATATCATTATAAATCACTTGTTTGAAATCTTGGAAAACTTTCATCCATGGCGAATCAGTCCGGTTTTTGCAGTAAAAGATCCGGGAGTAGAAAGGTACCATGCATGTGATGGTCAACATAATACTACTGCTCAAATGATTCTTTTTGTTGCTAAGATATGGTCAGACATTACTGGTAACAAAGAGTTTATGGTTCCTGTGTGGTATGTAGAAACTTCTGATCGTAGCTTTGCGCGTGATCTTTTCACATTCGTTAACGGAAAAGGTAGAAGAAACGTTGACGAATATACTATGATACGTAATGATGTGTATAAAATTCGTATTGATGGTAAAACCAAAGAAGATGATGCAGACGCATGGGAAAATCATGTTAAAGTAGAAAGTATTGAGAAAAACAACTGCACACTTATCAAGAAAGAAGATAAAGATAATAGTGGATTAGCTGGCTCTATTACACACATTCAAGCAGTAGTTTCCAGGTCTAGTAAGGTACTAGATCATATCACGGCTGAACATGATTTGTATTACCCGGGAGAACCACTTCATAACTCCGAATTCGGTTTCTTTGAAAGCTTCTACAAAGAGTTTATTGAAACAAAGATTTACAAAACCCGAAACGATAAAAACTTCCGTAGTTTTATGGATGAGATCATGGGTACATTACGTAAAGGGTTTTATACGCAAAATAACTTGGCTACCCAAACTAAAAGAGCATGGGAAGAGCATTATAAACACAAGCACGGTGCGCTGGTTGATGTGCCCACTGCCCCGTTCAATGCTGCTTCCGGTGTCGTGTGCAGAGCTTATGTCAGAAACGGTGGAAGTCATCGTGTATTGGAAATCGCAGACACTGGTATATTTTCTCAAACTGATATTTACGACTTTTTAGACACTTGTGTTACTGAGAGGTTTGTAAAATGATTGCACTAAAGGATGATTCTACGACCGGTCTTTATCTCATAAAAACAGGTCATAAAATACCGCTAACTGTCGGATCAGATATATTTGTTCACACCGACGGTTGGGGTAGAACAACCCATGAAGAGAAACGAATCAAAGCTTATATAGGTCATACTGGATGTGCTCAACAATTTAATGATCTGTACTATGGGCCCACAGATGTAGTAACAGATTTAGAAGAGTCTCGTAGATTGCTACAAGCGCATGTTAGTATCAAACTTGACCAATGGGTATGGGAGTGGATAGATCCTAACAGCGGTCAGACGTATAACGATCTACAGAATTGGTTCGAGAATAGAATCAGAAAATTCGGTCTTCCCGTATATCGCGTGAAAAAAGAGCACATGCCCTACGGACCCTTTACGTCTAAACCTATGTTTAGTATCATTGACATTTGTTCTGATCAAAATAAGTACCTAGAATCGGTGTAAGTAACTGATAGGTCAAGCCTTTTATTTTTGATAGAAGGCTTGACATTCTTTCTAATTCTGATACACTAATATAATATGAATATATACGAAAACTACCCTGTTCAAGTTGAGATTGTACGCAAGTTTACTTCAGGTACACTTGAAGGCATAACCCATACAGATCGTATGGGTTTTATGACTTATAACGATGCTAAAGCTTGGGCTTGGGCAGTAAGTAACAGTACTCGTACCAACTATACAATAATCAGTTTAACCGACATAAAAACCAACAAAGAATTGGATTTTACTTCAGTTGGAAGCTAAGTTATTGATTTCTAAAGAGATTTATTTTTAGCCAAAGGCTTGACTTTCGGGTAAAACCTGCTATAATAGTATTATACAGTGAATAAACAGGAGCACAAAATGTCAGCACTTCAAGCACTTATCAATCAAAAGAATCAGTGGAACGCGATTTTCAACGGTGAGCAATTTGAGATTAAAACTGCTAAAGGTAGACAACGTGTAGCCAGTATGATTGATTCCGATCTTAGCCCTGAGAATCTTACCTGTGACGGTGAACTGCCCCGTAGTCAGGTTCAAGCCCGGTATCGTGCATTGACTGCTGCTGCTAAAGAGCTAGTTAAGCTGGATCCTTCTGTTAAAATTTACGAATTTAGTTAAAAAAGGCTTGACTTCTTACCCATTTCTGCTATAATAGTTCTATAGTCAACAAAGAGCGAGAAAGTATAATGTATACTGTAACCTACAAATACTACAACTATGATAGCCTGAGCAAGTCTTTTGACACATATATTGCTGCTAAGGGTTTCTTCAACCGCATTAGTCGCGACCGCCGAGTTCGCCGTGTTGAGTTGATCGTACCTGCAACAGAATAAATTTCAAATAAGGCTTGACTTCTTACCCAAATCTGCTATAATAACATCATACAGTAAACAAACAAGAGAGAAAATACTATGTCAGTAATCAGAATCAAGCGCGGTACTTATCGTAATGCTCCCATTATCAACACTACTTTCAAGTTGGTACGGGGCTATCAAGTAGGTGTTAAAGGCGGCTACGTTACTGTAAAGAACGAAGGTCACTTCCCTATTGATATTGACAACATCAAGATCAAAGTAGATAATATCAGTTCTATTGAATACCTAACAGGTGAACCCATGACTGAAGCAGTAGTTGAATCGCAAGTATCCCTCCCGCAAGAAACAGACGAAGAAGCAATGAATCGTATTAGCACCCGCTTTCAAATTATGGATGAAATGACAAAAGCGTGTATCGCAGGTGACATTCGTGCTTTGATCGTAACTGGTCCTCCCGGTGTAGGCAAGTCACACACTGTTATTCAAGAAATGGAAAAAGCAAGCTTGTTTGACAAAATTGCTCAACGTAATCCACGTTTTGAAATTGTCAAAGGTGCGATCTCTGGTATAGGTTTGTTTGCTACACTGTACAAGTTTTCTGACCCACGCAATGTACTAGTGTTTGACGATTGTGATGTTTGGTCAGACCCTGATGCGTTAAACGTATTGAAAGGTGCTTTGGATTCAGGCAAGAAGCGTAGAATTTCTTGGAACAAAGATTCACGTTTGCTCAGAGACGAAGGTGTACCTAACTCGTTTGACTTTCACGGTTCAATCATTTTTATCACTAACGTTGATGTTGCTAACAACAACAAGCGTTCTACTGTCAAGGCACACATTGATGCGCTGCAATCACGAGCACATTACTTGGATCTGACTATTGACACCGAGCGTGACAAAATGTTGCGTGTGCGTCAAGTTCACCGTGACACCAACAACGGTTTGTTTGAGGATTATGGTTTTAATGATGCTCAGTCTACTGAAATCTTAGACTTCATGGAAACCAATCTGACTAATCTGCGTGAAATTTCACTGCGTATGGCTGTAAAGATTGCTGATCTTGTTAAAGTGTCAAAGAACTGGAAAATGCTGGCTGAAGCAACTTGTGTAAAGCGTGGTTAAGTAAGGGAGTAATATCATGAACGATAAAACACGAGATATTTTTAGACAAGCGATTACTGAAGTATTTGATCTGTTTCCTGAAGACAACGAAGAAATAAACAAGATGTATATACCTGATCCTTTTGTTGAAGTGTTAACCAAACAGCTAATCAACAGAACCTTATTGGTAACAAGAAATGCAATTGATAACGGTGTTACTGATTTTGTAGAGATAAAAAATCTTGTCAAAAAATATTTTGATATTTAAGTTTTCCGACACCATGATGGTGTTTTGTTTTAGGGACATTGATGTCCCTTTTTTTGCCTTTAAGTTTGACTCTATTTTGACTCTATAGTAATATATACTACTATGCAGACAAAAGAACATTTACTTTATTTCTTTCTATCCAAATCTATTAGACTTCATTATAGTGATAGAAAATTCTTTAATAATCTAACCATAATTATCAAAGATACTAACACGATCACTACGGGTCAGGATAAGCTATTCTCAAAACTAGTAGAAAAATATCTCCTTCAGTTAAAACAAACTAACCTTACTAAAGATCAGTTACTAGAGTTACCATGGAAAGCGCAGGTAATAGAAACATCTAAAGAATATACGGCGGCTAGAGTATCATTGCTCAATGACAAACTTGTTATCCGAGTTCCAATGAACAACAAGTTTATTAAAAGGTTTGATGATATAAAAGACAATACGTTTAATTGGGATAAGACTAAAAAAGCGTACATATCTTCTATGAGTACCTATGCTTTAAAAATTGCATATACTATTCTTCCCAAATACTTTCCAGAAGTTTATTATTGTAATCACATTAAAAGAATATTATCGGAAGTGTCCACTTTAACTGATCCCAATATAATCTGGGAACCAACTTTAGTCAACATAAATAATAACTACTATATCATTGCTGTAAACGAACCAATAGGCAATCGTATAAGCAACATAGAACTTAACACTGATCCCAAAACTCTTTTTAAATTATCTAAGTTGGGTATAAAAACTCACAAAGATTTAATTGATAGCAAGATCAAAAAGTTTGCTAGTGAGTTTGTAACTGAAACAGAAATTGATGAAACTGAAATAGTAACGTGGTTAACAGAGCTAGATGTTAAACAAGTATTATTAGGTAAAGGTGTTCATACCGCTTTTCTTAAAACTAAACAACTGTTCGTGCCCTTAATTAAAAACTTAGAAAAGAACAATATTGAAGTTATACCCGTTAAATCTGATTTTGCAGTAGACAGCACTATCAAAACACCTGTATTATTACAATATCACGGCGATGAAAGTAGAAAATTCTGCGGAGCTGGTGCTGTTGCTAAATGTGTGTTTATAAAGAATTCAAATCCAATTGAGGTAAAATGAAAACAGCTAAAATAATTATAACCGATGAAGTAAATGTTAAAATTCAAGGATTAGAACTTGATGCTCGTAAAGCGTTGATGAAAAAATTTGAAGTGGAAAAACCCGGTGCTAGGTACTTGCCTAGTGTTCGTCTGGGTAGATGGAATGGTAAGATCAGCTACTTTTCATTAGGTGGCGCCACTCATATTAATTTACTAGATCAAATTATCCCTATCATTGATAACTTTAATTACGATATTGAACTAGAAGACTTACGCACTTACAAAACTACATTTCAATTTGAACAAATAAAAGAAGATACCTTTGCTAATAAAACTTGGCCTAAAGGTCATGTTAAAGAAGGTGAGTCTATTATGTTTAGAGATTATCAAGTAGAGATTGTAAATACCTTTTTAGCTAATCCGCAATCATTGCAAGAAGCAGCAACAGGCGCAGGTAAAACTTTAGTAACGGCTGCACTATCTTTGTCAGTAGAACAATATGGTAGATCAATCGTTATCGTTCCAAACAAATCATTAGTAGTACAAACAGAAGAAGACTATGTTAACTTAGGTCTTGATGTTGGTGTTTATTTTGGAGATAGAAAAGAACTAAACAAAACTCATACTATTTGTACTTGGCAATCATTGAACAATCTGTTAAAAGCAACACAATCAGGTGACGCTGATTTTACTATCAACGATTTTATTGAAGGCGTAGTATGCGTGATCGTTGACGAAGTGCACCAAGCAAAAGCAGAAGTTTTAAAAGACTTACTTACTGGTGTGCTATCACGAGTGCCAATTCGTTGGGGCTTAACTGGTACTATTCCAAAAGCTGACTTTGACAAACTATCATTGTTAGTGTCACTAGGTCCGGTTGTTGGTAAGCTTTCAGCCAGTGAATTACAAGAACAAGGCGTTCTTGCACAGTGTCATGTAAACATTGTTCAGCTAAAAGACGGCAAAGAATACAAAGACTATCAAAGTGAATTGAAATTTTTAACCACCGATCAACTTAGACTAGATACTATTGCTAAACTGATTGATAAAATCAAAGATACCGGCAATACATTAGTGCTAGTTGACAGAATCAGTGCAGGTAAAGAGTTAGTAGAAAGGTTACCTAACTCAGTATTTGTATCTGGAGAAATGAAATTAACAGAGAGGAAAGAAGAGTATGATGAAATTAGAACGAGTGAGGGCCGAATATTGGTTTGCACATACGGTGTTGCAGCCGTGGGTATTAATGTACCTAGACTGTTTAACATTGTTATGCTTGAACCTGGTAAGTCGTTTGTAAGAGTAATACAAAGCATAGGCAGGGGTCTGCGCATGGCAGAGGATAAAGATCATGTTGCCGTCTGGGATATAACTAGCGATTGTAAGTTTTCTAAAAGGCACCTTACCCAAAGAAAAGCTTTTTACAAAGAAGCTTCTTATCCGTTTAGTATTGAAAAATTAGACTATTAGAGATATAATATCAATATGAGAATATTAAACTTAGATGTAAACAGTTGTTACAATTTAGAATCATTACCTGAAGAAATAGACGATCTTCAGTTTGCAATATTAGATAACTCTAATCCAAATAATCCAGACTTTTATTTTATACCTCTGATATTTTTAGAGTCTTTTAACTCGCCTGCTGTAGTTTTACAAGTGGGTAATAGAAAAATTAAAATGCCAGTAGATTGGCAAATCTTAATTGGAGAATCTGAACACGGTGATTTAGAAACTCTTCCCTTGTCTAGTGTAAACGACAGAGGATTTAATGCGTTTCAATTTAATCCTCTTACTTCTTATGCGCCCGATTTTCTTCCTATAGAGATTGTAGACATTTATCAAGATGTAACTTGGTTTTCGCCTAGACTTAGAAATGGTCAGTTTTTATGTGTACCCATTGATGATAGCGAAAAGCCCCGATGCTTATATTTTGTTAAAGAGATTAGCAGAAACTGTGAAGTAGTTGATTACGGGAAAGTCTTTTAATGGCTAAAAAATCTGTACCAAAAGACGAAACTTTTGAAAATCAAGATTTGGATCTGTTCAAAACTTTAGAAGCGTTGGACAAAAAAGACTATGACTTTTTTGACAGGTTAACTCCCGAACAGCAGAAAAAGTTTGTACCATTTTTGTTAGTACAATGGATGAGTGCTATTAAAGGCAATAAAGATTTACAACGATATTATTTGCAAAGCACAGAATATTATGCTAACAAATATTTGCTAGATCATATGATTGCTAGTAAAGAACATTCTCATCCAAAACTACAATGGTTAATGTTGTGTGCTGCTAGCCCAGGCAAGGGGAAACAGTTTCATCAATGGATACCCAAGATAGGTGAAAAAGTAAGCTTACTTAAAGAAGCAGCTAAAACTAAAGAGATTCAAGACTACTATAAAAAGATATACCCAACAGCCAGTGAACGAGACATAGCAGAAGTAGCAGAAGTATTTGTTACTGAACACAAAAAGAAAGTAGTACTAGCTAAAAAATTCCCAACACTAAAATTAGACGAAATAGAATTGTTGAGCACTATTGTAACCGATGATGAACTTAATCAGTATGAAAGAGACTCAGGTAACTGAATTTGTTTGCGACTTTTGTAATAAGCAATTCCAACGCGAACAGTCAATGTTTAAACACATGTGCGAAACTAAGCGTAGAGTGCATGAAAAAGATAACGCTGGAAACAGAATAGCGTTTCAGTGCTGGCTTGCTTTTTACAAAAAGAATACAAACTCAAGAAAACCAAAAACTTATTTGGACTTTGTAAAAAGCGCATATTACATAGCCTTTGTTAAATTTGGTAACTATTGTGTTGATATTAATGCTATCAATATTACTAGATACTTAGATTGGTTGCTAGACAATAAAATTTCTATTGATAGTTGGACTAGTGATCAAGTATACAATCGTTACTTGATTTATTACTTGCGCGAAGAAGATCCACTTGATGCTATTGCTAGAAGCATTGAAACTACTATTAAATTAGCAGAACCAGATAATATTAAAGCTGGTGACTATTTACGATATGGTAGTAAGAATAAAATTTGTTATAAGATTACTAACGGCAAGATCAGTGCATGGATGTTATATCAAAGTCAATCGGGTATTGAATTTATTGAAAGTTTAGATGAAGGTTTACAACGATTGATCTTTGATTATATCAATCCTGAACAATGGGCATTAAAGTTTTTGCGAAACAAAGAACAAGTAAAGCAAGTTAAAGAACTATTGAAAGAAGCTGGGTATTAAAGTTGAGCGAACAGATATATTCATTAGATGATGTATCAAAGCAACTAAACATACCCAAAAGTTGTTTAGTATGTTCACATTGGACCATGCGAAAACAAGTTTGGAAGTGGGCTGAAGATTGTGATATAAAGATAGAATACCAAGGTTCCGAATTGTTTAGTATATCTGATATTTGGTATGTACCAATAGAAGAACATAGAATTTGGTTTAAACTGAGGTGGGAATGAGCTTGTCACAAAACGAGCATGATGAGATTCTAACTGAGATGGCGAATAATATTCGTAATCGTTTAGATCAAGAGTTATTATACAATTTGTGTATCACAAGTGGGTGGCATGGTGCAATAATTTCTTATCAGCAACTTGATGAAGTGATAGAATGGGTAAAACAAAACACTATAGGTGAACATCGTTGGTTTGATAATCGTATAGCGTTTGAACAGTCTAAAGATTATGAATGGTTTTTATTGAGGTGGGAATAAATGGGTTTCAATTATTACGATCATGTAGACATAATTGATTATGTTCCTACCAACCGAAAAATCAGGAAAAAGATTTTCATTAATAATGAATGGCAAGAACAAATCTTTATTCAGTGTGACTGGACTAGAGCTTTAGAAGATTGGTTATGGGAAAAATATCCTAACAAAGGTTACCTAAAAGATTGGTGGTTGACTAGTAAACGTGTTACAATAAACGATAAAATATATGTCCATTGGAAACTATGCGAATAATAACATTTAAAAAGATAGACAGAAGATACAACGGCGGTAATATTTATCAATATATGATAGAGACTCATGGTATGAATTCTCGGGACCAAATCAAGACGTTTAATGAAATTAGACAATGGTGTGAAGTAATTTGGGGACGTAGTTATGAGTTACACGATGCTTGGGCACATGACGAAGACTGGCCAATATGGGCTTGGGCTAACGATAGCAAGGACAGCAAACGCGCTATTTACTTAAAGACCGATAAAGAATATATGTTAGCTAAACTAAGATGGGAATGATATGCCCTCTCATTTGATGATAGATATAGAATCTTTAGACACATCACCCAATTGTGTTATTCTTACTATTGGTGTAGTAAAGTTTAACCCAAAAGGAACTGGTGTGCTTGATAGATTAGAACTAAAACCTACTATTGAAGATCAAACTGAAGTATATAACAGAATCATTAATGAAGATACTCTCAGATGGTGGTCGCAACAATCTCCTGAAGCACTAAACGCAGCGTTTAATGAACAGGGTAGAATGTCATTAAAAGAATGCATGGAAGTGTTATATCATTATTGTTGGAATCAAGATGCTGTGTGGTCAAACGGTGCCCCTTTTGACGTAGTAGTTATGGAAACAGCGTTTAGACAAACTTTAACTGATAAACCAAATCCAATACCATGGCCTTTCTATACAGTAAGAGACACTAGAACACTATTTGAAATAGCCGGTGTGAAACTAAAAGATAAAAAGTATGGTACTAAAACTACGCACAATGCAGTAGAAGACGCCGAACATCAAGCGATTGTAGTACAAGATGCTTATCAAAAGTTAATAGCCGCTGGATTAATGAAACCGTGAAATTAAACTTTGACGTAGACATTGACGTAGGTAATAGAGATTTGATCTTGGAAAAGATCAAACATATACCTGCTTCTATGCGTAATATTACACCTATTAGAAAACACGCTTCTGGTATATATCCATGCAACATACCATATGATCCTATAAATGAAATTGCAGCTATTTCTTATGAAGAGGCAGAAGAAAGGGGATACTTTAAGTTAGATATCTTAAATGTTCACGTTTACGAAAAAGTAAAAAGTGAAGAACACTTGATTAGTTTGATGCGTGAACCTGATTGGACTATGCTAACTAAGCGAGATATAGTAGAACAACTTATACACTTGAATGGTCAGTATGATACGATTAGAAAGATGCCTGAACCAATAGATAGTATACCACGGTTAGCTATGTTCTTAGCAGTAATAAGACCAGCGAAACGTCATTTGATAGGAAAAACTTGGCAAGAAGTAAACAAAACAGTGTGGGACAAAGGCAGTGATGGCTATAGCTTTAAAAAGTCACATAGTTTGGGTTATGCATGGTTGGTTGCCGTACATATGAATTTAATAAAAGAGGAACAACATGGATCTTAAACTTATACCTGAAGATAGCGAAGTACTAAGAGAAGTAGCTGAATCGTGGGACTGGGAAAAAGACGGTGATCCCAGTGAATTAGTTAAGGCTATGTCCAAGCTAATGGTTTTACATAACGGCATAGGTTTAGCTGCGCCTCAGTGCGGTATTGCTAAACGCATATTTGTTATGGGTAATTCTGATCATTTAGTAGCATGTATCAATCCAGAAATTATCTCAGGTAGCGAAAGAGTGAGAGAGCAAGAAGGATGCTTGAGCTTTCCTGATCTTTGGATGTATGTAGAACGATACAAAGATATCTCAGTAGAGTATTACAATGTTGCTGGTGAGAAAGTACAACAAGAATTTAATGGTTTAATGGCTAGGGTCTATCAGCATGAGCTGGATCATTTAAATTCTATATGCTTTGATGATAGAGTAGGCAAGCTTGTACTAGAACGAGCAAAAGAAAAGAGAAAAAAGATAAGAGAAAAAAGATAAGAGCTAGAAAAGGCGTTTAACTAAAGTAATTGATCTTCTTTTTGATCTACGCTTACCTAAATCAGTCATGCTGACAGTAGGTCCGTGTAATATTGCTAAACTTTTGTTATTAAATGTTCGTAAGTATGGCTTGAACACGGCCCAATCTTCTTTCAAAAATATATTGATTGGTATAAGTCTATTTGATTCCCACCACCAAATGTCACCTAGTTCTAAAAACTTTTCTTTTAGTCCTATCTCTACTATTGATCCATAATCGTAAATAGAGGTAACTATATCGTCCCGATTTTGTACTATACCTACATAATCTTGGCTGGCATAATGACACACAGTTATAAACGGGTGATTATCACTTAATTTTTTGAAAAAATCTTCTGCACTCATATTGTTAATATTTATTCCCGTTTGAAATCAAATCAAATAATTTATTAAGACTAAATATATAAAACAAAGGTATTAATGATAACATGTCCTATGCAACACAAGTTTTTACATACATACAGTCACAGATTGTTATCATTGATACCGGATACTCAAGTAGGATATATATGCCACAATATTCAAAGCCATTAAGTTTACACAAAGGGGTTGATAATCAATTACGTTTTCAGTTCTTAAATCAAGAACAAAAACCTGTTAATATCACGGGCAAGTCTATTACTTGTCGTATTATAAACGGTGACGGTACAAAAGTGCTTGTTAGTAAAGCATTAACACTACAATTACCCGTGACCGGAATAGCAACATTAGACTTAAATGCGGCAGAAATTGAAAACATTTCAGCACAAAAAGCTTATTATAGCTTAGAAATTCCCACTGGTCAATTTGATTTTCCTGTTTTTATAGATCAAAATGCAGGAGCAAGGGGTGATCTAAATATTGTAAATTCTATATTACCTTCCTTTGTTCCTTCAGAAATAGTTACTATTCCAAGTGGTCAAGACTTCCCGAACACATATCCAAATACTACGTCTAACTACACATATTATACTAGTGTAGTTAACACCCAAGATAATCCTATCCTTACTGTTCAAGCACAATATAATGAATACGAAGGTAATGTAGTCATCCAGGGTTCTACAATACCAGATGGTGAATGGTATACTATCATTGAAAGTGATAATTATTCCAATATCACTGATACAAAAGGATATACAATCATTGGATTTCATCCATTTGTAAGATTACAATTTAACAGTGATCAGGGCGAAGTAGACAACATCTTGGCAAGGTAATGTCTTGATTTATTATAGAAATCTGCTATAATCAATGAATGTTTGATATATTAACAATTATTCCCGGCAAAAGAAAAACAACAGCAAAGGGCTGGGTTTCATTTAATTCACCCTGTTGTCATTATCGTGGACATAAGCCCGATAAAAGAATGCGTGGCGGTTTAATCAAAGACAACTACAACTTTACATACAGTTGCTTTAACTGCCATTTCAAATGTAGATTTGAGTTGGGTAAACCGTTATCTACAAACACTAAATTATTTCTAAAATGGTGCGGCGCTGATGAAAGCTTGATCACAAAGATCGGTTTAGAAAGTTTACAAAATAAAGATATATTAGACTATATTACACCCGCAGTAAGAAATGTAGCTATCAACTTTAAAGAAAAAGAACTTCCCGATAATAGTGAAGTGTTAGATATTAACAATTCAAAACACACTAGATTTATAGACTACTTAAATAATAGAAAAATAAAACACGATGAATATCCTTTTTTAGTTACTACGGAAGATATCGGACGAAACTCAAACAGAATCATTGTTCCTTTTACATACAAAGGAACGATTGTTGGTAATACAAGTAGATTTTTAGACGATAGAAAACCAAAGTATCTTAATGATCAACCAACAGGATATTTGTTTGGTTATGACTTTCAAAAACCTGAATGGTCTATTTGCATCGTTGTTGAAGGTATATTTGATGCACTAAGTATAGATGGTTGTGCTTTGGGTACCAGTACAATCAGTTTAGAACAACAAGAATTGTTAAGAAGGTTAAACAGAACTATTATAGTAGTTCCTGATCAAGACAAAACAGGATTAGAGTTATGTGATCTAGCTATGGAGCTAGGATATCAAATAAGCTTACCTGAATGGGGACTGAACAATGAAGGTAAACCAATTAAAGATGTAAACGAAGCTGTAGTAAAATATGGTAAATTACCTGTGTTGCTAAGTATTATACAATCAGCAACTATGAGCAAAATTAAAATAGAAATGAGGAAACGAAAACTTGTTAAAAGAATTTAACCCCGAAGTACAAACGCTATTTTTGCGTATGATGATCACTAACCCTGAGTTATATACTAGGGTAATGAACATCATGAACCCACTAAACTTTGACAGATCAGTTAGGGCGGCAGCAGAGTTTATAGTAGAACATTCACAAAAATACAATGTGTTGCCTGATCCTACGCAAATCAAAGCTACTACTGGTATAGAAATTGAACTAATCCCTGAACTTGACTCAGCAGGGCATACCGAGTTTTTCTTAACTGAGTTTGAACACTTTACAAAAAGACAAGAACTAGAACGAGCAATCTTAAAAGCAGCAGAGTTATTAGAAAAGGGTGAATATGATCCAGTTGAAAAACTGATCAAAGATGCGGTACAAATTTCTTTAATGCGTGATTATGGTACAGATTACTTTGCTGATCCTAAAGAACGATTAAACAGATACTTTAATCAAGGCGGTCAAGTAAGCACAGGGTGGCCTCAACTAGACAAAGTTATGTATGGTGGTATGTCTAGGGGCGAACTAAACATCTTTGCAGGTGGTTCAGGATCAGGTAAGTCACTTGTAATGATGAACTTGGCTGTGAACTTTTTAGCACAAGGATTAAGCGGTGTTTATATTACACTTGAATTGTCTGAAGAGCTAACGGCTTTAAGAACTGATGCTATGTTAACTAGCATGAGCACTAAAGATATTCGTAAAGACTTAGACACAGTAGAATTAAAAGTAAAAATGGCTGCTAAAAAGTCAGGTAAGTATCGTGTTAAAGGTCTTCCTGCACAAAGCAACGTAAACGTAATCAGAAGTTATATTAAAGAAGTACAAATACAAACAGGTATGCTAATAGACTTTGTAATGATTGATTACTTGGATCTAGTAATGCCTGTTAGTGTTAAAGTAAATCCTAATGATCAGTTTATCAAAGACAAGTATGTTAGTGAAGAATTAAGAAACTTGTCTAAAGAGTTAGGTGTTTTAATGGTTACAGCATCACAGCTAAACAGATCGGCTGTAGAAGAAATTGAATTTGATCATAGTCATATTGCAGGTGGTATTTCTAAGATTAACACTGCTGACTATGTGTTTGGTATCTTTACTAGCAGATCAATGAAAGAGCGAGGCAAGTATCAAATTCAGTGTATGAAATCACGTAGTTCTACTGGTGTTGGTCAAAAGATTGACTTAGAATATAACATTGATACTATGAGAATTACAGATGAAGGCGGTGATGAAAATGCTGGGTATCGTCAATCCGCTACAGATATTATGAACAAAATTAAAACTGTAAGTACAGTATCTCAAAATGAAACTATTGATGCTAACACTGGTGAAATTCAACAATCTGAGAAAAAAGTAGTAGCAGATGTTCAAGGTTCTAAGCTAAGAAACATGCTAAACTCCTTAAAGAATAATTAATCTAAGATAAATATAATAAAGGTTATTGCTATGCAGAAAAAAACGCGCAGTCTCTTAGAAGAACTAGAAAGTATAGGCAACAATAAGGATGTTAATCTTCTTATTGAAAACCGTGCTAACAACGTTATTTCAAGTGCTATCAATCTGTTAGAATTGATGAAAAAGCATTATTCCTCTGAAAAAGCTGAGCTACTAGAAAGAAAACTGCTAAGTGCTATTAAGGGTCGAGACCAAGAAAGATTTTCTAAGTCTTTAAGAAAAAAAGATGAAGACAATTAAAATTTAATAAGGAAGTAGATAATAGTGTTTATATCTGAAGGCGGAAACATCTTTAAACAACAAGACGGTACTGAGCTAACTAGACGTATAAATCAGAATGAAGTTGCGCCTACTATTAATTGGTTAGAAAGTATTACTGGATTAGATTTAACTAAAGAAAAAGCTAAAGATGGTTTACCCGCTAAATGGTTGGGTTCTACTGGTAGAAAATCTACTAGCGGTGATCTAGACTTAGCAGTAAATGCGAATGAAGTAAGTAAAGCAGAGCTAGAAAGCAAACTAAAATCATGGGCTACGCAAAATAATCTTGATCCAAAAGACTTTGTAAAAAAGTCTGGTATATCTGTACACTTTGCAACACCAATAGAAGGCAATTTTGAAAAAGGGTTTGTTCAAACAGATTTTATGTTTTTAAACAATCTTGAATGGGAAACATGGTTGCTTAGCGGAGGTATGAGAAGCCCTAGCGAATACAAAGGTGTATTTAGAGAAGTAGCATTAAACAGCGTAGCTAAAGGCACGATCACTAGTGAACATCCTCAAGGATTGCGTTTGAGTGGCAAAGGCGTAGTTGACAGAGCTACCGGAGAACTAGTAACACTAGATCCAGAAGTAGCTACTAAACTGTTGTTTGGTAAAGATGGTACACTTGATGATATGAGTTCAGTAGAAAACATCTATAAGAAACTAAAAAATGATCCCAACAAACAACAAAAATTAAAAGACTTTGAAGAATATGCAGCAAGAAGTGGCATAACACCTCCCAAGTTTAACGATACTGCTAACGAAAGCGCATACGATATCATAACAAAGTTTAGAAATTTAGTTGTAGAAAATTCTTTTATTACTGAAGAAGCTAAAGGACCTAGAATACCTCATCCTGAAGATGCTATTTTTGACGGTGGCGACAGTGCAAAACAATATTTAAATGCACTCAAACAAGCTATTAGTAGTCCAGAATCTGGTAGTATTAAATGGGACGGCGGGATAGCATTATACTTTGGTAACTTACCTGACGGTAGATTTGTTGTTACTGACAAGTACATGCCAAACAAAGGTGTGTATCCTACTAGCCCCGAAGAATGGGTTGAATATGATCAACAGCGCGGCGCAAATAGAAACGACTTATACGAAAAGATTGATTTATTATGGCCCGGACTAAAGCAAGCTGTATCTGGAACTACTGGTTTATTTAAAAGTGATTTAATGGCTATTAATCCCAAACCACAAAACGGATACTTTGTGTTTAAACCGGTTACTGTAGAGTATCGCATACCAGTTGAGTCTGATCTTGGTAAACAACTTCAAGGAAAAGTAGGCTTCTTAATCGTTCACGAGTTTGATAACAAACCATGGCGCGGTGAGCCAGCAATGAATAAATCTAATGTAGCTTTGATACCTGCTTCTGCCGGAGTTACATTCAATATTAAGCCTCCTGCTAAACTAATTAATGATGCTGAAAGCGTGTTATCAACAAACAGTAAAGTTATAGACGACTTTTTAAGCGGACTTAGTAGCGTTGCGCGTGAAGCATTAAAGAAATACATGAATCATAAAATAACCAAGCAAACTAACGATAAGTTAGTACCATGGTTATCTCAAAATATCAGTAAATCACAGTATAACTTCTTAGTAGGAACTGACGGTACTGGTTATTTACAGCAAAACGCAGAAGGATTGAATGCTCTTGTCAAAGTGTGGAATGCAATATACAAACTAAAAGTTAATGTATCCAATCAACTTGAAAACCAAGTTCAAGGCTTTGAACAGTCGTCAGGTGGGCAAAAAGGCGGAGAAGGATTCGTATTTCCTACTGATTCAGGTTTAGTTAAAATAGTAGACAGACAGCGTTTTGGAGCTGCCCATTTTAACAAATAATATATCCTAAACCAGCATTTTTTTCTATTTGGCATAAATATTTGTATGGAGCAGTAGGCTTCAAAACATTTAAAGGATATTTAAAATGGCACAATTTACAAGAGTCAATGGTGACTTTAAACCAGTTCTACACTTAGACAGCGCAGCATACACTAACACTGGTGTTAACACTGTAACTTCAGCAGCTTCTGTTCAGCCACAGGGCCCAAAGCTTGAGTTTGCAACTATTACCTTTACCGGTACCGGTACTACTGGTGCACAGATTCTTGCTGCTGTGAATACTATTCAGCAATTAGCAACAATTTACATGTATGAGTTCACTACTGATACTAACGACACTTTAGCAGTAGCTATGTACCCAATTGGTGCATGGGGCGATGTAACTGCTACTGCTGCTGGTTCACTTGATGCTGAATTGACTGCTGCATGCGGTGAAGCTGTATCTATTGCTGCGACTGCAACATTCACAAACTAATTTATTAGTTAATCGCAACACAAAAGACCCTGAGTTTTTCTCAGGGTTTTTTTATGCCAATAAATATATCTATGTCACATAGAATTAGATGTTATACATTATTCAATATCACACGAACCGGCACGACTAATCGCACTAAGCCAAGTGATGATGTAGCAGCTTGGTTGCAATCTAGAAATACACAATGTAATTTTGATACAATACTACAGATTATATCATTGCGATCACAACCTGAACTGTTAAAAGATCCTCAAAAGTTAGAAATAAACTTAAGTGAATTTAATAAGTTTGGATTATTATACTTGTCTAAAGAAAAGGTATATTGCTGGTCTTTTGAATTTGAAGTACATCATTCAAGCGTTTTTGATAATGGCATAGATGAATTGGGTTCGTTATACACAGATTGTGATAATGTTCCTATGATAAAAGACAGTTTAGAAATAAGTAACTTACCTACATTTTTAAACATTAGTCCCGAATTAAAGAATATACATTTTGAGATTATATGAAGAAAAACAAACAGATTAAAGTTGAAAAGTTTTTAGAAAACCAAATACTTGATAAAAACAATAAAACTATGAACATGATAGTATTACCCATAGATAGTAACAGTTATATATTATTTGGAAAATACGCAGCACTTAAAAAAGACAACCATTATAGATTATTAATAGATGATAATGACCAAGAAAAAATATTCAGTACCTTAAAAACCGCAGTTACTTGGTGCGTGTTCAAAGAATTGAAAAAAGCAATGGAATGTAAGAATATTGAACAATTGGACTTTAAGTTAAGTAGTTTAGAAATAGACTTATTACAAAAAAGCAAGATTCTTAACAGTACTAAAGATGATAAATTCCGCGATATCTATGTTACTAAGATAGAAGAAGATAACTTAAAGAAAAAAATACTGCTTAAACAACTAAATAGATATATAAATATTTCTAAAGAGTGGCAAACTAAAAAGTTTAACACTGCTAATCTAGCGAGAAAAGATAAATACTAAATCAACATTGGAACAATATTATGAAACTAAATGACTTAGAAAACAAGAATTATGCTAAAACAGCACTAAAAGAAAGCTTTAGTGTCAACTTTGATGTATCCTCTTTGGATAAGATAAAAACAAAAACTATGTTGACTAAAGTATCTTCACTTATTAAAGAATCTAAGCAAGCTGCTGATTTCTATAAAAATCAAACTTCCCCAAGCTACATGAAACTTGTTTTCATGGAACAAGCATTGAATTCTCATTACATTGATTTACTTAACAGACCTAGTCCTCGTATTGTTTTTGAAAATGAAGAAGTTGAAAAGTCACAAGTAATCTTAGCTGCGCAAGACATGATTGATACTGTACAAAAGATGTACGAAGATGTTAACGATATGTTGGTTAAAGAACTTCCTGCATTAGTAAGCAGCATTCAATCTGAAATTGGTGCAAATGAAAGCACTCAGTTCAATGATCAAGCTAGCAGTTCTTTACAAACCTTAAATGATGCTTTGTTAACAACTAAAACTTCTTTACAAGGAGCATTAGGTACAATCACTGGTCAAGGTGGAATGGATTCATTTGCTGCACCTGATCAAAGTATGGATGAATTAGCGCCAGCAGATGATCTTGGTATGGATGACGGTGCTGATATTGACATGGATTTGGACATTGAAGAACCTGAACAAGCTGCTGTAGGCGGAGTAGGTAGAGCAAAAAGATAATGCGTCTTTTTGAACTTGAAACAGACCCAGGTCTTAGCGCAAAACTTGTTGCGGTAACCGACCAACTAAAAACTGATTTGGAAAATAACAAATTAAATTTTGGTATGACTACAGATCAGTTATTAGATTATTTTCAAGAATATGATATAATCCTAGATGTAACTGACTTGTACAACATGATACAAGTTCCTCCTTTAAAACAAGTTATTACCAATATACAAGGCGATAAAGTTGTTTTCAAAGGACAATCTGATGATTCAGAAAACCCCAATCAAGAATCCGAACAAGAAAAAACTGTAGCTCAAATGGCTAAAAGCGCAATGAAATAGCCTATTTTGTTGTGTCTTTCTTATTTCTTTTGTATAATACACTATGATTAAATTATCCGATACTGCGACAGACAGAGTAAAATCACAACTAGAGAAAAGAGGTTCAGGCCTCGGTATAAGAATAGGTGTAAAATCCACAGGATGTAGTGGATTTTCTTATGTCTTAGAATTCGTTGATGTAGCTGATTCAACTGATCATGAATTTAAGTTTGAAACCTTTTCTGTTTTTATAACTGAAAAATCACTTGTCTATGTTTCTGGTCTAGCAATAGATTATAAGAAATTAGATTTTAACGAAGGATTTGAATTTACAAACCCGAATGAAAAAGCCCGATGCGGCTGTGGTGAGAGTTTTACAATTTGATGAACCCAATGTACAATCCTAACAAATTTAACTATAAAGAACTAAAAAGAGAAACGCTAAACGGAGCTAGAAAGTATATAACTCCCGACGGATTCGCTGTCCCCTCTGTAACAACTATTTTAGACGCTACTAAACCTGAAGAAGCAAAAAAAGCATTACAAAACTGGCGTAACCGTGTAGGTCATAAACAAGCACAAGCTATAACTACCGAAGCTGCTGGTCGCGGTACTCGTATGCACAAGTGGTTAGAGAATTATGTAAAGCTTGGTGCTACCGGTGATCCTGGCTCCAACCCCTATAGTCAACAAAGTCATTTAATGGCTCAGTCTATTATTGAACAAGGTTTGTCTAAATGTAATGAATTTTGGGCTACTGAAGCCAGTCTTTATTTTCCAGAAATGTATGCAGGTACTACTGACTTAGCAGGAGTTCATGATAATCAAGAAGCTATCATGGACTTTAAACAAGCTAATAAAGCCAAGAAACGTGAATGGATTGAAGATTATTTTATCCAATTAGCTGCATACGGATCAGCACATAATGAAATGTTTAACACTAACATACGCAAGGGAGTTATCCTTATGTGTACTAAAGACAACGAGTATCAAGAATTTATTATAGAAGGTATAGAGTATGACCACTATGTTAACGAATGGTTCAAACGTTTAGAGCAGTACTACACTCAGTTCGTTTAGTATGTATTAAAGATAAATAAGATATAACACTATTATGGAAAGTTATATCTTATGGCCATTATACAAATCTCAAAACAACAGCAAAGATCAGGCAACCTAGTTGATCTTCCTCAACTCTCTGAAGCAGAGTTCGGCTGGGCATCAGACGAAAAACGTCTGTTCATAGGTAAAGAAACCCCCAACGAAAATATTGAAGTTTTAACTTCTTATTCTGAAATAGACTTTAGTCAGATAGAAGGTTCCATTGGTAATTTAAATATAAGCAATACTGTAGTCAACGGTCAAGTATTAGCATATGATGGTAATAACTGGGTCAATCGCGGCGGATCAGCAGGCGGTTTAATTACGTTGGGTGATGTATCTAATGTTAGAATTACCGGTGGTGCTATTGGATATGTTCTACAAACTGATGGATCGGGAAATTTAAGTTGGACTCCTAAGGGTACACTTGCTACTGATATCATAGATTTAACACCTGATGGTGCTAATGCGTTCGGTTACGGTGCTAATACTGTAATCATGGAAGTTGATCCCACTACTCCGTATTCCAACGGTTTAGAAATAACTATTTCGGGCGTAGAAGGAAACAGTAACGCAAACGTTAACTCAGAAGTTTTCTACGTAAGACTTGCTACAGACTACCCAACTTCGGGTAACGTAATATTATTCTTAACTGATGCGTTAGATTTAGCCAATGCATTTATAGACGGAAGCTTAGAGTATGATAATCTTCCTAATTCTCTTGCTATTGCAACTACCGCATTAGGTGCCGCTGGCGGTGGAGGATTAGTAGGAGGAACTACTAATTCTATTCAATATAATGATGGTGTATCTTTTGATGGTGACACCGATCTTACTTGGAACGGTAGTTTATTATATGTTAACGGTAATGCTAATGTAGGTAACTTAAATGCTACCGGCGTAGCAACTGCTTCAAGATTTTTATCAAACGTAGCTAACGGAACTCCCCCGCTACAAGTGACATCAATTACCCAAGTAGCTAATCTTAATGTTGCTACTTCTGGATCAGTAGTAAACGGTAATTCAAATGTAAATATTCCTGCAGCAAATGGTAATGTTAATATTAGTGCTGTTGGTAATGCGAACATACTGGTCGTCACTGGAACTGGCGCCAACATTACTGGCACACTAACCGTAACTGGTAATGCTAACGTTGGTAACTTAGGTGCTTCGTTACTAACCGGTACATTAACAACAGCAGCACAACCAAACGTTACATCAGTAGGCACTTTAACATCACTTGCGGTTACTGGTAATATCACATCAGGTAACGTTTATGCTAACTCAGGCACTATTGGTGCCCAGTTATTAACCGGTACTTTAACAACAGCAGCACAACCAAACGTTACATCAGTTGGTACATTAACATCACTTGCTGTTACTGGTAACATTACTAGTGCTAACATTACTACTTCTACTCATGTAATTAGAAGTGTTGCAACGGCAATTAGTGCTGCTGGTACAGTACAGGGTGATGCAACAGCATTAGCAAAAGATATTAATGTAGTTTCTACAGTTAGTGCAGGACAGGGTGTTAGATTACCAACAGCGGTCGCAGGTATGGTTATTATTGTAAATAATACAAGTGCTACAAGTTTGAACGTTTATCCATCTACTAGCGCCGCGATTAACTCTTTAGCAACAAATGCAGCATATACACACATAGCAACAGCTAGTTTACAGTACTATGCTATAAGTGCCACTCAGTGGTATACTGTAGGCGCAACTTACTCATAAATAAAATAATAGGAAAATAAAAATGGCATCATATGTATATACAGGTAATTTAGTATCACAGCAATCAGCAAACATTGCTACGGATAAGATTAGAATAGCAACTACCACCGTTGGTATTCACGCCGTTACTGGGTATCCCAGAGTTACCGGCACCGGAACAGCAACGGCAGCAACCAACACCACAGCAGTTACTGGTGTAGGAACTGCGTTTAGTACGCAACTTACCGTTGGTGCTTGGATAGGCAACACAACAGGAAGTACTGTTGGTATTGTAGCAAACATTGCTAACGCTACTAGTTTGACATTAACTGGAAATGCGGTAGTAGCATTATCAAATACAGTATACACTTTCAATAATGCAGGCGTCCCGTTTGCAATTGCTACACAAAACTCAGAGATTTATTCTGCTAACGATAGCTTCAATAGTGTTTATTGTGGTCAAGGCAATGTAGTAGCATTTCTTACAACAGGTGGCGGCGCTGGAGCAGAATTCAGTATTACTGAATTAGGTATGCCACATGCTAACACTGGTACTACTGGATACTGATTTTAGAACTTCTAGATAAATAGTTTTAATATTCTCATAAGGAGAATTTACGTAGATTTTAATACGTACCGGCTAAAACCCGGATCACAATGGAGAAAAATCATGGGCAGACCCCTAAAAATCGCTAAAGCACAAGCAGTCTTAACAATTACTGATACAGCAACAACAGGCAGTATCGTCACAGTATCAGGTGGAAATTTAACTACATCACCTACAGTAGGTATAACAGCAGGTATGCCATTCGTAGTTGCATCAAACATCAGTGGTTTGGTCGCCGGTGTGATATATTATGTTGATACCATTCTGTCAAACACTACTCTCAGTGTTTCAGAAACAGACCTAAGCGTTCAACCACGTGTGATGGCTACGCTGACTAATTCATCAGGTGGAACAGTTAAAGCATCATTTGCAGTAGTTGACGGATACTTTAACAACCCAACTGGTGGTACTGGATATCCAGCTACTAACGCAAATACTTACTCAGTAGTAGGTGGTAACACTGCAATATTTGGAAAGCAAGTATTAGCTAACGTTGCTCTTGGCGTTAACGGTACTGGTACATTGTATTCTGCTACTGATACCGCGTATGTAACTGGTATTGGTACTGACTTGGCAAACACACTAAGTGTAGGTTCTGTAATTCAAGTTGCAAGCGCAAACATTAATAGTACAACTACTGATTACACTACAATAGGTTTTGCAAACACAGTTCCTGGTTTAACAACCGTTGCTGTTGCTAACACACAAAACACAGGTAACATCATTGGTACTTCAGGTAATGCTCAGACATTGATTGCTAATGGTACAGTAAGATTTACTGCTAACTTAGGTGGTCTAGTATCTGGTGAAATTTATTTTGTTAAAGCAATTGCTAACGCATCCGCATTTACTGTTTCAACAACATTGGCTGGATCAGAAGTTGATTTGTCCAATGCTACTGGTACTCCTGACGCTCAACAGGATGTAGTTGAACTAGTTGCAAACGCTGCCGTCGCATCAACAGGAGCTTCATACATTTATGCAACTCCAGAAGCAGGCTACATTGTTCGTCAAAAAGGCAAGCAAAAGTACTTAGTACAAGGTACTTCAAGCGGATTAATAGGACAATGTTTTACTGCTAACGTTGCTAACACTGCTATGTTACCAAACACTATGACTATTACTGCTACATACGCTAACTCAAGTACAGTTAAAGTTCAAAGCTTGAGCGATCACACTGCTGAATTGTTTAGTTCAACATCTGGTCCGGTAGCTACAGGTAATATTGTTCTTGCAAATGCTGATCCAGCGTTTGGTACGTTTAATACTGCTGCTGCTGCAAATGCTACAGACGGACAGCCTTACCCTATCGTAACTATCGGTAATGCGTAATAAATCATGAGTTCATCTACGCAGCAATTAAAACAAGCAGAAACAGAAATTGCCATACTTCAGGTTAGATTTACCAACCTAGATGAAAAAATAGATGATCTTAAAACAGATGTAAACAGTATTCGTGAAGACATAAAAGAAAGTTCTGAAACAGCTACCAAGTTAATAAAAGATTTTCAAGCTGACAATATTGCTTCACATAAAGAAATGTCTGGAAAAATATCTGAGTTAGAAAAGTGGAAATGGATGATCATGGGAGCCGGATTAGTTATCGGCTCTTTGGGTTCATTTGTTTTAAGTATTATATTCAGTTGAATTAGAAAACGGCTCTTAGAGCCGTTTTTCTTTTAACGCTTTTAATTTATCTTGTACTAAATCAAAATTTATCGTAGAAAACAATCCAGGATGTAAAGGTTTTGGATACTGATCATTGCCTACCCAAGCATAACCTATATGCTCATAGTTTAGCTCAGGTATAAATTCTTTTTCAACTTCACTATAAAAAGTATGGTATATAAAATCATTATTTACAAATTTTTGAATAGGTATAAGTTTGAAACCATTAATATCTACATTCATTTCTTCTAAACACTCACGAGTTAAACCTGTTAAAAGAGTTTCTTCTTTTTCAATACCCCCACCAGGAATACTCCAACTTGGATTTTTAGCGTCTGATCTAAGTAAGTAAAGATATCTATCAGTTGATGTACTATAAAAGAAAATTCCAGCTGCTTGTTTCATTGTTAGATTACTACGGACCAGTCTCCCTGATCATACCAACCTTCTACTGACTTCATCCAAGTACCGTCTACAAATCTATACTGAACATTGGTTGTTATGTTAGTAACAAACTCAATATCTTCTGAGTTTTCACTATCAAATGATACTTGCCATTCTCCTGCGCTTGAGTTATATTGAATTATGTCATTAGCGTTAGCTACTAAATTTCCCCATGCAACTGTGGTAGCATCTTCTGATCCTATAGACTCTACTATTAAATATCTTTTTCCGTTTATTGGGCCTGGCAACCCTGCATTAGGACCAGTTGATAGCGGATTGATCACACTGTCTACTGGATTTAGTGTATTTTGTGGTAGTGTATCTGGATCTATGTTATAAATTAATAGTCTATCATCTAACGGATCAGACACAATAGTACCAACGATATCAGTTTCCATATATGGATTTTGTAACCATATTTGTGATATACCTGGTTGGATAGCACCGTATACGTTTAATACACTTGACCAATAAAGTGAAGTATCAGGTGACGGTGGTAAATTTAAGTCAACATTAGGAGGATTAAATGGTTGATTAGCGGGAAGAAGTTGCAACGAATTACCTATTAATAATACTTTATATCCATAAGCAGTAATTTTTTGTCTAGTTCCTAATAATATATCGTCATTTTGTATATCATCAATTGCACTACCTTCATGAATAGATGCAATAATCTTTTGAATAACTCCCATCTTTTTAAGTTTTGCCGGAGCACTAATCCAAATGGGCATATAAAACTTCCAACTTAATACATCTATAGGATTTCCTGTTCCTTGAGGTATACTTCTGCTAGAAAACGTTATCCCGTCTTGATATACTACAGTTAATGAAGTCCAATCAATGTAATTGTCAGTGCTTTGAATTTCTAAAGACGGATTAAATAATACTCCTAACTGTTCCATGATTTCTAATTTTTGTTGAGTATTAGAAGTCCATAAGTCTACCGTTAATCTAAGAGTATACGGCACCGGCATTAATCTTTCTACAGTAAAAGCTTGTCCCTGAGTAGTTTCATATGATAGTGTTTCTTGATCATATGCTCTTTGTCTTACATTAATTTTATCTACAAACGTAGGTACTTGTGTTCTTTTCTGATCATATTCCAAGCCATTGATATAGTAAGTAAACAGAGGAGTAGATGGTAAATTACTAGCACTGTTGTTAGCAATGATTGTAGCTGCTTGCCTACTTGAATCTCCGTACATTACCGGAACTCGTGATAATATAACATTGCCTGCCGGGTCTTTACCTTTAGTAACTTGCCAATTGGAGAAAATTTTTCCAAATTGAATTAAAAATCTTCTAATCTGGTTATCATAATGAAAATCTGCCAATTTTTATTCCTCTGGAGGTAACACATCAGGTGTTGGTTGTAATATAGTAGAAAGCGCCTGCGATTCAGGAACTGCTCCTTGTGTGTTATTTAGATAGATTTCTGCTTGATCATTAATAAATCCTGATAGTAACGATTTGTCATCATATGTAAATCCGGTTTCAGTTCTTACGTTTTCAGAAATTCGTACCCATATTCTTCCGTCCCAGCGATAAAGTATCTGAGGCAAATAATCTATACGCAAGAAGTAATCTCCCACTTGCGGATTTTGCGGAAATGATATACCTGCGCCTGTAGGGAATCCGTTAGGGGCACTACCATCACCGGTTAAGTAACCACTTGTATAGCCAAAAGTTTGAGGAGTAGCACGTACAATAAATTGAAATCTAGGATCACAATCTGCTCTAAAGTCCATTACAGAAGTTATTTCATCAGTAAAGCCCGGTTGAGTAGGATCTTGATCTGCTGTTGCATAAGTGTTGTCTGTGGTACCATAAGGACCAGTTATTACCCCCAAAGACTGTACTGATAATACTTTTGTTCCTTCAACTGAACCTGATCCTGTATCAGTTAGTTCAGGTGCTTCAACAACTACTTGTAAACTAGCTTGTACAAACTTGTCTAGTTTTTCACTAAAATCCATGTCTGCTGTCATATCCCAAATACTTTTTAATGAGTCTTTAGATATCTTGATACCAATACTCGGTGTTTTGTACTTAGGATTACGCATTGATACTACTGACGCAGTTACTGAATTAGGTGAACCATTCAAGTTAGCGATAACGCTATAAGGTGGAGCAGGCTGTCTATAGTTAGATGATAAAGCGCCGTTTTGTTGAAACGGTCCATATGTTGGAACAATATAAAGTTTACTAGTATCATAACCAGCTTTTGGTACTAATCGTTTAGCTTCTTCTAACGCAGCGTTGTTGATACTAATATTTGTATTATAGGTACTTAAAATATCTTTCAAATCTTGTGCTGTATCTAGTTCCCAGTATACTGGATCAGGTGGAAGTTTTCCTATAGGTACTTCTTGTTTTGCAATATAATTTTTATCACCATATGAAATTACATATCCTTCAGGATATACACGATCAGGTTCCCATAGCCCAAGATAATTGTCTTTATTAATTGGTTCATTAAGTATTTGTGAAAACTCTTGACTGTCAACTAGCGGCTCGCACTTTATACGCCATAAGTGAGGATACCAAGTTTGTGAAAATCCTTCGCTAGCATAATTAGAATCGGTTACTTGATAAAATCTTTTTAATGCCACTGGTATAGTTTCTTTCAATGGATTATAATCTAATAAGTGAGGTAATTCTAAAACATCACCAACCATTAATTTTCTACCAATGATATCAATCATATCATTGTAATGTATTACTATGAATATAATATCATTGTTTAAAAACAAACCAAACTGAGACAAATCAAAATCTAAATTTTGTACGTTATAGTGTCCTCGCAGTCTATAAATATCAGGATCATATGTTCTGTCTCTGTTTTCAAGGAACAGCAAATCTTGAATGTTAGTTGGGTCTAACTTATCATATTCAGGCTGAGTATAATCAATAGACGGACCTTGATTAGTAGGACCCAAATACTTGTGGATGTAAAGGTCTGTCCCACCTACAGTTAGTTGTTCCGAAATGGTACGATCCATAAATCTGTAGTCGTTTTGTTTATTGGGCCTATATAGGCTTAATCTTGGAATTTTGGATCTCCTTACACTTTATCGTATCATTATATTTATCTTCGGGTATTGACTAATGCTCAAAGATTTGTTATCATATGTATTCATGATATAAATACCCCAACAAAGAGAACATATTGTATGGCTATTAGACAAAAAAACACTGCTGAAGTTCGTGATCTTCGCCCAAAAGACTTGTTTGGGCTTAAAGGGCACGGAAACGAACCTAAATCAGTTGACTACTCTACTGAACAAAAACGACTGTCTTTTATGGGTAGTGCGTTTAACTGGTATAACTACTTTTGCTCCAATAAAGAAGCAAAACAGTTTATATGTGATTATCTTAATTCAACTGGCGATACTGCTACTGCTAAAAAAGTATTCCGAACTCCCGATAACAAAGTGGCACCCACATTTGGCTGGTTAGCTAGAATGTCTTTACGCGGATTTGAGCTAACAGAAGAAGAAAAAAAGCGATTAGCTAAAGAAGTAGCTAGGCTTGTTCATATGGATGATGAAAATCCTGAAACTGAAGAAACTATAGCTGCTGCGGTTGTAGTAGAAGAAACTAACAAAAGAAACATTCAAATTATAATGCGTGAAAGAGCAAGTGATGTTTCAGGTGAACTTCAAGGAATGCTAGACGAATACATTAGTGATGGGTGTAAAACAGGTATTGACCCTACTACAAAAGTAATTAATTATTTGTCTGAAAAAAGTATTTTGCCGCAACACACTTCTATTGTAACTCAACCATTTACTCCCATTAAAGACGAACTTATTGAAGTTCAGCAAGGTACTGATGAACAATTAGTAGAAGGTTATTCACACCTTTCAAAAATGCAGATTAAAAATATAATCAAATACATTGACATTATTACTAGTGCGGTTAACTCGTATGTTGCGCTAAAACAAACTAATAAAGTAAAACGAGCTAAAAAACCTGTTTCTGTAGAAAAGCAAGTTTCTAAACTGAAATATTTGCGTAAGTTTATTGATGAAAAAACAAAACTGAATTTGGTTAGTATTGATCCTACTAAGCTCCATAACTCAAGTGAATGTTGGGTATACGATACTGCTAAGCGCAAACTTTACCACTTTGTTGCTGATGAAATGAGCAAATGTTTAATTGTCAAGGGAAATACACTTTTAGGCTTTGACACTAAAGAAAGTGAAGCAAAGATATTGCGGAAGCCAGAAGAACAGTTAAAACAAATTACGGGTAGTAAGCCAGCAGCCAGAAAGTTTTTTAAAGATATCAAAGCTGTTGCTACTACACCAAATGGCAGATTTAACGATGCTATGATCATACTAAAAGCATTTTGAGGAGAACACATGAATATTGATTTAAACAAGTACAAAGATTTTGTAGAGGTTGTAACTAGTAACCCAAGCAATCATTTTCACATTTTTCAGCAAAGGTGTGAAGAGCTAAATTCGCAAAATAAAGAAGATGTAACTGGGCCTGCAGTAAATGTTCCGTTGCTGATTACTGCATGTTTGGGTTTAGCAGCAGAAAGCGGAGAGTTTATCGAGGTAAACAAAAAAATCATTTTTCAAGGTAAAGAATTGAGTGATGAAAACGTTTACCACATGAAACGTGAACTAGGCGATATTATTTGGTATTGGATCAATGCTTGCAGAGCATTAGGTTTAGATCCAAACGATGTGATTGCTGAAAACGTTAAAAAGCTTGAAGCAAGATATCCTGGCGGCACGTTTGATCCATTCTATTCTGAAAATAGAAAAGAGAATGATTTATAATGCAAAAATGGGAGGATGATCTTTATCTTTTTACACCAGAAGAATTAGCAAAGATTCCTGAAGGTACAGTACTTACTTGTATTGACATGGAAAACTATACCAAAGGAAAAGATCACTTAGACGATGATACTAGATTTGGCTGTACAGCATATGGTGTAAAAGATCCATGGAATCATCCCCTTAAAGATTTGTTTTTGATATTTAAACTTATAGAATAATTGTTTATCAAGCAAGGTAAGTGTTAGCCACAATAACATCCAAGTCCCACCTCAATCCGTGTTGTGTGGGTATAGAAGCGAGTCTAAGCTTGAACTGAGTAAAATCAGTGACTCCATTCACAAGACTACCCCGAATAGGGATGCCATAAACGTCTAACCCTTGTTAGAAACGTTTCTTGTGTCTAAATGGTTGTTGTTGCCAAGAGATGGTAATTGCGATAGATACTCTTGGGCTGGTTCAAACTCCTCGGTGAATAGCGTTTGAACGTTAACAGCGAATACGGCAAACTCCCTTTATGGGTTAGTGAGACATAGACAATCCTCCACTGTAATGTTTGAATTCATCGTTGCCTAAGTACCTCAAGAATAACCCGTGGCTTGTAGATTTTATATCTACTCGCCATGCCCTTAGAATAATTATTTCATGTAAACTAAATGTAACCAGATAAATAGTTATAACATAAAGGAACCATGAAAAATGATCCAAACAATTCCAACTAATCTTAATCTTACTCAATTAAAAGAGCAATTATTTAATTCATGTTTATTAAGATTAGGTCAAAATATAATTGATCTTGAAGTTGATCCTGAGCACTTGGAAGTAGCATATAATTATGCTATATCTACATATAGACAACGTGCGCAGAATTCCACACAGGAAACTTACACACTTTTTACTATAGAAAAAAATGTAGATACTTATACACTTCCCAGTGAATTTATTAATGTAAGATGCTTATACCGTAGAACAGTTGGATTAGAAACTGGCCCCGGCGCCAGCTCATTTGATCCATTTTCAAGTGCGATATTAAATACTTACTTGCTTAATTATAACTCTGCCGGTGGCTTGGCTACTTACGATTTTTATGCTGGTTATGTTGAGTTAGCTGCTAGAATGTTTGGTGGTTACTTGACTTATACATTTGATCCTGTATCTAAGACACTTAGAATAGTTCGTGATTTTAAGGGTTCAGGTGAAAAGATCCTTATTTGGGCGGATATCCTGCGACCTGAAGCTACATTGTTACAAGACCCTTCTACTGGTACTTGGATTCAAGATTATACACTTGCGGTTTTAAAAACTATCATTGGTGAAGCCAGAGAAAAGTTTGCTACTATTGCTGGACCCAGTGGTGGTACATCACTTAACGGCGCAGCAATGAAAAGTGAAGGCTATGCTATGATAGAGAAATTGATTGATGAACTCAAACGATATGTTGATAATTCACAACCTCTGACATGGGTGCAAGGCTAATTAACCAATTTACTTGACAATTGACTGTTCATTCTGTTATTCTATTAGAATCATAGGAGAATAACATGCCCAACAAAATTATATCTATCTCGGGTTTCATAGGCTCGGGTAAAGATACAGCAGCAGAATACTTAATCAACAATCATAATTTTACTAAACTAAGCTTTGCAGGATCGTTAAAAGATGCTATCGCAGTAGTATTTGGGTGGGATCGTGTTTTACTTGAAGGTGAAACTTTAGAGAGTAGACAATGGAGAGAACAAATTGATCCATGGTGGGCTGCTAGATTAAACATGCCCCATCTTACTCCTAGATGGATATTACAATACTGGGGTACTGAAGTTTGTAGACATGGTTTTCATAAAGATATTTGGGTAGCATCGTTAGAAAACAAAATTCTTAAATGCGAAGGTAATATCGTAATAACTGATGCTAGATTTGCTAACGAACTAAGTGTAGTAAAAAAACTAAATGGAAAATTGATTCGTATTGAACGCGGTGAACTTCCGAACTGGTATGATGATGCTGTTAGATTCAATCAAGGTACTGAAGGTTGCTTACCGCCTCGAGGCGTTCATGCTAGCGAATACAGTTCTGTAGGATTAGAGTATGATTGTTACCTAGCTAATAACGGCACTAAAGAAGATTTGTTTGCATCATTAAACTTAATAGTCAACTTGTAAATCTCCCCTCTTCCAAGTCACTTCTTTTCTTTTGACAACTTCTACGCAGCATAAACATATACTGCGTAGATTGTTTAACTTAATATCAGTTAAATCCCCGTTGATATGGTACACTACTATTTGAGTAGCGTATACACTTCTAAATCCACATAAGTCACACATTGTTTTTTTCTTATAACCGCTTTTTTGCCAAAGAAAAGTTCTGGGTTTTTTTCTGGGCTTTTTCCTACCGCAGCTATTACATGTGCTTCTATAATGATACACATTATTTTTCTTATAATTGATAGCACAAACACATGTATTACATTTTGGACATATAGGTCTTATATTCATATAAATATTTATTCTACCTTCAAAGGCATCCAGAATTGATGTAGGTGTTAATTTTCTTTAGTATTTGATAAATAAAAGAAACGCAGTATAGGTTAGTAAACCTCAAAATATTACAACTAAAGGAAAATTATTATGGCATTAACATCACCCGGCGTACAAGTTAGTATTACTGATGAATCTCAGTACTTACCAGCGCCAACAAATTCAATACCATTTGTGCTATTAGCAACTGCACAAAATAAAGTTAACCCTAGCGGTACAGGGATAGCATCAGGAACAACTGCTGCTAACGCAAACAAATTGTTTAGAGTAACAAGTCAGCGTGATCTTGTTAACTTATACGGTAATCCATTCTTTTATACGTCTACTAATGGTACACCTATTCAAGGGTATGAATTAAACGAATATGGATTATTAGCCGCATACTCTGCTTTAGGTGCTACTAATACAGTATATTGCATGAGAGCAGACATTGACTTGGCTGCATTAGTTGGTCAAACTGGAAGACCTTCAGGTGAACCATCAGATGGAACTCTATGGTTAAATACTTCTGAAACAACTTGGGGTATTTATGTATTCAACCAAACTACTGGTCAGTTTACGTTACAAACTCCAATCGTAATAACTGATAGTACGCAAGTATCAGCTGGTTCACCTGTTAATACTGTAGGTAATATCGGTGATTACGCGGTAATCGCTATACCAACTTATAGTACTCCTACTAGTGCTACTGGTAAACAGTTTTTCTACAAAGCAACTACAAATACTTGGGTTAGTATTGGTAGTAATGCTTGGTTACAAAATGTTCCTGCTATCCAAGGTTCTAACGCACCTACGTCACTTACCGCAGCAAATACTTTTATAATCAGATTATCCGGTACTACTCAAGTAAGTGCTACTATTACAGTTCCAGCAGCTACTAACAACACAGTATCAGGCGTAGCTGCTGCAATTAATAACTTAGGTTGGGGCGGTGTAAGTGCTTCTGTAATCGGTGGAAAATTAAATATATATTCTTCTCAAAATCTTGATGATATAGCACCTAAATTTATTACTATTGTAGCAGGAACAGGCACTGTATTAACTGACTTAGGTATTACTGCTGGGAATTACTTTCAACCTGTAATTACATACGCTACTTCCTCACAACAACCTCTATGGCAAACTGGTCAAACCGTTTCTAGACCTACTGGTTCTATTTGGATCAAAGTAGGATCTGTCGGTAACGGATTAACTCCTGTGATAGAAGAATGGTCTAGTGATTTAGCTGCTTGGAATGCTAAAACAGTAACCCTTGCGGTATCTGATAACGCAGCCATAGCATCCTTAGATGCAGAAGGAGGTTTAAATATTGATGCAAACACTCTTTATGCGCAATATAACTTCAACAATTTGTATCCATCAGATAGTCCTATTTATTATTGGAAAAAAGCAAATGCAGGGGCAACTGTAGTAACGGGAACTGTAGAAAATCCAACGTTTCCTAGCGGCCCCTATACTCTTTCTGTACAAGTATCGCAACCGGGAATTGCCCCACTGTCTAGTGCTTATACAGTAATTGTAGCTGACAACGCCACCGCCGCCGACTTTATCGTTGATTGGACTAATGCTGCAATACCTTATACTAGTATAGAACTAAATTCTGCAGGTGCATTAGTAATTACTCATACTGCCGGTGGTGTGATACAAATTACTGATAATAACGGATTTTTAACCGAAGCTGGATTTATCGCAGGTACAACCGACTATGTTAAACAGGGTGCTATTCTAACACCTACATACACACCTGTTGTTACCGGTGGTGCTGGCTCATCCGCAGTACTATCAGTTTCTCTTGCTTCTACATATGCAGTAAATTCAACCACTTTTTCTAACGCAGGTACAGGTTATGTAGTAGGAGATCAACTTACCGTTTCTGGAGCAAATTTAGGTGGTACTGCTCCAGCTAACAATTTAGTAGTTGAAGTAACACAAGTAAGTGGTGCAGGCGCGTTAGAAGGCATAACTTTTGTATCAGGAACTCCTAATGTTGTTTATACTTCATTACTATCTGACTGGATCGAAGCTGATCCTACAGCAAGCGCAACTGCATTAACTGAAGCTCCGGTTACAGGAACTAATTGGTTCTATAGCGTTGTAGATCAAGTAGACATTATGGTAAATACTTCAGCAGGCTGGAGAGGATACAGAAACATCAACTTTAGCAGTTCAGGTTTTCCACTACCAAGCGGTGTGAACGCTACTGATCCTAACGGTCCTATTGTAAGCGCAAGCGCACCAACTCTTCAATCCGATGGTACTGCATTAGCATACGGTGATCTTTGGATTGATATAAGTGATTTAGAAAATTATCCTATTATCAATCGTTGGCAAAGTGTTAGCGGTACTGATCAGTGGGTAAGAATTGATAACACTGATCAAACAAATCCAACAGGTGTTGTCTTTGCTGATGCACGTTGGGCGACCAACGCAACAACAAATCCAGCAACAGATGCAGTTCCAACAATTGTTAGCTTGTTAACAAGCAACTACTTAGATTTAGATGCTCCTGATGATAGCTTATATCCAACAGGTATGTTGTTATTCAACACTAGACGATCAGGCTATAACGTTAAAGAGTTTATAACTAATTACTTTAACTCTACTAGTTTCCCAGATGTTGCGTTACCAACAGAAAAAGATGCTTGGGTATCTGTGTCTGGATTACAATCTAATGGTGCTCCGTACATGGGTCGTAAAGCTCAAAGAGCAATGGTAGTTCAGGCGTTAAGAGCATCTATTGACACTAATACTGCTATTAGAGATGAAGACAACTTCTTTAACTTGATTGCTACTCCGAACTATCCAGAACTTCAAGCAAACATGATTGTACTAAACGCAGATAGAGGAGAAACTGGGTTTATCATTGGTGATACTCCAATGAGATTGCCAGAAACAGCTACAGCAATTCAAGCATGGGCAACTAATGCTGCTGGCGCAACTTCTACAGGCGATGACGGGTTAGTAACTAGAAGTACTTACATGGGTCTATTTTATCCAAGTGGTTTGACTAATGATTTAGCAGGAAATGAAGTAGTAGTTCCAGCATCACATATGATGTTAAGAACTATTTTACGTAATGACTCTATCGCTTATCCTTGGTTTGCTCCTGCAGGTACTAGAAGAGGTGTTATTGATAATGCATTAAGCATTGGTTACTTAGATGCACAAACAGGTGAATTCCAATCTACACGAACTAGAGTTGGAATTAGAGATGTGTTGTATACAAACTTTATCAACCCTCTAGTATTCTTTACTGGAAACGGATTGTTAAACTATGGCAACAAGTCAAGCTTTAATTCACAAAGCGCACTTGACAGAATTAACGTAGCAAGATTAGTAGCATATATCCGTCGTCAGTTAACAATAGCTGCTAGACCGTTTGTATTTGAGCCTAATGATGCGTTAACTAGACAGCAAATAACAGGTGTAGTACAAACTCTATTAGTTGATTTAGTGGCTAAACGAGGGTTGTACGACTACTTAGTAGTGTGTGACGATTCAAACAACACACCTGCTAGAATAGATAGAAACGAACTTTACGTAGATGTAGCGATTGAGCCAGTGAAAGCTGCTGAATTTATCTACATCCCAGTTCGTATCTTGAATACAGGTGAGTTATCATCATCATTAGACGGTGCAGCACCAACTAGTTTGAGATAATAAAATAAATGAGAGGGGTTAAGCCCCTCTCATTTAAAAAGATAAATATATAAAACAGGAGAAATAACATGGCGACAGCCTCAAATTCGTTGTTCAACATGACAGTAGCATCTGATAACGCAGGTGGCAACCAAGGCTTGCTGATGCCTAAACTACAATACCGTTTTAGAGTTAACTTCTTAAACTTTGGTGTTGATGTTGATGGCGGATTAAGCTTAACAAAACAAGTAATGGATGTAACCAGACCACAAGTACAGTTTGACGAGATTACACTAAACGTATACAACTCAAGAATTTACTTACCGGGTAAACACACTTGGCAACCAGTTACTGTTAACATCAGGGACGATGCATCAGGATCAGTCTCTAAAGCAGTAGGCCAGCAATTGCAAAAGCAATTAGACTTTGTAGAACAAGCGTCTGCTGCATCTGGTCAAGATTTTAAATTCCAAGTTAACGTTCAAGTTCTAGATGGTGGTAACGGAACTGCTGTACCGGTTGTATTAGAAAATTGGGAATTATACGGATGCTACTTACAACAAGCAAACTATAACCAGTTAAACTATGCAACAAGTGAAGCAGCTACTATAGCACTTACTATTCGTTACGACAACGCAGTTCAAACTCAGGGTGATACTCTTGGTACTGCTGGTGTTGGTCAGCGTATTGGTAGAATTGTTGCTGATGCTGCTGCTCAAGGTATTGCTACTGGTATAGGTTCAAATACACCTAGTGCATAATACTTTAGGTAGTTTATAAATGTCTGGATTTTTTCAAGACTTACTAAGAGGCGCTGCTGGAGGATTCTTCGGCAGCGACTATCTTAGAGACTTTACCCATGCATCTAAAACATTTAGACCTAATTTCTATGAAAATACTCCTAAGTATAAATTTTTATTTCATACATATTTTGAAATAAATCAAGAAATTTATAATGCAGGAATAGACAAAACTCAAAACTTAGGTTTATTAGTAAAAGAAATTAAATTACCTAGCTATACATTTGATACTTTTCAGATGAACCAATACAATAGAAAAAGAATTATACAAACTAAAATAAAGTATGAACCTGTTACTATAACATTTCACGATGATAATGCTAACAAAGCTACGAAACTTTGGGAAGCTTATTATAGATACAACTATCGTGACATGGACAAGAGTTTCAACAGACGTATTCAAGGTTCGGCGTTTTCTGATTTCAGTGCTGACGGAACGGTAGCAGGTGATGACTTAACAACGAGAAACATTTACCAACCTAGTATAATAGGTGAAAACTGGGGATTCACCGGTGACGCATACAATAACAACAACGTAAAAGTTCAATTCTTTAAAAATATTACAGTGTATGGACTAAACCGACATAATTTCGTATCTTATACATTAGTAAACCCCGTCATAACACAGTTTTCTCATGATACTTATAACTATGATCAAGGTAGCGGCATTATGCAAAATCAAATGACTATTGATTATGAAACTGTAGTATATGATTATGGCTCAATTGATGGTACTAGACCGGATAATATTATAACAGGTTTTGGTTCAGAAGAAACTTATGATAGAAGATTAAGTCCTATTTCTATCCCCGGCTCAAATAGAACAATATTAGGGCAGGGAGGTTTAGTAGATGGTGTAGGTGGAACTATAGAAGCGTTAAGTCAAGGAAATATTTTAGGTGCTATCAAACTCGCAGGCACCTCGTACAACACTTTTAAAAATACTGATCTTAAACAAAATATAAAACAAGAGTTGTTAAATGGAGTAACATCTGCTTTAACTAATCCCAACGTAACTAGAAATATAGGTGCGTTTTTCCAGCAAGTTGGTTCTACTCCGTCACCTGTAGCAACAGCAAGTGCACCTACTACTGGCGCCATCAGCCATGCGGCAGTTGACACTAGAGCAGGTATAACTAGAGCACCTCTTCCTGCCGGTGCTCAAAGTTTCGCGGCATTTGACACTAGAGCAGGTATAACTAGAGCACCTCTTCCTGCCGGCGGTCAAGTTAATTCAAGTGGTGCAACATCATATCCAGCTAACTTAGGTCAGCCGATTACTAGAAGAAGTTTGTAATAACACATAATGACTAAATAATATTATGCCTACAATAATTAATAACCTTCAAAACACAGACAGAACTATATTAATATACGATAATTTCTATAATACCAAGCTTGGTATAAACGCCAATGAATTTGACATTGTTTTTTCTTATTTTAAATCAATATCAGATAATGATACGATTGCTGGAAACTTTACTTCAAATCTTTTTAGAATATCACAAGAAGCAGATATACCTGTATTAGAATTATTAGATCAGTTAAAGGGGTTACCTAACAAACTTGAAATGAATAAAGTTATTTGTTACTTTTTGAATAGCTTTAAATCTAATACTTCACTTTACGGTGTAGGAGTTATTGCTAGACCAAATCAACTTGCTGCTAGAAATGTAGTCCAATAAATGGCTAAATGGGCGCAAGGTCAATACACTCCAAAAAATCCTGACAAATATATAGGTAAACACACACCAAGATATCGTTCTGGTTGGGAATTACGAGTAATGATGTTTTTAGATGAGAACAAACATATATTAAAATGGGCTAGTGAAGCTATTGCAATTCCTTATAAAAACCCTCTTACGGGAAAACCTTCAATGTATATTCCTGATTTTTTCGTAATGTATGAAAACAAACATCACAAAACCAGTGCAGAAATAATTGAAGTAAAACCAAAAAGTCAAACTTCATTACAAGAAGCTAAAACTAGACATGATAAAGTACATGCTATAGTCAATCAAGCTAAGTTTACTGCTGCTATGGCATATTGTAAACAAAACGGTTTTGTATTTAGAGTAGTAAGCGAAGACTCAATATTCATGAATACTACTAGCAAAAAAGGAAAAAGATAATTATTTTTTAATAAATAGTTACATGACTAAAAAATTAAGCGAACTTTTTGAATTACCCGAAGACTCTGATATTTCAGATACTGATTTATCAGAACCTATTTTTGACCACGCGCAAGAAATCACTCAAACTGCTTTAACTAACTTAGAAAAAATAGAAGCTGCATTACCTCAAGTAAGAGGATTGGAAGCGGCAGATAGCGAATTAGATGAACTTGCAGAATTAGCAGCTAGTAGTTACAAAGACTTAATGGATTTGGGTATGCAAGTAGAGTCTAGATTTTCAAGTGAAATATTTAACAGTGCTAGTAGTATGTTGGGACATGCGATTACGGCAAAGACTGCAAAAATTAATAAAAAGCTAAAACAACTTGATCTTCAATTAAAAAAAGCCGCTTTGGATCAAAAACTACAAAACAAACACGAAGAAGTAGAAAACACACCTATCGGTGAAGGTAAAGCATTAGACAGAAACGAACTTTTAAAACTTTATACAAAAGACAAGTAGATTTTAAAAGATAAAGATAAATAATAGATATTATACATATTTAAGGATTAACCATGCGAAGCTTCAAACATTATTTGGTAGAATCTGTACACAGTTACGACTACACTATTAAAATTGTAGGCGATATAGATGCTAAACAGATGGACCTGTTCAAGTACAACTTGAATAAATTTGATCCAATAGAAATTACTGGACCAACTTCTACACCTATTCAAAAATCACCATATGGATTTCCTGGTGTTACAAATCAGTCTGTAAATATCATTAAAGCAAAGTTTAGATATCCTGCAACTGAGCCAATGGTTAGACAAATGGCTAGATTAATAAACATAGATGAAAACAGAGTGCGATTAGTTTCTACTGCGTTTGATGACAGCATTGATCATGAAGCAGAACAGTATGAAAATCAAATGGAAAAGTCACCAGTATTAACTAACGATTATCCCGATGATAAGTCTGCTAAAGCAGCAGCAAAAGCATATGGTAATTCTTACTTAGATGAAATTGAAAAGTCTATGAAAGATCATAAAATTGAAAGCCCGTATGCTGGTGAAAAAACTAAACAAGCGTTTGATCCATTTAAGCCAGAAGAGTATATGAAATCAATGGGCGATAAAAGTCCAATGAGTACTATCAACAGACCAGCTAAGCCCAAGATTGGCGCCGGAAGATAAGGAATCTATTATGAGTATGAAAGATTTATTAAACAAAATGACTGAACTTCAAGGCACTACTAAAGAAGAGAAAGTTACTACTACTGGTAAAAGAGTTCTAAACGAAAGTGCTGAACGCCCGTATGTATGTGTTCATGCTAAAAAAGGCAAGTATGAAGTTAAGGCTAACTCTAGTTATGAAGCTGTTAAAAAAGCTGCTGATAAATGGAAGTTGAAATCAACTGCTGGTATTGATGCTTATGTGGCTGATAAACCCATTTCTGCTGCAAGTTTAGAAGAAAACACGAAGCCATCTTTAAAAAGTATGTTTAACGCTTTACTTGCTGAAGCTGAACAAGTTACTATTCAACCAGCTCAACAAAACACTCAAGTAATCAAGCAAGGTAATAAAACTCTTGGTACAGTTACTAATCCTAATCTAGCTAATCAAATTAAGCAAAGCATTGGTAAAGGTGAAATGAGTTTAGCTGGTGATGAATTAAATGAAGTTGATGATGATTATGACGGTGATGATTACGATCATGATGACGGCAGTGATCAATATGCTACAGAATTACACGGTCTTCATCTTGGTGATGTAGTAAAAGCTAACTATAACGGTAAAACTGTAATAGGTAAAATTAGTGAATTACACCCAACTTATCTTGAAGTGGAATTAGAATTAACTGGAAGAAATGCTGGTAAAACAGTTATAGTTGATGTTAGAGAAACTGAATATGTAGATAATCTTAATGAAGCCAAGCTAACCGAAAAAGCAAAAAGTAAGTCACAGCAACAAGCAGCTGGTGCAGCATTAGCAGCTAAGCGCGGTGATGCTCCAAAAAGCACACTAAAAGGTGCATCAAAAGAAATGGCAAAAATGCCCGCTAAAGAGTTAGAAAAGTTTGCGAAAACTAAACACAAAGGCTTACCTGACAAAAAAGAAAAAACTAACGAAGAAAAGGGTTCTCCTTTAATGTGGAAAGATATAAAGACAAAAAAAACAACTCCTGCATTATGTACTCAACACAACAAACCCTTATTCAAGAAAGGGGAAGGTGCGAATGCTAAGTATGCTTGTGCAGATTGTCCTAAACCTGAAAAGAATAAAACTGATGAAGCAGCTATGCCAACCAATGACAGCGACTTTGGTGCAGGATTAGGCGCTGGAAGAAACAGCAAGACTTTAGAAGCTAAAAAAGCCAAGCCAGATTTTCTAGACTTAGACAAAGATGGCAACAAGAAAGAATCAATGAAAAAGGCAGCAGCCGACAAACAAAAGGTATCAACAATGAAAAAGACAAATGAAGCTAAAGCTAAGCCAGACTTTTTAGACTTAGATAAAGATGGTGACAAAAAAGAACCAATGAAAAAAGCTGCGGCGGACAAGAAAACAGGTTCTACTGATAAAAAGAGCAGTGCAGGGTTAACCGCCGCGCAGAAAAAGTTACCGGCTGGTTTACAAAAAGCTGTTGCGAAAAAGAAAACAGTTAAAGAAGGCACAAATCCAACCGAGTCAGCAAGATTACTTGGTAAAGCACATGCTATGGCAAATGATACTTTCAGTTGTAAGTATGAAGAAGGTTCACAAGAAGCACAAGCTTATCTTGATGGATACAAATCTGGTTTAGACGAATGCTATGGATCAGGCGGCATGGGAATGCAACAAGATATCGGTATGATGCCTGGTATGGTATCACAAGATTCTATGATGGATACTCCTTCACCAAGAGGCGGTAGTGAGTTTGCGTTTGGTGGATTTGATGATGTGAGTGATGACGATATGATGGCGTTTGAGTCATGGGATCGTGAACTAAATGCTTTATTGAATGAAGCAGTAACACCTAAATTCCAAGTTCGTTATTTACCTAACAACCGAGACACGTATAAAATAGAGAAAGGATTCGCGAGTAAAAAAGAAGCTCAGGATTGGATAAAGGGAGAAAATCTACGAGATAGGGCAGAAGATATTAGTATTGAAACTAGTACGAGCAAAGAAGTTAATGAAGGCAAAATTAAAGACATTGATATTGACATGACACACATGACTGATACTAAGTTTAAAGAAAAGTATGGTAAATCAAAAGCTGACATGAAAAAAGACTTGTCTGGTTCTACTGACAAAAAACCAGTAAAAGAAGGTATGACTGTTTCCGTTTCTAAAGGACAACAAGGATCACCTGACTCTGTTACTATTTCAGCACAAGATAGTGAAGCCGATCAGTTACTAAGTCTGATTAAGCAAGCTGGCTTAGGATTGTTCGGCGGTGAAGACACTGCGCGAACTAGCGCATATGGTGCTCCGGTACAATCTGATGCAGGATCGCAAAGTGTATATCCTGACTCAAATGTAGATACTGGAGATCATGATGGCATGATGGCACTGATGCAGAAAGTAGCAGGCAATGATTACGAGGATGAAGAATCTCAAGATGCATCATGTGACGTATGTGGATCAGGTGATTGTGGATGCAATGATTCAGACAGTAAAGCATTGGTAGTTGGTGAAGAACAAGGCTACGATGACAAAGAAGATGAATCATTGGGAATGCGTACAGGTAAAGAATCTGGTAAAGAACAATCTATGAAAGATCGTAGAGATGATTCTTATGGAAAATTTGGAAAAAGAACAGACGAAGATGAAACTGAAGATCAAATGGAGTTTGAAGTATCCGAAGCAAATGCTCCTGATTCCGGTGAAGCTGAAACTACTGCTGACGAAAACGCAGAAGCTAAAGAAGATCAAGCACTAGCTGGTGCAATGTCTGACAACGAAGAAGAAATTGACGAAAGCGAAGAAGAATTAACTGAGTGGGCTAATGACGCTGGATATCAAGGTTCTGAAAACATAAAAGACAATACGTTTGAACAAGACATTGAGTTTATGACTAGAGTTATTTCAGGTGGATTGAACGGACAAAAACAAGATCAAACTACTTTACCGCATACTAAAGTTAAAGTAGCAGAGTCTAGTTTGCTTGATGATTGGAAGAAACTAAGCGGAATAAGATAATAATAATAATAATGCTCAACTGAACGTTTCTTTAATACCCGGTTCGCCGGGTATTTTTTTGTTTGTAACAATGATAAATACAGTAATATATTATAGAGGATATACTTGTGTCGCAAAAAAATATAGACTTCGGAACATTTCCTGATGATCCAAATGCAGATGCTATAAGAACAGCATTCACTAAAGTACAAGAAAACTTTACGGAGCTTTTTGAAAACGGCATGATGCAGGGCGTTCAATCAATTAATAGAACGGCTCAACCGGGTATCACAGTTAATAATACCTCCGGAAACGTGTTAATTACTGCTAATATCGCTCAAGTACAAGTGCAAACATCTTCATTAGCATTAGGGGTATCATCCCCGGGAACACTGTTAAACGCGGCTATAACATCTTCTGGACAATCATTATACATTGACTTACCCGCTAATACTACTATCACTACCTCACTTGTTGTAGGTAACAATACATCAAATACAGTAATAACAAACGGTAATATAACAACTACCGGAAATATCACAGCCACTAACATAAATTCAGGTAACTTACTAACAGCAAATTATGTCACAGGTACATTAACTACAGGCGCACAGCCTAATATTACTAGTGTAGGAACACTAGCAAATCTTACAGTAAGTGGATTATCAAATTTAGGTCCTGTTAGTAACGTAACTATTACTGGAGGTACTAATGGATACGTGCTTTCTACTAATGGATTAGGAGTATTGTCTTGGGTAGCGCCTGACTCGGGAGCTACAGGCGCAACTGGAATTCAAGGTTCAACAGGTGCCACTGGAGTTCAAGGAGATATGGGGTCAACTGGACCAATCGGTGCGACAGGTGCAACCGGATTAATAGGTCCCCAAGGAGGCCCAGGCGCTACCGGCGACACAGGTGCTACTGGCTTAATCGGGGCGACAGGCGCTACCGGCGACACAGGTGCTACTGGTGCTACTGGAGCAACGGGTGACACAGGTGCTACTGGCGACACAGGTGCTACTGGTGCTACTGGCTTAACTGGAGCAACGGGTGACACAGGTGCTACCGGTATTCAGGGAACTCCGGGGGGTGCAACAGGCTCAACCGGAGCAACAGGTGCTACCGGCGCAACAGGTGACACTGGCTCAACCGGAGCAACAGGTGCTACCGGCGCAACAGGTGCTACTGGTATTCAGGGAGACGCAGGTGCTACCGGCGCAACAGGTGCCACTGGCTCAACCGGAGACGCAGGTGCTACCGGCGCAACAGGTGCTACTGGTATTCAGGGAGACACAGGTGCTACTGGATTAACCGGCGCTACGGGAATAGGTTCTACCGGCGCAACAGGTGCTACTGGTATTCAGGGAGACGCAGGTTCTACCGGCGCAACAGGTGCTACTGGATTAACCGGGGCTACCGGCGACACAGGTGCTACTGGATTAACTGGTGCTACTGGTCCTATAGCAGGTAGCGACACTCAAATAGTTTTCAATGATGCAAGCACGGCAAATGGTAGTGCTAATTTAACTTTCAACAAAACAACTTCAGTATTAACAGTTACCGGTAATATTTCAACTAGTAACTTAATACCTACAAGCTTTACATTTAGAAGTGTTAACTCAGCAGTGTCAACTGCAGGTACAGTACAAGCAAACGCTACTGCGTTAACTAAAGAACTTAATTTAGTTTCTACAGTAGGTAATAGCAGTCAAGGTGTAAAATTACCAACAGCGGTCGCAGGTATGGTAGTTTTAATTACCAACTCTTCTGTAACTAATATGAACGTATACCCTGATTCAGGCGCTGCTATCAATACATTAGCAACTAACGCAGCATATACACACGCAGCAGGAGCAACATTACAATACATTGCACCTACTGCTACTCAGTGGTATACTGTTGGTTCAACTTATTCATAAAGGAAATATAAATGATTACATTATCTTTACTACAACAAATAGCTCCTAAAACTAAAAAAGAAGTTTTAGAAACATACGTTGCCCCACTCAATGCTGTGTGTAAAAAATATGGTATTTTAGATAACCATAAAAGAACAGCCGCATTTTTAGCGCAAGTTGCACACGAGTCAGGTGGTTTTAATTTTACTAAAGAAAACTTAAATTATAATGCTAAAGCATTACAATCAGTATTTAAAAAGTATTATTCAACAGAAAAAGACGCATTAGTACATGAAAGAAAGCCAGAACAAATCGCTAACAAAGTATACGCAAGCAGAATGGGAAATGGTGATGAAAAATCAGGAGACGGTTGGACTTACAGAGGTCGCGGTTTAATTCAGTTAACTGGTAAAGAAAATTATACTAAGTTTGCTGAATCTATAAAAAAGCCAATAACAGAAGCAGTTAGTTATCTAGAAACCGCAGAAGGTGCTGTAGCTAGTGCTGCTTGGTTTTGGGATAAGAATAAATTAAATGATTTATGTGATAAAGACGATTTTGTTACACTAACAAAAAGAATCAATGGTGGAACAAACGGGTTAGAAGATAGAAAGCATCACTACGAGTTAGCATTAAAAGCATTAAAAGGATAATATGTCTCAACCAAATTGGACTACACCTGCAGGCAGTATAGGATCATATCCAGCACTAGTATTATTATCTGTGCAGTTACTGGCTCAGCCGGTAGCACCTGCTGCAACCGTAACTTATACATTGATAAGCGGATCATTACCTGAGGGTTTGAGTTTATCCAATATTGGTTTAATATCAGGAACTCCTATAATAGTTATTAGCGATACGACTTATACATTTGTGGTTAGAGTTACAGACAATTTAGGAAACATAAGAGACAGAACATTTTCTATGATAATTTCAGGAGTAGCATCTCCTGAATTTACTACCCCTACTGGTAGTATATTAAATACTCCAGACAGTACATGGGTACAATTACCTATTGAATATAGTAATCCATTAAGTAACAATTTAGTTGCTATCAGAATAATACAAGGACAACTACCGCCAGGTTTAGAAATAAACACTAACGGACTGATACGAGGTTATGCTGAGCCACCAATTAATAATGTTAACTTGGGTGCGGTAAATACATCTATAACTTCTACAAATTCAAATATTATAACTTGTTTAAGTACTACTGGGTTTAGAATAGGAAGACCTATAATATTTTCAGGTACACCGTTTGGCGGTATAGTAGCATCGCAAACTTATTACATTAAAACTTTTGATGAATCTTCTTTTACTATATCAAATATTGTTGGAGGATCAACCGTTGTATTAAGTAATGACGTAGGATACATGACTGCTAGCCTACCTAACATATCAATAGGACAACCTACTACACGCACATATTCATTTACTGTAAAACTAGAAAGCTTATTAGGCAGTGACATAGAATCCTATAACATTACCGTAGTGAATCAAAATGCTCCCGAAGCAGAAGGTGGACCTAAACCTGCGAATTCCAGAGAGCCTACTATATACAACACTAGACCCCCTACATTTAATATAAATGAATCTACCCCTTACTATGGTTACTATGTATTACCACCAAACGAACAAGGTAATACCTATCTTCCTACAGAAGATGCTTATATAGGTAGTATTACCAGTGATAATATATTTTCGTTTAAGGTAATAGGTCATGACTTTGATAGCAATGTATTAACTTATACATTTGCAGACTTACCATCAGGACTAACAGCAAATAGTGCTACTGGCTGGATCACAGGCAATCCCGTAATAGCTAATAATTCTATAAGTGAATTTTCATTTAGTGTAGCGGTAGCTAAAGCTGGTAACCCAGCTATCACTACTCCTTCTTATAACTTTTCATATAGACTAGTTAACAATTTGATAGGTGATATATTCTGGATAACTCCTTCTGATTTAGGGCAAATAGAAAATAGTACAGTTAGTGTTTTAAGTGTAGTGGCAGAATCAGATGTAAACTTAGAATACAGATTAGTAAGCGGAACTCTTCCACCTAATTTGGTTTTGTTGTCTAACGGAGAAATTACTGGTACAGTAGCATATCAACCTACAGATACATTATTACCAGCAGGCGCTATTACTGACTTTACATTTGAGATAGAAGCGTTTTCTCCTCTATATTCAACGGTTGTTAACTCTACACGAACTTTTACTTTATCAGTGGTGCAGCAATATACACAGCCAACTGACACACTATACATTAAGTGTACACCAAGTATACAAGATAGAAATTTACTAAGAACTTTATTGAATGATACTACACTAATACCTGACAGTTATTTATATAGACCAACAGATTTAAATTTTGGTAAAGCAACTAGTGTTATATATGCTCATGCTTATGGAATATATGCTAATGATTTAGACGCATATGTAGCTGCGGTTACTAAAAATCATTATTGGAGAAATATTACATTAGGTGAATTAAATACCGCAGTAGCAAAGAATGATGCAGGCGAAGTTATATATGAAGTTGTATATAGTTCAGTAATTGATAACTTGATAAACCCTGAAGGTGTTAGTGTCAGTAAAGAAATAGTTTGGCCTAGACTTATAGATTTAAACTTAGGTCCATGGTATACAAGTGTTACTGATATTTATACTAGTTACATAAATGCACCAGTTGAGGGACAGTCTTGGCTAACACAAAATAATGAATATATTACCTCTGAGGATTTGTTCATTTTAGAAACTGAATCAGGTCAGCCCGGTTTTTATACTAGTTTAACTCCCGGATATGCAACCGTTTTATATCCTAACAGTTTACCTAATATGAGAGAACAAGTGGGGGAAGAATTAGGGCAAGAATATAATTTTAGACTGTATCCAAGATGGATGACTTCACAACAAGCGAATGGTAGCACATTAGGATTTACACCAGCTTGGGTTATTGCTTATTGTAAGCCAGGAACAACAACATTAAATGGTCAAACTGTAACTTACGGTGAGTATATCAAGTATCAAATAGAAAATAATTGGCAAGATCCTGTAACAAATTATAAATTTCAACTTAACGAAATTAACTTTAAGATAGATAGATTTACTGTAGATAAGAGTTTGACATATAACTATGATAATAATTTAAGTCCGGCTACGTGGATTGGATTACCAAGTGCGACTCCAGTACCAAATCCAGTGAATAGTAATGATTTTTATACACTATTTCCTAGAAAAACTATTTTACCCGATGAAACTCAGTACTAAATACTGTATAAATGAAATTAGGAATTAAGAATGAGCACAATTAATACCAATGGAATAAATGTAAACTATCCTATACCGGGAGAGAATAATTCTACTCAAGGTTTTAGAGATAACTTTGCATCTATCAAAACGAATTTAAATACTGCCGGAACAGAAATAACTGATCTTCAGAATAAAGTAGTTCTTAAAGCTGCGTTGAATGGTTCTACAATTAACAACGACATGGCTAATACTCTTATTAGCAATGCTTCTACTAGATCGTTTAGAGCTACTACTTATAATTTAGGTAATGCGTTATCAGGCACTGTTTTAGTTAACGTAGCACAAGCAGATGTACAATATGGTAATGTAGCAGGAAATGTAACATTACAGTTTGGTTCTTGGGCTCCCACTAACACAGAAAGTGCTATTACTTTGCGTTTAGGCATTAGTAATAGTAGTGCAGTTATAACATTTCCTAGTCAAGTAGTAGCATCAAATAATAATTTTGGTGGAACTATTTTAGAAAACTATGCAAACATAGCAAACGTAATTACAATTACAGCGCCGTACGATGTTGAGCAGTTAGAATTTAAACTAAGAACATTAGATTGCGGTAATACTATTACTATAGAACCTATGAATAGACCCTACCAGTCTACTCAAATTATAAAAAGAACTCCTCCAAGTACCGGCCAACAAGGTGACAAAGTAGGTACTGTTTGTATTGATACCGGTACAAGTCAGTTAGTTGTTACTGGTGCAAATACTGATCCTTATTTTACAACGTCAAGCACAACAACTCTGTATCCAGGATTATCAGTAACCTTTACAGGAACTAGTTTAGAAGCAAACGTTGTAGTAGGTAATACTTATTATATTAGAAACGTAGTAAACAGTACACGATTTACTGTATCTTCTACCGTAAGCGGATCAAATATTGCTATAGGTGCTAACGCTACAGGAACAGCAATGCTGTTAAATGCCGTACAGTATATGTATGTTGCTGTAGCAAATTACTCTGCAAATGCATTCAATAGAAATATAGCTAATACCACCTCTCCGAATATCATAACTGTAAGTGGATCAACAGCTAACTTAGAAGTAAATAATCCTATTATTTTCGCAGGTAATGCTTCGGGTAATACTGCTAACATAGAACTAGATACAGTATATTACATTAATTCAGTGTCAGGTAGTAATGTAACTATTAGTAAGACTAGATACAACGGTGTAGCAGGACCTGAATATACTAATATTACTACAGTTAGTTCTAATGTTGATATTGATTATACGGTATACGACGGACCAGATATTTTTAGAAGAACAACGTTGAATCCATTCTAATTATGGAACATCCATTTATAGTATCACTTACAGATAAAAATTTAGAAGAGCTCCAGAATACGTTATCCGATTTGTACGGTAAATTAAATTTTGCATACAGATCGGGTAATGGAGCATTGATCAGTCAAATACATATGGTTATAGAAAGTTATCGGACTGAATATAATAAAAGAATGGACGAAATGATCAAAAAGCAAAACATTAACGCTCAAATTAACATTGAAAAAGGTAGTAAGAGTTAACCTTTTTCATTGACATAAACTTACAATTAATATATCATCAATCAATGATTATTGATAACTTCGGTCAGCACATCTTTAACGAAAAAGACATATGTAATTTGTACATGACTGACCCTACTCGGCAGTTAAAATCATTACTTGTAAAAGAAGTAATTAACTTTGATTCAGAACTAGATTTACAAAAACTACCAGAACTTCTTGAATATCAAACCAGTGACCAAACTATTGAAGAATTTGACAACATAAGATCAACCGAATGGTTCATGCCTGAAGAATATAAAAATTTTGATATTGCTAAATGGATTTTAGAGCAATGCAAAACTGATGAAGAATTACAACGCGCAGGAGAAGAACTGATTATGTTTCAAGAACGAGACATGTTTATTCTTCTTCAATACTTAAAATATTTAGTAGACACTATGCGTAAACATAACATAGTATGGGGTGTAGGTAGAGGTAGTAGTATTGCTAGTTTTGTTTTATATCTAATAGGGATACATAGGATAAATAGTTTATACTATCAAATATCAATTAATGAGTTTTTAAAATAGGAGACTAATGATGACAAAGTATAGAACTGCAATGGGAAAGACGATAGACATGGCTTCACTAACCGCAAAAAATGAAAAGGTAAGAGCCGTAGGTAACATGAGTGTAAATGCTCGTGGAGACACGATTGATGCTCAAGGTAACGTAATAGTACCTGCTACAAAAAAAGTAAGTAATAATTATCAAAAAACTGTGGGTAATAGGTCAGCAAACGTAGTAAAACCCCAACCAAAAGCTAATAAACCTACACCTGAACTAACACCAGATGAAATTGAACTAGAACAATCTCTTGACGATGATATAGAAATAGAACAAATTAAAGCAAAAGAAAGGAAAAGTACTAAATGAAGATTAAACCAATACAAGGCAGAATAGTAGTTAAAGAAGTTGAAACAATAAAAAAGAGTGCAGGCGGTCTTATCTTAGCAGGCGCGGCAGCAGATAAACCTAATCAAGGTATCGTAATTGCTGTAGGTCCTGGAACTTATTTAGAAAATGGCACTTTTGTAGTACCCGGAGTTAATGAGGGTGACAAAGTTCTTTTCGTTCAAGGCGCGGGTCAAGTAGTAAAAGTAGAAGATCAAGAGTACCGCATTCTACAAGAAGATGAAATTTTGGCAATTATTAAGTAAGGATATTATGTTAACAGCTAAAAATACGAATGCTATTCAAGTAGAAGAGTTTTTACCTCTTAAAGATTCTGTAGTTGTTCATCAAATGGAATTTGGTGAAAGATTGAGTCATGCAGGTCTTATTCTTCCAAATGATGATATGAAAAATTCTGGTATCAGACCTCGTTGGGCTAGAGTTTATGCGATCGGTCCAGATCAAAAAGATTTAGAAGTCGGGAAATGGATTTATATCGCACACGGAAGATGGACTAGAGGTGTAAAGATTGAAGACGCTGAAGGTGTCCAAATTGTTCGCAAAGTAGACAATAAAGATATACTATTAGTAAGCGATGAAAAAGTTGAAGACTATAACATGAGTGATAAGGGAATCTAATGAAATTTTTTAAGAAATGGTTTGCAAATATGTGCCGTGAAGCGTGGGAAAATGCGCGTGAATACGAAAAAACAAGAGGGGATAGACCTTCAATAGCAAATTCACTATCGCCTAAGTCAGTTGATTCTATTGACTCTAACGGTACTAGGTTTACTGTGTACAAAGCTGACGGCGGGCATGTAGTAGAAACACGTAGTTATGATAAAAACCACGACAGTCAAACCAGTTTATACATAGTTACATCCGAACAAGATTTGGGTGAGAGACTAGCACACATTGTAACATACGAAGCAATCAAGAGATAATTAATGAAGAATAGACTTTGGGTTGAGGCATACAGGCCTAAATCTGTAAATGAATATGTTTTTGTTGATGAAAGACAAAAACAAATCGTTAATCAATGGATCAAAGATGGAATGATCCCTCACTTACTGTTATCCGGTGATCCAGGCACCGGTAAGACTACACTGGCAAAAGTTCTAATCAAAGAGCTTGGCGTAGAAGAATACGATGTAATGGAGATTAACGCTTCTAGAGATAACGGCGTAGGTATTGTTAGAACTAAAATCAATAACTTTGCTGAAACAATGCCTTTTGGTAAATTCAAAGTTATCTTGCTAGACGAAGCTGATTACACTTCTCCTGAGTTTCAAGCAGCACTTAGAAACGATATGGAAGCTTATGCTAATACAGTAAGATTTATTCTTACTTGTAACTATGAGCACAAGATTATTCCTGCACTAAGAGAAAGCAGATGTACTAAGTTTCACATTGCAAAACCTGATATTACTGAATTTACTGCTAGAGCAGCAACGGTTCTTGTTACCGAAAACATAGATTTTACACTAGAAGACTTAGATAGCTATGTTCGCGGCTGTTATCCAGATTTGCGCAAGTGTTTGAATCAGCTACAAGCTAACTCAGGTACAGGAAAATTACAACCTCCTCATTCTGAAGGTAATGGTGAAGAAGAGTTATTGACTCAAGCTGCACAGTTATTTAAAACAGGTAAGATTCTTGAAGGTAGACAGCAACTAATGCAGTACATTGCTCTTTATCCAACAAGAGTAGAAAATACATATCGGTGGATGTACAACAATCTTGATCTTTGGGGTAAGACTAACGATAAGAAAGATCAGTCTATTATCACTATTAGAAATGGCTTGGCTAGTCTTCCTCTTGTGGGTATACCTGAAATAAGTTTAGCAGCTACACTTGCTGAGCTAACAGGGAGTTAAAATGCGTTATTTGTTAATATCATTTTTTAGAAGAAAGGGTGGTCAAATTGATGAAATGGTTAAGACATCCAAACGACTTCAAGAATCCGATATCAATACTTCTAATGTTATTATTGATTATGCGGACAAAAAAGTAGAAAAGTGTGTAATTGAAGGTAAAAAGGTTGATACTGATTTTGACAAAATGAATATTTATTATAAAAAAATATACCCTAATATCATTGATCAGTTAGAAAAAGAAGCGATAATAACAAAAAATCAACTATCCAAACTTAAGAAAACAAAATAAAAAACGGGGCTAAGCCCCGTTTTATTTTATGAGTACATCTTAAGTATATGTTCTATAATCTTATGCCTCCTTATATCTTTAGTGTCAAATTTGCAGACAGTCATTCCAGGCACTGCACATTTTTCTACTCGTGTTACTAAATCTAGTAGGCCGTTTTGAGATGTTTGGCGATCTGTTTGTTCAATGTCGCCTGTAATGATAATCTTACTACCTTCGCCTATTCTAGTTAATAACATCTTGAGTTGAACGGGTGTGCTATTCTGGCTTTCATCCACAATAATCCAACTATTTTTAAAAGTTCTGCCTCGACAAAAACCAAGTGGTGTAATTTCTATCACATGTTCGTCTAACATATACTTTAATTCTGTTGCACTATAAAATTCATTGAGAACATCATATAAAGGACGCACCCATGGTTCCATCTTCTGATTTAAGTCTCCTGGTAAGAATCCATGATCTTCATCGTCTACTGATACCGCCGGCCTCGTCAATATTATCTTTTCGCATTCCCCGTCTCGTAATGCTTGTATAGCAGCTAATACCGCTAGATAAGTTTTACCTGTACCTGCTGGTCCTGAAGAGATAACTACATCTTTTTCTGGATCAGTAAGTGATAAAATATATTTTTCTTGGTTTACGCTTTTTGGAATAAGTTCAATTTTTCTGCGGGGTTTTTGTTTTTGCTGAGCTTGATTAAAATCTATCACTGTTTTAGATTCTTTAGTATAGAATGTTTTACTATCATCATACGAGTTCATTTCTTGTCTAGTGAATCTTGGATCTTTCTTTCGTAATGCACCGGTTTTTCTTTTGCTCAAGTGTGTTCTCCTTTTGTTTTACATGAAGCTATGCTTCATTAATATTTAAGTAGGTAATATGCGCGTAAGACTGTACTATTAAAAGTAGTTAGCTTATGATAAATATATGAATGTTCCGATTAAGTATTTTTACCGTTGTGTTTTATAATAAGTGATAAATAAGTATATGAAAACAAAAACCGCAGATAAATTCTTTGACACCATTAACTTTATTAGTATCGTAGATACTGTAAAAGGTATATACACTAGTGACGGCACAATGTCCACTTTGTTAGACTATGAAAGAGTTATAGATGATGCTGATGTTTATGCATTTAAAAATTGGATTAACGGTGAGTTAGTTCAAGGTCCTGATGTAGGAAGATACACAGCAACTTGCATTTTCATGTGGCCGTACAAAATGATGCCTGATCCCAGAGGTGCTGTAAGATTATTAAAGATTGGATGCAAAGTAGAATTTGCTAAATCTGAAATAAAAGTTCCAGTTGAAGTAAGAGACTATGAAGACTTGGTCCCGGGCGGTAATTATCCCAAGATGAAAGAAAGAAAAGTTTGGTTCGTAAAAATAGAAATACCTTTAGCACTAATGGATTCTATTAAAGAGGGATCTATTGACTTAGCAGATAGCACTATTGACTTAGCAGATATTGAAGATGCATATAACGAAGATTTAGACAAAGATGCGTCAAAAATAGAAGATTCTGAACAAGAAGATATGGATCAACCAGCATTACCATCAGAGCAGATATAAATGACTATTATAAAAGAAAGTTTAGATTATTTGGATATGGAAGGACAATTAGAATCTAAGATTTCTATAGATGAATATGCTGCTAAAATGGGTCCAGATCACGAGGTAGTAACACTGTCATTTATTGTAAAATCCGAATTGGCAGGTGAAGATTTGGTATCTTGGTTTGAAAAGGGTTATGATTTTGTTATTGATGCTAGTACTAGTGAAGGTGAGCTTGCTCCGGGAAAGTATGTAGTGTTCGTAGAATTGGACAGAAGATCAAGAGTACCTCAGCGTGTTATTGAATTATTAAACGATTTAAAAACACTTACTGGAATACAAATGAAAGATTGGGTAATACAAATTGATAGCAAAGAATACCCAGCTAGTGAAGAAATAATACGAGAAAAGGTTATTCTAAACCCAAACGAGTACAAATCCGAAAAAGAAGATGAATCAGAACTTAATGAAATGCGAGTAGCAGCTGGATTAGAACCTAAAAAACTTTTTGGGGAAAAAGACGCACTATTAAAAGATTTTATTATGTCCGCAGGGCTTTAAACCATTGACATTATCTAAATCGTGTTGTATAATAAACAATGGAATATTATTCAATATTAGGCATAGACAATAAATCTTCTCAAGAAGATATCAAAAAAGCCTATAAAAAATTAGCTATGAAATATCATCCTGACCGAAATAACGGAGATGATGTTCAATTCAAAAAAATCCAAGAAGCATATGATACATTGGGCGACCCAATAAAAAGACAACAGTACGATAACCCATCTAGAAATCAGCAGCAATTTGGGTTTAATATGAATTCCGCTGAATTTGATACTATCTTTAGTCAGTTTTTCGGAGGTAGACAACACAACTATGCCCATAATCAAAAACAAACATTTAAAACTCAAGTTAGTGTGTCATTAGTAGATGCTTTTAAAGGATCTACACATGTTTTGCAGTTGTCTACTCATTCTGGTAGTAAAATAATAAATATTAATGTACCTCCAGGAATTGAAACCGGAGATTCTATTAGATATGACGATGTAATAGAAAATGCAATATTGTTAGTGCAATTTGTTGTTTTACCTGATTTGAGATTTGACAGAAAAGGAAATGATTTGTACTCTCACTATTCCATTTCTATATTAGATTTAATAGTTGGTACTAAGTTTAAGTTTACAACAATAGATCAACGAATTCTAGAAGTTAAAATAAATCCCAAAACACAACCTTATATGCAACTTAAAATACCCAAAGCAGGTATGCCCGATAAAAAAAATGGATACGGAGACCAATTTATCTTGCTAAAACCTTATATGCCTGATAATATAAGTCATGAAATAACTACAGCTATTAACGATCATTTAGAAAGAACAACCAAATAAATCAAAAGGAGTAAAAGTTGAACACCAGTCCCGAAATTGAAAGTATCATTGAACAGGCAATAGAACAAGCAAAATCCCGCAAACACGAGTATGTAACACTAGAGCATTTATTGCTTGCATTAGTTATTCATCCTCCCTTTAAAAAATGTTTAAACTCTTTTGGAATAGACACAGGATTGATGACTGATGAGATAAGTTCTTACTTAGATGGATTACATTCTATTGAATCTGTTGAACTTAATGTTACTCCCAAAAGAACGAATACATTAGAACGAGCAATGAATCGTAGTGTTACCCAAGTTCTTTTTACTAATAGAAAACAAGTAACTACTATTGATTTGTATCTTAGTTTAACTTCTGAAAACAACTCACATGCCCATTACTTTTTGTTAAAGTATGGTGTATTTAGAAATGAGTTTGCGCAGCACTGGCAAAAGAATTATAAAGGTGGCGACTACACTACTTCTTTAACATCTAATCAAGCTGATGATATTTTGGAAGAGTTTACTATTAATCTTACTCAATTAGCAAGAGAAAATAAACTAGAACCAGTTATCGGTAGATCAAAAGAAATAGATGACATTGTAAATGTGTTAGCTAAAAGATTTAAAGCTAATGTACTTATGGTAGGTGATCCAGGTGTAGGTAAAACTGCAATTGCTGAAGGTATAGCAAACGCTATTATTAGTGGGGATATTCCCGAGTTTCTAGAAGGATTTGAATTGTATTCTCTTGAAATAGGTAGTTTACTTGCTGGTTCTAGATATCGCGGTGATTTTGAAGAAAAAGTAAAAACTGTGTTAGAAGCATTGGCAACTAAGAAAAATGCTATCTTGTTTATTGATGAAGCACATACCATGCAAGCAGGCGGCACAAGTAACGGATCAGTTGACTTTGCTAATATGATTAAACCAGCTATTACTAAAGGTAACTTAAAAGTTATAGCATCAACAACTTGGGAAGAGTTTTACGAATCTTTTGAGAAAGATCGTGCTTTGATGCGCAGGTTCTACAAAATTTCAATTGATGAACCATCACATGATTCTACTATTAGAATCTTAAATGGATTGTCAGCAAGATTAAACGATTTTCACTCTGTAGATATTACAGAAGAAGCTATTAAAGCAGCAGTAGAAAGTGCTGATCGTTATATTCATGATCGCAAAAATCCCGACAAAGCAATTGACTTGCTAGATGCTGCGTGTGCCAAGCAACGAGTCTTAGGCAACAAAGAAGCTAAAATAACTAAAGAGCTTATTCATGAACAAGTAGAAAAATATACAGGGGTTCCTGCTGACAAGCTTTCAAACAACAACTATGAACGCATTAATAATTTGGACGCGGGCATTAAATCAAAACTATACGGTCAAGATGACACAGTTGATAAGGTTCTTGAGCGAGTGTATGTATCATTTGCAGGCATTGGTAATGAAACTAAGCCCATTGCAAGCTTTTTGTTCTTAGGCCCGACAGGTACTGGTAAAACTGAATTGGCTAAACTCTTAAGTAAGAATCTAGAAATGCCATTGCTCAAATACGACATGAGCGAATACAGTGAAAAGCATTCAGTATCATCATTGATCGGACCTCCTCCGGGATATGTTGGTTTCGGTGATAGTCAGGTTCAGGGAGGAAGACTTATCTCTGATCTAAGCAAGAATCCACATGCTATCATGTTGTTTGACGAAGTTGAAAAAGCACATCCAGATATTTTTAATATCTTTTTGCAAATTCTTGACGAAGGTACGATCACTGGGTCTAATGGTAAGAAAGTTAGTTGTAAGAACACTGTTATTATCTTGACTTCTAACCTAGGTTCGGCTGATAGCGAAAAGAACGCCATTGGATTTGGTACACAAGAAAAAACTGGTGAAGATGATAAAGCACTTAAAGACTTTTTTAAGCCAGAGTTTAGAAACAGATTAGACATGGTTTGCAAGTTTAAAAAGCTTGATATGCTTTCTATTAAAAAGATTGTTATTAAGTTTACTGAAGATGTTAAAAAGAGCTTGTTGGAAAAACACAACATTACTCTTAACTTGAGCGAACCGGTTATTGAATATCTAGCTGATAAAGGTTATGATAACAAAATGGGAGCAAGACCCCTGGCTCGTAAGATTGATGAAATGATCAGAGTACCCTTGAGTAAAAAGATTTTGTTTGAACGCATTAAAGATTCAAACATCATGGCTATCATTGAAAATGATGAAATTGTGTTTAATGTGACCAACAAAGTAACAGCTAAACTTAATGATCAAGGTATTATAGAGGTTAGTAGTGAACATAACCCTGACTGAGCGTAATAAGCTTTTTTATAATAAGTTTTGTTATCGTGTGATTTTAAAGTACCTTGGTGTTAGATTTGTTTCTAACACTAGGGACTTGGATCATTTTAAACGAAAGATCAGCATGGCACGAAAAAATAATTCAACTGCTTGGTATAAGGTACCAGTACCTAAGCTAACTCAACTCAACTTAGATGTATGTGAAAAGCTAATAGGGTTTTATAATAACTATTCATGTAATAAAGAAGTTACTTTTTTACATGATCATTTAGCATTATCTGTTTATACTTCTAATATAGATATTTTAAAAGAGTTGTATCAAATTGATAACAACATAGAAATAATTCAAGCATTACCGGCTCCGCCTGCAATAATGTATTTTGCAAAAGACCCCTCTTTTAAGTTTAGAGTATACTTAAAAGGTATCAGAGTAAATGAAACTTTGATATCGGATTTAAGAGACTTTAGCAAAAGATATGAGTATTCACTAGATATACAATTATGTGGCGCATTAAAAGATTATGTTAATAGTAATCGTTGGGGTATAAGGTATCGTAAATATTTGACTAACAATTACTTTATTAACTACAATGACCCTAGTACACTAACATTAATGCACTTACTTTTTAACGAATGCTTGGGTAAAAATTATAAGTTAGAAAAACGTCCTTAAGAGATAAATACTCTATATATTTATAGGGTATTTACATGGCTAAAATCGTAGAAGAAATCATCGTAATCAAGCTAAGCAAATTAGTAAAAGACGATGTTACTCAGGGTATTGTAACTAATGATTTACAAGCGGCGCTAGAACAAGTTGCTCAAGAGTTGGTAGGTGATAGTGTGATAGTTGAGGTTGAAAAAGCCTAATGTCACAAACTTCTACACTCATTCTATTACCGCAAACTACATACGACGGTGGCGGAACCGCTAATGTGTATACTGTTACTGGTAATGCTCAACCCGCCGCTGCTTATTATTTGGGTAATCAAGACTTGCAAACTATAACTTATAGTTTTACAAATGTCACTGGTAACTTAGAAATTGAAGCTACTCTTGCTACTGAACCGGGATCAGGTGATTGGTTCAAGGTTTATGAAGTAGAAGCTGATAACAATTCCAACACAAACAGTACAATAAACGCATATCAAAATATTACTGGAAATTTTGTGTATATGAGAGCAAAGATAAAAGACTTTGCTAACGGCGTTGTACAATATGTTAAAATTTCTTATTAAGGACTAACATGAAAAAGATCGTAGTACTTCCAGGTGGCTATCACCCGTATCATGCAGGACATTATTCGCTGTTTAAAGCAGCAGAAGAAAAGTTTCCTGATGCTGATGTATACTTAGCAGCTACTAACGATACCAAAACTCGTCCGTTCCCTTTTGAAATTAAAAAGAAACTAGCACAATTAGCTGGAGTTAATCCTGATCAATTTGTTCAAGTAAAAAGTCCTTTCAAAGCTGAAGAAATTACTCAAAAATATAATCCTGAACAAGATGTATTAATATTTGTTAGAAGCGAAAAAGATAGAGACGAACAGCCTAAGCCCGGTGGTACTAAAAAAGATGGATCACCTTCATACTTTCAACCATATGATCCCGATAATTTAGAATCTTTTAATAAACATGCTTACATGGAATACTTACCGACTATTGAGTTTGGACCCGGTATTAAAAGCGCGACAGAAATAAGAAACGCTTGGCCTAACTTAAACGAAAGACAAAAATTAGCAATGGTAATGAGTTTATACCCTAGAACACAACAAAACAAAAAGCTGGCTGATGTAGCAGTAAAAATGTTAGATGCCGGTATTATTGGTGATCAAGTAAATGAAGAAGGTGTAGCGGAGGGCTGGAAAGACGTTGTAGCAGGGGGTGCTTTAGCATTAGCATCATTGGGAGCTAATGCTCAAACTTCTGATATGGATAACATACAACAGTATACGCAACTAACTAAACAGTATTATGAAGCATTGGTTGATCGCGCAGAGAATGAAGACGGTTTTGTTTTAGATAGAAGAGACTTAAATCGTATTAAAGCAAAAGCACAAGATATGGCCGCTGCAAAAGTAGCCAAACAGAAACAGAGTAATACACAGAATAATAATTCATCAAGTAATAGTTTTCCAAGTCAGGGAAGCGAAAGAAGAGTGGCTAGTGATAGAGATCAGTTTGAGTCAATGGATGTTGAAGAAGCAACTCTTATTAACGATCCAGAACAAGGTCATTTGATTGTACCAGACGGCGGTATGGGTACTTGGGATGAACAATCACTTTTATCTAACTTAACAAGAAAGTTTTCTAGTATGGTAGAAATGATCAAAGAAAAAAGATACAGCAATTTGTATCATTCACTGTACGAAGCTGGTGTAGTAGAAAACATGTTAAAAGCATTAGTTGAATATGAAAACTTTAAAACCAAGCAAGGTAACAGACCTATAGCTAAAAATCGTTCTATTGATATAAGTCAAGTTAACGAATCTACAGATTATATCTCAGAAAAATAATTTGATGTCCTCTTCAGATAGTAAATAATATTACTTATTTGAAGAGGATAACATGGCAAAACGTAAAACAAATCAAGACAAAGCTATTCCAGTAGAAGCAGTTCAGGAACTAGCTGATAAAGCACCACAAGCAGCAAGCATCGGCGGCACTGAAGCTCCCGCACAAAATCAAGTTCAAGTCAATGTAGATTTTTTAAGAACTACAAGAGCACATTTGGCAATGCCCTGCTACGGTGGCATGTTAACAGAATCTACATTCATGAGTTATATCAAGTGGGCTAACACTGCTAGACAGTTAGGCATTGACTGGACTCTTGAGACAATGGTAAACGAGTCGCTAATTAGCAGAGCTAGAAATACACTGACTGCCAAGTTCTTAGAAATGCCTGAATCATCTCACTTGATGTTTATTGACGCTGATATTGGTTGGGAGCCATGGCATCTACTGGTTCTATTAAACAGAGATGTAGATGTAATCGGTGGACTTTACCCGATGAAAACTATGCCAATTAAATGGGTAGTAAACGGGTTTGATGGAGCAGAAGAAGGCGCCGATGGTTTACAAGAAGTAAGTAAAGCAGGTACTGGATTTTTATTAACCAAGAAGCATGTATTTGAAAAAATGAACGGACATCCTGCTGTGAAGCAGTATAAGAATGATATTGGTCTTGACCCTAAATATGACAAGTACTTGAAAACTTACTTTGACACAGCAGTAAGGCAAAACAGATATTATTCAGAAGACTGGACTATGTGTGAAAATTGGCGTGATCTAGGTGGTAGAATTTGGGTTGACAAACGAGTTTTGTTAAGACACACAGGTACTTATACCTTCTGCCAGGAAAATCAAGACCATTTGTTGAATACTATTGGACCTATGTATCTAGAAGCACAAAAAGCTAAAGGAATGAAACTGGTAGATCAAGCAGGAAATGAAGTAAAATAATAATATTTTGACATAAAAAGGGGCTTAGGCCCCTTTTTTATTGTTCTATAAATTTACAGATTTGATAAATATACATATCACTTATGGATTTCATTATGAACAGCAAACAATTCACAGAATCAACTACTTCAGGGGCTATAGCTACTGTTGCTACACCTGTAGGCAAAACACAAACACGCGGTAAAGGAATTTATCCTAACGAAAAAGGCGGCAACTTATTAACTGGCAAAAAGACTAATGAAAAGTTTGCTAACAGTAAATCAGTTAAAGAATCTCAAGAGCAAGATGTTTCAGAAGCTAGTAACAGGTTAACAATACCTGACTCACCATATACACGTAAAAACTTTGGTAGTGAAAAGCTAGTTGAAATCTTAAAAAGTCGAGGATGGCAAGGACCTTTCCAAATACAACAACTAGGTAAAAAATGGATTAAATCCTTAGTTGGTTTACAAGGCATTGATACAGATGATTACGCTATGGTTCAAGGTAAAGACCCTGAGTACGATGGATGGGTCGTATATGCAGGAAATTATGTGTTTGGTATAGAATATGGATATCATATGGGTGATGCTAATAAAGTCGCAAAATGGACAAAAGACTGGAACCAAGACTTATCAGAAGCCAAACTTGATGAAGAAGACATTATCATTGTTCCTGGTCAAGGAAATCGTATCAAGCCTGGATTTATTCCAAAAGCAAAAGACCGTACTGATCACGAAGTTGAAATGGCAAAGAGTGACTTGTTTCAATCTAATAAGAATGCTAAAAAGATATATGAACTGATCAAAGACATTCCCGAAGAAGTGGGTATTGAAGGTTGGGTTCAAGAAAAGATTATCAAAGCAAATGATTACTTAAACACTGTTCGTGAGTATTTAGAACATAAACAACTAAGTGAAGACACCATTGAAGGCAAAAGAGATAACTTTAGTATAGACGATATTAAACAATTAGAAAAAATAAAAGATTTAGAAACTATTAAAGCTAGAGCAAGAGAATTAATAAAAGGTTTCCCTGATCGTAGAATGAAACCTGAAAAAATAGATTACTTTTATAATAGAATTGATAGTTTGTTTTCGCCCATGCAAGTTATAAAACTAATGTATGATTTATTGTTAGCCGGCGAAGGTATGAAAACAATAGGTTCTAGATATTCTACAAGTGCTAATTCATATCAGCGCCGTTTTGATGAAATGACCGGCGGAGTTATTGCTGGCGGCGGCGTAGGGGAAGGATTAGCAGATGATTTTGCTAGTATGGCAAAATCAATGGGCATGAACGCAAAAATTAGACAGCCAGGGGAAAAACAACCTGTAAAACCTGCATTTAAAGCAACACCACCATCTCCAGAAGAAAGAATAAAACTTCAACAACAACTTGAACAGACTAAAAGAGAAATAAATAAGTTGCGCCAAGATAAAGATGAAAGTTTTAGCTCTAGAGAAAGATGGAGTGGACTATTAGCACAACATGATTATATCAGTAAGAGATTAAAAATAGAATCTGTTGATCAAGATATGGCGGAAGGCTACCGTATACTACCAAACATTGATCGTGAAAAATATCAAGAAAGACAAGGCTTAGAAGGGCCATTCAGAGCAAGAAACGGTAAAGTATATTACTACGATCCAAAAGCTGGTTTGGCATATGACCCAGACACAGACTTTTATATTGACTATGATACATTAACCATGATGGACAGAGAAATGTCCGAAGGAGTAATAGGAAAAGTATTAGCAGGTACAGCACTGTTAGCTTCTCTTTGGGGAATAGGACAGCAGCAAGCACAACAAGTGTATAGCAATAGTCCTCAACTACAAACACTTATCAAGTATCATCAAATGGCTGCACAGCAAAATGATCAAGCTAAAATTAAAGAACTAGAAAGAAGAATAGAAAATCATAAAACTCGTTTGTCATTAGGTAAAGGCGAAGTAATGGGCGCAGACGACAAACCAATCGTTCCTAGTTTTGAAAGTTCTATCATGCGAGGTATTCAGAACGAACAGAATGATGATTGGGGTTCAATGAGCAAACGCGACTTCAAGCGTAGAGAAATGGAACATGAGTTAGGTCACGAAACACGCAAAACTTATAACAAACCTAAAGGTATGTTTTTTTACAATGTACCAGCAGGAAAAGAAACTGATGCTAGTCGTGCAGGATTAAAACAAAGTAAATCAGGTAAGTGGTATGGTTATCAAGATAATATGTTGGGTAAAGGAAGATACTGGGAACCTAAAAACGAAAGTGTAACAGAAAATACTGATCAAGAACACGATTCAGCATCACTACAAAAACATTTTGGTGCAGAAGTTGCGTATGATGCGGCAAGTCACGGCCCAAAAATGATGCAACGAAAAGATTTAAAAGGAAATTCATATCAACTTATTCGTTTACCTAATAAAAACTACAAAGCAACATTAGTTACAGAAAATACTGATAAGTGCCCCGAATGCGGCGGTAAGCTAGTAGCAGAAAGCGAACTAAACGAAGAAGGCAATAAAGATGCTTGCTATCATAAAGTAAAATCGCGCTACAAAGTTTGGCCAAGTGCGTATGCTTCAGGTGCGTTAGTAAAGTGCCGCAAAGTTGGCGCTAGTAATTGGGGTAATAAAAGCAAATGAGAGCTGGTGAGTTTATAACAGAAGCTTGGAGCGAGAAATATAAACGCTCTATCAACTGTAGTAATCCAAAAGGCTTTAGCCAAAAAGCACATTGTCAGGGCAGAAAAAAGACTGATGAAGAAGTTGACCAGCTTGATGAAGCATGTTGGGATACATACAAACAAGTGGGTATGAAAAAGAAAAGTGGCAAAATGGTTCCTAACTGTGTGCCAAAAGAAAGTATAGATGAAACTAGCGAAGAACAACTAGAAGAAGACTTGCGTAAATGGTTTAAAGAAAAGTGGGTTAGATTTGGTCCTGACGGTAAAATCAGAGGCTCATGTGCTAGGGGCAGTGAAGGTGAAGGTAAGCCAAAATGCTTACCGCAAAAGAAAGCACAGTCTTTAGGTAAAAAAGGTAGAGCAAGTGCTGCTAGCAGAAAGCGTAGACAAGATCCAAATCCTGAAAGACAAGGTAAGGCAAAGAACGTGCCTACTAAGAGTACTAGAGATAAGAAATGAGAGCCCGCGAATTCATAACTCTTAAAGAAGATACTACTTCTTTAAATCAAGTTTATCAAAATGATTTCCCCGATCGTGACGAAGCTTTTTGGGAATATGTTACTAATAGTGAATTGAATACTCAACATGAAATTCAAACTATGCAACCTTATAAATTAGAAATATTACTAAAAGGACAGTACAGAATAGAACACGTAGATGAGTTATATGATATCATGGACAGCTATCAACAGAAGTTAGTCAAAACATATGCTAAACAAAATCTTGCAAATCAAATAATCGTTATTGCTGACGGTAGAATTATTGATGGTAATCACAGAGCGTTAGCAGCAGTAAAAAGTAAACAACCTATTAAGTTTATAAACTTAGACGATATTGAGGAATAAAAATGTTATCAGATGATTTAAAAGTATTATTAGCAAGTTGTTATGGCTTTGCTATAAAAGCCCAAAATTTTCATTGGAATGTAGAGGGACCAGACTTTCCCCAATATCACAAGTTTTTTGGGAAAATCTATGAAGATGTGTTTGACAATGCCATTGACCAAACAGCAGAATATGTAAGAACTTTGGGCAGTTACGCTCCCGGAAGCTTTACACGAATGGCAGAACTGTGTATAATAGAAGATCAGCTAAAGATACCCCGTGCCCAATTAATGATAGCTGAAATTTATCAAGACAATTTAAAACTTATTGATCTTTTGAATACTTGCTTCAAATCCGCAGAGCAAGAGAACAAACAAGGTATTATGAACTTTTTAGCTGAAAGACTAGATGCACATGAAAAATGGTCTTGGCAGTTAAACAGCACATTAAAAACAGATAGAGCATAAATACTAAATTAATAAAGGAACTTAATATGAAAATCCAAGAAGTTTTATTAGAAAACGCAGAACGCCCTTACGTGTGTGTTCATGTTAAAAAAGGTACGTATGAATGTACTGCTAGTTCAAGCTATGGCGCTGCTAAAAAAGCTGCTGAAAAGTGGGGCTTGAAGTCTACTGCTGGTATTGCTGTTTACTTAGCTGATGTTACGCACACTCCTACTAACGAAGCAAAAAACAGAGAAATTGACGATTGGGATGAAGACGAACCGGTTGCTGATGCCGATCAAGACAAAGTAAAGCACTTGGTTATGCAACTACGGTCAGCACTTGACGTTGATGGAAACTATGCTATTAGTTTTAAAGATGGCTCTAAAGCTAAATTACCGGTAGAAGATATTAACTTGTTTTTGCGCAAGTATGAAACAGTTATGCCGGCAAATAAAGAAACTATGCAAAATGTTGGTGGCCAAAACAAAGAAGGTTTTGATAAAATTGTTAAGTTCTTTAAGGGACAAGCAAGACCAAAATCACCTTATGATAATATGGCACCTAGCAAAAGTGGCGGCCCCACTTATTATAATTAATGAAAGTAGCAGACGTTGTACAACCATATAAAATGTACATTGCCCGGGTGTTTGTAAAGCAACCGGGTTATACTGGTAATATGGATGTTACTGTAACTGCGCAAAACTTGTTTATGGCTAGGCAATTAATGAAACAACAATATGGCATTACTGATGCTGTTATTGGTACGATTAAAGAAATGAAGTGAACATACCCAGGGACCGTTGGGGTTATGTGCGTGAGCTACTACGCGACTGAAGGATTCGCTACCCCATAAGTCAAAGTGTAGCACCAAATACTGAGTTATTATGAGAGCAAAAGAGTTTATTATAGAAAATACAGTTCAAGAAAATCCAGCATACGGTTTGCCTACCTTAGATAAACATAGATACAGTGTTCTAGATAAACTTGTAAAAAATGCTAAAAAAGAAAGAAATATAGCTAAAAAAGCAATACAAAGCTTGGATGAAGAAATTGATGATAACAAAGCTGCTGAAGTAGCTAAAGCAGTAGAATGGATTTGTAAAAAACTTAACATCACAAAAATACCCGCAATTGAACTAAGCATGGATACTGATGAAGCGCAAGGCAATCATCATACTGGTGGACACGTACCTGGATCAGGTAAGATTTGGATTTATGCTAAAAACAGAAACTTAGTAGATATTTTAAGAACTACCTTCCACGAACTAGTACATGTAAAACAACACGACCTAGATATGATTAAACCCGATTCAAGTTATCCGGGATCACCGATAGAAGCAATGGCTGACATGATGGCTGGCAAACTAATAAAAATATACGGTGCTGCCAACCCACATATCTTTGAATAATACCAATTAGATTGATAATTCAATAATTTAGACTATACTAACAGTCTAAGAAAAATTCTGTCCTACAGAATTCACACATATATACTACACAACAACAGGAGATCATATGTCAAACGGTAGAGTATTTAATCAAGACGAAAAAACTAAATTGACCCAGATTATAAATGAGGGTCTTTCAGTATTAAATGAGATAGAAACGCTTAACGGCGGATTATCGGATACGATAAAAGCTATTGCAGAAGAGCTAGATATCAAGCCATCCGTACTAAAACGGGCAGTAAAGACTGCATACAAGTCATCACTTACACAAACTAATCAAGATCATGAAGATTTAAACACGATTCTGGAGACTGTTGGCAGGGTCCAGTAATATGTATGTTGATGCAATCAATGATGCAAAAAATGATCGCATACATGTGATAGAAAGAACTTCTGATGGCACTAGAAGCTATCAGGAGTTCCCTGCTAACTATGTATTTTATTATCCCGACTCTAAAGGCAAGTATCGTTCTATCTATCGTGACTCTTTAAGTAGGTTTTCTACTAGAAAGAAAAGCGAATTTGAAAAAGAAAAGCGTATACACTCGGGTAAGAAGTTATTTGAAAGCGATGTTAACACTGTTTTTAGATGTTTATCTGACAACTATTTAGGTGTAGAAGCTCCAAAACTTCACACAGCGTTTTTTGACATTGAGGTTGATTTTTCCCCAGAACGCGGATACGCGCCTACTAGTGATCCTTTTAGTCCAGTGACAGCAATTGCATTGTACTTGGATTGGTTAGATCAACTTATATGTTTGGCTATTCCACCTAAACACATAACAGACGAAACAGCACAAGAGCTAGTAGCAGAATTTCCAAACACTTTTTTGTTTCGTAGTGAAATAGAAATGTTTGAAACTTTCTTTCAAATAATTGAAGATGCTGATGTGTTAACAGGATGGAACTCAGAAGGATTTGATATTCCATATATAGTAAACAGAGTAACTAAGATCATGAGTAAAGATGATACTAGAAAGTTCTGTTTAATGGGGCAATTACCTAAACCAAGAACTTACGAACGATTTGGTAAAGAAGAACAAACATATGACTTAGTAGGTAGAATTCATATGGACTATCTTCAGTTGTATAAAAAGTACAACTATGAATCCAGACACAGTTACTCGTTAGATGCTATCGGGGAAATGGAAGTTGGTGAAACAAAAACTCCATATGAAGGCACACTAGATCAACTATACAATCGTGACTTCAAAGAATTCATTAGATATAACCGCCAAGACACTATGCTTGTAGTAAAGATTCACAACAAGCTAAAATTCTTAGAGTTGGCTAATCAACTAGCACACGAAAATACAGTATTGTTACCAACAGTAATGGGTTCAGTAGCTATGATTGAAATGGCTATCTATAATGAAGCACATGCTAGAGGTCTTATCGTGCCAGATAAGCAAAGAGGTCATTCAGGCGAAATGGCTGCTGCTGGTGCTTATGTTGCCCAACCAAAGAAAGGATTGCATTACTGGGTGGGAGCTATAGATATTAACTCACTGTATCCTTCAACAATTCGTGCTTTGAACATGGCCCCAGAAACAATTGTAGGGCAAATTAGACAAACACATACTGAAAAGTTCTTACACGATAGAGCAATGGAACTAGCTAAAGAAAAGCGAAACTATGACGAAGATGATGAACTTGACATGAGTTCATTGCTTTGGGAAGGATTGTTTGGTTCACTAGAATATACTTCAGTAATGAATCAAGAACGCGGCACAATGCTTATTGTTGACTTTGAAGATGGTAGATCACAAGAAATGTCTGCTGCTGAAATATGGAAAATGATTTTTGATTCACACAGTCCGTATATGTTATCAGCTAATGGTACTATATTTAGAAGTGATCAAGAAGGTGTTATTCCCGGTCTACTTACTCGTTGGTATGCTGAACGTAAAGACTTGCAGAAAAAACTAAAAGAAGCTACTACTGAAACAGATAAAGAGTATTATGACAAGCGACAGTTGGTAAGAAAGATTTTGCTTAACTCTGCTTATGGTGCACTCTTAAATGAACACTGTAGGTTCTATGACAAACGATTGGGTCAGTCAGTTACTTTAACTGGTAGACAAATTGTTAAGCACATGAATTCTCAGATCAATGAGATTATAACAGGTGCTTACAATCATGAAGGCGAATCTATGATATACTCTGATACCGACTCAGGTTATTTTTCAGCTTGGCCTATTATTGAGCAAGAAGTTAACGCAGGTAAGATGGAATGGAACAAAGAACTAGTTGTCCAATTATATGATAATATTGCTGATCAAGTTAACGATAGCTTTCCCGGGTTCATGGAACGTGCATGTCATTGTCCAAGAAAGAACGGTGCTATCATTAAAGGTGGCAGAGAAATCATAGGTGACGTGGGCTTGTTTATCAAGAAAAAGCGTTATGCGGTAAATATCTATGACAAAGAAGGCAAGCGTAAAGACGTAAATGGTAAAACGGGTGATATTAAAGCTATGGGTCTTGAACTAAAAAGATCAGATACGCCTAAATATATTCAAAAGTTTTTACTAGACGTTCTTACTATGGTTCTAAGCAATAAGTCCAAAGAAGATATTATAGAACGTATCAAAGATTTTAAGCGAGAACTATCCGAACAGCCTAGTTGGACTAAGGGTTCTCCTAAGTCAGTAAACAAGCTTACTTTTTACGGCGAACTAGAAGCTAGAAGTAAAAAAGGTAAGGCTACTATGCCGGGGCATGTTCGTGCAGCTATCAATTGGAACTTTCTTAAAAAGGCACATAGCGACAATTATTCTATGACTATTTTAGATGGTATGAAAGTTGTTGTGTGTAAGCTTAAAACCAATCCGTTAGGATTCACTTCCATTGCTTATCCTACAGATGAGCTTAGACTTCCAGATTGGTTCAAACAATTACCGTTTGATGACTCATTAATGGAAACTACACTAGTAGATAAAAAGATTGAAAACCTATTAGGTGTACTAAACTGGGACTTGAAAAGTAACACAGACACAAATACTACATTTGATAGTTTGTTTTCTTTTGGTTGAACGAACAGTTGACAAACGCAATAAAATCCTATATTATACATAATAGAAATACCTAAATAATTTCATACAAGAGGAAATAAAATGAAAGATTTTTTACAAGATTTGATCCAGCATACACATGGCTTGGGAGTAGTGGAGTTAGTAAAAGTAACAGGCACTGATCAAGTTACTAAGATCGAAGCAATGGCAGAAGATAAGACCGTTATTATCAGTGGCACTTTTAAGCATCCAATCGCTGATGCTATTGGTACTTTTGGTATGCCCAATCTAGGCAAGCTTAAAACTATTTTAGGTTTTGAAGCTGAGTATGACGAAAATGCTTCTATCAGTGTTGTTAGAGAAACAAGAGATAGTGAAGACGTTCCTACTACTATTCACTTTGCTACAAAGAATAACGACTTTGTAAATGATTACAGACTTATGTCTAAAGAAATTGTAGAAAGCAAAGTAAAAACTGTTACATTTAAGGGTGCAGCTTGGAACGTAGAATTTGAACCCACAGTAGCTGGTATTATGCGTTTGAAAATGCAAGCTTCTGCTAACAGTGAAGAAGTAACGTTTTCAACTAAAACAGAAAGCGGAAACTTGAAAATTTATTTTGGTGATCCTTCTACTCACTCAGGTAACTTTGTGTTTCATGCAGGTGTAACTGGTACTATGACCAAAGCTTGGCAATGGCCTGTAAAAGTGTTTCTTTCTATCATGGACTTGCCCGGCGATAAAACAGTTAAAATCTCTGATCAGGGTGCTGCTGAAATCACAGTAGATTCAGGCTTAGCTGTGTACTCTTACATTCTTCCTGCAATGTCAAAATGATTACAAAGATAGCAACAGGTTTGGGATTATTAAGTACTGGCGGCTCTTCAGGCCCGTATGTAAGTTTGAATAATCATAGTGCTGGCATGGTTAGATATAACGGGACAGATATGGAAGTTTACGATGGTTCGTCTTGGTATAAAATATCATCTACAGTTAATATAGATATTGACTATAACACACGAATGATTATGGACTGGGCCAGTAAAAAATGGCAGAAGAAAAAGCAATAGAAAAATTAAAAGACAATCCCACTTTTGCTGATCTTTTAAAACAAAAAGCTGATATTGAAGAAAAGATACAGATAGTAAAAATACTACTAAAGGACAATAATGGATCAGATCCAGCATAATCTTACTAACGCACACAATCCAGAATGGGCACTGTTCTTACCGGCAGTGTCTTCATTCTTTATCGCAGGATTAGGCAAACAACGAGAAGGTGAGCAGTACTTTGATGCTGCTAGAATTCCTCAAGGGTTTAATGGTGACGTAGAACCACTTAACTTCTTGAACTCTACTCAGGGTTTGTACAAGTACAAATGGGGCTTGTATTCTGCAGGTCACGCTAATCTAGACATTACTAAAGATGATCCAAGTGAGTCAATTATCAGAAAGCGTGAAAAGGGTACTTTCATGTTAGGCGACTCAGGTGGATTTCAGATTATGAAGGGGCAATGGCCAGCTGATTGGAAAGATCCTAACTGTCCTAAAGCTATGAAGCAGCGTCAACTAGTACTAAAATGGATGGATACTTATATGGACTATGGTATGTGTCTTGACGTTCCTACTCAAACTCTTAGAAACAAACACTTACTTGACAAGCACGGTATTTCTACAATAGAACAAGCTGTTGCAGCTACTCATATCAACAATGAGTATTTTATCAATAACAGAACAGGCGAATGTAAGTTATTAAACGTACTTCAAGGATTAACTCATACTCAAAGTGATGAATGGTATGCTGAAATGAAAAAGTACTGTGATCCAAAAGTATATCCAACTAATCACTTTAACGGTTGGGCGTTTGGTGGTCAGAATAAAATTGACATTCACTTGATGCTCAAACGTATAGTAAACATGATTTACGATGGATTACTAGAAACAGGTAAACACGATCTTATTCACTGTTTGGGTACTAGTATCTTAGAGTATGCGGTTCTGTTTACTGACATTCAACGTGCAGTTAGAAAGTATCACAATCCAAACTTGCAAATTACATTTGACTGTGCTAGCCCGTTTTTCGCAGCAGCAAAAGGTTTGGTTTACTTTAATAATTCTATTGAACATGATAAGAAATGGTCCTATTCAATGGAAAAAACTGCTGAAAATAAAAACTATGATACAGATAATAGAAAGTTTAGTGACGCAGTTTTAGCTGACGGCATCCATAAAATATTTACTGATTCTCCTGTAACTGATAAAATGCTTATTAAGGACTTGTGTTATAGGGGTCATGGCTTTTTGGGACAGCATGGTAAAGAAACTAAAACAAGTTGGGATACTTTGAGTTATACACTAGTTCAAGCCCATAATGTGTATCAACACATCTATGCTGTTCAAGAAGCTAATCGTAGGTACGAGCAGGGCATTATGCCAAAAATGATTATGAACAAGTTTGAACCCAAACACTTTAATGACATCGTAGATGAAATCTTTAGTAAAAAAACTAGACAAGAAAGTTTAGATACTATTGAACAGTATAACAAGTTTTGGATGCAAATGCAGTCAGGAAGTCAGGGCTTTTCTGGTAAGAAAGCAGTAAACAACATGACTACACTTACGGATAATTTTGAGGGTGATGACCTTCATGATAAAATGGTAATAGATAAGTTAGAAAAGAAAGTATTACCGCAGTGGGGTAATCCTGATTTATTTAGTATTAGTTAACAAGAGAAAAGATATGAATAAAAGTAGAATTCAGTTTGTGCGAGAAAATATTAACCGTCTTACTACTCTGATACAAGCAGCTATGAAAGACGAGAATTACAATAAACAAAAACTTGTTGAAATGCAAAAGCAAAAAAATGAGTACTCTTTGGAACTGTCTAGACTTATAAAAGAAGAATGGGAAGAAACTCATGAACGATTGGATTACGGTGATGATAGATGAGTGCAGTTAATCAAAGAGAAATAGCTATGATAGAACAAAGAAATCAAATCAAAAATAAGGCTACTCGTATGATTTGGGTAACTTTTCAAAAGGAAGGTATTCATTGTTATCCTGATGCTAGCACTGATCCTAATCTAAAAACTAAAGATGAGTATGATGTTAGCTTTTTAGGTTGGCCTCATAGACATATTTTCTACTTTAAGGTAGCTATTCAAGTTTTCCATAATGACCGAGATATTGAATTTATCCAATTCAAACGCTGGTTAGAAAATCAGTATAAGAATAGTGTTTTGGAACTTAATCATAAAAGTTGCGAAATGATTGCTGATGATTTGTACGAAGTAATTGCAACTCGTTATTCTGGGAGAAAAATAGTAATCTCTGTTGCCGAAGATAATGAAAACGGTTGTGAAATAGAATATAATTGCTTAACACGATGAGAATAAGTGTATAAAATTTTCTCAAACAACTTAACTTTAACCTTAATTACTTATTGGAGTAATTTTATTTATGTCACGTTCAACTAACAATATTAAACCTAATCCGCGTACTCAGAAAGTTTTTGATGATTTGGATAAATATAGAAATTTCTGTAGAGAGTATGGGTACCGGTTTGATGAAGCTGACTTGTACAGCAATCGTAGCTATGTCTGGCGTCAATACGGCAAGCTACTAACTGGCAAGGAAGTAAAAGATCAGTGGGCTCAGCAACTTGAAAGACTTTCGGGATCACGATAAAATCTAAAAAGAATGGGCTTTCAAGCCCATTCTTTACTAATAAAGAGGATAGAATGCAAAAACTGTTTTACATGGGGCTTGAAAGTTACGAAGCAAGGTACACACTTCAATTAACTGAATGGAACAAGCGAGTATTTGATCATAGAAGGATGAAAGTAGTTTATGTTCCGGGCGAAACTCTTGATGACTCTAACCAAATTGTAGTAGGTCAAGTTTTAGATGCACACGGACGTAGTTACTTTGCTATGAGTCAAATGATGAACTTGGTTCGTATGATGCAGCAGGGTGAAGTAACAAATGAAGACGTAATTTACTTTGAAGATATGTTTCAGCCCGGTTTTGAAAGCTTGGGATATATTATCACTCAAGTGCCAGAAAATCTAAGACCTCGTATCTTTGTTCGCTGTTTAGCACAAACTATTGATCCAGATGACTTTGTTCATGTTTGGGGTATGCAAAAGTGGATGAGCGAATACGAACAAATGGTCAACACTATTGTTTCTATTTCTAAAGGTGCTGTATTAGCATCAAACGAAGAAATGGTAGCACACATGAAAGTAGCAGGATGGACTGCAAACATTTACAACGTATCTGGTTTAGCATTTAATAAGCAAGAAGTTAGAGAACGTGTAGATCATAACCTAATCTTATTCAATAAACGCAAAATGCGCGTATGCTTTTCTTCACGTTGGGATCAAGAAAAGAATCCAGACTTTTATCTTCAGTTAATCAAAGAATGGTATGCTAAATATCCCAAAGAAATGTTTGGTGAAATAGAATTTTCTATATTTACAGGCTCAACGTTGCGTAGTAACAAACAAGAATTTGTTGATATGGCTAGAGCTATGCAAGAAGAAAAGTTGCTTACGATTTATGAAAACTTGTCTAAAAATGAGTACTATCGTTTACTCACAGACTCTAGAGTTTTAGTTAATACTGCACTACAAGATTGGACTAGTAATACTGTAAGTGAAGCTGACGCACTAGGATGTAATGTCTTATTCCCTGCGTATCGTTCTTTCCCTGAAGTATTTGCTAACGATCATGAAAGAATGTATGTGCCCTGGTCTATAGAAGATATGATCAGCAAACTAGAATCTTTGTTGGATAAACCTCATAAAAACATGGGCAAAATCAGTGATTGGACAGACAAAACTGTTGATAGAATTTGTGACATCATAGAAGGCAAAGGCGAGCAATGGTTACGTATGTCTACAGATTATAGAAAACACACAAAGGAAAACAAGTACTAATATGCGTATTGAAAATGAAGTAAAACTAGATTTCAGTGATGTTCTAATCCGTCCAAAAAGATCAACACTGTCTAGCAGAAAAGAAGTAAGTTTGGAAAGAACTTATCAGTTCAAGCACAGTAACGCAAATTGGACTGGTGTGCCTATCCTAGCTGCAAACATGGATGGTGTTGGTACTTTTGACATAGCAGTTGCGCTTGCTGGATATAATATGATTACTTGCTTAGTTAAAAGTTATTCTTTAGAAGATTTGGAAGATAATTTTTCAAAATTCTTTTCTTACAATACTGCTATCAGTACTGGTACTAGTGATCGTGACTTTACAAAGTTACAAAGTATTCTTTATAAGTATCCTGACATGATACAGTTTATTTGTATTGATATAGCTAACGGATATTCAGAACACTTTGGTGAGTTTGTTGCTAAAGTTAGAAAATTATGTCCAACTAAAACTATTATTGCAGGTAATGTAGTTACCGCAGATATGACACAGGAGTTAATTTTACGTGGAGCAGACATTGTTAAAGTGGGTATTGGTCCTGGTAGTGTTTGCACTACTCGTATTCAAACAGGTGTTGGGTATCCTCAACTATCAGCCATTATTGAATGCGCGGACGCAGCACACGGTTTGGGCGGTCATATCATTGCTGATGGTGGTTGTACTTGTCCTGGTGATATAGCAAAAGCATTCGGCGGTGGCGCAGATTTTGTAATGCTAGGCGGTATGCTTGCTGGTCACACAGAAGGTGGCGGAGAAATAATTGAAGAAGTATACGAAACCAATCAAATAATCTTTGACCCTGAAACCGGTAATCGTTTGGGAAAGCTTGAAGAAAAGAAGCAGTTTGTTCAGTTTTATGGTATGAGTTCCGATACTGCTATGACTAAACATCATGGCGGGGTAGCAGAATATCGTAGTTCAGAAGGTAGGACTGTTAAGGTTCCATACAAAGGTCCAGTAGCTAAAACAGTACAAGATATCTTAGGTGGGGTTCGCAGTACTTGTACTTATGTTGGTGCAACGAGCCTAAAAGACTTGTCAAAGTGTACAACATTTGTTAGAGTGAACAAACAATTTAATTCGGTGTTTCTTGACAAGAGATAAATATCTTTGCTACACAAAGGTAGCAAATACCGAAAGGTCGTTGAGCATTAACGTTAGATGCTTTCAAAAGGAGAATATAAATGTCATTTAATAAAGTAAAATGTGATCCAGAGTTGGGTCAAAAGATACACAAATATCTAGTCAAAATGGGAGTTGAAACTCCTCAAGTTGAAAACAATCTAAGTCGCACAGACAAAATTGAAATCATTGAAGCTAAGTTTACCGATATTATGCAAGCCCTCGGGTTAAATTTATCTGATGACAGTCTTATAGAAACGCCCAAGCGTGTTGCTAAGATGTATGTTAATGAAATCTTTTGGGGTCTAGACTATGATGCATTCCCAAAATGTACTACTGTTGCAAACAAAATGGGCTATGACGAAATGGTCGTTGAACGCAACGTAAACGTACAATCTAATTGTGAACATCACTTTGTAATCATTGATGGTCTTGCTACTGTAGCATACGTACCCCAGGAAAAGGTTCTGGGTCTTTCAAAGATCAATCGGATTGTTGAGTATTTCAGTAAGCGTCCTCAGATCCAAGAAAGACTGACTGAACAAGTATTCCATGCACTTTCCTATATTTTAGAAACTGAACATGTTGCTGTTATGATAGATGCACAGCATTATTGTGTTAAGAGCCGCGGTGTTGAAGACACTGGGTCAAGCACAGTAACTTGTAAATTAGGTGGAGGTTTCAAAACTGATCCAGCAGCAAGAGCAGAGTTTCTAAGCATTGCACGAATGGGAAAACCTCAGAAATGATCTTTAATGTAATTAGACAATTAAAAGAAGAAGGAAAAAAGATAGGCATAGTATTTTCTGCTTTTGACCTTCTTCATGCCGGACACATAGCAATGTTAGCTGAAGCTAAAAATCACTGCGACTACCTGATCGCTGGATTACAAACTGATCCAACTATAGATAGACCTGACACCAAAAACAAACCAGTACAAAGTATCGTTGAACGACAGATACAATTAAGTTCATGTAGGTTTGTAGATGAAGTTGTGGTATACCAAACTGAACAAGACTTGCTTGATTTACTAAAAATACTTCCAGTAGATGTTCGTATATTGGGAGCAGAGTACATGGACAAAGATTTCACTGGTAAAGAATATTGTCTTGCAATTGACATAGAAATCATTTATAATAAAAGAAATCATAGTTTTAGCTCTAGTAGTTTACGTAAACGAGTAACAGAATCGGAGAGAAAGAATGGGTAAGTTTTATAGTACAAAAACATATGGTAATGACAGGGGACTAAGCTGTTGCTTTAGACAGTGGCGTTCTACTCATAGTCATTGTTCGCTACTTCATGGCTATTCAATAGGTGTTAAAATCATCTTTGAATGTGAAAGCTTGGATGAAAGAAACTGGGTCATGGATTTTGGCGGGCTTAAAGAATTTAAACAGTGGCTAGAACACATGTTTGATCATACTTTGTTAGTAGCTGAAGATGATCCCGAACTTGAACAGTTAAAGAATTTGCCCACACATGTAGCTGATTTGCGAATTGTTCCAGCAGTTGGATGTGAACGATTTGCTGAAATGGCTTTTAAGAAAATGACGCAAATTTTAGACGAAAGCCAAAAAGCAGGCACATTATTAAACAAAACAGTATCTGTTAAAAGCGTAGAAGTATTTGAACATGATGCTAACTCAGCAATTTATGAAGGATAATATGAACACAGTAACGTTATCAAACTCAGATGTACAAAAAATGACTATGGATATCATCAGACAAATAACTTTGTCTGGATATAAACCTGACTACGTTGTGGGTATTACGCGAGGTGGTTTACTTCCTGCACTTTTAATCAGTCAGTATTATAATGTGCCAATGGAAACATTGCGAGTTAGTTTAAGAGACCATGCGCAACAAGAGTGTAATGCTTGGATGCCTGAACATGCTTTTGGCTACTTGTCAACTGAAATAAGACAAACTGAAAAGTCACGTTGGGACGTATCACGTAGAAAGAATATCTTGATTGTAGATGATATCAATGATACGGGTGAAACTATCAAATGGATTAAGAAAGACTGGGAATCGTCATGTATGCCAAATGAAAGGTATGCCTGGGATACAGTATGGAATCATAATGTAAAGTTTGCTACATTGATAAACAATGAAGCCAGCGACTTTAAAGATATAGCCTATACTTCTTTGTCTATTAACAAAGCTGAAGAAGATTCTTGGATAGAGTTTTCTTGGGAAAACTGGTGGAAGTAATGTATGTACCCAAAAAGTTAAAATGGGACACACTTGGTTCTTTTAAAAAGTTTTTAGAAACAGAAACTACCGAAAAGGTTGTAATTTACAACGGTTATGAGATAATAACAGAAACTACTAGATACGGTTTGTGTGATAGTCAGTTATCATGCAGACCGGTAGAGAACCCGACCCTGAAAACTAAACGAGATACAAATGTCTAATATAAAGATCAGCGAACTATTTTATTCAGTACAAGGAGAAGGCAGATATACTGGTGTACCAAGTGTATTCTTACGAACATTTGGTTGCAACTTCACTTGTTCAGGATTTGGTATGCCTAAAGGTGAAATCAGTAACGAAAGAAATCTAATTCATCCTAAAAGCTATAAAAACTATAATGACTTGCCATTAGTTACGACTGGTTGTGACAGTTACGCAAGCTGGGATGTAAACTTTAAACACTTATCCCCTAAACTTACTACTGATGCGATTGCTGAAGCAATAGTTAATCTGTTGCCATTTAAAGAATGGCGTGACGAACATTTGGTTATTACTGGTGGTGAACCTTTGTTAGGGTGGCAACGATCTTATCCTGACTTATTAAATCATCCAAAGATGCAATCATTAAAAGAGATTACGTTTGAAACTAATGGCACACAACCATTGTTTAAAGAGTTTAGACATTACTTAAGGAATGAGTGGGCGGCTCAGCATTGGGATAGAGAAATCACATTTTCAGTAAGTCCTAAATTAAGTTGTTCAGGTGAAAAACGTGAAGATGCTATTATTCCCGAAATCGTTGTAGATTATCAAAATGCAGGATACACTTACTTAAAGTTTGTTATAGCAACCGATGAAGATGCTATGGAAGCTATAGAAGTAACTGAATTGTATAGAAAAGAAGGGTTCAAAGGTCCTGTTTACTTGATGCCAATCGGTGGCGTAGAAAGCGTATATAGGTTAAACAATCAACGGGTAGCTGAACTAGCTATGAAACATGGATTAAGATACAGCGATAGACTTCATATCCCGCTTTTTGGGAATAGGTGGGGAACATAAAAACATATAACAAAAGAATTGGATTTTTAATAAGCGACCAGCATCTTATCCCTCACGGCGGGATAGGCCAGTTTGCTAAAGGTTTTACTGAAATGTGTGCAAGACTACAATGGAAAGTTGATATCATCGTAGATAAAAAACCTACTAACGAGTTTAGTGAACTGTTGCAGTCATTAGGTGCAAACATTGTTTATCCTTCAGACAACCTTAGATACACTGACCATACTAATACATTTGCATTTAGTGATACTATTAACTTTGAAAAGATAGTAAACTTTCGCAAATCTATTATTATCGGGTTTGAAACAAACATTTATGATATGCTAATATGTAACACACAGGAAGCAATGTCTGCTGCTTATGCAATGACTCTAAACAGCTACATACCAATCGTGTTCTATACTCATTTACACAGTATGATCTTTAGAGAAACACAAGGTAGTGATGTTTTTCTATCAAGTTATCACAACTTCTATAACAAGCACATGGAGTTTAGTGATATTATTATAGGAACACAAAGTCAAAAAAATATCAACGAATTAACCAAACATGGTTCTACTAATTGTAAGCTGTTAAAAATGCCAATGAGCGAAAGACAATTACTAGAACCCTATGCAGGAACTAAATCGGGTGTGTTGTTTATCGGCAGATGGGAAGAAGGTAAAAACCCTGAAGCATATATTAAAGTGATGAAAGAGTGTAAGTTACCCTGCAAAGTAATGACTAATTCCAACGGTGCTAAAAAGTTTGAAAAAGCTTTTAAAGAAGCAGGTATAACAGACTATCAAATAAAAGCAGGTATAGTGGGTAGTGAAAAAGTAGACTTTATTAAAAGTTCTAAAATATTTTTCATGCCTAGTTTAAGAGAAAACTATCCGTTTGCCTTTTTAGAATGTTTAGGACACATGCCTTGCGTAGTTCTAGATACTCAAGATTGGTCAGATAACTTTGATAGCAAATTCTATCATAAAACAAGTTTATCACAAGCACATGAATATATCTTGGCGTTAGCTGGTATTAATCAACTTCCTGAAGCTTTGGATTACGTCAGATCGTTAGATGATCAAGTTGCAGAAGGCTGGGAACAGTTGTTAGTTGACTTTAAAGCTAAACAAGCAAAAACTAATACAGCTAAGATAAACACTTACGAAACCGTAAATTACAAAGACTATATAAAAGACCTCAACAGAACACAAATAGCAAGAGAGGACTTTGAAAGCGTATTATCTAATAAACACAAGTTTAGAGTAATATATACAGATCAAGATACATGGTTAACAAAAGATTTAACTTTTGTACCAACAGATGATACACCAAATGCATTATTTGAAGGATTATAATGAAAAAGATTTTAATTACAGGTTGCTCAGGGTATATTGGTTCACATCTTTGCAAACTATTAGAAAACGAATATGAAATACATGGTTTAGATGTTAAAGAACCTCAAGTACCTATCAAAAAGTTTTATCAAGTAGACATTACTAGACTGTTTACTATCCCAGATCAAACTGAACCATATGACGCTGTTATTCACTTAGCAGCATTAGTTAATGTAGGGGAAAGTGAACAAATGCCTATGCTGTACTATTTTACTAACCTAAATGGTACAACAAATGTAATGAATAAAATACCAACTAACAACTTTATATTTGCATCTACTGGAGCAGCGGTTGGGTGTGAATCAGCATATGGTATTAGTAAACGGGCAGCAGAAGATTGTGTAAGAGAAATGTGTACTGTACACAAGCCAATGGATTATACTATTTTTAGATTTTATAATGTGATCGGTAGTCATTATGGTATCAAGCCAACTAATCCTGACGGCTTAATGTATAATTTAATGAAAGCACGAGACACTGATGAGTTTACTATCTTTGGTACTGACTATAGAGAATCATGGGACGGTACAGCGGTTAGAGATTATGTACATGTTATGGAAATATGTACTGCATTAAAGTTAGCTATTGAAACTCCTAGTAACAAAGTAGAAAGCTTAGGGCACGGGATCGGTCACACTGTAAGAGAAATGGTTGATATATTTAAACAAGTAAACAACTGTGACTTTAAAGTTAAAGAAGGTTCTAGGAGGAAAGGGGACTTACCATCAAGTGTATTAGAAAATGTTTCACCGTATATGGTAGAGTTGTATACTGTTGAACAACTGCTTACTTTAGATAAATAGTACAACTGACAGGTAACTTATTATGGATTTTAGAAAACTTTTAGATATTATTAATGAAGCGGCAGAGTCGCTTCCGGGGTCAACTGCTGGCGTAGAGATAATGTCACCAGAAGAATTCGTACAAGCTGAACTAAGTGATGACGAGATTTCGGAAGATGAAGTTGTAGACGAAGCTACGAAACTCTCGGCTCCTTCTAGAGAATTTGGTGATCAAGAATTTCAAGATTATATGAAAAGAATCATAGGAACACCTGACTTAGATAAACAAGGTAATCCTAAAGTAGATAAGAAAGGTATTGAAAAGTATGTATCGGGTAAAGAAAAGACAGATAGATATAAATTACCATACATGCACCGATCTAGCGTAATAGAATATTACGATGCGGCGGGTAACAGATATGACGAAAAGAAAGTTATTGATGTGTTGTCTCAAAGACCAAAAGAACTGTTAAAAGAAAACGAAAAAATGAAACACTCCAGCGGAGAACTAGAACAGTTCTTTAACGTTGGTTTTGCTGCGTTAACTGGTATCGCAGTTGATGAATCAGATAATAAATTGATTATCGTAAATACATGTCCGGGTGCTGGATCATGTAAAGTTGATTGTTTTGCTATGAAAGGCGGAAAGATTCAGTTCAAGAACGCATGGATAAGCGATGGTAGAATATTAACATATTTGTTAAATGATCCAGACGGGTTCTTTAATCAATTGAAAACCGAAATTGAAAAAGAAAAACGTTTAGGAGATAAAAACGGATATCGTGTTACTATTAGATGGCACGATGCTGGGGATTTCTTTAGTCCGCAGTATATGGATTTGGCATTTAAAATGGCTCAATCTATACCTGATGTTAATTTCTATGCTTACACTAAAATCGCTGGAGCAGCATTAGGAAAGAAACCAGACAACTTTATGATAAACTGGAGTGAGGGTGCTAGTAAACAACAAGAAAGACAAGTTAAAGCAACTGATCCTAACTTAGAAAAAACAAAGAACTCTAGAATTGTTCCCGACGAATTATTCAAAGATTTGTTGCTCAAGAAAGACGGAAAGTTGGAAAAGGGACCAAGTGGACAATGGCAACTTCAGCCAGGAACATTAGATACTCTTAAAGACAGACTAGCAATTAAATACGGTTTAAATAAAAATACTATTCTTAGCTATGATGAATGGGAGAAAAAGGGTAAAGATTCTATAAACAATATATGGAATGTTATCATTGCTCCCGGTGAACCCGATCTAACAGCAAACTCTCAGGGCGTACTAAGTACCCTACTCTTAAAGCATTGATATGTAAGGGGTATAATAATATACCCCTTTCTCATCAAATCTATTGACATTTCTAAATAACCGTGTATACTTAACTAGTCTATCATTATACTGGGTATCTACAATGATCAAAAAGATTGGATTTGCGTGTAAATTTGTAGCAATCAACAAGAAAGGTCTTGTTGAAAGTGTTGAAGGTCTTAACACTGGCGGCACTACTCTTACTTACTTGAAAAAAGTGGGCAAGAATGTAGCTGAACGCAAAATGTGGGAAGTAATGGAAACTAACATCAAACACACACATAATCTTGTTATGCGTGTTGCTAAACTTCCACTTGAGCTTAGAATTGTGAGGTTGACGAGCGACATGATGACAGCCTACACTCACGAAGATTGGCAATACTTTTACAAACTGCCTGACGTAGTAAAGCGCATGGAGCAACTATTTGCGCCCATTGGTGAAACTGCTAGAAAGCATAACGTTAGACTTTCATTTCACCCCGGTCAGTTTACAGTGCTAGCTTCGGAAACTCCCTCTATAGTAGAAAACTCTATTAGAGAATTTGAATATCATGTTGATATGGCTCGCATGATGGGCTATGGCAAACAGTTTCAAGACTTTAAGATCAATGTGCATATCTCTGGCAGAAAAGGTCCTCAAGGTATTATTGACGTTTTGCCTCGTTTGTCTCCTGAAGCAAGAAACATGATCACTATTGAAAATGACGAAATGACATGGGGATTGGATGCTTCACTTGAGCTTGCAGATCATGTTGCACTAGTCCTAGATATTCATCATCATTGGGTGAAAACAGGTGAGTATATTGAAGCTACAGATGATCGTATCAAGCGAGTGATTGATTCTTGGCGCGGTGTTAGACCTGTTATTCATTATAGTGTTTCACGCGAAGATTACTTAGTTAATCATTGTAAAAACACACTACCCAATCTTACTACACTATTAGAAACTGGGCACAAAAAACAACACCTTCGCGCTCATTCTGATTACTATTGGAACACAGCGGTTAATGATTGGGCTATAACTCACAATGAGTGGGCCGACATGCTGTGCGAAAGCAAAGCAAAAAACCTTGCTAGCTTTGCATTATACGATACATACATTAAGGAGAAAACTAATGTTTGATAAACTGAAAAATCTATTTAAGAAAGCTGAAGCACAACCAGAGCAGCCAGTAGAAAAACCTGTTAAAGAACCAAAGCCTAGAGCTAAAAAACCTAAACCAGTTGAACCCACACTAAGCGCAAAAGAACAAGCAACCGCAAAAGGTGACCCATATATCAATATTTTGAAAGTTGATGTTGATCCAAATGATATTAATAATGGTTCATTTGATCTTGACTGGAACGATAAGTTTGTGTTAAACTTAATTAAAGCTGGGTACAAAATGAAACCTGACGATACTGATGCAGATATCGTAGATCGTTGGTTTACACAAGTATGCAGAAACGTAGTACTAGAAATGTATGAACAGCAACAAGCAGATCCAGACACTCGCGCTCAACAAATGCGAGTAATTCAAACTAAAGATATCGGTGATGGAAGGACAGAGGTGAGTTAAGATGAAAAATTTACTTTCAGACGAAAATATTGACCTTGCTATCCAATATGCCTTAGGAAATGATAGCGTATTTGAAAATTTAGATCCAGGATATCGCAATTTGTTGTTGGCTATGCTAAGTGATAATAATTCATCAACGCTTAGAGAGGCAATGGTACTGCGTATGCTAAATTATACTTCATATACGGAAAAGCATGGCATGGATGGCTACTGTCCTCTAACAGGCAAGCAAAAAGAGGTTAAGCCTAAGTTTATCGTTGAAGGTCAAAAGATCGGTGCCAATAGTGGCAATTTCAATGATATGACAAATGAATTGCTGGATAAGAAGGACGGGTGTGATGTTATTTGCGCCGGTTTTCATGAAGGGAGATTCCTGTATGTCATTGAAATTCCGTACGAGGTAATTAAGCCCAAACTCAAGACGAGAGTTGATAGCGCCAGGATTGGCAAAAGAGTAGTATGTGAATTCGGTTACAAGAATTATGATCATGATAGCTTGCAGATTAAGTATCTAAACGAAAATCTCATTGCCGAAACAAATAGCATATCTAAGCCGCACTTTGATATGCTTAAAAAGAGATATAATGCTCTTACGTGATATTTTAAACAAACGACATTCTACTAGAAACATGAGTGATGCTGATTTTGAAGCAGCATTACCCATGCTTGCCCTAGAACTTGAGCAGACTAGTTTTTACTTTTCTTATACTGATGAAGATATGAGAAAGGATTGGAAAAAGCTTTGCGATTGGACTACTACAGAAGATAGTATCAATTCTACTAGTCGCCTAGGTATGAAGTTGAGCGAACACTTTTGTCCCAACTTTTACGATATTGAGAGCGCAACTGGCACAAGTTACAAAAGTCTATGGACGGCTAAGAACTTAGAAAAGATTTTACGTTGGAACCGCAAGAGCCATAGTACTCCGTATTTGAGTGAGATAAAACGGGGAATTTACTTTTGCTGTGGTATGACAAAAAACACAATGTATCGTCCTCAAATGATGAAACTGACATGTATTAAATACAAACCTAAATATGTTTTAGACCCTTGTGCAGGTTGGGGAGGTAGAATGTTAGGTACAGTCAGCTATGGTGCTAACTACATTGGGTTTGAACCAAACACTACAACATATAACAATCTAATAAAGATTGTAAACTTTCTCGGAATCCAAGATAAGGTCACGTTAATATGTGATGATGCTAGAAATATGTCACGTTATAACATTCCTAAAGTTGATATGGTGCTTACCAGTCCTCCCTATTTTGATTTAGAAGTGTATGTACACGAAGATACTCAAAGTATTAAAAACATGTCTACGTATCAAGATTGGGCTGACGATTTTTTGAGAGAAGTTATTAGGTTAGGATTAGTTCACCTTAATGAAAATGGAGTTAGCTGCTGGAATGTGGGAAAGGTTAAAAATCGTGATATGAACGTTGATGTTGAAAAGTATCATAAAGAATTTGGATATCAAATTTCGGATATTCTTACAGTAGCAAGTAGTAAAAGACAAAGTAATCAAACACTTAACAAAAACGCAAAAAGTAGCGATAACACTGTAGTATATTCTAGGCTTGATAATTTATAGGTAACATATCACGTGGGTAAATAAGTATACCTGCTGATACAAAAATGTAATGTTAGAATGCATGAATATCAACCAGCATACTAGGACATACGATCCCAAATACGAGTAATTCAAACTAAAAATATCGGCGATGGCCGGGCAGAGGTGAGTTGAAGATTTTATTATGATAGGAGTTACACAAAAATGGGTAGAAGGTTTATCTGAGATTGAACTTTTTATACTCAATACACTACAAAAAAATAAAGAGCATTTGAATTGCAGACTTATAATAAAAGAAACATACTGTGACTGGTTACACCGCCCTGCTATTTATTGTGCGGACCATGATAGGTTTTTATCATGGGTAAAAGACGATTCATATTATCCTCTTCATACGCTGGAACATTACGAAATTCTAGGAATAAATGCGGTTGAATACCCGGAAGATGATACCAAAGAAAGAATACGAAAAGAGCATGGTTACGGTCATTCAAAACTAAAAGGAATTACGGTGAAAAATTATCGTGCCGGGCACAAAACAAGAATATGGCATGGTTACAAAGGTAATCCATACAGAGATCCGTCTATGCCCGAATACTGGGATTTTATAGAAACTTTCTTGTAGTGGTTGTCTTATTCGTGTTGTTTTTGCCCTTTTATCTTGCTATTATATTTAAATATGCTACTATATAAAAACTTACTATAACTTTGGATTAATAAATGAAATACGCACTTGTAGACACTGCTAACACTTTCTTTCGTGCCCGTCACGTAGCATCGCGTAATGCCGATACTTGGCAAAAGATTGGTATGGCACTACATCTTACACTGGCTTCAGTCAATCAAGTTGTAAAGCGACATGGTATTGATCATGTGGTATTTTGTTTAGAAGGCAGGTCTTGGCGTAAAGATTTCTACAAGCCATATAAAGCTAACAGAAAGCTTGATGAGTCTGCAATGACTGAATCCGAAGTAGAAGAAAACAAAATGTTTTGGGATACTTATGAGGCTCTGACAGTATACTTGCGTGAGAAAACAAACTGTTCAGTTATCAGAAATCCCGTAGCTGAAGCAGATGATATCATTGCACGTTTCATTCACTTGCATCCAAATGATCAACACATTATTGTTTCTTCGGATACTGACTTTATTCAACTGATTACTGAAAATGTAAAGCAGTACAATGGTATTACTAATCAGTTGATCACACTTAGTGGTTACTACGATGATCGTGATCGTCCAGTGATTGACAAGAAAACTAAGCAGCATAAAGGACTAGACGATCCACAGTTTATCTTGTTTGAAAAGTGTATGCGCGGTGATGCTACTGATAACGTGTTTTCAGCATATCCCGGTGTTAGAACTAAAGGTAGCAAAAACAAAGTTGGCTTGATAGAAGCATTTGCTGACAGTGACAAGAAGGGTTTTAACTGGAACAACATGATGCTGCAAAAGTGGACAGATCATCTTGGTGTTGAACGTAGAGTACGTGATGATTACGAACGTAACCGTATCTTGATTGATTTAACAGCACAGCCTGAAGATATCAAACAGCAAGTTGATACAACTATTCATGATACAGTAAAGCTTGATCACATACCGCAGGTTGGTGTTCACTTTATGAAATTTGCAGGAAAATATGAGCTTAACAAAATCAGTGAACAAGCTGAAACTTATGCTCGTTGGTTGAATTCACCTTACAAAGGTACTCTTTATGAAAACGCCGCTTGAGAAACAAGTTTATGCTGGATTGATGGAGATTTTGAAAGACAAGTCTTTTTACTACCAGAGTTACTCTTCAGAGTATTGTCATCTTACTGAAGAGGGTAAAGAAGCCATCTTAGAATATGTTACTATCATGGCTCCGCATATGATTAAACGTGAAGAGCATGAACTTAACGAACGGTCTAAACGATTAATGATGGAAGAGTTAAAGTCATGAAGAAAATATTTTACGAAAAAGTAGGTAAACGTTACAAGCCAGTAAAAGAGTATGATTCAGAGTTAATGGATGCTTTCCCTAAAGGAACAACTCTTGTTGTATGTCGACCGGGTACGACTTCATACATGTATGATGTTGATCCCATGTTTGCACCAATGCTGGCAGCAGGTAAGTACGCCGAAGATAGTATGAGTAGTGCTATCGTTAAAGCTATGGAATACAAACCAAAGCAACAGCCTATTACTGAACGACAGCGTGAGCTTTGGCAAGAGCTTAAACAAAGCTTTGCTGATCAAGATTTTGCGATTCACGGTGCTTCAGCGACAGATGCAGCAAAAGCAGGTATCAAAGCATTAGAACAAGAAGTAGAAAAGATGTTTGAAGTTCCTGCAGTAAAATTAGCATATGACCACTTTATAACAGTATGGGCATTAACAAAAGAACAACAAAAGGAGTAGTATGTCAGACTTGATCGCAAAACCTATTATAAAAAATCAGTATTGGGTTGTCACTGACGGTGACAAAAAGGTTGGTAACGTTGTTGCCGACCAAAATGGCTTTGATGTAAAATTAAATGGTACTAATTTGCATTTTGCTAGTACTGACGATATCAAACAAAAAACCAAGATTATTTTTCAATCTATAAAAAATCTAAAATCTAAACAAAATCATCCATATCCTGAGTATCCAACTACTAATAAAGTATATAACTCAGTAATGGATGTTAAGCGAAAGCTGCACTTATTCACTACTTCACCTAAGAGTAAATGTTTTCATGTTGCTGGATGGTTTGTTGTAAATCAAAACGGTGTCATACAAGTACTTTTTTGCCCGAAATACATCTTTATTCAGCGTTATGAGTATCACGGTCCATTTACATCTGAAATCCAAGCAAATCAAGTACTAAATAGTAGATGATACATATAAAAAGATTTATAGATAAAATATCTGCAATGGAATCAAAGCAAAACAAAGATGTAGTAATTTCCATGCAAGAGGCTAGGGGTTTAAGAGATGATATAGCAAAGCTGTTAGCTGACCTACATCTACTAACAAGCGAACAAAAGAAAGACGAAGTAATCCAAGTAGAACTAACAGGTGGGTCGTTTAAGTGAGCAGGTCTCAACCAAAAGTATTAATGGAAATAGTTGACAAACAAACATACAAATGTGATCAAATCGTAGAAGCTGCGGGTATATGGGCTGTTGTGTTAGATGGTCAACCTATCAATTTAAAATCCTCACATTACTTGTCTAACGATACGGTACCTAAATACAAGAAAACTAGTTTTTCTAATCCAGGTCACGCAAGAAACTTATGTAAAAAGCTTAATACGCAGTTTAAAACTAATAAGTTCACTGTAGTCTTTATGAACTCTGGTAGACAAGTTTACCCCGATTCAGATGAGTAACACCAAGTTAGAAATCACTGAAGCTGTATTTAAAGAACTACCTGAGCATAGTAAACATCGTAGTTTTACGGTTGAACAATCAATGTTCAAATGGTGGGTAAGTGGCAGAGGTGGGCAGAGCTTAAGGTTGAAAGATGACGGATACGAAGCATTTACAGAAGCTAATATAGCACATTATAAGTTTCCATTATTTACAAACAAAACCGATTATACTAGTATTTTAAACAATCCTAACAGTTATACCTTATCTTTAAGTAAAAAGATAAAATGTCCTTTTTATATTATCAAATTAAATAAAGATGTAAAAACAGAACCTGAAATCATAATTTATGATGATAAAATAGCAATGTGGATGACCATATACGGTACACTACAAGAATACTTAGACTCAGTGAGGTGAATAGTATGAGCGACAATGAAAACAAAAAAGTAGTAAAAAACAGTGTTTATGGTGAAATGCTTAACAAGATGAAAACAAGCAATAATTCATATCAAAAAGGTAATAAGCCAAAACCGCAAAAAGGACATTCAAGCCAGGGCGTAGTAAAGCGAACTGGTAGGGGTAGATAATTACCCAAAATAGTTGTATATTGGATAGAATAAATAGTACTATAGTATAACACATAGGAGATAGACATGAAAGCGTTTTTGTTTTTAGTACTTGCAATGGTAAGTTTTAATGTATTTGCTGTTGATGCAAAAGTAGTTGCTACTGAACCGGTGTATACCACGAGTACTCAGCATCGTGAAGTATGCGCTCCTGTAACAGAAACTCGCAGATCAATCGGCGGCACTTTGCTAGGTGGCGCAATTGGTGCAGCCCTTGGTAATCAAGTTGGCGGAGGCTCAGGTAGAGATATCGCAACAGCGGTTGGTGCTGTAACTGGTGCAGCTATAGGGCAAAATCAAGCAGGTGACAGAACAGTAACTAGAAATCAATGCGTGAGTGAACCCTTTACTGTACAACAAGTTTCTCAGTACAAAGTAACAGTTGACGTAAATGGTAGCTATCACACCGTGTACAGAAGCTTTAGCCCAGTAGTAGGAAGCTTGATCCCCGTAACTTTATCTGTCAATTAACGTAAGTTATTGTTTTAACTAAGGTTTTATTTCGCAAAAAGGCTTGACTTATTGTCCGTTTATGCTATAATAGCATATATATTAGATTATGAGCGACAAGAAAATGAAACCCAGAAATCATGTTGTATTAGCTATGATACGCTCTAACAAGCAATCAGTAGCGCATGGCAAGACTTTCAAAGCTTTGCGTAGAGAAAGCAAAGTCAAGCTTAAATCACGAGGTGCAGACCATGATGGTAAATGATCGTATTGCAAGAGTTTTGGAAGCTGCTGTTAAAGAAATCAAAGAGCCCAAGTCTGATAAAGAACTTTATCAAGCACTTAGGCTTATTTCCGCTATAGCTAAACAAGAAGCGAAAAAAGTACTGGTTCACATAGACGAATCTAATACACTACTAGGCTAACAAAATGAACATGCCTGATATCACAGTTGAACTTATTTGGGGTGCTAGTTGTCAGGCACTTAGCATTAATAACGGTTACTTAAAACCTGAAGATATTACATATTCAGAAGATCATCAGGGTAAACAAGCTAACCGAGAACTGATTCAATTTTACGCATTCAACACTGACAAAATCAGTGAACAAAGTATTAAAGATGGTACAGAAGTTCGCAATTATCTAAAAGGTATGCTTTTTAAAATGCTATCTGAAGATAAGCTACATGACTATTTTAAAAAGCTGATCAACTTGGCATCCGATGATGAGTTAAAACTTACTGATAAAAATATTGCGTATATTGCCTCAGCACCTCATGCTGTAATCAGAGAACAGTTAAAAGACGAACAGTTTAGACAAGTAAGAGAATGTAACCATAGTTATGTGGGTTTAGAAGGCGACAAAGTACAAGTTAACTTTAAGATTATAAAGTCATATTATTCTGAAGAATGGGAAAGACATTATATAACTGCTATTACTACTGATAATAAAATGATTACATACTCTACTAAGAATAAAAGACTAATTGGTGTTAATAGTGTAGTAACTGCTAATGCTATTGTTAAGGCACTATTTATTGATCAATATACCAAACACGAAACTACTAGATTAAGCAACGTAAGAACGGGGATTAAATGAAAATAAAAATAGGAAAGTACAAGGATTACTTTGGGCCATATCAGTTAGCAGAACTTCTTTGCTTTTGGGCTAAGCCAGTAAAAGACGAATACGGCTTCAAACGTAAGCCAGATTGGGTACACGACTTTGGCGAGTGGCTAGCATATGGTTATGTAGAGTCTGAGCCTGAAGTAGGTGAAAAAAGACCTATGTTTGGTAAAGAAGAACGCAAGCAAACTTGGGTCTCTAAACTAATCTGCGGCGCCTTGAGCCTAATAGCTAAACTACAAGGTGAGCGTGTGATCAAGATTCAAATTGATCCCTGGGATACTTGGAGCGTTGATCATACTTTAAGCATGATTATTTTGCCCATGCTTAAGCAACTAAAAGACACTACGCATGGTGCACCGTTTGTTGACGATGAAGATGTACCTGACGAACTAAAGAGTACATCAGCCCCTGCAAAGGAAAACGATTGGGATACTGACGACAACCATTTTAAGCGTTGGGATTACGCGCTTGATGAAATGATCTGGGCTTTTGAAAAGCTAGTAGACGATGATTGGGAACATGAGTTTTACTCCGGCAACCACGAAACTCTTACAGTAAAACGCGAAGACGGTTTGTATGAAATGATTAAAGGTGAAAACGATACTTTCACTATTGATCATGAAGGTATGAAAAAAGTAAATGATCGTATTCAAAATGGTTTGAGACTGTTCGCTAAGCACTACAGAGGACTTTGGGATTAGGTATGAAAGCAGAAAAGCCAGCAACAGGTATATCCAAAATACAAGAATTTAGTGACTCAGTATGTTATCGTATTGAGTGTGAATGTACTAGTCACAATCATGCGGTAGACACTAGAATAGAAGTAGAAAAACAATGGGACGATATTCCAGATATCAGTGTTAGCTTCTATTTGACTATGTACAACAAGTTCCCGAAAAGTTTTTGGGATCGCGTTAAGCAAGCTGCTAGTATTTTGTTTACTGGTCTTAATAAACAAGAGCATGAAATTTTACTGAAACCACAAGCTGCTAAAAATTGGATTCAAGCAGTAGAAAACTCTATTAATAACTTTGAGAAGAAACATGAAAGAAAAACTGATTAACTTTTTTAAAAAGCCAACTGCCACTGATTTAAAACTTCGAGACCGAAGGGTTAGGTCTCGTAATCGGTTGAGTCAACAAGCGTATGACTATCAAGAATTCGTTAGACGCAATCATGAACAACAAGCAAAAGAAACACATAATGGATAAATTCGACCTAGAACAAAAGATACAAGAATGCTGGCAAGTTGTTGATGACTTAAAAGCAGTTTACCATTGTGAACGGTTGTATAAAGATGAAAACGAAATGCAAAATGCTCTACTAGGTCTTTTCACATTATACCAAATCAAGTTTGAAAATCTTTTTCATGACTATGAAAAATTAGTAGCTGAAGAAAAACTAAAATGAGTTATGTTCGTTGGGGTAGTATCATTAACTGTGAGTTAACTGATAAAGAATATATTGCTCTTATCGGTGACGGTTTAGAAGCTACTGAAAAGTGGTGTAAAGAAAATAAAACTCCAGATGCTGAAATAAGCGATTGGTATATCTTTTGGCACTCAATGGGCGGAGATAAATCTGAAAAAAGAGAAGATCAGTATTTGGCTATGTGGATGGCAGGTGAGGAAAGCATTCCTGTTCTAGACTATAGTACAGTAAAAACCATGCTAGAAACGGATGATTGGTCTCCTTTGGGATACAAAAACATCACACAAAAGCATGTGCTTGTTGATTGTGTGAAACGATGGATTAGAAACATTGAGGTAGATTGCAAGTGAGAATTTATATTGACACAGAGTTTAACGAGTTTAAGGGTGAACTTATTTCTATGGCATTAGTGGCTGAGGATGGATCAGAATTTTATGAAGTCTTAGAATGTACTAATCCAAAATCTTGGGTAGCACAAAATGTTATGCCTATATTGAACAAAGATCCTGTACCTGAGCATATCTTTAGAATGAAGTTATTTGGATTCTTAAACGAATTTACTAGTTTACACTTAATTGCGGATTGGCCTGAAGATATCGCACACTTTTGTGCGGCAATAATTACTGGCCCGGGTATTATGTTGAACATACCTAATTTTACTTGTGAAGTGCGTAGAGATTTAAGTGCCGTGAACAGCAAACTTTTACACAATGCTTTAGAAGACGCCAAAGCATTATGGGAAGCTGATATTGAGAGTAAACTACTATGAGACCTAATACTAAGTTTGGCGATAACCGCCCCAAAACTATTACTGTAACTAACACCAATACCGGTAAAAAGGTTGAAGTAGAAGTTGCAGAAATGACGAACAAAGCTATTACTATATACTTGGCCAACGAGAAAATCGTGCTGATGAATACTGGAAAACACTATATAGGGAACAAGTTTGGAATGGAGCTTACTTACACCCCTTAGTAAGTTGTTGATTTATAAAGAGTTTTTATTTTACCCAAAGGCTTGACATTTGGGTAGAATGTGCTATACTAACTGTATAAATTGATGAAACAGGAGAGTAGCACATGAGCAAGAACACTGTAGAGTTAAGTTTTGATGAACTGCAAGTACTTCGTGCTGTTTTGTACGAATATTACTCAGAAAACGACTATATGTGTGAAGTTGAGATGAAATCACATGAGTCCTTAGAACAAAAGTTGAGTACATTAGAAGATCAGTTTGAGTATGCAGATTGAAGTTTAATCTGCTTTTGCTCAATGTGAGGATAGATAAGTGTTAAAAAAGATCAAATCAGTAATACTTTATACTTTTTTTATAATTTCAATGTTTGTACTGATTGCCCCTATTACTACATATCAGTTAGTAACTAATCTGTTTAAATGAATAGGGGAATGATTGAAATTAGCTTTAATCCTAACGGAGTAAAATATTACTCCGTTATTGATACCATGTTTGATAAATTGGTAATGTACACAAGTTCTACACATTTAGCTAATCATGTGGTTAAATGTGTAAATGTTTGTAAACATGAAACCTCGTATGATTATATGCTACACTTTCATAAAGCTGTTACCAAATCCGATTGACAACGTTTGTTTTCAGTGTATAATTAATAATCTTAAACTCTAAAGAGATTTATAATGTCAGGTTATAGTTTAATCTTAGAAATAGAAAGGCTTAAAGAAAATTGCGATAAACTGGGATTTCGTTTGGGTCACTCTAAACACGAGTACCGCGGCGGCCGTGGTGATGTGGTATCCTTGTTTCCTAAAGATAACGAGGCTCTTCCTGTATATTCACGCGATGCTGAACTATTCGTGGGTGAAATTGAAGACCTTAAAATATGGCTTCGCGGTATTGAGTGGGCTAGAAACTATGACAGCATGGTTATAGGAAAGCTGAACGACAAAAAACGAGAAAGAAAAGAGCAAGACCTTCGCAATGAAAATCTAGTAAGAAAACTTAGGGAGAGTAATTAATGTTTACAGTAGGTTCCAAACAAGGTAATACAGTTTCTATTTTTGTTCAAGCGTATCAAGCAAGTACAAATAGACGTTGGCAAGTAATAGATACGTATTCATCAGATATGGGTTTTGTTGCTAGCGCATTAGAACTCCCTTATAGTGAGGAAAAAGACTGGACCATTGATACCAGTTATAGCAAACATAATCCTGGTAACCTTCAAGGCACTAAGTTTACATATTCTGGTAATTTTACTGCTATAGAAAAAGAAACGATTGAATGGACTTGGGAAAAAGCAAGAGCATCTGATCTCTTAGAATCTACTATGCAGTACGCAGACCAGGGATGGGAAATTAGTGTACCCAAACTTTTAGTTCCGGGGCCGTTTTATATAGAGCAAATTCACTAAGTTAGTACTTGACATTTCTTGTAATTCCTGTATAATAGAATTTCTACTTAGTTAAGGATCTGTTATGTTTTCTAATTTCATTGAAGTAATAAATTCCGATCAAAGTCGTTTGTTCAAAGAAAGTAAAGTTAATGAGTTTGGTAAACAAGAACCTAAGTTCATTCGTTTGCTTAACCGTGCTTACTCTCCTGAGTATGTTTACGGCATCAAGAAAATGGAACAAACTTCTGTAGGTACTAACACACTGGTTAATATTTGGGATCAAGTAGAAACATTGCTTGATCGTCTGACCAGCAGAAGTGTCACAGGTAATGCTGCTCGTGCTGAAGTTGAAGCTATGCTCAATACTTTGACAGCAGAAGAAGCCACTATAGCCATCAACATGATCAAGGGCGATCTGCGTTGCGGTATCAGTGTTGCTACAATCAACAAAATGTTTCCCAACACTATTCCTGAATATCCCTACATGCGTTGCTCTCTAATGAAAGGCAGCAATATTGCTAACTTTGATTGGAAAGCTGGTGTTTATTCGCAAGAAAAAGCAGACGGGATGTTTGCTAACATTTATCTGTATCCCGATCTTATTACCAAGATTACTAGCCGCAATGGCACTCTTTTTGCTAACACCGAATTCAAAGACTTTATTCAGGAGTTTGTCAACGTAGCTGATGAAGGTTACTGCTATCACGGTGAATTGTTGGTACTTGAAGATGGTAAAGTAATGCCCCGTGAGCTGGGTAATGGTGTCTTGAACAGTGTGTTAAAGGGCGGATGTTTTGAAGCTAATCAAAAGCCCTTTTACTATGTATGGGATCGCGTACCAGTAAGTGATGCTATTGCTGATGGCAAAAACAAAACCAGGTACAAAGACCGTTTTGCTGCTATCCAAAACATCAAAGGTAAATTTGTAGATGTTATCCCTACCAAGATCGTCTATTCACTTGATGAAGCATTTAAGCATTATGTTGATATGACTTCACACGGTATTGAAGGTACGGTGATCAAGAATCCAAACGCTATTTGGGAAGACAAAACTTCTAAAGATCAAATCAAACTGAAAATTGAAGCTGAAGTAGACTTGATCGTTCGCGGGTTCAATCCAGGTAACGGCAAGAATGCTCACTTGTTTGGTTCTATTGCTGCTGAAAGTAGTGACGGCAAACTGCGTGTAAACGTTTCTGGTATTTCAGATAAAGATCGTGAGCGTATCAATGGAGAACGTGATGAATGGATTGACAAGAAAATCATTACCGTTCGTGCCAACTCTATCATGGAGTCTAACGATATTGCGGCACTGTTCTTGCCCCGTCTTGTAGAAGAAAGACTGGATAAGACTGAAGCCGATGACTTTGTTAAAATCAAGCAAATCTTTGAAGAAGCCAAACAAGGGGTATAATGAAAATAAATGAAACACCGTGGACTGAAAAGGTCTACGAAACTGAAGATTATGTAGTGTTTAAAGATGGCTTTCCAGTAACAGAAGGTCATCTTCTTTTTGTACCAAAAGTAAATATGGTAGATAACTTAGTCTTATGCTGGCAAGAAGCATATGAATGGGGAGAACGTTGGGTTTTAGAAGATTATTGCGACGGATACAATATAGGACAGAATATAGGAACTGCTGCTGGACAAACAGTTATGTATCCACATGTACATCTAATACCTAGACGGTATGGTGACATGAAAGATCCTCGCGGCGGAGTTCGCCATGTAATACCAGAAAAAGGAAACTATCGTGCTAACGAAAGATAATATAGTTGGTATCAAACACCAATTTGAAGACGGTGACTCTATTGAAGTCATACAAGTAAAAAGTCGTAATGAAGAGTTACATCTAGTCACTTACCATATACAACAAGGTCCAGGCATTCCTAGAAAACTAATAATGGAGCTTAATGAGTTTATTGGTACTTATGGGCATCTTTTTGAAGTAGAAAAAGACTAAATACATTATGTTCATGGCTATAATCACCTTATTAACCGCACTATCAATGGCAACTGTTGCGGCAGTTTTTGCCATATATGGTATCATTGCTATCTTTGCTGGCATGCCTCAATTTGCCTTAGTTATGGGTGCTGTTATTGAACTAGGCAAAGTAGTTGGAATTAGTTGGTTATATAGAAATTGGAATGAACCTACTAAAATCAAGTACGCAATGGCACCATTAGTATTAATTGCTATGTTGCTAACTTCAATGGGTATCTTTGGATTGTTATCTAAAGCACACTTAGAACAAACTAGCCCAGTAGCAAATAATGAAATCCAAATTGAAAGACTTGACCAACAAATTACTAGAGAGCAGTCTAGAATTACTGATGCTGAACAAGTTATTTCACAACTAGATCAAAGTGTTCAAGCATTAATTAATTTTGATCGTATCAGAGGACCAGACGGAGCCATAGCAGTTAGAGAATCACAAGCTGAGCAGCGAGAATTACTACGTCAAACTATTGATACAGCACAAACAGAATTAGACGGGTTAGAAGATCAAAAACTAGAACTATCGCAACAGCTACGAGCCATTGAATTAGAAGTTGGTCCTATAAAATATATAGCAGAATTAATATATAATGACGGGCAGGATAGAACCGAAGAAGCTGTTAGATGGGTTATCATTGCGTTTATATTTGTATTTGATCCAATGGCTATTCTTTTGTTAATGGCTGCTAATTACACATTAGTAAATAGAAAAAAACAAGACTTAGTTTCTGCTCCACTAGTAGAAGAACCCACTCTTATATTAGAAGAACCAGTAAATACTGAGGAAGTATTAAATGTTAAAGAGGATTCCAACAATGTCAGCGATACAACAGATATCCCCGAACCACCCATTACCTCCGATACAAGCACATCCAGCAGCAATGAACAACCAGAATCTGGAACAGAATCAATCTATCTTGAAAGAACAGACGATTTACAAGAGACAGTCGCAGAAACAACTGAACGAGATATTGTACCTTTACAACCAGCAGGGGCAATTGATATCATCACAAGTGTACAAGATCAACCTTCTAGTGTAGATGATGCAGCACAAGTTATCACAGAATCAGCCATAAAAAAAACTTTAATAACTACTAAAGATATAATCACTGAAGGAGTTACTCCACTACATGATGTAGGTGACGGGTACATAGAATATAATAAACAACTTTTTCAAAAAGATGCGTTAAAAGAAATAAAACCTGATTTGTTTACTATTAGACCAGATTCAGTAATGCCACATTCTAGCTTTGGTATTCAATTTCCTAAAATGGCAAAAAAGAAAGATATATTTGTTAGAGTAGACACATTACCTAATAGAGTATTTAGGTTTGATGGTAACAAATGGATTGAAATAAATAAAAGTCTTACAGCAACATATCTTTATGACCAAGAATACATCAAATATCTAGTTGAAAAAATAGACAGCGGAGAGTACGATGCTGAGCTTCTTTCTGATCAGGAAAGGAATCAAATAGAAGAATACTTAAGCACTCATAATTCTTAACATAAATATCATTATCTAAGGGATCATGTGTTCATGTCAGAAAATAAATTGTCTTATTGTTCGTTTTGTAATAATCATAAAGATTTAGTTACCAAATTGATAGTAAGTGATAACGTTGCTATATGTAGCGACTGTATTGAGTTATGTAACCAACTTATAGTAGAAGAAAACAATCCAACTATAATAGAAAGTAAAGCAAAAAAAGCAGATGCTTACAGTATAAAAAAGCATTTAGATAATCATGTTATAGGGCAAGACCGAGCAAAAATCGCAATTAGTGTTGCAATAACAAACCATTATAAAAGAATCAATAACGAACCTCCTGAAGATATTGAAATAGCAAAAAGTAATGTATTAATGATAGGTCCAACTGGCAGCGGTAAAACATTACTTGCTAAATCAGTTGCTAAGTATCTTAATGTGCCTTTCGTGGTTGCTGATGCTACTAGCTTAACTGAAGCAGGTTATGTAGGTGATGACGTAGAAAGTATGATATCAATGTTATTGGCAATAGCTGACGGAGATGTTTCTATTGCTGAAAGAGGAATAGTGTTTATTGATGAAATAGACAAGATAGCTAGAAAAGGAGAAAGCACTAGTATTACTCGTGACGTTTCTGGTGAAGGTGTACAACAAGCATTGCTCAAACTTGTAGAAGGCACGAAATGTCGCGTAAGTGCTTCAGGTAAAAGAAAGAATCCAAACAGTGATACAATAGAAGTAGATACAAAAAATATTTTGTTCATTGCCGGCGGAGCTTTTAGTGGTTTGAGTGATATACTAAGAAGTAGAGTACAAGGGTCATCAATTGGATTTGGTGCTGAAGTAAAATCAAAAGATAATATTATTGACCAAAGTTTGGTTACTCCCGAAGACTTAATTAAGTTTGGAATGATACCAGAATTTATAGGTAGATTTACAACTACTGTAACATTAGAACAATTAGATAAACCTGAGTTGATAAGAATACTAACACAACTCAAGAACAGTTTCATAGAACAGTATAAGTATATTTTTTCATTAGACGGTATAGATTTAAGATTTACTACAGAAGCAATAGATCAACTTGCAGAAAATTGTATCATTCTTAAAACTGGAGCGAGGGGATTACACAGTGAAATAGAAAAAGTGTTATTACCGCATATGTTTCATATATCGCACTATGTAACAAATGGTATTAAGGATTTAGTAATTACACAAGACATGGTCTTAGATCCAAAAGAACTTTATTTTCCCTAAAAGATATATTTTTTTACGCAATCATGTATAATAAATACTAATGTAGATGCTGAATGGTCAGGTCTACATTAAAAAATCTTGCTTAACTTAAGGAGACTACTATGACAAGCAAAACTTTAACCCTTCGTTCCACCGATATTCCCTCAATACACAAATTCGCAATCGGGTTTGATTCAGTCTTTGACGAACTGTTTAGACTAGATTCTAAACAAACTGATAACTACCCTCCATATAACATAACTCAAATCAATGAAGATGAGTTTTCAATTTCATTGGCTGTAGCTGGTTTTGGACCAGAAAACTTAAAAGTTACTAAGGATAAAAACTTTTTAGTGATAGAAGGTAACCCACTGATACCAGTTCATGAAGATGATGTTAGTTATAAAGTTCTACATAAAGGAATTAGTAGCAGATACTTTAAGCGTGAGTTTAAACTAGCTGATCATGTAGAAATTGTAAATGCGAATCTTGAATTGGGAATTCTTGCTATTTACTTAAAACGTGAAATTCCAGAAGAACAAAAGCCCAAGACAATTGCTATTGCTTACAATAAATAGTAATATAAACATACGCAGTCAGTGTTTTGCTGGCTGCTTTTACAAGAGGTAATACGAAATGCCAAATGCAGAAATAAACAGTAAAATCAAACCCAACACTAGTTTAAAAGAACCGCCTTTGTTTAAAATTATTTATATGAATGATAATGTAACATCTATGGAATTTGTTATATCTTCACTTATTGAGTATTTTAATTACAATCCAGATACTGCGTCTACCATAACTCAAAAAATTCATGAGATTGGAAGTGCAGTAGTAGCAGTGCTACCTTATGAAATTGCTGAGCAGCGCGGCATTGAAGTAACTCTTGATGCTAGATCACAGGGATTTCCACTTCAGATCAAAGTAGAAAGCGAACAGTAATTATATCTTAATAGTTACTCGTTTGGCCCAATAATTTCTTGATTTAAAATAAGGGTTGTTAACGTAGTTGACATTATCAATCGTAATGTCAACTACGTTTTCATACGTACCAAACACCCAATTAGACATCTTTTTTTCTGTATCATACTGAGCACATGAGCTTAGCGTAGGCATAGTGTCTATATACTCAGGAAGTTGACCGAAATATAAATCTTTTCTAGGAACAGCACTAGAAGCTATAAATATTTTTTTAACATCTAAATGTACTTGTAGTCTTTCTATGGTTTTATAAAGGTATAGTAAATCATCTTCTCGTTCATGCAACCGTTGAATGTTAGGAATACTATACTCTTCAGTTAAGTTACCCCATCCATTTACACCCACTATTGCAACACCATCTATCATGGCTACATTATGATAAAGTATTGCTACATGATCCAAATGATTACATATTGCTGCCAACTCTTCAGTTCTCATTTCAACATCATCAAAGCCTTCATATTCTAATCTACCAGGAATATAAAAAACTCCCTGGTAGTACTTAGCAAGATGACCTAATGTTTGAATGATAGTTCTAGTATCAGAACTTATGTTACCTGCAACAATGCAATACAAGCTAGTTGCTTTGTTTGTCCACTTGAAATTATCGTTAGGGGACAGACAAAGATCACTAATTACATCAAACCCTATTTCCATAATTTATTTTACTACGGTCATTTTAGGCTTTTTTGGCTTCTTGGGTTTTGGTTTCTTTTCTGGTGCTTTGCCGCCTTCCCAAGCTTCATTTACTTCAGGGGTAGCAGGGTTGTCAGCAACAAGTTTCCCGTTGTTTCTAGCTCTTTTGGGAGTAGCAGCAGGTTCGGGTTTAACTTCTGGTGTAGATTTCTTAATCTTTTTTGCAACCGTTTTGCCTTTTTCTACTGTTTCACTAATTTTAGTCTTAACAGTTTCAACAACTACTTTAGCGTCATCTACATCTACTTTTCCATCTTTGTTAACATCAGCTACTGATGCTAAGCCTGATACAGATTTTTCTAAAGCTACAAAAAAATCTTTTATATCAGTTTTTCCGTCATTGTTTAAATCAGTACTGGGTGCATCTTTGTTGCTTTTCCAAAACAAATATGCAACTGCTCCTATTACTACGATACCAATAATACTTTCTATAATCATAAAGATCATCTCCTAAAACTATATTTAGTTAATTATTGCATACTTTGTATTTTTATATTGATAAATAATTGCATGACTTCTAAACTAATGCTACTAATGTCTGAACCTCTTCCAAGTCTTGTCTTGCAAAAAAAGCTATCATATAGAACTACCAAAAGAGAAGTAAGAGAACTTTATAACATTATCAATGAAGAAATTTTCAACAACGAATTACCGCCTGCTAAGTTAGAAGTAAAAAGTCATTGTAGAGGATACTGGGGTATGTGTATGTCTACTGGATTCAATCCTAAAAAGAAAAGTTCCCAATGTAAAATAAGACTGTCTGATAAATGGTATTGTAAACAATGGCTAATAAACACATTAGCACACGAAATGGCTCATCAGTATCAATGGGATGTGTACAGTAAAACAAGACATTTAGAAGGCAAATACCCCGTAATGAGTCATGGTCCTAGTTTCTATACATTTAGAAAACAACTTGCTAAATACGGACTTGTATTGAAAAGATCAAGCGGCATGAAAAGATGGTTTAGATATCAACGATTAGATAAGTGTTAAGATAAATACATTATGATTAGAAACTTATTAAACACATTAGAATTATTAACCGAATCAACTGGTCTAGCGGGTAGAAAGCCCGGAGACGTTTTCCGCAATTCAGAAAATGACCAAATAGTATTCAATAGTATACAGTTTTTTCCTGAAGGTGGCGGAAAACTAACCAAAGAAGAACTTGAGCAAACAGTAAATCAAGTTACGGATGGTATTGAAGTTCAGTGGACGAACTCACCTTCAGCGAAATCTGGCGGATTTGCTATTGCATCTTTTTCTTCAGATCAAGGTGAATTATATTTTGGTAAATATTTTGAGCAGATAAAACCAAACTTAACTAGTAATTTTTTCCCTAACAAAATAGGAGATTACTCTTTTGCAGGTAAAGCTGCTGCTAAAGCACAAGCAGGTTTATCACCACAAGATTTATTATCTGACAAGATTGATTTAACTTCAGACGATATCATAAATCAACTAGCTACTAGTTTAGGTACAGACAATCCTCTATATACAGTGGCACGAAGAATAGCTAATGGTGAAAAACTACCATTGCATTTTACTGCTCCTAGTGATGTAAGCTTTAGTGCGTTTAGAGATTACTTCTGCGAGATTTTACAACCAATGGCACTACAAACTGGAAACTATACAGGTAACGCAGGTGAAGCTGCCGAAGTGTTCATGGATGGATCATTTGCTGATACTCTTATCACGTTTGATACTAGTAAAACTGCTGGACTTAGTGATAGCATTCTAACCAATCCTCAAGGTAAGATTATAAAAATAAGTACTAAAGGCGGGGCTGGGGCTAAAGCAAGTGTTAAAAACTTGTTAGATAGTGTTGAAGAAATGAAACAAACTCCAGCAGGTAGTAGATTAATAAGAAAGCATCAAGAAACTATTGGTTTATTAGAAGATATTAAAAGAGAAGGACAATCAGGTGCCCCTTTGATGTTAGGAGTAAAATTTGGTATTATCAATGCCAAAGAAGCTAGTCAAATAGAAGACTTAAAAAATATGGCTCCTATAAACTTAAACGATATAGACAGTGTGGACATATCATCACGATTAAAGAAAATGGCGTTGAACAGAGGAACTAAAACTCCTGAAAACACTAGTTTATATTTTCATTTATTAGCAGAAGTAGCACACAAAGCAGCAGATAAAGTTAACGATAATACTGACTTTCCAAAAGCTGCATCTGATATCTTAAACAACGGCGCATTAGTTCAAGTTTATACTAAAGCCAAAGAAGGTAAAGATACTTGGACTCTACAAGAATTCAACACTGTGTATCCAGGAGATTCTATTAAAGGTGTTTATCTTTCTGCTGGTAAAACTTATTACAGTACAGGCATAAAAGGAAACTTTACCTTTAAGATAGACAAAGGAGCGGGAGTTCCAAAAGAAGATAGTGAAGAAACTGCAAGTGCTGCAGGCAAGAAACCCGAAGTAAAACTAGATAAGGCAGCAAAACAAATCGCAACTGGCAGAGCTACTAGACCTGAAAAAGACAAGACAAAAACAGGTGATGTGGGTAGAGCCAAACGCAAGTAATCACCATTTATATTGATTTACTAATCCTCTTAGTGTATTATAGAATCTCACATAATATAACTAAGAGGATTTTTTATGGCATTGATTCCCATTGTAATTGAACAAACTTCACGCGGTGAACGTAGTTACGACATTTATTCACGTTTGTTAAAAGATCGGGTAATACTACTTGAAGGTGAAGTTCATGATCAAATGGCTAACTTGATTGTAGCCCAGCTTTTGTTTCTGGAATCAGAAGATCCGGACAAAGACATCTTTCTTTATATAAATTCTCCCGGCGGCTCTGTTACTGCAGGCATGGCTATTTACGATACAATTCAGTTTATCAAACCAGATGTGAACACTATTGTAATGGGACAATCCTGTTCAATGGGATCACTTTTAGCACAAGCTGGTTCTCCTGGTAAACGTAAAATTCTGCCCAATGCTCGTCATATGGTTCATCAGCCCTCCGGAGGTGCTCGTGGTCAAGCAACTGATATGGAAATTCAAGTAAAAGAAATCTTGGCAATGAAGAAGTCTCTTACTGAAATCTATGTCAAGCATAACAGTAAAAATAAAACGTTTGAAGAATTAGCTAAGGACATGGAGCGAGACTTTTTTATGTCTGCTGCCGAAGCTGTTGAATATGGACTAGCAGACGAAGTAGTTACTAAGAGGTAATGAAAATGAGCATATGGTCTAATGTAATCGCAATCCCGTGGAACCAAGAAGATTCAATCTTTAGTGAGCCAAAACGAGCGAAAAAAGAACTGGGTTCACTATGTAAATATCAAACAGTTCATCCTGATGATCAATTGCCCGTCAATGTTATTAACCCTGATATAGATAAAGGCCCTTGGATTGCAGGTGGAGCTTGTTTACGTTGGTTTCAAAATATTCCAGTTGGTGAACACAGCGACATAGATGTTTTTTGTAAAAATGAAAAACAAGCAGAAAAGCTAATAGACTATATTAAACATATTGGATTGTCGGACTATAGCCATGGTCATTCGCATGTAGTTATAAAAACGGATAACGCATGTACGTTTAATATAAATGCAAATAATAAAAATTGGAAAGTACAAATAATTACTTGTAAGTATTTTGACACTATTAAAGAAGTTATTGATCACTTTGACATTAGTGTATGTCAAGTAGCTACAACTGGTAACGAATGGATTTTAGGTGAAATGACTGTTAAGGATATTAATAGTCATTCACTTAGATTTAATCATATTACTAAACAAGCGCCTAAAAGATTAATCAAGTATTGGACTTATGGATTTAATCCTGTAGAGGGTACAATAGAAGCTATTCAAGAATTTAAAGATTCTTCTTGGGATTTTGCTGGTGCTGATGATTACGACAATACACTTTAGGGGTTAACATGTCAGCAGAAAAAGCTTGGAGTTTGTTAGATAATAGACCAGTTTTAAAATACGTTCCACAATGCGATGATTATATTGTATATTGGAATGGTATAGTAATGCCTCATAAAATGGCTCTTTGTTTTGGCGGTACATTGTTAAACATTTATCCTACTCCAGAGATGAGGCGAGAATTAAATCTTAACTACCGAAAACTTTACTATGCTAATGCGTTTGAAACATTAGGTAAATGGGATCACATACTAGATGGAAGAAAAGAGCATGAACAAAGAGATATGCATGGCTTTCTTTTTAGATACATAGAAAAGCACCTGAATACTCTTAAAGAACAAAAGATTTCAGGTGCAGAAGTTTTGGGATGGTTTGACTATAAACGAGTTACTAGTTAACAGAGATTTCTGTTAATCCATGTTCTCTGTCTAGATACTTGTATTCTAGTTTAACTGGTTCAAACTGTTCTAGTTCTTTAAAGATAATATCGGTATCTAACTGGCCACAAGTGTACACATCCATTTGAATCAAACTAGGACTTCCCTCATCCCAAACATGTATAGCCATATGACTAGTTTCAATTACTACAACCGCAGTTACCCCTCTATTGCCGGGAACGTCAACATATGCGCTGATAGGTCCCATGCAGATTTTCATACCAATTTTACCTGTCAACTCTTTTAACCAGTTAATAACCCATTCAGGGTCACGGGGTGGGTTATTAATTTCTGCTCTAATAATCAAATGTTTGTGTACTAGCATATTGCATAACTCCTTGAAAGATAAAGATTATTTATGAGTTTTCGTAAGTCATTGATTTTATTAGAGTTTTATTTTTACCCAAAGGCTTGACATTTGGGTATAATGTGCTATTATATACACATAGTCAACGAAAAGGAGCACGAATGCATGAAAAAATATCAAGTAAAAGTACATGACAACGGCGACCGTTTTTGGTATGTCAATGGCAAACGTCACCGCGAAGACGGCCCTGCTATCGAAGGGGTTAATGGCTATCGTGCTTGGTGGGTAAACGGCAAACCACACAGAACAGATGGCCCTGCTTTCGAATATACTACCGGGGTCCGCGTTTGGTACTTCAACGGCAAACTTCACCGCGAAAACGGCCCTGCTTGCGAATATGCTAGTAGCCGTTTTTGGGTAGTCGACGGCAAACGTCACCGCACAGACGGGCCTGCTGTGGAATGTACTAACGGAGACCGCGCGTGGTATGTCAACGATAAACGGCACCGCGTAGACGGCCCTGCTCGTGAATGGGCTAATGGCAGTTGTGAGTGGTATATCAACGGCAAAGAGCTGACCGAACAAGAATTCAATAACTACACCAACCGGGTTCAGATAGTTAGTAAAAAGGCTTGACTTCTTACCCAAACCTGCTATAATTACTTCATAGTCAACGAAAAGGAGCGCGAAATGTCTAAAGCAAAAAGCAAGTTTCAGTTCTACTCTGATCCCGGTCATGGTTGGTTGCGCGTTCCTTATAGCGAATTGGAACGTCTTGATATTGCTGACAAAATTACTCATTACAGCTATACCAAGGGCGATAACGTGTTTCTTGAGGAAGACTGTGATATGTCTACCTACATGAAAGCCAAAAATGCTTTGAATGAAAAAGTTGATATTCAAGTTATTCGCTGCAACCGTCAGAGCCGAATTCGCAGCTATAATAGCTATGGCGGTGCTCGTATGGTTACTCGCAAAAATCTTATGTCAGGTAAAGAGTTTCAGGAACGCGCTGATACCCCGCTGTGCTGCTCCCCTGCTTCGGAAACGTATTGGTCAATGTAAGTTGTTGATTTTCAAAGAGTTTTATTTTCAGCCAAAGGCTTGACTCTTTACCCAAATACTGTATACTAATCATATAGTCAACGAAAAGGAGCAACAAATGAAACTCGTAATTCAGACTCAAGTTCGTGAAAACTACGGTGCGCATGATTGGGACGGTAAAGGTGAGTGCCCGCAGCATTGGAAGTGCAAGGGCGGCGACACTTATGTAGTACCCAATCTCACGGTTACGCAAGTTCTCAAGATCAAGGATACGGGTATTCCTACTCTTAAGTCTTTGGTTGAGACTAGCAACGAGAGTTTTCAAGAGTATGTGATTGATTGGTCAATCATGGACGATGATGCTACTGTGTGCGAAGAATGGGAAACCCCGTTTGAACTGTTCTATGAGCAGGGTCGCTGGGTCGCTAGGCGCACTGTTATGAATGACGCATACGGATATATGCGTCAGGAAGTTGCTTTTAAAACCGAGCAGTATGATATGCAGACCGGTGGCGAACGCGCAAACTACGATGTTTCATATACCTTCAGGGACGGGCGTGTTCTGGGATATAATGATACTTGCAAAGCTTTGAAAGAGCTTAACGCGGCTTGACATTCTACCCAGATAGTGTATAATTATCTTATAGTCAACGAAAGGAGCAAGACAGATGACCATCAAAGATAATACACTGGTTGCTTTTGATGGGAAGCGTAGGATTGCAGTGGCTCGTAAAAAACAGCACGGATGGCTGGTTGTGGCCGATGCTGCATGTTGGCTAGAGACAAAAGATAAGAAAAATGTTTTTGGCATTATGAATCACAGCATGATACTTGTTAAAAATAAATCTGAAGCAAAAAAGTTAATTGATTCAGTAAAATCATACACTAGAGGAGCAAGATAATGAGCAATGTTACTGATATCCGTGTAGGTGATCGTGTACGCTGGGAGTGTCATGCAGGTACCATGCGTGGAGAGATTACATCTATTGATCTGGATCTGAACGCCAATCAAGAATTGATTCCCTGGATCACGATTAAAACTTTTGCACATGAATATTATGGTTTAGAGAAACATGTGCGACTCTGCGGTACTCACGGCTACTTGAAAATGATGAAATTTCAGGTAAACTTTCGTGATGTTGAAAAGCAAAAGGTAGCATTTTAATGCCCAAAATCATCAACATATCTTACGCACAAGCTGAGTCAGGTGACTACCCTCATCCTGGTGATAGCTATCTGATTCAGATTACTGATCCAGGTACCCCTGCTCCTGTTACTGCGCATAGCTATGTTGCCAAGCACCATTTTCAGTTTCATGATGCTGAAGACAACGAGGGCGCTGGAGAATTTCCTTTCGTGCCCAAAAAGCTGATCACAGATGCTCAGGCTCTGGAGATCATAGAAATCTTGGAACTTGCTTTGTTCTACAAACGCCATGTGATAGTACATTGCCATGCTGGATTGTGCCGTAGCGGGGCAGTAGCAGAAGTCGGAGTTATGATGGGCTTTGAAGACACTAAGCGTGTTAGAATGCCCAATCTTTTAGTAAAGAATAAACTAAAGAAGGTATTGGGCTGGACTTATGAGTGAGAAAATGGATTGGCGTGATATACTAAAACAAATGATAGAACAGGCTGCTGAAGGTAACTATGATCATCTTGATAAAAGTGAGCCACGAGTGATCGTTATTCCGCAAGGTGCTGAAGACTCTGTGATTGATTTTTTATCTGAATTAGGTAAACTAGAATTTGAAATGCCTGAACTGGATGCTATTGACACTGAAATTGAAAACCTGATTGACGCTGGTAAGTTTGTGGCGTTTGAGGATGAAGAGAGGATTCACTAATGAGTAATCGCGTATTTAAAGTTTGGATCAACAACAGAGGTGATTGGATAGTAGTATCTGATGCTCGTGATGTCAGTGAAGGTAGACCGCATGCCGCTGTGTTTCCTTTTGGTGATCTTTATGATAAAGAAACACAAACGCGCAGGGCACATGATTATGCTACTTATTTAAACAAACTAAACGAAGCTGCTAAAGTAGCTTACGATCAAATACACTTAGTGGATGTGTTAAAACGATGAACGAACGAATTAGAGAACTTGCTGAACAAGCAAATGTCCGGGACAGCAGTAGTGTAGCAAGATTACCAAAAACATGTCCCTATCCAGCTAATAGAGTAAATCTTTGGAATTGGTATGATTTTACAACATTTGGGGAAGCTCTTACGTCATTTAAATGGTACTGTACAAGGGATGATGAACAGACATTCAGAAAAAACTCCTTAAAGAATGCTTTAGTGCCGAGTAATAAAACATATGGCGAAAATGACATAGTATATTCCTATACCTCTAGAGGGCATCGCGCAGGTTGCGCCCCTTCAGAATTTGAAGATGCCCGAAAATATAAAACTTTGATGGTAAGTGGATGCTCATTAACTGAAGGGATTGGCTTGCCGGAAGACCACATTTGGCATAGTTTTTTGACTGACATGATTTGCACACAAATTAGTGCACCTATAGCAAAATTAAATTTAGGGAAGGGAGGTAGAAGCTTAGATGCAGCTATACGATATGTGTATACTGCAATTGAGCATGATAATGCTAGTCCTGATATGGTTTATTTTTTATTTCCACCTGTTACTAGAAAAGAATTAATAATAACTGACGATAAAAATATACCGTATATTTGGCATTATTTAGGTTATTTGCGTCCCGGCGCATCGCACATCGCGACAGCAGCTCACGAAGCGATGACAAAAAATATTAACTACAGACAATTATACCATGACTGTTTTCGTAGTCTACTGTTCATCAAATATTTTTTACAATCTAAAAATATACCGTGGTTCTTTAGTTTTTGGGGTAATGACCTTAGTGCTTATAATATAGCCGCTCACACCGAAGATACAAATATAGATTGTTCTATACCTGAAGAATTACAGAATCACTACATTGATGCTCATCTACGAGACAAAACGCTATATGAAAATTTGTTTGTTCAAACGATAGCAAGAGACTACGTTCATCCGGGCCCCAATGAACATTATGATTTGGCTAAGCAGATGTACCAACAATTACAATCTAATACAACTTTTATTGAAATAATTAACAAATGGAAAAAAGATGAAAACAAATAAAAAACATTGGTATTATGCGAGGATAGTTTTAATTATGGAATTGGATGTGATAAAGCGATGAACGAACGAATTTTAGAAATTGCTAAACAAGCAAATGTGTTGGCGGATTTTGGCGATGACATCACTGTGGGTAGATACTCAATTGGTGGAAGTTACGAACAGATGGAACAGTTCGCCGAGTTGATTGTGAAAGAATGTGTAAATGTTGTGGACGGTGGAAGTTTTCTACATGACCAAGCACCTACTGCTATATTTGCCAAAGAATGTAGTGCTGCGATTAAAAGACATTTTGATATTAAATGATCCTAAAGCGTAGGCATGTTGCCAAAGCTATAAGTTGGCGAATAATAGGTTCAATTGACAGTTTACTAATTGCATGGTTAGTAACTGGTAGTTTTGAATTAGGTGCGATACTGGGAGGAGCAAAGTTAGTAACTGCTACAGTATGGTACTACATGCACGAAAGAATATGGTATAAATACATTAAATTTGGTATAACAAATAAACAAAGTGAGGATATATGAACAACTATTTTCCTGATATGGAAAACCCTTGGGTACGCAGACCTCTTATTATTTTGATGGCATTGTGTGCTGCTCCCTTTCTGTTACTACTGATTGTTGCTGAGGTGCTTTGGGAAACAGCAAAGGCCATGGTTGGGATTATAAGAAATCAGATTAAAGAAACAGCACCCACTTTTAAAAATATCGTTGATCAGATCAAGGAAACTTGGTAACCAACTAAGTCATTGATTTTATTAGGATTGCTAAACATAACCTGAAACTGTAAGTGATTGATTTCATTACAGTTTCAGGTTTTTCTTTTTTACAGCAGCATCAACACTCACATAAGTATCCTAGATGTTGAGCAGGTAACGTAAGCTATTGATTCTTTGTTAAAAATCTCTTTATAAATCAACAACTTAGCTTAGTGGTTTCTTTAAAATAATAGAAAATATCTTAGCCAAAGGCTTGACTCTTTGCCCAAATGTGCTATAATAACTACATATAGCAAACAACACGAAGAAATCAGACATGAAAAGTTACGCATCAGCAATTAACCGTATCATCAAAAATGTTACCGGTCTGACAGTTGCCAAAACTCGCAGAGACAACTTTAACTACGGTGATTATCGCGGGTATAAATATCGCGTTTATGATAATCGGTCAACCAGGACTGGTCCCTGGACCCCGGACATCAGCAAAGCTGAGGCGAATACTATAGCCGCTCAGATTCGGAATCTGGGACCTGGACTGAAAGTAACTGTGTATGAAGGTGATGTTACTGTAACTCAGACTGTATAAAAGCACTGATTTCCTTAGGAAAATTATTTCACCCAAAGGCTTGACTTCTTACCCAAATATGCTATAATAGCTATACAAATTGAGAAAAGGAGCAGTAAAATGATTTCAGAAAAAGCGTATATCACTAATCGTTTTCAGCGTGACTTGGTAAGCGTACAAGCCGAGATTGCTGAATTTACTGCTAAAATGGCAGTTGATGCTGCTTATACTCTTACTTGGGGTATTTCAGTTTTTCAAGCTGCCGCCAAAGAACGTGTGTTAAAACAAGTACTTGAAAGCATTGAACAAGGTGACGATATAGTTTCTATCGTTACTGATCGCGTTATTCATAAAGCCAAGTACCCAGCACAAAGTACTTTACCAACTTCAAATCTTATTGAACAGTATGAATTGGCTGCACTGGCTGAAGTATTGAGCGCAATTAAAGACGTTCAGGAGTTCAATAAGGCTTGACATTTGGGTAATTTCTGCTATAATAGCTATACAAATTGAGAAAAGGAGCGAGTCTAGATGTCATACAAAGTTTACCAGCTTAAGATTGCAAGACAAGTGTACGATTACGTTAATGAAGTCGGACACGCTGAAGCTGCTGTTAAATACCCCGAATATAAAGTTTCAATGGACATCCGCTTTCAAGGTTCTGCTAAGTGGGAACCATCAATGTTCGCCTACTTTACCCCCGTGTGTGAAATTGCCGCTAGTGACTTAGATGAAGTATTTCATGTCGGTAATGTCGGTCCTGAAGCAAAAATAGTTCGCCTTGACCGTATGCATTCTGTCAGTGTCGGCGATATCATCCAAGATCCAACCGGTGAGTTTCACATGGTTGACGATTTCGGTTTCAACAAAATTCAAGTACTGATCTAAAAGGCTTGACTAAAATAAAGAGGATCAAATTATGATTACAGTCAAATTTTATGTAAAGAAAGAAACCTACGAGTTCACCGCTGAGTCCATTGGTAAGGCGATGGAAATGTGTAACCGTCAGGTTATTGACAAGTTGGATTTGCATCCCATGGTATGGGCTGATGCTGGTAAGAATGAATTTGTATGTCAGCCCGGCAACTTTTTTGATTAAGGCTTGACTTCTTGCCCAAATCTGCTATAATAGCTTTATAGTCAACGAACAGGAGCAAACAGCATGACAGACTACTCAAAACGCACTCCATTCACACGACACGGTGGTGCTTATGATCGTGGTGCAGCAGATGCTTTTTACGGTCGCCCTTATACGCCCCATTACTTTACTGGTGCTACTTACTCTTCAACTAAGATTGAAGAAGTAGACATGAGTGCTGAAGAAGTGGCTGCATACAAGCAGGGCTATGCTGACAATGCTGATAACCGAAAGGAGTGGAACTAACATGAACTGGAACTTGGAAGGTCTTCGCGTTAAGGGTCGTTACATGGATTCGGTAAATGTAAGCGGTGTGGTCAAACTCAGCCGTGTAGCATTTGGCGGTGAAGTTCAGCATCATGTTACAGTTGACAAAGGGTTTTCCCTGTTTAAGGGCGCAGTAAAGCGCGATGCAGGCGAAACTGTAATCCTGGAACACAAGTTTATTACTCAAGTTTTTAGCAGCCTTAACGAGTTTATCTAATATGATAGCAGTTAAAGAAGTTACTCTTTGGGATATGGAAAGCCAGCCCAATCACATCTATCTGTTAGATGGTGACAAGATCATGGCTTACATACCCATGGGTAAAACTGAGCCTACTTATCTTAACCGCCCTATGAGAATAGACCAGCGTGGCCGCAAGTTTCAAGAACTAAAGATCAGCCCTTTCAAAGCACAAGTAAAGTCAACACTGATTGAAATCAAAGGTAGCAAGGGCAACAGTTATTGGGTGGACCCAGACAAAAGTACCTGCTCTTGTCCAGCGTTTAAGTTTGGCAAAGGTACTTGCAAACATATCAAAGAGGTGTTATAATACTTGTTATGACCATGCATCTTATTAAGGGCGTATGTACTTTAAGTACACGCAAGCCCAAGCAAAAAATCACAAAGGCTAAACAGGCTCAGCTAGTGCAAGACTTCAAAGAGTATAATAAATTCTTGAAGTCCAAGCACATGGCTAAAATTACTTTTGAAGAATATGTTGACCAAGTATTTGGTAGGGTAACTAAAGAGAAAAAGAAAACAGAAACCTTTGTGAGTAATATCCCGACAACTTACCGTGCTAATACATACGCTAGTATAACGGGTACTGGTTTGGCTGTCTGTTCAAAGCAACAACCGCAAACATATTCAGGTGAACAAAAACTCTTGGGTATTGCTACCCTCCACAAGTCTAACATGGTTCCTGTGTTTGCTAAACAAGATGCAGTAGATATTGCTAATATGCGTAGAAACTAATATGAAAATAGCACTAGCCAGTGACATACATTTGGAGTTTGGTGACTTAGAGTTTACCAACGAAGGTGCTGATGTATTAATTTTAGCAGGTGACATTATGATCGCCCAGTACCTCTATGACCATAGCGCCGACTCTATTCAACGCTCTATTGATCTTGGCAACAAGTTGGGTGATAGACAAAAAGAAGCTATCAAGTACAGAGGTTTTCTAGAACGAGCAAGTAGCCAATTCAAGCATGTAATCATGATTGCAGGTAATCATGAGTTTTATCATGGTCGGTGGTATCAAGCACTTGAGACTATGAAACTGGAATGTAATCAGTTTGCAAATATCTATTTCTTGGAAGATCAAGTTAAAGAAATAGACGATGTTATGTTCGTTGGTGCTACGCTTTGGACTGACATGAACAACAATGATTGGCATACAAAGTACCAAGTCAAGCAGGGTATGAGTGATTTTAGAATCATTAAAAATGATAAGAATGGATACCATAGCTTACATCCAGATGATGTTATCGTTCGTCATAATAAAAGCTTGGAGTTTATAAAAAATACAGTTGCTAATACTAGCAAAAAAATAGTAGTAGTAACTCATCACGCTCCTAGTGATCTTTCGGTAGCTGAATGTTATAAAGACCAACATTTAATGAACGGCGCATATAGGACCAACTTGGAAGAGGTTATCATGGATAGCAACATTACCCAGTGGTATCATGGTCACACACATCATGCATTTGATTACATGTTGGGTAATACTCGCGTAGTGTGTAATCCTAGAGGTTATCACGGTCACGAGCCAATTGCTGAAAACTACAAGTTTAAGTATTTGGACATCTAAAATAAACAAAATTAACCTTTTCTATTGCTTTCATATACTTACTATTGTATTATATGTATACGCTGTAGGTTTATACGAAATGCAGCGAATAAAATAGGAAATCAAAAATGATGACAGAAACTAAAACTCAGCGTCTAGTAGAGGCGCTTAAAAACGGTGAAGAACTTACTGCTAAGCAAATTGCAGCACGATTTAACATCGCAAACCCAACCGCTACTGTAAGCGATCTTCGCCTTCGTCACGGCTACGCAGTATATGCTAACCGTAAGACTGACACAAAAGGTCGTGTAAGCACTAAGTATCGCATTGGCAATCCTAGTCGCGCAGTGGTAGCTGCTGGTTACCGCGCATTGGCTGAAATGAACGAAACTGTTTAATAGCAGATACTAAAGGTTCTTGAGCGGGTCCTTTCTAAAACCCGCTTTCTTTTTTAAGGCTACTATGAACATCTTTCATAAATTGATGACCAAACTAGGTAGATACCGTCTTATTCTTGATCGTCAATCGCATGAACAATACATGCACCGATATTATCTTTTGTTCAAAGATCGGGTATCGTTTCCATTTAATTTACTTTTGCATAAGATTGTAAGAAGTGACGACCCGGTTTATCATGACCACCCATGGGACTACACTACAATCGTTTTAAGAGGCGGTTATTGGGAACACACTCCCCAATTCTGTCAAGGTAAAGTAATAGCAGATCAAGTAGTTTGGCGTGGTTTTGGTAGTATTATTAGTCGCGGCGCACATGAATTTCATTGGCTTGAATTAGATAACAATCAACCAGCTGTAACTCTTTTTATCCCTAAAAGAAGAAAAAGAGATTGGGGCTTTTTAGTAAACGACAATTGGATTATTCACACTGAGTATCTAGTAGACTAATTATGGAACTGTTAATACCATTTATAATAATCTTTTCAGTAGTGTTATGCTTACTTAATATTTTTGCTAACTACCAGTTAAAGAAACTAGATAAACTAATTGAGAAAAAAGTACGCGATAGCATACCAACTATGTTTACTGAAATTGACGGTAATACTGTTTACTTGTATGACAAGAAAACAAACAATTTTCAATGTCAAGCCGCAACAATAGAAGAGCTTGCTGAAAAATTGCTAGAAGTAAGAAAAATAGAACTAGCAAAAGTAACTCACAATAACAAAGAAATTTGGTTTGTTACTGGTGATGTTTTAGATGAAATTGAATTTGAAATTAATCCTAAGGAGTAATGAATATGCCCTTGTTAGAAATTTATAAGTCTTTTGGTGATTTAGCAATAATAACAAGCGGATCACTTGCTGTGATTTATGTTGTGTTGTCATTAATTTACTTTGTATATAGGTATGCTAAGGGTGATGACATTCCTAAATTTACTAGCATTCCTACCTTAACTATAACAAACCTATCAGATATAAGATTTTATATAAATCCCTTTTACTTCAAACATCCTGTTAATTGTCTGATGACAGCAATGAGTATTTTTCTCATACCGTTTATAGTAGCAGTTGGTTGGCCAGTAGTAATACCATTAGCAGTAATTTGTTACTTTATACAAAGAACAAGAAAAGTTAACCTTGACAAGAAAAAAATGTGGGAAGAGTTAAAGTCTTAAATAATACTATGAAACCAAAGTTTGTAAAGTATTATATGGAAATAGCTGAACTTACTGCTAAGCTTAGCTATGCTGTTCGTTTGAATGTTGGTGCAGTTATCGTTAAGGGTAATCAGATACTAGCATCGGGTTTTAACGGTATGCCTTCTGGTTGGGAAAATGTATGTGAGGAAAAACAATGGTTAGAATCTGATGCTGGTATGTGGTTGGACGCAGAAGATATTGAAGAAGAATGGCCATTCAAGGAATACAGACCTGATGCGGGCAGAGAAATGAGATATAAGCTTAAATCCAAACCAGAGACAATGCATGCCGAAAGAAACGCCCTTGACAAGGTTGCAGCAAGCAACGAAAGCACACTGGGTGCTACACTGTTCGTTACCCACTCGCCTTGCTTAGAGTGTGCTAAAAGCATTTACAATACCGGTATCAGTGATGTATACTACAAGCACGATTATCGTTCAAATGACGGTATTGAATTCTTAAAGAAAACTGGAGTTAAGGTCCATAAGTACGCTGAACCTGACTTATAAATCTAAACTATCTATTCCTTTTGGAAAACTTCAATCAGTCTTAGACTGGTGTTACCGCAATTGCAAAGAAAAATGGTCCTATCATGATGATACAAGTCTTAGTAGCTATAATTGGACAAAAGCCATTCTTGATAAAACTAACAAATACAACTTAGATTATGTCTTTTCTTTTGAATCTGAAAAAGACTATCTTGCCTTTATCCTTGTTCACGAATAAATAATAATATGAAAATTAAAGAATTGTTTGAAAATACTACACAAAAGATGCCGCATGTATTTCTTGACATGGATGGTGTACAGGTGGATTTTGCTGGTGGAATACAAGATGCTATTGGAGTGTCACATAAAGAAGCTAAACAAAAAACTGAAGATGAAATTGAGCGTTTAGCACATAGTTCTCCTAAAGCAGTTTACGAATTCTTTGCTGAGCTTAAACAATTACCAGGTGGTAAAAAAATCACAGATTGGCTAAATAGTAATAACATTTCTTATACTATTTTAAGTGCGCCTCTAAGAGGCCCATACGCAAAATCTAGTATAATGGGTAAGCAAGCATGGTTACAAAAGTATACGCCAAACGCTGTTAAAGGTGCTATCTTTAAACATGACAAGCACGAACACGCACTAGACGGCGGCAGACCAAACATCTTGATTGATGATTATGGTAAAAAGATTAATGCATGGCAACAAGCTGGCGGTATTGGTATTAAGCATGAAGATGAATATGAAACACCTGATGCTGCGGAAAGAACTATAAAAAGATTAGAAAAAATCTTTTTCAACAAGGATAACAACAATGAGCAATGATGGCAATGATGTAATAAGAGATATCTTTAAAAAGATAAACGAGCTAAGTGTCGAGGATGATACTAAAATAAGCTTATACGACAGTTTTGATATTGAGCTTTCAGAAAGCTTTGTGATTGAAACTGGCGTAGTCGGGTTTACTGAAGATGGTATTATCGTTGAAGCTGATGAATCTATGCTTGAGTTTTTAGACTTTAATGGTGTGTTGTTAGAGTCTGAAGATTTAGATGAAGCAGAATATCAAGGCAGAAAAGTTCCTCTTGGCAAGCCAATGGCTGGAGATGTAGCCAAATCGAAGGTCTATGTCCGTAAGCCAAACGGCAAAGTAGTTAAAGTAAACTTTGGCGATAAAAACATGCGTATAAAAAAGTCTAATCCTGCTCGTAGAAAATCATTCAGAGCTAGACATAACTGTGATAATCCCGGGCCTCGCTGGAAAGCACGTTATTGGAGTTGCAGGGCTTGGTGATGTTACCTTTTATTATTGACTTATCATTCTAAAGTAAATATAATAACAACATGGCCAATCAACCCGGTAAAGACAATTTACGTTATGAAACTATTACTCACGAAGCCGACGACGGCTCAGGAGATTTAATTCTTCCTATTCCGCCTCATTTACTAAAACAAATGGGATGGAAAGAGGGTGATGAACTAGACATAGGCGTAGGAGAAGATGGCCGCATTTTTATTAAAAAGGTATATAAATGAGTCAACAAACTATTACATCACTTGAATCTATCAGTGCTCAGGGAATTTACACTACAGGTACCACGCTGTCTCCTTATACTATCAACACCGGTACGGCAGGGCAAACACTAAGTGCGGCAGGGCAAACACTAATGTGGAATGGTATTAACACAAGTTGGGATACTACTATTACAAGTAATAATCCATTACATGTTAAAGGTGATGCTGAAATTGAGGGTGATCTAAAAATAAAAGGTAAAAGTTTAGCAGACGCAATAGATAATATTGAAAAACGATTAGCTATTTTACACCCTAATAAAGACTTAGAAGAACGTTGGGAACAGTTAAAAGCACTAGGCGAACAGTATAGAGAACTTGAAAAAGATATCTTAGAGAAAGAAAAGATTTGGAACACAATTAAAAAATAGGAGCAATAAAAACCACTTATATGGCCAAAGAAGACAATACAGTAAAGCTAGAAGGAGACATAGTAGATGTTATGCCAAATGCTATGTTTAAAGTCAAGACTGAAATAGGACATACTATTCTCGCACACATATCTGGCAAGATGCGTCAGAATCAAATAAGAATTTTGATGGGTGACAAAGTTGAAATAGAATGCTCACCCTATGATTTGAATCGTGGAAGAATCACTAGACGAAAGTAACTTAATTCTCGCACAATCATAAATACTAGATTATGCGCGATATTATAAATTTATTAGAACAAAAGTCAAAACCTCAAGACATTGAGATAATCAAACGCAACTTTACTGATAGTGAAGTTAGTCCCGTTATGAGTAAAGATACCATAGAACTACACTATGGCAAACTTGCCCACGCTTATGCTACGCGATATAATGCTGGTGAAGGAGATCCTGAGTTTAATTTCGCAGGAGCATTTTTACATAACACGTTATTCACTCAGTATCGTGAAGTAAGAAACAACAATAAACCTAATGGTCCTGTGTTAAGTTTTATAAACAAACACTTTAAAAGTTATGAAAACTTTAAAGATGAGTTTTTGAAAGAAGCTATGACTATACAGGGATCAGGTTGGGCTTACTTGGCCTACGACGGCAAGATTAAAACAATCAAGAATCATGAAGTCAGAGATGATATATTGTTACTCATTGACTGGTGGGAACATGCATTTTTGTTGGACTATGGAACTGACAAAGAAAAGTACTTAAACGAACAGTGGAAGATTATCAACTGGAATGTGATATCTACCAGGTGGGGTAAGAGTTTATGACACATGATCAAGAACTAGCACAGTGGAAAAGAATAGCTGGTATAAAAGAAACTAAAGAACAATCAACTACAGAACAACTAAGTTATAAGATTGGATCACCAGAATGGTTTAATAGACCGGTAAATACTGACAGTTTCCCTCAAGGGTTTAGAGGAAGAGTAAAGAAAAGATGAGAGCTAAAGAGTTTTTAACAGAACAACAGTTATCAGATGTACATGATGCGCTAGATGTAGCAGCGTTATCGTTACCAAATACTTATATGATGCCAGAAATAAACAATAGTAATTTTTATGACATTTATCGTTTTGGTCTTGCGGTAGCAGCAGTGCGAGGTGAAAGCGGGAATGATAATGTACATGCGCATAAAACTCCAGAGTTTCGCGCTCAAAGTAAGTGGGGACCTAATTTAATAATAAGTAGCTTTGATCCCGATGTTAAACAAGTAATTCAACAAGCATTGAAAAAAGTTAATAAGAAGGGAATAAAAACAGTAAGTTCACAAGGTAGTGACGAAATGTTAGACACAAATAAAGGATCTCCAGTAAAAGGATTTAAAGGATATCCAAAGTGAGAGCAACAGATTTTATTACGGAAGCACCATTACAAAGCTATGACACCATGGGCGACTTTAATAAACCGGGGCCATTCAAAGGACCTGATAAGAAACTAGTGCCTCATCCTACAAATATCTTAAAGACACAAAGATTCTTAGAAAAGACTCCCTACGACTTTAGACTGTTCTTTAGCAACATATCGGGTACTGGTAAGTACTCTGAGTATGGCCCGGCTGATGCTGCTAAACTACAAGAAATCTTTGGCGATGAGCAAGCACAAAAAATAATCGCAGGTAGTGAAGATGCTATCACTGTAGTTTTCGTAGGAAATGCAGGTGATGCTAAAGTGCCAATGACCCCATGGATCATGGCTCACAGATTTGGTCATGCTATTCAAGCGGGTGTTCGTAAAAATACAGGATGGAGTACTTGGAAAGAAGCAGAAAAACATTTCTTTAATCAAGTTAACTCTATGCTGTATGAATACTATAATAAAGGCAGAGCATACGGTGGATCTGGTTCTATGAAATCAGACTTAACTCCAGAATACAATGCTCTGTTCAATGCTATCGGTACTCAGCGTAGTAGTAGAAACAATGAAATAAAAAGACCGTATGAATTCTTATATGAAATATTTGCTCAATACTTAGGCACCGGTAAAGTAACTTTTAAACCATTACCTGGTAATCTAGGTTATGGCAGAAAAGTATGGGGCAATCCTTCACAATACTTAAACATGAAACCTGAATATAAAAACAACGAAGACGCTAGAGAAGCAGCAGAAATATTAGGTAGAGACATGGAGTACATGTTTGATGATGTACTATCTAGTTCTGTTGGTAAAATCTTTGTGATGTAACAAGTGTCCTATTTTATTTAGGTATGATAAATACATCATACAGGACTAATATAAATGGCTATACAAGGTTTACAACAAATCAATATAGGGCTCCCTAATGAATCTACAGGCAGTGATTCACTATACGCTGCCTTCAATAAAACTAAAGACAATTTTACTAATTTATTTGCTAACGCTAGCCCTACGCCTTTAGCAGGTAACGGTATAGCAATAAGCAACGTAGCTAACGCTATTACTGTATCTGCTAACTTAGTAGCAGGTAATAACATTATACTTACTAACTCTAACGGAGCAATCATAATTGACTCGTTAGGTGGCAATGGGGGTGGTAATGGTACGATCACTGGAGTAATCGCCGGTACTGGTTTAACAGGCACCGGATACTTTGGAAATGTTACTTTAAACTTAGCAAGTTCAGGAGTAGCTGCTGCTCAATATACTAATCCCACAATAACAGTAGATGCAACAGGAAGAATAACAAGTGCGTCTACTAATGTTATTGCAGGTACTGTTACTAGCGTAGGCTTCATACCAGGAGCAGGAATTCAAATAAGCGGCGGCCCTATTACTTCTAATGGTAACATTACAGTTACGAATACGGGTGTTACAAGATTATCAGCCGGATCCGGAATAACATTAAGCGGTAGTACTGGCAATATTACTGTATCGGCTGCAAGTTCAGGTGCAGTTACTTCAGTAGGTATATCAAGTTCTCAATTAGTAGTTGCCAGCAGCCCGGTAACTTCAGCGGGAACTATTTCTGTTAACTTACCAAACAATGTTACTTTCTCTGGTAATATAGTAACTAGCAACATTGCTGCTAATAGTGTATCTATCACGAGAACTGCTAATGCAGTAGGTGCAGGTGCTACTGTAGGTGCTAGTTCAATCCTTACTGTTAGTTCTGCTTTTGGAAGCAGTGATCCTAATAGTCCAGCAAGCGCACAGGGTTTACGTGGTCGTATTACGGGTTCTAACTTAACTGGTAATAGCAACTATTTAACCGGTGTTACTGGACAATACTTAATTACTGGAACAAACGCAAGTAATTTTATAAAAGCCGGGGTGCTTGGTGTTGTGGGCGATCAAACAACTACTGCGGACGCTGCGGTTGTTGCTTATTTAGATGGTGACGGTGGTTTAACAACTGCTACTGCTGCTTATGGCGTAAGCATGAAAAATAGCACAGGTGGTTCAGGATTTGATTATGGTCTTGACTTACAATGGATCAATCTAGGACTAGTTGGACTGGATGTTCCATTTAAACAAGCAGATATTCGTTTTAATAATGGTGTTGAATTAATTGCTAACACCGCCAATGCTGTAAGTATAAATGCAAACGTTACAGTTGGAATGGTGGTAAAATCTACCGCAGCATTGTACTCTGCTTTGCCTTCAGCATCTACTGCAGGAGCAGGTAGTAGAGCATTTATTACAGATGGTAATTTAGTAGCAGCAGGAAATTTCGGAGCCATGGTTTCCGGAGGCGGGGCTAACAATGTTCCGGTATATAGTGATAGCACTAACTGGCGTATAGGATAAAAACAGGAAAATAAAATGAGCATATCAAGTATTAAAATAACAGCACTTAACAATATAGGAAACTCAATAGCTTATACTACATTAGTACCAGTAGTAAACATGACAGGTACACCTACAACAGAAAAAGCAAACTTACAAATACTAGGTAACTTGATTTTGAGTGGAGCAGGCGGCTCTTATTTTGCTGCTGCTGCCCAAGCTATCAATGCACAGACAGTAAGTAATGCTGCGCAACCTGCTATTACATCAGTAGGAACACTAGCAAATCTTACAGTAAGTGGATTATCAAATTTAGGACCTGTTAGTAATGTTACTATCACCGGCGGAACAGCAGGTTATGTTTTATCTACTAACGGCAGCGGAGCATTATCTTGGGCATCTCCCGGGGCAGGTGCGACCGGAGTAACAGGTGCGACCGGAGTAACAGGCGCCGCAGGTGCTACTGGAGTAACAGGCGCCACCGGGCCTACTGCTAATTTACTAGCATTAACAGATTTAATACCTGCAACTGATGACGCATCTGACCTAGGTAATACTACACATAGGTGGAGAGATTTATATCTAACAGGAAATACACTATATCTAGGTAATGCTACAATCACTGCTAACGGCAACAGTATTGTTATGGATAGTATTGAATTAACTGGCGGCAATATCGGTACTTTGGGAAACATTGCAAGTATAAATCTAAACGGTAGCAATGCTAATGTGTTGTACGGTAACGGAGTATTTGCGGCAGTAGCCGGCGGGGGCAACGGTACACCTGGTGGTTCTAATACACAAATACAGTTTAATGACAATGGTAATTTTGGTGCTAATTCTGGTTTTACATTTGACAGTGCTACCGGCAATATTGGCATCCCAGGAATTATTATTGGATCCAATACAATAGAATTTGACAACCGTGCTACTGGTAACGGTGCAGATATCAATCTATATTCAGCCGACGATATTACACTACAAGCCCGTGATCGTGATATAGGATCTACCAGTGAAGGTGGTGACATTAATATCTATGCAGGTGATAGTGCTGAAGATGGTGATTCTAGCGGCGGTGATGTTATCATTGAAGCCGGTCGTGGTGGCGCAGCCAATCTTGATTTTGGTGGTGATGGTGGATTCATTCGTATAGAGGCCGGTCGAGGCGGTAATGCCGTAGGTGCTAATTACTCTGCACAAAGCGGCGGTTCTCTTACACTTCGT